ATGAAAATAGGATTAATAGGCATTGGGACACTTGGGGAATCTGTATTACAAAGAATGATACGTGTTTTTGATGTAGTGTTTTACGACAAACATATTGTTCGCTGGCCTTTTTGTAGACTCAGTAGACCTTATCGAGAATATAGGGTTTGTGAGTTAACTGAATTACTTAAAGTTGCAGATGGACCGATATTTCTTTGCTTGCCGCCTTCTAATTATATTGTAGAAGAAGTGTGTAAAGATATTAATGATTTAGTTAGGGATATATATTACGACCAAAAAATTCCAAGGGGAACCGCTGGTCGTATCGTTGTTATCAAATCTAAAGTAACACCTCCTATTACTAATGTTTTAAATGCACGATACGAATATTTGCAATGTGTCTATAATCCAGAGACACAGGGGAAAATTGTTCTAGGCGGACCAGATAAGGCTGTGTCTTTTGTCAAGCGAATATACCAAAAAGCATGTCCAGATATGCCTACAATAAAAACTGATGCAGGTACTGCGGAAATGGTAAAGTATGTAGCTGACAATTTTTTGGAGAGAAAAGAGCTATTTGCTTTCGAAATGTGGGAAACGTGTAATAGAGTTGGTGTAGATTATGATAAAGTAGTAGAATGTGTAATAGATGATACTAGATTAGGAACGACCCATTGGGGCATTAAAGGAGAAATATGAAAAAGAATTTAATAGTTGGCGACTATGTTGCCAAGAAGGTAAAGCAGGTTACGGGGGCCAAGGCTACTGGTACTTTTATTTTGGTTGAGAAGTTGACTGAGGCTGAGTGTGAAAACACGCCTATTATACTTCCAAATGGAGAGCAAACTAAGAATAGTAATCAGGCTTATGTAGTAGATATAGGGCCTGCTTTAGAGAAGGATAAGTGGGGACTTGCTGTAGGAAGTAGGGTTTTATTACAGGGGACTTTCGTGCCAGTCCCAGCAAAGAGTCCTGGCGGTAGAGAATTGGCTATTGTAACGCCGCATGACGTAAAATGCGTTTTGATTGAAGAATCACTTGTTGATTAAAGGAGTTGGATGGATTTCTATAAGCTTTTAGAAATAGATAAAAAGGCTACTGAAGAAGAGATTAAAAAAGCTTATCGTAAGAAAGCGATGGATAATCATCCTGACCGCAATCCAGGTGATGCCAATGCCGAAAAAAGATTCAAAGAAATCCAAGAAGCTTATGAAGTTTTAGGTGATGTACATAAAAGAGCGCAATATGACAGCACTGGAAGTGCCACCAGAACTTCCAGTGCTGCTCCATTTAATAGTGGTTGGTCTTTTTTTGGGGAAGGTCATGCACCGCACACTGTTACGGAACGTGGCAGAAATATACAACTCAATGTTTCACTTGATTTAATCGAAGTCCTGAACGGCGCTAGTAAGAAAATTTCTGTTCCACAGAGAGAACGTTGCATTAATTGCGAAGGCCAAGGTTATACAGATTTTAAGTCATGCACGGCTTGTCATGGCAGTGGCAAGACCGCTATTAAGCAATCTCCATTCAATATTTATATGAGTTGTGGTGCGTGCAAAGCCACAGGGCGTTCAGGCACTGTAAGTTGCGGCACATGCAATGGCGAAGGGTTTATCACTAAGAGTAATTTAGAAATAGCGGTAAACATCCCACCAGGAGCGGATTCTGGTCATCAAGTGAGAATCGGTGGTTATGGGGAGCCTTCCAAGCATCCTTTTGGAGCAAATGGGGACTTAGTTTTAGTTATTTTAATTAAAGATCATCCAATCTTCAAAAGAAATGGGGCTAACTTAACATTAGAATTCCCAATAGGTTTTAATGAGTTATGCTTGGGAACAAGTGTTGAAGTGCCAACTTTAACAGGCTCAGCAATATTGACAGTGCCACCAAGGACTATAGATGGCACACAATTCCGATTAAAGGGAATGGGTTTACCTTATTACCAGGGTGGAAAAGGTGATTTGATATTGGCCGTTAAATTGGTAATCCCACCACAGGATAACATTGAGTCTAGCAAGAAATTGTTTGAGAATATCTCCAAGTTTGAGAATGCTTACTTGACAACTGAGAGAGAAAGATTTAAAATTAACAAATAGGAGAGATATCATGAAAAATTATCTAATACTTGGCGGGATTGCTTTTGTTGCTGTATTTATGGGGCAATTACTTTCGGCGTATATTACGTCAAGTAGACCTAACAACGTGTCAAAATTCAACGTGAAAGAAGAAATGATAGCCAGAGACTTGGATGGACGGGTTATTCAGCTGGCAGGTGGACAAGTTTGGCCATTAGATAGCTCGCAAAATATTAGAGTTAAAGTGGAAGGCAAGAAGCCTTTAGATGAGTATGTGGTGGTGATAGTAGAAGTTAGTGCATCAGCACAGGTGCAACAAGAAACCCCAGCAGGTCCAAAGGAGCAATTCTCAACGACACCTAATTCAAAAGATGTGCCTAAGACCCAGAAATTGCCAACCAAACTTCAGCTAAAAGGCATGATGAAACTTACTTATGAGTTAGTTGATAGTAATTGGTATCTAATTGGTGCAGAAGGACTTGGGATGAAAGCCTATCCCTTGGATTAGAAGACTTTGATGGTTTGGACTTTAGATGGTGCTTTGGAAGGATCGTCATTGCGTCGTTGATATACAACGGTTATTGTTCTACCTTGTTCTGGCTCTGGTTGTATCCTTTTAAAGTCATCATATGGAATGTAAATGGTGTCTACATGGTGTTTGTCGTTCCTGTAGGTTATGATGATTGGGTTGCGTTTTTTGTCTATGTGGGTGATAATACCGCTTCGTTCGGTAGAAGGTAGTTTTAGGTCAAAGTTATTCTGACTGAAGTTGCTATCGAAATAGCCAGCTTGCCAAGATGGTGGTTCTCCTGGCTGACTACCTGTCCATTGGGCGGTTAATGCACCGAAAATTCCTGGTGGATTTGGGATATTAGTGCCAACTGGACCAGTGTTCATGTGTGGCATTTGGCGTACTGAGTGATTAAAGCCAAATGGCGCAAACCCTTTTTTCTCCATTAGATAGAAAAATTCTTTGAACTCCATTACATTATTTATAGGAACTGTGTGTAATTATGATAGAAATAACAGATATTCGAGTATTGTTACCTGCATTGGTTAGTTTCAAACAAGATGATAAAGAATTATCAATATTTGTCTATATAGATCAGTTAAAGAAAGACGTAGTTTTGCCAGATATGTCTGATATATCTAACCTGGAAGAATTTAAGGCAGCGTTCACCACTTTTTATAATTCAAAAAACAAAGCAAATAAAATTCCGCCATTGCCAAGGAGTGCAATGGAAAAGGTTGATCCTGAACAATTTAAGGTGTAAAATCATGAAAAAGGGAAATATTTCATCCAAAATGCCGCAGACTAATGCCAATGACTATCTTACTAAACAGAGCAATAAGATACTGACAAAGATAGTTGCGGATTCGTCTGAATTTATTCCTACATACTCAACAAAAGGGGCGGCGTGTTGCGATTTAAAGGCTAATATTCAAATACTTGAGCCTGATCTTACTGTGGTAAAGAGTATTACTGTGGGTACATTAGAAACAGTTAAGATTGACTGTGGATTCTCAATGCAACTACCAGAAGGTTTTGAAGCACAAATAAGACCTAGAAGTGGATTTGGTGCCAAGGGTTTGATTGTGCCTAATTCGCCTGGAACAATTGACGAAGATTATAGAGGTAGGATGTGCGTTCTACTTACTAATTTAAAGAGTGAACCAGTGGTTATTAATCATCTGGATCGTATAGGGCAAATGGCTTTAAAACCAGTTTGGTACTTTGATTTTCAATGGGTGGATACTCTTGATAATACAGAACGTGGTATTGGTGGGTTTGGTTCAACAGGAATATAAAGGAACATATGAAGAATCATTGGTTAAATAAGAAAAAAGAGAAAGAAGAAGATTTTGATATAGAGTTGGCTTATAGTGAAATAACACCAGGCTTACGGCCTGTATGCATTTCTGGCATCGTAGACCCAACGCTAATATCGGTTCAAACAGTTACTATTTCTCCACCTTTTGGGAATGCCCTTCTTAACGTATATGGGTATGTTGATGCGTATTGTAGTATTATACCCCCGTCTAGCATCGCAGACCCTACCTTGATAACGGTTCAAACAGTCTCATGTATGGATTTTGAGCCAGGTCAGACCGCACTATCAGAATTAGATGACTTTGCTAAACATCATGTATCCCCTGCTGGATTTGGTGGTCGTGATTGCTCACCCAATTTAGAGATTGGTGATGGTAGTATGAAGTATACAAGGGAAATCCAGCTTGGCCCTTTCACTTTTAAGGACAGCGATCTTGGGATTGATATATTTTTGAATGATGTAAGAATGGGCTGGCTCAATTGTAGGGGTGAGGAAAGTTTATTTGCTTGGTTGAAGGAAAAGCACACTGCCAAGCAAGATGGCCCAGATCAAAACTATTGTTTGAAGAGTCTTTCCAATTACTCCATCAGCTGCACTTGCAGGGACACTCTGTTTTCAGAAGAATTGGTCTTATTTGGGAGAATACCAGACGGATATGATGGAGATTTAGGTGAGAGTTTTTATAAATTTGACCATGATAATGTTGTTCCTGGAAGTTTAGTGGTAACTTTTAATGGGAAAATAGTTCAAATACCAGCTTACGGTCACGAAGTTTGTGCAGAACTATTTGATATAGGCGTAAAAACCATTAGTGTTGATTACAATAAAGGAAATATTTCAATAGAATGGTCTAAAACACCTGGGGTAATTAACGTTAATCTGCAATATGAATATGAGGTTAAAGTATGAAAATATATTGTATTACTACAGTTGGTCGTCAGGTAGATGGCGATATAGTATCAATTAGGTTTGAAAAGGCTTTTAAGTCCAAGATTAAATCCGATGCTTTCGCTAAGGATTTAACTAAGGTTTGGACAGAAAACGTGAGTACTCCTACTGGCCCTGTCCAGTTTGTTTTAGAAAGGGGTGTTCAAGAAGTTGAACTAGATGAAGAAGAGTAATTTTATAAGGAGAATATGAATATAACACCGCACAATCCCTTAGAAGGGCCAGCATCACAATTAACAATTCCGCTTCACGATGGCACAGATGAACAAGTCTCTATAGTTGTTGTTCACAACAACAAACCAGAATATCTTAATCTTTGCCTGCAAAGTATTGCAGTAACCAGTTCTAACAATAACTACGAATTAATTGTAGTCGATAACAATTCTGGTAAAGAATCTCAAGCTTTTCTAGATGAGATAGAAGAAGATGGCGTTAAAATAATTAGAAATGAGAAGAACCTACATTGGAGTGCTGCTGCAAATAAAGGTGCCGAAGCAGCGTCCAAGAACTCAAAGTATATTATTTTCTTGCATCATGACGTTGTAATCATCAACCCAGCCTGGATTGATCTTTTGATTAACGTCTCTGAATCCCAACAGTCTGGCATGGTTGGTCTAGAATTGGGCCAGTATTACATGCAGAATCAAAAAGTAGACTTTGTACAAGAATGGTGTTTGTTGTTCAGTAAGGAATCCTGGAAGCAAATAGGTCCATTCCCAGAGACCTTGCCACAAATAGGTCATTCGTTTATAATGACCATGAAAGCTCAGTTGAAGGGTCTGAAGCCACAGGTGATGAAGAATCCAGTAGCGCATCATTACCATGTGTTTGCTTTGGATATTAATGAATTTGAAAGATTCACTGAGAGAGCTATGAATGAGATTCCAAGATTGATGCGTGAATTACAAACTATGCCAGTAACGAGGTAAATATGGATTTGAACTTAACTCTTTTTTCTTATAAAGATGACCGCTTAGATTTTGTGGTAAAATGGAAGCATCGTCCACAAATACATTTCAATGAAACCTATATTAATGGTGATTTACATGCTTGGCATTGTCATTGGGAACCATTGAAGGTTTCGACGGCGGACCCAGATGCGGATTCTAAAGTTCATGATTTTCATGTTAAAGAATTGTCGGAATACAAACATCTTTCAGGTCACGCAATTTTAGAAAATGATTTGGAGAAATGGACACTCCAAGGTTGCCGAATTACTAATTACGAAATTATAGATGAGATTCGCTTAATCGAGTTAACATATGATGGGGTTAATTATATCAATAAAGGATGTAAACATGAATAATGATGTTATAGATTTGCTTAATAGGATTAAGTGCTGTGTAGATGATGACGAACTTCGTGTTGGATGTGGTTTTATTCCACACGGTAGTTCAAGACATTGGATTTTTCACGGCTCATATGATGTTTTAGAGAATGCTGCTGATGCTCGCATTTATGAAAAAGTCATGAATGATAGGTTGAATGAAGCTAAAGCATTAGGCTTAATCATTAACCAAACTGGTAAGGAAAAATGGTTGGTGAGTGAAAATTGGTTACTCACTGAAGCTGGTGAGGCGTATCTTGGCCAGCGCACAAGGGGAAAGATAGTAGAGGATGAACCTAAAAGTAATTTTGGATTTGAATAATGAACCGTAGAGAATTTTTAAAGACTTCTGCTGCAATAGCGGTTACTGCTGCCATACCTATGGATATTATGGCAACAGAAACAAAAAGTCCTTTTATTGACTTCGCAGAAAAGAATTTCAAAATAAATCATTGGGAAAAAGGTCTTATTCCTTATGAAAGTACTAAACATCATAAAGAATTAGCCAAAATCTATGATGATGAAAGATTTGTATTAGTAAAGAAGTATAGACAAGGTGGTTTTACTACTATGTCTGTACTTTATGCATTACATCAATGTCTAACTAAGATTGATTTTAGGTGTGCGTTTATCTCAAAATATGACAGTATGTCTAGGGCTGTTAAGGAGCGTATCATTAATCCCACCTTAGATTTAATGAGTTATTTAAAGCCAGATATTAAAAGAAGTAACAGTCATTTGTTAGAATTTGAGCATGGTAGCAGGATTGATTTTCGCTGTGCAAGTAACCTTTGTGGTTGTGGTGTGAGAACTGACTTGTTCATATTTGATGAAGCTGCGTTTATAGGAAAAATGGACGAATTATACGCAGCAATTTATCCATGTGCTTCGATGGGTGGCAAGATATTTTTGGTCTCGACCCCGAATAGGCCAAGAGAATTTTTCTATAAAACCTATGAAGCGGCAATGAAGGGTAAGAACAAATATAAAGTATACGCCCCGAGTTGCTTTGAACATCCAAACTATACGCCAGAGAAAATTGCGTTGCTAAAAGGATATCTTGGTGAGAAGGGTTGGAAACAAGAGTGTTTGGCTGAATTTTAAGATGAACCTTATTAACAATGAATGCTAAATGGATTGATCTTAGAAACATAGTCTTCAACTTGTTTTTTGATGTCGCTCATTATTTCTTCTATTAATCTTCTATCACAGTCTTTCTTCCATTGCTCTGTCCACAAACGTCCATCATGTTGTCCATCATATTGAATTTTTAGCTTAATGTCTAGAGTTTCTTGCGGCAAGAATGTATCTGGGTTTAAAGTTACTTGTGGATTTGCTACTGCTGATACGTTGTATTGAGGGCTGAACCATCTTGGTCTACCTGGAAAATATTCTGGGATTATATTATAACCATCTAAGCTATTATCAATCTGAATTCTGAATTCAGCAAAAGTAAATACTTCATAATCGTTCCAGAGTCTGTCTAGGGTTACAACATACCAGTTATGTCCATCATCAGTACTGTAACGGTCACTGATTTTACCAGTTAGTTTTCCTGATTCCACGTCTACCATCACACGACTACTTATTTCATGCATGAATGGCTTGAATTCCACATCTTTAGGTTGTTTGCCAAAATAGGTTAACTTAATAATTTTCCTGTCGTCCATAGCATTCTCTATTGCGATTATATCTAAAGCATCACTACATTTTATCATGTCTTTTATTATGGTTGCTTTTTTAAGTTCCGCTATAATTTCCTTATCTATTTCTTTTGTAATCTGAGTGGGAATGTCTTCAGCCTTTTGTAACCAATGATTTTTCATATTTTAATATAGTTAAGCACTTTAGATTTATTTTACACGAATTAGTATTTTTACTATAAAAAAATTTCATGTATTACTATATATAGTATATGGGTACTAAAACAATTTGGCTACAAAAAAGAAAGAAAGATGGTAAGTGCTTGCAATGCGGGAAGCTATCTGGCCCTAAATCTAAAGTTTATTGTAATAAATGTTTGATGAAATTCAATGATAACTCTAAAAAACGTGTCAAAAAATTGTTAGAACAAGGTCTTTGTGCGCAATGTAGGAAGCCTTCAGATAAGCGTGTATGTCGAGATTGTAGTGATAAAAATAATACGAGAAGAATGGAAAAATTTAAAGTGAGGGAAAGTGCTGGCATCTGTATCAGATGTGGGAAAATGCCATCCGTATTAAATAATAGAAAATGCACTGTTTGCTGTTTGAAACATAGTGCATGGACATATTTTCGTGATGGCAACAAATGGGTAAATTTACAAGAATTGTTTGATAGCCAAAAAGGCTTATGTCCTTATACGGGTAGGCAGTTGACAATAGGCTTAGATGCAGAAATTGACCATATCATCTCAAGGCATCAAGGTGGGAAAGATGAAATCTCTAATTTTCAGTGGGTGTATCGTGATATAAACAAAATGAAGGCTCATCAATCTCATGAACAATTTATTGATTTGATACGCGAGGTAGTCCAGTATTGTCTGTAGATTTACAAAATTCTTTCATATAAGCTTCCCATGCAGGATGTGTGTGAACAACTATTTTGTGTTTAACAAAATGATTTGCATAACACATGCACCAAAGTTCTTCATCGTTTTGTTTTTGTCTATTTGGATTTTTTTTAACTATTTTTGCCCATTTTTCTTTCCACTTTGTTGAGCAGAATTTATTAAAAACCAAATGACCAATCTCGTGCAAAAAGGTAAATTCTCTTCCAAAACTATAGGGAGCGGCGACTGTTATAGTCCTATCATTAGGATTTATGATGCCAACATGTTCGTCGTCACCATCTAGGACGTTATCGCACTGCCATTTGATTTTATAACCCTTAATCAGGCCACTATGTTTTTTTGGTAGCTTGTTAAGGGTTTTCTTTATATTTTCTTCTTGTTCGGCAGTTTGCTCAAAAAAATATTTAAAACCTTCCATTGTGTTATATTTAGTGAGCAAACCATAAATAATGTGTGGCAACTCCTTTTGGGGCATGGGGCGGGATGCCTGGTAGCACTGGTACTGGTTTCTCGGATTATTTAGCGAACAAAGGCTATAGTAATGAAAAAGACATTCTGTGGCTTCTACCGCGACTAGATAAAGTCCAGCAAGTCGAAATGGATATCAAATTAAACAACAACGGAATGGATACTTTCCCAAGGCACAAAAGCCTGTTAAGTTCCGATATTGGCTGGAAGAAGGAGTTAATTAAGGTGTTCAGAAGTGGGACAAATGACCCAAATTTGATTAAATCATTGATTGCGGTGGTCAAAAGAGGTATAGAAAGCCACGAAAACAGGGCATCAAACCAACTCACTGGTAGTGATCGTTGGAATGAAACTTGGATTGAAGTTTATAATCAGTGGCTTAAAGAATTGTACAAACTAGGAGACATGTATGCGCAGAGAGAAGGCTAAGTCTATTGCATTGCCCTCGAAGTCTAGAAAAGCGTTTCATATGGAGTTTAAGAATACCGCCCAGAAAATAGCATGGACGAATTTTGAACAAAATGATGTTTTATTCCTATTAGGCCCCGCTGGTGTAGGTAAAACCTTCTTGGCTATGGCATTCGCAATTAGTGAGATTCTTAGTAAGAAAAAGAAGAAGATAATTCTTACAAGACCTATCGTAGATGCAGGTGAGCATTTAGGCTATTTGCCAGGAACTTTCCAAGAGAAAATCAATCCTTATTTAGCTCCACTGTATGACTCAATGGATGCTTTAGTAGGTGTTGACACACAAGAAAGAGACAGAGTGAATGGAGCAATAGAGATTGCACCAATGGCCTACCTCAGAGGCAGAACATTTGTTAATTCGGTGTGTATCTTAGACGAAGCCCAAAATTGTACTAAGGCTCAGATTATACTGTTCCTTACAAGATTAGGAGAAGATTCAAAAATCATTGTTACGGGTGATCCTACGCAGTCAGATTTACATGGGACTCCGTATATTAATGAGGCAGTTAAACTATTGGAATCAGTGCCTGGAATAGGCATGATGCAGTTTACTGAAGAACAGATTGTAAGACACCCGTTGGTAGGTAGGATTTTAGAAAAGTTAAAGTAATGCTTAATGTACCAAAAATAGCTAATGTTATACCAGTTAATGCCCCATTTATGCGGCTGAATATGCTCCCTGAATTCAGCACACCCATAGATGAGACAATGGATTTTCAGTTCAACATTGAAGCTTTTGCCACGTTTAGCTGTACTTTTCAATATCACGTAGGAGAAGGACCACTTTACTGGTACAGAATAGATTGGTATCCGTCTAATTGTCCTGCTCCTAGTTGTATAAGCATTTCACCAACCATAGAATATATTGCTCCCAATTGTCCCTATGAAATAATAGACAATTGTATTGTTTTGGAGCCAGAGTGTCCATGTGAGCCATCTTGCACGCCAGGTGAGTGCGTAACAACGACTGTGGAAGTTTGGCATATGTTGGCAACTAGTGTTGAACATTTGTGTGAGAGAATTAATCAGGAGTGTTGTAGCAGACCGCCGCCTGGCTTTATGAGAAGTGTAAAACAGTATATGAGACCAGCCTTATGTTGCGACGTAGAAGTTAATGGCCCTGGTAATGATAACTACATGGATGTAGATTTTATCAAGTGTGAATGCGGCAATTTAGTTGACCCTTGTATCGCTCAAATCATTTATCCTTGCTATATTAATAGGTGTGGTATTAATGGGCCAGCGTTTGAAGGGCCAGACCCCATTCCTGCTCAGACCATAAACTTCACAAGTGACCTTTTAGGACATAATCCAGTGCCTCTAGAAGATCATACAGAGTTAGGGATGGTTCAGCCAATTGAACTTGAGCCACCTAGTAAGCCAGGGAACAAGTTTGGTTCAACTATACCTGAAATTATTCACTGCACTCATAACTTAGACGAATGCAATTTATTTAAAGACTTTCTAAAACGCACAAAAACTCAGTTTAATAACATTGATCTCTATTATAATAATGAGTATAAATCATGGCAGGGAACTAAGAATTTCAAGGAGTGGAAGTTCATACTAGAATGGGTTCCTAATCATGGAGGTTATAACTTTAACTTATTTGTTGATAATAAGAATTTAAAAAGTAAATTATTTCTTGTCGTAAAATTGGATAGTTTCGTAAAATTGGATAGTTTCCTAAATGACAGAAGTATTTTCGAAATAGACTTAGATTTAAATACTAAAAATGGAAATTTTAAAAATTCTGTTTTGCAGTCTAAGATTATGCATGATGATATAGGGATTTTTAAGAATTCCTGGGGCAATGAATTAAAAGTAAATATGAGAGGCTAATTATGGAAATCGCAATTTTAATTATTTTGGCGTTAGCATGTACTGGTAACATTATTTTACAAATCAGTAATTCTCTTCTACTGATTAAAGTTTTTGAGATTTTGAAAGGCATTCAAGAAGATGCCAACTTGAAGGACGAGGCAAAATTAAAAGCAACTGGTCTAGTAGAAGTGGCGACTGAACAATCAAATTATCCACTTCGTTTAAGATAAATATTGACTCGTTAAACGAAATAATTTATACTAAAACTATCACTAATATTACTATATAATATTAACTATTTAACTGTATTTTACGGAGTAAAACTATGTTGACTAAAGAAACTCAGAGACTCGTCGTTGAATTCATGCCTTTCGCAGACTCAATTGCAGCTAATAAATTCAAATCTACGCCACCCCAGATTCAGCTTGATGAACTTAAATCTGCTGCTTATCTTGGTTTATGTGATGCGGCAACTCGTTATGATGGAAAACAAGATTTTAAACCTTTGGCAGCGATACGCATACTTGGTCAAATCAAGGATTATCTAAGAAGTTTGGGACGCAGTGTAAAAGCGCGATCTATTCCAGAAGACTATGATGTTGAAGCTAAAGCAGTTGCGCCAATTTTTGAAGAAGTGCTTGACGATGTTTGCAAAAAAAACGTTTCTCCTATTGCCAAGAAGATTTTCGCCATGTATTATGGTCAAGGCTTAACGATGGCTGAAATCGCAAGAGAAATCAATCTCACCCCAGCAAGAGTGTGTCAATTAATCAAAACTAACACAGAGACGCTGCGAAATGTCGCTTAATAATTTTTCAGTGATACCAAAAGAAATTGTTTCTCCAGAAAGAATAGAATCTACTCTTGTGAATGTACTTGCCAAAAGTATAGCTGGCACAAGGAAAGTTCAATTGGTGTGTTTGGATGGAAGTGTTAGGCAAAATTTTTCTAATAACGAAATTATAGGAGAATTTTGCACACAGATAAGAAGAGAAATGAGAGAGTATGAACCCATACTCAGAAATTTTAGAATTGCAAAGACATGTATGTGGGAAGGAATTGGCAGGCCACATCACTCTTTTGCTTGGAATTTTTCTTACGAAACAACTGAAGGGATGAAACAAATGACAGCTTTACACGCTGAGCAATTTTGTGTAGTAGCGGCAAGAAAGGCTGCTAATTCTATGACTATGGAAGATGAATTTCGAGAAATTAATGTTAAAATGTCAAATCTGTTTACCGAAATGATTGTACTTCAAACATTGAATAAGAGAGCTTATTCAATTAATGATGAGGCGAACGTTGTTTTAGAGAATCTCTGTAAAGTTGCAGAGAAACTAGCTTCTTAGGAAAGGATCGTTCAATGGCAGACAAGACCAATGCGGAGAAGTTGCAGGACTTGCTTAGCTTCGACCCAGCTAAGCGTCCTAATCTGACACAGGAGTTAATGTCAGAAGTTGTGAAGGAAATCACGGAGGAACGAACCAAGGAGGCCAAGACCAGGGCTAAAGAGCAACTGGTTAAGGCTATGCAACTACGAGAGCAAATGTCAAAGGCCAAGAAGGACTTTGATAACCAGCATCAGAAGATGGAAAAGGAACTTGGCAAGATCATGGGCCAAATTCAAGGCATTTTAACTGGTAGGTGTCCAGAAGAAAACAAGGAAGAGTGTCCTAATAAGGACGAACCAGCAACAGTGTAAGAAATAAAAAGCCTTAGTAGGGAAAACTACTAAGGCTTTTCTATTATAGTGTATGATTAAAGTTGATTTTCTGAAGGCCACTGGTTTTAGGGATGGTATAGATGACCATGATTATGGACGACCTGACCTGTCTCTTACTGCGAGCGTGAATGATTATGGCTATTTTTATCTAGAAGGGTATAAAAAAGGTTATGAAATAGCTGCAATAAAATCCTGGTATATGGTTAGCTATGAAAAAGTAACTAATAAAATTGACGGCTATTTTATTGATTTGGGTGAAAAAGGTAACGATTGGACTAGCGATAAGGGAAAAGCAACAAAGTTCCCTACGAGAGAAGCGGTTTCTAATAGATTAAATTCATTTTCGTGTGGTCGTAAGAATTATGGAATGACATGGGAGTAAAAATATGAATTGTTGTTTAAATCCTTATGAAATCCCAATAAATGGCGCGTGGTTAGTCGAAAATAACACCATGAACAGTATTTACGCGGGAAGACTTGTGACACTTGCGACTATTAGTATGAGATTGAATAATATATGGCAATACAAAGAAAGAACTTCCTTGTGTGCTAATTGCAGAGAATATCTTGATAACGGTGAGAAGCTTTTGAAGCTTCAATTAAAGGCAATATTAAGGGATTAACCAATGTATGCGGTTCATGCGCAGCTATACAAGCCAGAAAACACTGATTATTGTCTAATTGCTTTGTTCACAACAGAGGAAAACGCACATAATTTTGTGTTAAAGCTTAAAGAAAAGTTCCCTGATGATTTTGAGGTTTCAGAATGGCATCAACCAATTATAGACCCAAAAGAGGTAAATGAAGTTTTCCCATCTTGACAGTAAATTTAAAGTACGTTTAGTCCCGAATAAGCCATCTATTGGTCTAGTCATAGGCACTTATGGCTCTCCAGCCTATATTCATCTCTTCTTGGAAGTAGCTAAAGCACATTTCCCTGTTCCTATCTTAATACATGACGATTGTAGTGACAAACAATGTGAATTGAAACGTTTGACGGGACAATATGGCTGTGATTTTTCTTCCAACAATGAAAGATACGGTCATGGTTCAGGCGATATTGCGGTGTTTGCTGAAGGCTTAGCATGGGCAAAGAATAAAGGTTTGGATATTTTGGTTAAAATGTCCAGAAGGTTCATTCCTTTATTTGATTGGCGTCCTAGTTTGATTCAAACTGCATTAAAGAGTCAGCATATTACTTACACCAATCACTGTGAGTATTTCAAGTTTGATTTCAGGAGTGAATGTGTGGGCATGTATGTGCCAGAATGGTCAAAATACATTGAAGACTTGAGAACCCTGGCTACAATACCTGTTGAAGTTGAAAAAGACATGATGGAATTCGTGAGTGAATTCCCAAAACCTACATGTGTTGTCAATGAAACCTATCTTCGTGCAAATTATGAAAATAAATATTGCCAACAGTATGGTGTTTGGGATACAATAGGCAGCAATAGGATGAAGATAAACCCACAAATCATTTGGCACGATCATTGTCAACCAGCATCATATTTGAACAAAGCAAGGGTTTATGGACTCAAATACGATATAAAGGATTTTACTTATGATATCTGAAGAAGTAATTGCAGGCTTGAAGAAGCAATTCCCAGACATTCATCCTTTGATTTTTCATCGCTCATTGGAACGTGCCAAAACTCCTGGTGAGTTGTTTGATATTCTCTATTCTATGCCGACTGAGTACCCAATTGTATGGAACGAAGAAGGTAAGAAATGGCTCACAACAAAGGACTTATTCCAGGCAAAGAATTGCAAATTTAATGATGAATAAAGGGTTTATTTATGCGTGAAGTTACAACAAGATATATAGCTAAAGATGATCTTAAGAAGCTGGGCGAACTCGACCGAGAAAATGAAAATGATATTATTAATTTGTTGACTGGACATGAAGTTGTCAATGGTATGGTTGCAGAAACTAACGATGTTGTTGGGTTTTGTATTTATAGTCTTGAAAATCCAGAAACTTTTAGTATTCTTCACTTAGTCGTAGATAAAGATTTTTGTAGGAAAGGAATAGGTACAAAGATAATAAATAGAATGAAGTCCAAATTAAATGAACAAAGAAAAATTTTGGATTATGAGGTTCCAGAGAGCTATCTGGATATGCAATTATTCTTAAAAGCAATGGGGTTTAAAGCCATACTAATAAGGAACAAACACGAAGATATATTCAAGTTTACATATACGGAGAACAAATGATCTTAGAATTTACAGACAACCTATTTGACGTTTCTAGTGGTTTAGTGGTAGTTGATTTTTGGGGAGCTAGGTGCGGACCTTGTGTTGCAATGACTCCTATTTTTGAAAGTGTCTCCAAAAGCAATCCAGATGTAACCTTTGCTAAGGTGGATACTTCTGAAAATCAAAATGTGAGTAAGTTTTACTCTATTAGTGCTATACCAACGCTATTGTTCTTTAAGCATGGGGAGTTAGTTAAGAGAGTAGTTGGCTTTCAATCTGAAATGCAACTAAGTAAGGTCATAGCAGAGTTAAGAAAATGAAAAAAGTAATTATAACTGGAATCGGTGGTTTTGTTGGCGCACATGTTTTAGAATATTTCCTAGAAAAAACAGATTGGAATATCATAGGGATAGATTCTTTCCGACATAAAGGTACTTACAGCCGCATTAATGAAATAGTTGGTTATAATGTTGGCCGAGTAAAAATATTTAACCATGATCTAGTGGCACCTATTGATATCCAACTAGAAAACCAAATTATAGGCAAGACATTAGAAAGTAACGGCAAACCCGTTGATTATATCATCAATATAGCTTCCGACAGTGCAGTAGAACGTTCAATTACAGACCCAGGCCCATGCTGGATGAATAACTGTAACTTGATGTTTAATATGCTGGAGTTTAGCAGAAGAGTTAAACCTAAGTTATTTTTGCACTTTAGTACGGATGAAGTTTATGGTGAAGCCGCACCAGACAAAGCACATCATGAATGGGACGTAATTCTACCTTCAAACCCTTATAGTGCAAGTAAAGCAGCACAGGAAGCATTAGCAATCTCGTATTGGCGAACTTATGATGTTCCATTATTGTTGCTTAACGTAATGAACATTATTGGTGAATGGCAAGATAAGGAAAAGTTCCTGCCTAAGTTGATTTATAAAGTGGCTACATGCCAGAAAATGCAGATTTATGGAGAGCCAGGCAAGATTGGTTCTCGTTTCTACATACATGCTAACAATATAGCTGATGCAATTATCTATTTATCTGATTTTGAGCCAGTCAAATATGGGACTCATCAACGACCAGATCGCTATAATGTTGTTGGAGATATGGAATTAGACAATTTGCAAATGGCACAGTATGTTGCCAAGATCATTGGCCAACCACTTAATTACGAATTAATCCCTTCTGAGATAGCAAGACGTGGCTATGACAAGAGATATGCTTTGGATGGCAGCAAACTGAAAAGATTAGGTTGGAAACATCCAAAATCTACGTTAGACTCGATTGAGCAAATTGTTAAATGGACTATGGAACACCCCCATTGGTTGGTATAAAAATGAACAGAAGAACTTTTATCAAAACGGCAGCAATTAGTAGTGCGGCTTTAATGACTGGTAATTTAGCAATTGCTGCGACAGAGCCAATAAAATATGACTTTATTGAGCCAAAGTATTTGCTTCATATTTTGAAGAAACTGAGAGAATATCCTAGTAGATCGACGGATTATGATAGTCCAGTGTCGTCATCAATTTCTGAAATGTACAAAAATTATTGCTATATTACCCCAGAAATGATGAAGTTTGAAGAAAAGATTTATATTCCATTAATTGGAATTTCTAACATTCTCAGGCGTACAACACTTGGGGAGAATTCAACTGTAGATAAGACTTGGGTAGTTTTGAGTGAATCAGAAATTGATTTGTTTAATTTTACTGGTTCTAGTTTAAAACACCAAGAAACGGGGCATCCTTTAATGAAATATTGGGGTGCATGTTGTTGTGCGTGGCCACTTTATACATATAAATATTGGCCCAAGGGATGGTTCTTATTAGGTCATGGGAAAGTTTTAAGGAAAAAAAGAAGTCAGTATGCTACGTTGCAAGTTAAGAGGAAAGAAAAATGAGTATGAGAAATGTCGTTGATGGAGATACTTGGTTTTATGTTAAACCCATTGCAGACAATGGACAAATATTAGGAATTTCCAAGCATAGTGGTGCCCTAATTAACATTATAGCGATAACCAGACGATCTGGCGGCGTAAAATATACTATAAATAGTGCTATTAATTTTACGTTAATTTATAAGCAGGCAGAGTTACTTGTTAAATATCTAAGAGAGTGTCATGAAAAATCAAAGACTATTAGTAAAAACGATTGGGGTGGTCTAGGCACGTATATAAAAAGAACAATAGAACTAGAATATGGCACTGTCGTTGACGTAGTTTCTTATGGTGATGGAGAAGTTTGGCTGAGCGTATTGAATACCGACAAGAGGGGGATTCATTTCATGAATTCAGCAAATGAACTCACTTTTACGTTAACCAAAGAGGGACTTAGAGATGTTCTGTCCGCTTTAGGAACTGAACTTGGCAAAATAACTGACCAAGCGAAACTACGGGCCTTAGAATATGAATTAAAAAAAGAAAAAGAGCGAGCAGCGATTAGTAAACCGCCGATCATTGACTCGAACGGTAAATGTTACATAGATAAGTTTATTTCTGTTGAAGATTTGACCAAAAGAATTAACAGTTATCTTATCAAGCACAGTGCAGACCCTGCCAATGTCGTGTTGGACTTGGAATATCAGGAAAATTGGGAAGAAGATGGCCCAAGAATAATATTAAGGCCAAAGTGAAAGTAGTTTACATTCTGTGTTTTTGGACTATAATGAAGATAGCTAGCTGATGTTAGGTTAGTGATGATTTATGACGGTAAAAGAGACGACGGAGAGTAAAAAAGGAGAATTATGAGTACGTTTTTTAGTGCGGATTTCCATTATAATCATGGAAACATTATCAAGTATTGCAACAGGCCATTTCTAGCGGAAGAAGACCTAGCAGCACTTAATCGAGACGGTAAATGGCATGATGGTGATTGGAAAGGACCAACATCAAGTCAACATCGCATTTCACGCGCAGGCGTAGAAATGATGAACGATGCAATTGTTAACAACATTAACAAGGTCGTTCATAAAAATGACACACTTTGGTTTTTAGGTGACTGGTGTTTTGGTGGTAAGAATAATTACTATCAGATTGCGAGAGAGTTTCGTGATCGACTTAGGTGCCAGAACATCAACATGATTTGGGGAAACCACGATCATCGTAATATTCGGGATTTGTTCAATGAATGTTATGACTTATTTGAGACCTACGTAAATGGTCAAAGAATGGTTTTATGCCATTACGCTATGGCTGTTTGGGACAAATCCCATCGAGGGTCTTGGCAATTGTACGGTCACTCCCACAGCACAATGGAAGAATGGATGGCGAAAGCCATGCCTGGACGCCGTTCAATGGATGTAGGCATTGATAATGCTGCTAAATTGATTGGTGACTATCACCCATTCTCTTTTGAAGAGATTGCCCATATCATGAACAGTAAGCCTGGATTTTTTGCTGACCATCATGGGAATGAAGGTGGCATTAGAACGGGTCCAACTGAAGAGGAATTATCAGATAAATAATGTGGACTAAACCCGTCAGTCAGTTAAATTGGCAAGACATATCAACCATTTGTCCTATTTGTGATGAGCGAATGGGACGACCAAGTTATTATCATGCTGAATGTTCGCAAGGGCATTACGAAGTGTCTGCGGGTAATTATCATGTTGATTTTTATGTTAATGGTGAGTGGGTCCATTCTGATGAGTTGAGTAATAAAGAAGATGCCATTTTAGAAAAATTAATACCTGAAGCAAGGAAAAAGTGGCAAGAGTCACGTACTCCAGTAAACAAATGCCCTTATCGTTCACCACAGATTATATCCGAAACAATAAAAGATATAATCTGCGATAAGGTCGTTTGTGAACTAGGAAGTGCTGAAGGCGATAATTTAGTCTTCATGTCCAAATATGCCAAGAAAGTTATTGGCATCGAACGTGACCTTAAAAGACATGAGAAGGCAGTAGCAAGGGGTCTTGATGTTAGAGTAGGTGATTATAAATTAGACCCATCGCCAGAAGCAGATGTATATTATTTCTGGCCAAATGATGGCGAAGCTGACAATGAGTTCCTTGTAAACAAGATACTCAGCAATAATTTCAAGGGAATAATCATTATTGCTGGGGATATGGGACACCCGCCTGAAATACCTAGTGTCAAAAGATGTGCCGAAAAAGGTAAATTATTGACGGTTCCGTTTAATGAGGGAAATGGCTGGAGAGAAAATGGAGTTTTTCTTCTCGCTATTATTGATGCAAAGGATATCCATAGGTGAAATCTATCGCATACAAGGTCTCAATTTCTTTCCTAAGTTCTTTATTATAGAAATCTTCATAATTTGGCACGACGTAATTAAGTAAGTCTGCTTGTTTCTTGAATTTGGTTTCACCAACAAATACTCCCGACTTGTCTTTTTTTGTTAGATGATGCCAACTACTTTGCTCTGGTTCGAAGTTTGTTTTAAGTAAATCATTTATCTGCTGCATACCTTCTTTAAAGTTTTCTATTTTAACTATTTTGTCTAAAGGTTTATCCAAAGGTATTTCTTTTGTTTGTGCCCGCCAGTGGAGATTGCAGTATTTCAAATTTTGAGTTTCTAAAAAATGAATAAATTCTGCAAATGATGATTCATTTGGATAAGTGCTTTCTAAGTAATAGAAGTAACTGCTAACTGCGCGGTCATAAGGGTTTCTTACAACTTTAAACTTAAAGTATTCTGGATTTAAATAATCGTCAAGGAACACTAAGCCAAAATGATTGTAGAAAAAAGCTTCTCTATAATCATGTACCCATGAACTGTAGGCCAACGCTGTTTCTAATATGCCCATATGTTTGAAAAACATTCTAACGGCAAGAGTACAGCCTGCTTTAGCTGACCAGTCCATTATTATTTTATTTTTTCTATCTATTAGTGCTTCCATCATATTATGTCCTTTAGTGCCATTACTTTGTAGTCATTTAGATAAAGATGCATCATACACTTCATGAAGGTGGCGTGGGTTGTGGTAGTCTCATGTGGATTTTCTGATAGTTCTTTAACAACGTCATGCACACAAAAGATTCCATATTCATTGTTTTGTACTTTTTCTAAGTCTGCTATAAAATCTCCAAAAGTGTAAGTGTTGCTGAATATACCAGTGCATTTAATGTCTAATGGGTCATGAATTTTTGGTTTAAAGGGGTCTCCAGCACCCGACCTAGCATATTGAAAACCTGCTTGTTTTATTATTTCTTTTGCTTCATCATTGATGAAATAGGCTGGATATGCGAAGGAAGTTGGTTTTTTTAAGCCAACTGTATGGAATACTTGATTCAAATGTTCAATTTCTCGTTTATTGATTTCTTCGCTTGTTTCTGTCATATGGACATGGCTAAAAAAGGTGATTACCCAATTCAAATCCGTTTCTTTCAAACTCTCTTAGATGTTCTCGTTTGAATATTTTGCAGGTGCCTAAGTAGTAACCAGATACGAAAAATGTGGCTTTGAAGTCTAGTTCTTCTAGCAATGGCTTGACAAGCAATAGGTGGGAATCGTAGCAGTCATCAAATGTTAGGACTATGTTCTTCATGTATTATTGTAGTTTATGAAATTTCAAAATGTACAGGGTATGGAAAGTAGTAATAAAATATTTTCTGAATATTTGAAATTTTCTTGACAAAAATAAAAAGGATACTATTATATACCTAGTCGTTAAGCGGAGAATCTTCACGACAAGTAAGAAAAGTTTTAGAATGAGATTGACAAACCTTGAATACGATAGTAAGATAGGTGAGTCAGATATGAGTGGGTAGCTAAAAGATTGCTTTGGCAACTTAGACAAGTAATTGTCTCCAACCCTGAAGCTTACAAGCACTAGTATTTGAAACTAAAGAATGTTGGTTCAAGTCCAACCCCACTCGCTTAGTAGCGTCCCCTAAAGGAAGAACTTACAAACAACAGGAATATGTTAAAAATAGTTCTTTAAACTTGGACGCAACTTTTTTTGAAAAGAACTTGACAAGGATAGGAAAAGTAGTAAGATAAGGAAGTAACGCTGGGGGATAAAGAAAGCTTTCGCAACTTGGACAAGAAATTGTCCCCAACGGTTTGAGCTTACAAACTTTTAGGTAAAGAAAAGACTTTTAATCTTTTTAAATCGGTTCGACTCCGATATCCTCCACTAAGGCTTTCACTGAGCCTAGATTTTGTGTGACGGTCGCCTAGACCCAGAGCAAAACGATCAGTGATAAACGGGGTTTAAAAAGGCTGGATTATGGTTGACGATAGCGGCAGATTTTACTATTTGCTGCTAAAACTTAGACAGGAAACTGTCTCCAAAAGTAGTAGCTTACAAACCGAATATAACTTTAAGATTTAACCAAGAGACTAAATAAAATGAACAGTAGTTAAAAATGGGGCTATAGTGAAGCGGGATCACGTTAGAATGGCATTCTGAAATCTGGGGTTCAAATCCCCATAGCTCCACTCGGGACTGTACGTTCTTTCCGCAGTTGGATATGTCGCTTGAACGGAACCAACCAGTCCTGAATTGTCTGGGTAGCCAAGCGGTAAGGCATCAGTCTGCAAAGCTGAATAGCGTAGGTTCAAATCCTACCCCAGACTTATTATTTCTGTTATGTGTTTTTTAATTTGTAGGAATGCTTCTTTAACGTAATGTTCTTTAGATACTAAGTCAGGGACAACAATTAGGTTTATATGGTTTTGATTTGCTAAGGCTAGTTTTTCTTTGTCTCTTTCTTGTATTCTGTTCAACTTGTTTTGGCCGTAAATTGGTTTGAAATGTACGATGCCGTTCCATTCTATTGCTAATTTTATAGATGGAATAGCAATGTCTACTTCATAACCAGGCAATAGAGTTTTATCATTAGGTATTATCTCCAATGATTGAAATTCTTCCTTTAAAAGGTCAAACAATATTTTTTCGCATCTTGAACGACGGGATTTACGTTTTTTAGTATTATTGAAGGTTGTGGCGCAAGATTTACTACAAAAGGTGTTGGCTTTGATTTCGCTTGGGCGTCTGTAGAATTTTTCACCGCAAAGATGACAAGATACTTCTAGTTTTGTTTGGGTGTATGACGAAGAACATTTTCTTGAACAAAAAGGATTATTTCTTTTTTTGTAGTTTGATGTTCTTGAGAATTCTCTTTTGCAAAAGGTGCAGATAAGTTTGTGTGTTAATAGCATATATATTATATAGTAGGATTGGAACGTTTCTGAACCTACTGCTGACTTTTGACTTGACAATGCGGAAAGTTGTGGTATAGTAAAAAGGAGGGAAGGAAAAATGGACAATCAAGTATTAGACGCGGTTCCTCAGATTCACATTCGCTACGACGGACGTAGCATTGATATTCCTTTGAGCGAAGTGGACATTGGTGTTTTGTCTACCGACGATCAGATTCGCAACGCAGTTGCGGAAAACATGGGCGTTCCAGTAGCTAAGCTCCGCGCTTTTGCTATTGATAAGAACGTAGAAACGAATCACATCACGCTTCGACCAGAAGCTGTGTTTGGTTGAGATTTTTTAATCCCCAGGCATGGGGCTGACTTGGTGGGGAGTTCCGAAAGGAATTACCAAGTGATAGTTTGAAACCATGCCAATTGCAGGAGTAGCTGAAAAGTTAATAGTTTTTTGTACTTGGACGGTTTAAACCCGTCCCCGACTTAAAAAACTTACAAACAAGCGTCAGTAACCTAAACTGAAGAATGTAGGTGCGAATCCTACCTCCTGCTCTTTATTCCGTCTCCTAAATGGAAAACTTACAAACAATGCAATGAATAGTTTAAATAGTTTTCTGAACTTAGACGGATTATTTTTATTTTAAGTGACTTGTTTTGTCTCCAATGATGGGAACTTACAAACAATTTGCTCAATGGTAGAGCATCAACTTTAGACGTTGAAGAGTGTTGGTTCAATTCCAACATTGTTTTCCAAAACAGTTTTCATGACTTAGACAAAATGAGATGGCTGCTAGCTTAACGGTATGAAGCGCTTGTGAATTCGGGCTTTAAATCCTGATGAAACTTGAGAAGTAGGGTTCAACTCCTTACGTGGCCACTTTCTGTCCCCCAAAGGTAAAGCTTACAAACATTACCCAAATTCAGTGTTAAACAGCTTTATAAACTTGGACAGAAATTTTTTTACTTCAAGATATAAGGACAGCGCGGTAAGAAGACAGGTGATTGTGGTCTTCCTTCTGACTAGCGGGAAAAAGCGCATTTACCGAGCAAAAGTTCTCTTTCATCGGAATGACTCGGCATTAGCCAACTTTATGATAGGGCAAGCTAGTTAATATCTTGGGGTGTAAAAATGTCTGAAGCAGAGATTTTAGTGCAAAAGATTAAAGCCGCCATACAGGCCCATAAAGACAAAGAATCAAATAAAATCAATAATTTAGTAAAGCAAATTAATAAAGTCATCCATAAATAATGCATGATTAAATTTGCAGAATTCGTAAACAGAAAGCAATTTTCTGTTACAGTTGATGAATCAAGTAGATTATTAACTAAGATTAATATCAAATCTGAAGATTATTTAAATTACTTATTTGAACATGAAGAACTTTGGGATAAAGACCCTGTAAAGGTTCTGAATGAGATTAATCCGTTTTCAGCAGGTTGGTCTGCCTTAAAAGGGGGTTTAGGAGCTATGGGCGGCAATAGAAATGCTGCTTATTATCAAAAGCTTTTAGACCAAGCTAAAACTTTGCCACCAGAGAAATTGCAACAGGCTGGTTTAACTCCAGAAGATTTAAATGCATTAGACCAAATGCGAGCGGATTCTGCAAAACAAGGTGCCGCTGGATTCTTTGGTGGTATGAAACAAGGTTGGGAAAACAGTCGTCAGCAGCAAGTTTTAAACAAATTAAGCCAAGCATTAGGTAAAGGTGCTTATTCTCAACAAACCCAACAACAGCAGCAACAGGGTCAAAACCAACAAAGTCAGGGTCAACAACAGCAAAGTGGTCAGCAAATGTCACAGGTTAACCCACAGGCTTTAAGACAGGTGCAAGGACATTTACAGGCTTTGAACCAAGCTATTTCTGGAATGCTTCAAGGTGGGTAAAATTTTCATCACAATAAATTAAATCCGTTGAAAAACGGATTTTTTCGTTTACATACTCAGAAATTGTAGTATCATACAGAAGTTCAATAACTTGGACAGGCAACTGTCCCCAATAAGGAGAATTTAAAAATGGCTACCAATGAAACTGATACGCGGCTTGCTATCTTAAACACTCTGTTAACTACCCCACACCGTAAGTTGGATCAAGTTTATCCAATTCACGCTGAAATGATTAAGCAAGACCCATTGTTCTATGGTCGTTTGGGTGCGTGGTATAACGACACTGGCGATGTGCGTGACCATAAGGAAATGTTCATCATCAATATGTGCCTTTCTGATTTTGAAGGCCATAGGGATGCTGGCCTAGCCATGCTCCGTGAAATGCCTCCTTATCAGCTTGGTCGTGTCGTAGACTTTATTCACGGTCGTAAGGATACCAAGAAGTCTAAGGTTAAGAAGGGCGAGACTCCGCAAACTGTAGTCGAGAACTATGGCTTATTTAAGAACATTCCGCGTTCCGTTAAGACGGAAGTGGTTCGTTATCTTCGTGAGCGTGAAGCGGAACCTGAATGGTTCGATTCTTGTGCAGTTACCGCTCGTAAGTATTTGAAGCGTTTATACGCTCTTATGCATATTTCCCCCAATGAGCGTGCGCAGAAGATTCTCTTTGAAGATTTGCCTCCAGAAGATTCTAAGCTGTTCGCAGTGAAGGAACTCTTTAAGGCTAAGACGCCAGCGGAACAAGCTAAGACGATCATGGCACATAAGATTCCTTACCGTATTGCTTCTACGGTAGTGTCTGCTATGACTCCGACTGTTCTTTTGGCACTTATTGAAGTTATGTCCGATCAGGAGTTAATCAATAACCTTGGTTCTCTCCGTAAGCGTGGTGCGTTTGAGAATAACGACCTTAAGGCTTTGATCGAAAAGAAGCTTGAAAAGGCAAAGACTGGCAAGCGAGTTTCTGCACTCAAGGCTTCTGAAGCTGTGAAGTCGGCTGGCGTCGATGAATCTACTGTCAAGGCATTGGAAGCTGTAGCTGACGCTCAGCTTAAGAAGAAGGGTCGTATTAAGCGTTCGACTGCCTTGTTGATTGACAAGAGCGGTTCCATGAACCAGGCTATTGAGTTAGGTAAGCAGATTGGCGCAACCATTTCTGCTATCATGGATGCCGATTTGTTTGTGTATGCTTTCGACACGATGGCGTATCCAATCAAGTCCCAAGGCACAGACCTGGCGTCTTGGGACAAGGCGTTAAGGGGTATTAATGCTGGTGGTGGTACCGCTTGTGGTGTTGCTCTTGAGTATATGATCCGTAATAAGCAACTTGCGGAAAATATCATCGTCATCACTGATGAAGGTGAAAATGGTACTCCAGCATTCGTGCCGACTTTGAAGAAGTATATAGCAGAATTGAAGACTACGCCTTCTGTCTGCTTTGTTAAGACCACAGGTGCGTCTAATTTGCTTGAGACGCAAATGCAGCGTGAAGGTATGAATTGCGATGCGTGGCAGTTCAGTGGGGATTATTACAGCCTGCCTAACTTAATCCCTTACCTTTCCAAACCATCGAAGGTTGATCTTTTGATGGAAATTATGTGTTACGAAATGCCTGTCCGCAAGACGGCATAAAGAAAGCTTTGGAGGTCCACAGACAATATCCACCTTTTACAGTGGATATTGTCTTTTATTTTGTCTTGAACTTTCTATTATATGAATATGAAAGCCGATGAAAAATTTTTCTACATGGGGGTCCAACATGGTATAAGTGACCAATGTAATAAGTATTCCAATATGGTTACTAACATCATGGCTATCAAGAACCATCCATGTACCCGAGTATATCCAGCTAAGTATTTGGAAGGGTATACCAAAGGTTATGAAGATACTAAGGGTAAATCTTGGTACATAGTTACCGTTGCCAATACTAAGATTAAGTCTTACTACGCTGATGGGCAATGGTTAGATACTAAAGATAATGCTACTAAGTTCCCTACTAGGGCCGCGTTAGAATTGGTAATGAAGAAAATTCCAAGCCAGCGTGGTGGTAAGTGTGGCATGACATTAGAATAGGAGATACACCAAATGTCACTATAAATTTGGATGAAGCCAAACTAAAAATGGACAAAACAATTCAATTATTAGAAGAACAATTGAAGGGCATCAGAAGGTCATCTATTAGTGCTGGTTTCATTGAAACTGTTAAAGTCCCTTATTATGGGCAAATGACGCCTATACGTTTTATAGGTATTGTCGGTAAATGTCAAAATGGTATAACCATAACTCCACATGACTCAAGTTTGGTAAATGGTATTGCTAAGTTTCTTCAGGATGAAAACTTACTTAATGCTTATGCATTCTCAAAAACAACGGTTGTTATTAGTATTCCACCTGCAAACACAGGTGAAATTGAGAGAGTTAAAAATCATATTAAGAAGTTGGGCGAAGACTCCAAGATTTCAATAAGGAATTTGAGGAAAAGTATAAGGAAATCCTTATCTAAGGAAGAATTGAAGGAAGCAGAAAAAGATTTACAAATCCTAACAGATGAGGCTTGTAACAAAATAGAGGAAATGACTCATGACTAAACAAGAAATATTGGCTTTGGGAAAAATAGAAAACGATCAACAGTTGGACGAAGCTGTTGATTTGTTAGATGAATATATTATGGATAAGTTTGATACTTTAAATGCGACTGAGCTTAAGGAATTAGAAATTCTTTCTGATCTTATTTATGAGTATGAAGAACATACTGATATTTTGAACCGTCCTTACGAGATTGGCGATGGTGGAATATGCTCGTAAATTATGATGAAGTGATGAGACAGATAAAGGTTAGGGCAGCTTTGAATAGATTGTCGTTTGAAGAAATTGAATGGGTTAGAGATGATGGAACTAAAATTGAGTTTGATAAAAGACTCGCAGAGGAATGGAAGTTTTTTGGGCTTAGTAATGTCAATTTTCCAGAATTGGTTCTTTCAAGGGTTGTGGCTGGAGAACAGAAAGAACTCTTAGAAGAATTAGTATGGAAGATTGATAGTTGACAATTGTGCGGCATTTCTGCGATAATATAGGAAGAAAGCTTAGTTGTACTGACATACATAGGTAAACGGAGAAAAAAAATGAATCTTGTCAAAAACTCAATGTATAAAGTTAAACATACTCACACAGATCACCCAGGTAGAATTGGTAGATTTGAATTTCTAGGTGGTCCAAGAGCGGAATTTATTCTTTTGTCTGATTACACCGACCCATTGCGTTTATTTGCAGTTGGTCTATATGACATAGTTGACTTTGATCCTAAAGTTGATAATGTTGTGGAGTAATACAAATGCCACGTCTAAAGTGGGTAACTGTCAATGAGTATGGAACTCCTTGGCTTAAGGCATCCAATGTCGTAAATTTGGACATAATGGATTTATGCGAGGGTAGGTTTTGGGGCGGGCATCAAATTTACATTGCCATTAATTTCTCTATTCATAAAAGAAATTTCGAAAAAGGACCAGATGATTGGTCACATCAATTATTAGCCCCAAATGGTGTCCACATCTATCTTCACAGTGTAGAAGAAGGCAAGGAACTTGCAGAAATTATCTATGCTAGAATCTTAGTCTCATTAGTACCCAAGGAAACGCCTTTAATTAAGTCTTTATTAATGAATAAAGCCAAGCATAAAAAAGCCAAGTTGGAGGCATTACTTAATAAGTGGGATGTAAGTGGGGAGGTTTATTATTCAAATAAGTATCCAAAAGGGTGGATGCATGTTTGGAAGCCAGGTCACTCACCACAAAGATTAGGTTTTGATTATGCTCAAGCTGTAGATTTGATTGAAAGTGGAGTAATGCATTTAATGGCTTACAATAGGTGACACAGTGACAGAAAATAAAGCGTTTTTGATGCGAAAGCAAATTAGACTTTTAGTGTTGAAATATTTATTAACCCTAAACTATAAGGGTAAAGGACTGGTCGTAATAGACGGTGAAAAATTAATGGATGAGTGTAAGATTACACCACACCAAATGCGGAGAAGTTTGGGTGATTTGTGCAAAGGATTGTCATTGTATATACAGATTCATCCTGATTCATTTGTTGCGAAATGGAAGATTTCAGAACCTAGTTTGAAACAAGTTGCAGCGGCTTTAGACATTGCAATGACCGATGGTAATTGTACTAGTTGGAATCCAGAGGAAGTATGAACCTATTCGATAAACTTGCGGCAGAAGAAACAGCTTTCTTCAATTCTCAATTATTTTCCCCTGTTCTCAAGGGAAAGCCAATTAGAGTACGTATTGCTGGAATCATCGTAACCCTTAGTGTTACTAAGCCTAAGAATTTCGAAGGTTGGGGTGTTTTTGCACCTATATCCGCTAAAACCGCTCGTTTCGTTCGTGAACCAAATATGACCGAAAAGCAAAGTTATTTTAACTTATTCCCAGCATTAAGACTTATTTTGTGTCGTCATAGTAATGACCAATGGTTCGGTATCCCCGCCAATCAGTCTGATACTAGATTCAAAATTACTGGAACCGTACCAATCCAACTTTGTACTGAAGTACAAATGTTTGATATGGTTAAGGTTCGTTTTGATGGGACTAATATCTGGTTTGAACAAATTGATCCCCGACATAGCCTAAAGCATTCTGCATATATGCGTGAATCGGTTATTAAATTCCTAGAAGCTCCAAAGCTTGAACTTTCAGGTTTAACTATCGAAGAACGCGATGCATATTTAATTGCATTGAATGACGCTTTGGCTGCGGACGCAGAAGCAAAGCGTGACAAGCAAGAAGAACGTATCCAAAAGGCGTTGGCATTAACTGGTGCCACATATCAAAGCTATATTGAACGTGGTGACACATTTACCATTGAATTTATGGTCGGACGTGAACGCCATCGTTCAGTAGTCAAAAAGGAAAATCTTGCCGTTGAATCTGCTGGTATTTGTCTTGCTGGTACAGATCGTAACTTTGATCTTCAAAGCTTGGTTGGGGTTATTAGAGAAGGTCAACGTAATCGTAGAATTGTTCGCGTTGGGGAAAATCGTCAATTTGGTAATCCTAATGACTATGGTTATGAACAAGAAGACTATGATCGTCAACTTGGAGATGATGACTATGACTAAGAAACTAGTACTAGGTTGTTTTTGCATGGCTATTTTGGCTAGCTGTTTGTTTATTGTCTTTGCACCAATTAATGCAAATAAACTACAGCAGACAGAGCATAAACATAAGCCAGGTCAATTTGGCGGTTTTATCATGGAATTAGGTAAAGATAACTACCACTTGGAAGTTTCTTTAGGCAAAGATGGCGTAATTACGATTTATACGCTTGGCAAAGATGAAACTAGAGTTATTTCTGTAGAGAAACAAGTTATAACCGCCTATTTGAAGGATGATAAATTTGATTTAATGCCTAGTCCCCAAGCTGGCGATGAAGACAAAACTTCCAGGTTTATTGGTAAATTGCCAGCCAAGTATTTGAGCGAAGGTGAGATTAGTATTATTTTTAATATCGTTATAGAAGGGCAACGGTTTAGGGCTAGGATTTTAATTACTCAATTACCTCAAACCGACTTGTCGAGTGCTGAAGAGAAGAAACTTTATTTAACGCCAGGTGGCCTTTACACTGAACAGGATATCATTGCAAATGGGAAGACTTCCGCTTCTAATAAGTTTAAGGATTTTGTTCCATCCCATGATCTAAAGCCTAAGAAAGGCGACCGAATTTGTCCTATCACTCTTACTAAAGCCAATCCAAAATGTACTTGGATTATCAACGGTAAAGAATATTGGTTCTGTTGTCCACCTTGCATCGAGGAATTTCTTATTTTGGCTAAGGAAAAACCTGAACAAGTCAAATTACCTGAAGAATATATTAAAGGAGAATAACATGAAAAGAGAGCATTGTTGGGTATTGTTGGGTAGTGTTAGGGAGAATTTATGGTTTGGGCGGCGAGCTAAAATGACTCGTGGTGCCCCTTGTAGTGTTGATTTTAATGCAGATTATGTTATCAATCGTGAAGAGACTAAGGGCGATGTAATCGGCTGGTTACATACGCACCCAGGTATGATTGCCAGTCCAAGTAACCGTGACCATCGCACAATGAAGGCATGGGTTCTTGCATTAGGCCACCCCTTGGTTTGTGCGATTGCTGGCGTAGATGGATTGCGTGCTTATTGGTATATGGATGATGAGTCTGAACCGATTGAATCTGCGGTATGCGTTAAGCTAGCTAATTTCATTGTTGGTGTTACTAATCCTGTTTGTTGTGATAATTTTGACCAGTTGATAAATAAGTGTGTATCTTGGGACGAAGCAGAAGAAAAATTAGGACTTAAGTAATTGGTTAGTTCACTCCCGTTGGCAACGCTGCCTTTGAGCAGGTGATAGGAGTGGATTAGCCTTTTTAGGAGCATATCATGAGTCGTTATTTTGTTTCGATTTCTGTTGAAGAATTAAAGTCAAAAGTCGATGCTTATTTGGACGATGATTCTAATATAAGGCATTTAACGCCTATTATTAGTAAGGATTTAGATAAAGTTAAATTCGATACAGAGAATATGGAGTCGGAGTCTGATTATGGTTATGGTCACGCCGAGGATTTAGTTGGCTATCATGTCCTTGAAAATGGTATGCCTATTTTGGGAGTTACAGCAGGCGGCGATTGGGAATGGCCAATATTTTTCTGTATTTATTTTGATGGCAAAAAGCTTCGTGGTTATATTCCAGAAAAAGGTAATACTTGGAATACTGACACAAAAAAAGCCTATGGAAATGATGATGGTGCTGACTTAAAAAATGCCAAGAAACGTTGGCCAATCCAGTATCCAAAAGATACTACTGATACTGAAGTCGAGCCATATGGTGATCTTGATTTAATGATTGAGGATATTACAAATCGTATTATCAAAAAAGTCTAAAATGAGTCATACATAATTGTATGACAGTAGAATTTTTTCCAGGCCCTGATTCGGATTTTTGGACAGTGCCAGCGGGTGTTTTTTCTGTTTTTGTAGAAGCAGTTGGCGGCGGTGGTGGTGGTTCTAGTGGTCATGACGGTGATTCATTACAATTTGGCGGTGACGGTGGTGGTGGCGCTGGCTATGGTGCAGCTGTTTTAGCTGTTATACCTGGAGGTGTTTATAGTCGATATTCATCAGGGGGTGGAGATAGTAGTGATTTCGGCCCAGCCATAGTTCGTGGAGGCGGCGGCGGGGGAGGTCCATTCCCTTGGTCAGGTGGGACGGATAATATAGGCACCATTACAGTCAACGGTGGAGATGGTGCCCCATCTCCTATGATTGTTTTTGGCAATGGTGGCGTGGGCGGCGCATCCGCTGTTGGTGGCAGTGCTGGTACAGCTGGAATTGGTGCTGTTCCAGGTCCAGCTGGCAATGGTGGTGATGGGGGTTTTGCAGGTGGAGGTGGTGGGGGTGGAGGTGGTGCCCTTGTTGGTGCTGGCAGTGGAGGCGCAGGCGCGGTTGGCTATATTCGACTTACTTATACCATCATTTATTTAGGTTCCCCAAGTCCTTCAATAGACAATCCTGGCTCACCTATAGTGCCAGGCAATACAATAACTATTCCTGGTACTCCTGACACTGAGAGTTGTCTTGACACGATTACAAGTGTTACTTTTAATGGAATACCAGCATCTTTTTCTATAGTGGACGGTAATCTTATAATCATTGTACCGCCTGGAGTTTCTGGGAATGGTATATTAGAAGTGACTTCAGACTGTGGAGTTATGGATTTCGCTTATATCGCTGAAAATGCAGTTGGTTGTTGTAAAACAGTAGTTTATTGCTGTAAAGTTTGTGCCCCAACAAGTTCCTGCCCCCTTGGAATATTACTTATGGAACTTCTTTTAAAAAGTGACTAAATAATGCATGACTGTATTGTTATTTCCTGGTCCAACTTCGACTACTTGGACAGTGCCCCCTGGTGTTATTTCTGTTTTTGCTGAATGTTATGGTGAGGGTGGTCTCGCTTCTAATGGAGCAACAGGAGAAGGCCCAAATGTTGCGGGCGGCGACGGTGGCGGTGGTGGTGGCTATGGGGCTTCAACTTTAGTCGTGATTCCAGGTGAAGTTTATAATGTTACAGCAGGCAGTGGCGGTAGCGCAACTGATTCTAATTTTAGTGGCCCTGGTGGAACCGTTGATGGTAGCGGTGGTTTATTTCAAGCTCCACCTAATCATGGTACTGGCAGTGGTGATGTTACTGATGATGGGGGTGATGGCATAGCAGGTGCTTTTCCAGCTGGTTTTAGTGCTGGTGGAGATGGTGGCGCAGGTGGTGGTCCATCAGGTGGCAGTGGTGGTACTGGTGGTGCAGGTCATGATGATGCCGCTGGCGATGCGGGTAGTCCTGGTGGTGCTTATGGAGGGGGCGGCGGCGCAGGTGGGGGTGGCTTTCTAGGTGGAGGTGCAGGGGCAAATGGTGCAATCGGTGTTGTAATACTAACTTTTAGTTCGATTTATTTACTGAATCCAGACCCACCAATAGATACTGCACCTGGAATTACTCCTGGTGATATTATCACTATTCCAAGTGTCCCAGATACTGAAGATTGTCTTAATACAATTGTAAGTGTCACTTTTAATGGAGTGCCAGCATCTTTTTCTATAGTAGGCGGTAATCTTGTAATTACTGTCCCATCTGGCATTACTAGTGGCACATTGGAAGTTATTTCTTCAGAATGCGGGTCTATGACTTTTTCTTATATTGTTAATAGTGGTAATGTAGTGGCAATTTGTTGCAATGTATGTGCTGTAACTAGCAGATGCCCACCCTGGATGGTTAGATACGGTAGCTCTATAAGAACAAGAGGTTGACATTTAGACATTTCGTGCTATAGTGCCCTATAGGGGAGGATACAATGGCAAATAGCAAATTTCATCATGAAGAAATCTATCGTGGTAAGGATTTAGCCGCAAGACTAGGTGTTCCAATCACCGTCTGTGGTGCAGGTGCCATCGGTAGCAATCTAGTAGATAATCTTACCCGTCAAGGATTTAGCAAAATTACCGTTATTGACATGGATCGTGTTGAAGTTCATAATCTTAATACTCAGATTTATGCTGAAGCCGATGTTGGTGCGCTCAAGGCAGACGCACTTAAAAACCGCGTGTTTAGAAACATTGGCGTGGAAATTGAAGCAGTCAACAAGGAAATGTCAGCTGCCAATGTAAAGCAGCTTCTCAAGAAGGCTAGTATCCTTGTTGACTGCTTCGATAATAACAAAGCACGGCAATTAGTACAGAATCATGCAAGAGAGAAGGGTAATCCTTGCCTACATATTGGTCTTTATGAAGATTATGCCGAGGTTATGTGGGATAAGAAATATCGTGTTCCCAAGGACCAAACACAAGGCGATGTATGTGATTATCCGCTTGCTCGTAATATTGCCATGTTAGCGGTCATTGTAGCAACTGAAGAACTCTTAAGCTTTCAGTTGGAGGAGCCACCAAGGTTCCAAGATTGGTCAATTACTCTAAAAGATTTAGCAATTAAAAAATTCTCTTGATTGGCAAGAAATTTGTGATAAGATTATAAAAATGTTACTGTAATAACAGACCAAGATAGAGACGCATTTGGATTTACGTTAAACACCTTGGTAAGTTGAATTATTTTTATTAGTGTTGGACACTAGAAAGGTTTACTAAAATGTCTAAGGAAAAGTCTCCTAAGAAGGAAACAAAGAAGCCATCAAAGAAGGCGGCTACTAAGAAGGCAGCAGTTAAGACTCCAGCCAAGTAAATGGAACCAATCCCCGCCAAAATTTGGCGGGGATTATTTTTTAAAAGGAACTCAATATGAAAAAGTTTTTATTATCAATGATTGCAGTTTTAATCGCGCCCATTACATTGTTTGCAGGTGAAATTACCGTCACAGGCACTAGTGTCGTATCCATGCCAGCTACGACAGGCTATATCACAGTAGCCGTAGTCACAGAGGCAAAAACTCCAGCAGATGCACTAGCCCTAAATAAGGATGCAACGACTAACATTTTTGCACTTTTGAAGAAATTGAATATTAAAAAAGAGGAAATGCAAACTCAAGGTTTTCAATTATCCCCTAAGTTCGTTTATATTCAAAACCAAGAAGCAACCCTTACGGGGTATACAGTTAAATATACTTTGCAGATAACTGTATGCGATATAGCTAATACAGGCAAGGTATTGGATAGCATTGTTAAGGAAGGTGCCAATCGAGTTGAAGGGGTAAGATTTGGTGTTACAGATGATAAAATGCAAGAAGCTTTGACTAAAGCACGAACGGAAGCTGCTAAGAATGCCAGAGAAAAAGCTTTGTTATTCGCATCAGCTTTGAATCCTAATGCAAAATTGAAACTAAAGACACTTTCTGAGCATAGTGCAGATACAGGTAATAGAGTATATTCTAATATGGCAGACCGTAGCCCAGGTGGAAGCACCAATATTGAAGGTGGTGAAATTTCAGTAAAAGTTCAAGTTCAAACAGTTTGGGACTGTGATTAATTGAAAAAAAAGACACGGTTAATAACCGTGTCTTTTTATTTGTACTTATCTAAATAAGGTAAATGAAATTTCATACTTGGGTTGAAGCAAAAGGCTGGTTTGAAAGATTGCCACAAAAGCCATTGGACTATAATAAGTCACAAATTGACCTATTCGTAGAAGCAATGGCAGATAAGAATAAGAATTCAGCCGCTCTTTATCGCACTTTAAGCCGACAATCCTACAAAGACACTAGATATGATAAGCCAATTGCCAATAATTTGCTTCTCTACAATGACGTGAGACTAAAAAATGCTCTTGGTGCGGTCCATAATAATGTAGGAGAATCAGAGTTTAAGTTTATCACAGATGGGTCAATAAGAATAATTCATACACCAGTTATTTATGATGATTTAGACAAACACCTGCTTTTTAGCGTTATAATACACGAATTGTCCCATGCAGATCATTGGCTGAGAGACAAGAGATTCAAACCAACAAAGTTCAATTCTTTCAATTCTGAAAAATATGTTAAACATTGGACAGAAGCCAGGGCATATTCTCAACAGTTAGTGACTTTACTGCACAGAATTCCAAATAGGCAGTCCATTTTGGATGCTTTTGGTCGGTCCCCAACAATGGATACCTTTACACATGGCGGAAAAGAAATGGTCTACGCCAAACCTGCTGTGTTTTCTTGGTCGCCACTTTTACTAGATACTGCAAAAGAATTCCTTGCCCATTACCAAGGCAGAAATGAAGGCGTTTTGTCCAATATCGCCGCCCCATTAGTCACTGGCGCATCCCTTTTGATGCCACAAAGCCAAATGCCACAAAAGCCAGTAAACGTTATGCAGCAACAAGTTATGTCTCAAGCCCATGAAGCAGCCGATTTGGTAAAGCAAATTGTTGATAAAATGCTTTTCAGAAATTTCTTGATTAGGATTTGATGCTCTGATATACTAAGGACTCCTTTCCTTCGGTGGCTTATTTTAATCTCCGCGAAATAAGTTGCCTCATGACCGCCTTGGGTTATTCCAGGGCGGTCAGCTTTTATAGCTTAGTTGTACCAGGAGAGTCAGAAAGATTTTGGTAATCAACTTGACAAAGAAGAAATCGGTGGTATATTAGGGTAACGCAGTTGAGAAAAAGAATTTTTGAAAATTATCTTGCAAAAAAAAGTTTCGGCTGCGTATATTAATATGAATGGAAAGAAGAAAGCGTGATGCTCTATGGCATCGTAAGCAACACGAATCGGTAAAGATCGAGATATTTAAAACGTTAGGGTCGAAGTGTAATATCTGTGGGTTTGATGATATTCGTGCTTTATGTATCGACCACATAAATGGCGGTGGTCTTTTAGAGAGGGCTAAACCAAAAGGCCAATATTACGTTGTGATCTGTAAGAAGTTAAGAGATAGTTGTGAAGATTACCAATTACTTTGTGCAAATTGTAACTTAATTAAAAAGGTAGAGAGAAAAGAAGGACGTAAAAGGGTATACTGATACCAGGATGGAGAAGAAGAATCTCGCTTGGCTCATAACCAAGAGAACGGTGGTGCAAATCCATCTCCTGGAACTTTTAGAAGAATGCTCTCGTTGAGCATAGTTAGGATTTAAAAATGAACACTAATATCGTGAAACGCTGGTTTGGAATTAATGCTGTTAATCAACAGCCATGTGCCGCTGCGTTTACGGGTAAAACCCCCGTAGAACAGGGACATGATAATACAAAGCATCCTTGAGCGATGACGGCTCAGGGATATAACCTGAGCCATACGGAAAGAACTAAAACCTTGGCTTGGGTTAAACACCTGAACCAAGGTTTTTTGTTTGCCGAAGGAAAAACCGACTGATAGACGTAACTCCCGTAATGTTCTATGACTTTACGGATCGGTGTTTTGAAAGTTGGACGCGGGGTCTTTGAAAATTTAATGAGAGTTCATGCCTGGCATTAAGTTGTTTAGGGTGAATTCTCTTGCACGGGCGATTAGTTCACTGGTAGAATACCAGCCTGACGTGCTGAAGAAAAGGGTTCGATTCCCTTATTGCCCACTATATCAGGGATTAGCGCAGTTTGGCTAGCGCGCCTGCCTTGGACGCAGGAGGCCAAAGGTTCAAATCCTTTATCCCTGACTTTATTGAGGGTTCGTCTAATGGTAGGACGAGAGGCTTTGAACCTCTCTGTGGGCGTTCGACTCGCTCACCCTCAGCTATGGAAGAAAAACAATATTTATCTAATAGAGATAAAGTGCTTTCCCCAAGATTGGGAAAAGGATGGTGTATTTGCGATAGGGTTTACATAGGAAACTATGAAAAATGTCCTATATGCAAACGAAGAAACGGTAGAAGAAGATTAAAGAGGTAACGGGCAATGGGCTAACGGTAAGCCGCCTACGTCGGAAGTAGGACAACATTTCGGTTCGAATCCGAATTGCCCGACTATAAAAGCCTGGATAAATCGAGGGCAAGGTGAACTGTCATGAGACATTACTCCTAAATGGTCCAGGTGATTCCAAAAGAATCCCCATACCCCGATAGCTTAGTTGTACCAAGAACGTTTTCTGGCTGTGGGCTAATGGTAAGCCTCCTGCGTTGGAAGCAGGACATCATCTCAGTTCGACTCTGAGTAGCCAGACTGATTTATTGCGGTGGTTTCAGTGCTGGTACTGATCTCTGCCTTTGAAGCAGATGTACGCTGGTTCAATTCCAGCCGCCGCAGCTAGTAAGTGTCGTAGTGTATCGGACAGCACACTCCCGTCCTGGGAGTAGAACCGTTCAATTCGGTAGCACTTACTTCCTATCGGGGGCAGTCTATGGGTAGCCGTTGGCCTTTGCAAGGCTGACTATGGGGATCGTAACCCCATGCCTCCACTGTATCGGCCATTGTTGAAATGGTATCATGCTTCTTTTACACGGAAGAATCGGGGGTCCGATTCCCTCATGGCCGACTGTTAGCGACCTATGTTGTAGTGGCTCTGCAAGACTGTCTGATAAGCAGTAAGTCCAGGTTCGATTCCTGGTGGGTCGATTGTTATTTATGCGGGTATGACCGATTGGTTAGGTGCTAATCTTCCAAATTAGTTGAAGTGAGTTCGATTCTCACTACCCGTACTGTAAATTTTCTTTTAATCTTATGGAAAGATTAAAAGAAAATGACTATATCATGGTATGAAAACAAAAACATGTAATAATTGTCATTCAGAAAAACCATTATCAGAGTTTAATAGTAAAAAAAATAGTAAAGATGGACTTCAGCCGTGGTGTAGGGAATGTAATAAACAAAGATCACGACAGTATTATGCAGATAACAGAGAATCCCATAAAAAAACTATTTTAAAAAGAAAGCATGAAAATTACAGGAAGATAAGAGATAGGATTTTAGAATTTAAAAAGAGTAATCCTTGTCTTGTTTGTGGGGAAAAAGAGCCGATTTGTTTAGATTTTCATCATGTGGAAAAGAAAAAAGTAAGAATTGCTGCGATTGCTTCAACGAATTGCAGTTTAGATACGGTGGAAAAAGAAATTAAAAAGTGTGTAATTCTTTGCTCTAATTGTCATCGTAAATTACATGCTGGAATAATTGCCCTCGAAGCATTAATGGTGATGTAGCGGTCTTTTAAACCGCACAACAGAGTTCGATTCTCTGCGGGGGTACTGAATTTTGGGCGTGTCGTCTAACGGGAAGACGGTTGGTTTGCACCCAGCAAATGAGGGTTCAATTCCCTTCACGGTCCACTGTTTTATGGCTCCGAAACCTTTAGTTGGATGAGGTCCAGTCTTTTAAACTGGTTAAGAGGGTTCGATTCCCTACGGAGCTACTTTTGCCGTTCTAACATAGTGGACTATGTGCTTGTGTGAAGAACAAGAAATTTGGGTTCAATTCCCAGGAACGGCACTTCACTACTATATTATAATTGGTTATACTTTTAAGGATTAAACATGATAAGTGCAAACGATTTGAATGAATTACGAAGGCTAGTAACGAATTCCTATGACGGTGATAAGGGCATTATTAGCAGAGTATTAAGAGGTATCACTGACTTAACAAACGAGAACGCTCGTTTAAAGGCAGAGATTCAAAAGCTTAAGGCTAAGTAAGCAGCTTTGGTGAAGTTGGTACTCACGTTTGTCTGAAGAACAAAAGAACTCGGTTCGATTCTGAGAGGCTGCACTAAGGAGAGCCTTACTCCAATTGAGAAAGAAATTTCTAGGGACGGTCAATCCCGATGATGAAAAAGTATTTCAACGAGGTGACTCAAGGCTGAGAGGGTGACACCTCTTATTTATTCCCTTGTCTTTCAATGTGTAGGAAGACTGGCTGTTAACCAGTTAATCTAGGTTCGAGTCCTAGCGAGGGAGTTAGAATTGTGGAGTCGTACAACGGTAGTACGCGAAGCTGTTAACTTCGTTATGGGGGTTCGATTCCCTCCTCCACAGCTTTTATGGTGTACGTCGTCTAATGGTAGGACGCCAGACTGTGAATCTGATAATGGCGGTTCGATTCCGCTCGCACACCCTTACATTAGCCTCGTTAGACTTCTGGGAAGTCACCACGCTTTCAACGTGGAACAAGATGGGATCGAAACCCATACGAGGTACTTATGAAAGTATGTTCTAGATGTGGTTTGGGAAAAAATATATTGTGTTTTTCCAAAAATGCTGGTAAAGTCGATGGACTTAACGTCTGGTGTAAAGAATGTTGTAAAGTTTACCGAGATGATTATTATATCCTACATAAAGATTATGAAATAGAGAGAAAAAATCTTCGCAAAGCAAGTAATAAAAAATGGTTCGAAGACTACCGATCTAAACTTTGTTGTGAGATTTGTGAGGAAAGCCATCCTGCTACACTTGATTTTCATCACAAAAACGTAATAGAAAAAGATTTTAATGTGAGCATACTTGTCAGTGAAGGTTATGGAATTAAGAGGATTCTTGAAGAGATTGCTAAATGTAGGGTGTTATGTTCTAACTGTCATAGAAAACTTCATTGGGAAGAAAGGAGAGAGTATAATGACACATATGACTCCAGAGCAAGCGGCGGAATTTTGGAAACAAATGGACGCTGAAATTTGAAAAAGAGAACGTTTTTCTTAATTCTCGCGGCTGGATTCAATGTCTGGGAACATTTGTAGATCATAACGGGAAAGAATATGTGTCAGAAGCATGGGCACATCCTATTACGCTTAAAAAGTATAGTACAGGTGCTTTTGTTGTCGCAACAGAAGATTATCTTCGTGAAAAAGGTTGGAAAAGTATTCTCGAAGTTGAGCGTGCTGGGGAAAAGAAGTGGAACAAGATTTATAAGATGGGAAGGTGTCAAAGCCCTGTAACAAAAAGGATTTATTGCTATCTTGAAGCAGAATGGTATGCAATTGAACGTAATTTCGATGAAAGTGATTATCCTTTTGGAATGTCCCAACATACTATTGAACTAAACAAACTTATCAAGGATTTTAAAAAGGATGAATATTTCATCTGGTTTCATCGGAGTTCAGAAGGACAGCATGTAGGAGTATACGGAGAAACTTATATTACTGAATTTTGGACTCAAGATGAAATCAAAACGTATAAAATAGACGAGGCAGCAAAAATTTCAAAGGTAATGATTGAAGCATTAGTATCTCCTGATAGGGCCAGATGCGCTTTGAATTGGTCTCAAGATGATGTTGAAAAGGCAATAGAACGTGCTAGTATCGTATAGTCGGTGTCAACATGAATAGAAGTGAATTGTGATGCTTTGACTGATACATACAAATCTAAAAATTTGGGCAATGGAAGGGCTAAAAGAAGAGAGAGATATCGCACAGGTAAAAGTTATTAATGCCGCTTAAGCAAAATGGTATGCGCCTGTTTTGTAAGCAGGAAAATAAGTGAGTTCGATTCTCACAGGCGGCTCTGTTCTTTAGCTTAGTTGTACCAATGGGAACGTTATGACACAGTGGGAACGTTATGACACAGAACGAAATGTTAGACCGAATTGTGGAGATTTATGAAAATAATCCTTCTCCACTCCCTGAAGAACTACTCCCTGAATGGCGAAAGCTTAATGATGATTTGAGGGAACTAGATGAAGAAAAATGTTATGGTCTTGGGTTCTATCATAAAGGGTATACGATAAATTTACATGGCAGTAAGATATTTTTAAATAAAATGTCGAAAGAACAGTATTGTGATATGTTGGATATGTTTCGTGGCAAGATAACGGTTAAGGAGTTTAATAAGAAGTGGTAAGAATGCCTCCGTGATCGTAATGGTAACGAATCAGACTCTTAATCTGAGAATCCGAGTTCAACTCTCGGCGGGGGTACTAGTATGCCCTTAACTATGAAAAAGTGTAATAAATGTGGTCTAGAAAAAACAGAATTTCATAAAAATACATCTTACTGTAAAGAGTGTAATATTGTTAGAGTTAAAGAGTGGGCAATACTTAATAAAGAAAAAATAACTAAAAACAGCGGTATCTATATAAAAGCTAAGCACTTTTTATTAAAGGCTATACTAGATGATATTAAACATGAGAATGGGTGTAGTTTTTGTGGAGAGAATGATGCGTGCTGTTTAGATTTTCATCATATTGCTAATAAATCTGATAATGTTTCTAAACTTCAACGAGATAAGAATGTTAAAAAGATTTGTGAAGAGTTGAATAAGTGTATCATAGTATGCGCAAACTGTCATCGAAAATTACACGATGGGAAAATAAATATTGGCGTTAGAAAGCTATTTGACATTAGTTTAGAAGAATTTATTACTAGAGTAAGTAACAGAGCAGCAGAATTTCTTCCCGATGAAAAACGGGTTAGAAAATGGTTAATTGCTCCTAAAGCTGTAGCGGCACAAGCACCTGTCTCTTAAACAGGGGTCGTAATGACATTCCGAGTTCAAGTCTCGGTAGGGGCACTGTGGGTGAAGCCAAACGGTGCGGCATCTGTGTGTGAATCAGAATATAATGGGTTCAACTCCCATCATCCACCCTTAATCGTCGATTTCTTCTATGGTATGTTGCTCTGTGCGATTAGCATCATTGGCGGCTTTAGCAGCAAGTTCATGATATCTTTTTTTAAGTTTTTCGATTTCTTCTTCAGTGAGGTTTTCGATATGGAGCAAACGGTTACTAGCTCCTTTATGGGATACAAGTAATTCGTCTAACTTTAAATGAAGTGCTATTTGCTCTTTATTTTGAGTTCTTTGAATAAGGAAGACCATTAAGAAGGTAATGATGGTGGTAAGGGTATTGATGAATAGGCTGTGAGAATCGCTCCAGTTGAAAAATGGACCTGAGCATAACCAGATAAGCACAATGAAAATGGCCATAATGAAGGCTGATGTACTGCCAGCCCAATTGGTTATCTTTTTGGCCATCAGTTCAAATTTGCTTATTCGCACGGTTTATATATGGTTAATAATTTTTAAACGGGGAAGAAGCTCAGTTGGGAGAGCAACCGCCTGTCGAGCGGAAGGGTGCGGGTTCGACTCCCGTGTTCCTCGCCTTATTTTTTGCGGTGTCATCTAATGGCAAGATACGGGTCTCAAGGGTCAAACAGCCCATAAATGAAGCCTGAAATGTAGGTTCGACTCCTACCGCCGTAATTATAGACCGTAAGTATTGGTGTAAAAGAGCAGATTAAGTCTTCTCACGAAGCGTATAAGTCTCTTTAGCACAGCGGTCGCGTTTAGGATTGTGGGCCAGCCTGGAGTGGCCGTCTCCCTGTCACGGAGAAGATCGAGGGTTCAAATCCCTTCAATCCTGCTGAAATAAGTTGAACCTTACTCTATATATGGTATGCCATATAAAGATAAGGTTAAGCAGAAAGAATTTTCAAAACGTCATTATTTGTTGAATAAGGAAGTTTATCAACAATCCAGAAAACAAAATCGTAATAATCGCCATATTTGGTTCAATGGAGTAAAATCACAACTAAAATGTTGTCAATGTGGAGAAAACGATTATCGCTGTTTAGATTTTCACCATAGGGAATTTGAGGAAAAAGTATTTGGAATTTCTGAAGGTGTAAAATCAGGTTATAGTGAAGAGAAAATTATAAAAGAAATTTCTAAATGTGATGTGTTATGTGCTAATTGTCATAGGAAAAAACATGCAAGCGTAAGATTGCCTGCTGACGGGTACCACAGGGAACGAGTTGGCAAAAACATAAAATGGCTAAGAGAATTTAAAAGAAAATTAAGTTGTGTTGATTGCGGCATAAAAGATGAATTTGTTCTAGATTTTCATCATCTTCGAGATAAAGATGATACTATTTGTAGATTAGCGGGAAATGGTTGTTCCGTCGAACGACTCTTAGAAGAAATTGCTAAATGCGAGGTTATATGTGCTAATTGCCATAGAAAGCGACATAATGGTAATGTATGGTCTGAAGATTCAGTGAAAAATTAGGAGCAGATTTAAAAATACTTTAAGGGGGAACAATGAAACTGCCAGAACCAACCATAGCAGATTTGAGACGTGCTAAGGAATTTATTGGTGAAGAAAGTTTGCTGCTTGCTCAGTGGGCTGCGGAGGAACGCAGGCGAATTCTTTCAATTTTAAGGGGCGTTAATTTAACTGGTGGTCCTTCTGGTTGGGAAATAGCCGATTATTTGAAAGAAGAAACTGATAATGAGATATAGTAAGGAAAAAAAAGTTATTACTTATTACGATAAATTAATTAGGGGCGACCAATTCATTGGAAATCCCCAAGGTGGTTGGATATTTGTAAAAACTGATATTAAAGGTATTGCGGTTAGGCTTGCTGATGGCGGAACTGTTCAGTGGGAAGACAATGCAGAAGTGCATAAAGTGCAGTCTGCTTCCTAATTGAGATATAGGTATTAAAACTATATACCTATATGCCAATGTATCCTTGTCTTTGTGTCCCTTATAATCCAGGTACTCCTGTCCCATGTTCGATGCCTGGAACAGGTGATGCTGGTGGAATTTTGGAATTACAGTTGCTTAATGTTCAAATGGGGATGATGGGAGTTTTTGACGGTGGTTGTGGACTGTTTTTCTACACACATGTACTAGCCTATAATGTAAGTTTTGGCCCGTCAGGGGCTTATCAGATGCAGGTTTTTGATAAGTTCCAGGGCGTGTGGAATTTAGTAATGTTTAGTGGAGTTTTATACCAAACTACAGATGCATTAAATGCCTACGGGCCTTTTTTACCACTTGACCAAATTACTTTGTTTTGGAATAATGTAAAGTTACCACCTACTAATCCAAATGGTGGATTTTTATTGAATCCAGTGTGATTTATGGCAAAGAAAAAAGAAGAATATAAGTTTGCAAAACTTGACACAATTCACAATGTTTACGAAATGACTGAAATCCCAGAAGGCGCAACTCATGTTGAATCAGAAACGGATTACAGTAATTGCTATTACGAGAGCGATAGCCCAAGTATCAAGTTAACTTTTTACAAGAAAGAAAAAGCATGAGAAAGATAGCTGCGATTCTTGAATTAAATGCTCAAGAACTCAAGTATTTGCTTCACGGTCTTAAACAGTTAGATATGCATTACAATGCTGGTTCCAGAGATTTTAATCGTGAAGAAATGCATGAGAAACTTCAACAGAAACTTGAAAAGGCTTCTGTTGATTTGAAATAGCTCTACTGTTGGTGGGTACAACGGGTGGCCTCCAAAACCACTGCTTGCGGGTTCGATTCCTGCTAGGGCTGCTTATAGAAAGGTGATTAAATGACAATTTCAATAGACATTGGTAAGTTTGAGGCCGAGATTGAATATATAAGTGCAATCGGTAAACGCAGCCGCAAGGTGGAATTAGAAGTTATGTGGCATAGTTGTTGGGTGTATCAAGTAACCTACTATAGGCCAAGAGATGCTGAAGATCATGTTGTAGTCGTAACTAAAGACTGGTATCCACCCAACATCAATATTAGTTTCACTCCAGAACAATTTGATAAGGTAGTAGAATTATATCCTTTGGCTCCCAAAAATGAGAGAGATCAATGTTATAAGCCATTTTATGAAGATTATGATTTGAGTAGGGGCATGTTTGATTTTGGGGATGATGTTCTATTTCAAGCGTTCAAAAGCCCACAACCGACCGATGATGAAAGAGTATATTTAGTGCGACATTGTTTTTCTTATGGCACACCTACACCTGATACAGCTGTTCTTGGCTTACATGTTGATGATCTAAAAAAATTGAAAGAATTGCTTGATAGTAAGAAAAATGAAATTTTTTATTCTGGATGTAAAATATCTTGGCCATCTAAAATATTAGGTGATCTTTAATTCCTCAGTAGCTCAATAGGTAGAGCGCAAAGCTGTTAACTTTGATGTTCCTCGTTCGAGTCGAGGCTGAGGAGCTTATGAATCTTACATGGTTTGGTAAAATGGGCATGGTGTTTATGATAGCATCTTGTATGCTAGGTGTTGTGTCGATGGCAACTAGGTCAGTAACCATGTTATGGTGTTCTGCCGCATTTAGCGTCATTGCTGGCGTATTAATGACATTTGAAGCAACTAAACACAAGAGATAAAATTATGAACTTAATATTTATGTTAACTTTGTGTTGCGGTGAAATCCCTACTGCCGAAGATACTAATCTTCAAACTAAAAAGGCGATTGTCGAGATTCAGAGAAAAGCAGAAAAGGATTTTGAATCTTATATTGAGTTGAATATAAGGGACGCAGTAAGGAAAGGGAAATATACCACATCTTTGATTATTCAGGAAGATTTTAATGTTCTTCCTTATGTGAAGGCTGTATTAATGCCAAAGTTAGAAAAACTTGGGTATAAAGTTGAATTAAAGATTCCTCCGAAAGATTCGATTGGTAATCCAACTTTGTATATCAGGTGGGAGTAGTTTATTTTTCTGCGAATGGTGGACGGGCAGTACCAGGGAAATCTTGATTTAACGTTCCAAGTGGTTGTGGTTTCTTGATTTGATATTGGGCTGTTTGGCCCTTTTTGATAGGGATCATTAAATTAGGATTGATTGGGACTTGCATAGGATTTGGGCCGTTTGGAGTCACCATTTGTTGTGGGCCAGGTTCTAAGCCTTCAAGCCATTGTCTGAAGTTCATTGAGGTAATCCTGTTCTTAACTTTTTAGCGCCTGCTGGTTTGTAAATTCCAGTGCCAACGTATTGTGTTGTATCTGGTTGCATTGGTGGAGAGCTAAAATATTGGTTAGTATTGCCGACTGTTTGTGGTGTTAGTGTCATTGTTGGGGAATACCCTAATGACCTACCGAATTCAACTGTTTTTCTGCTAATTGGGTCTTTTTGTAATACACCCATTACGTAATTCCTGGCGAGTGTTCTTCCTGCTTGTCGTCTATCGCCTATTTTGGCTTTAGAAGCTATTTTTCGCATTGTTCCTTGAATAATTTCTTGTCTGTTAGTAGGGTTGCTTAGGTAGTCGGCGGCGTAGTGTAACCAGGAAAAAGGTGGTGGGCCTTGTTGAGAATCTGGTCCCCTTCTCATGGTTCGTGTAGGTTCGGTACTCATTTTAACGATGGCATTGTATGCAGCTTCTGCATCCTCGGCTGTTTCCGCTTTCGAGTTACCTCTTGTATAGACGCCTAAATTTATACCTTGTGCTTCACGAATTTCAATCCATTCTTTAAACATATGGTATTTATATAAAATTTTTGATTTTTGTTGAATAATTTAGCCCTCATAGTACAATGGCAGTATAACTGAGTCCGATTCTCAGTGAGGGCTTTGGATAATGGAAGAATTATATTTCTGTATGCACTTGACGGAAAATGAGCATTACATAGCTGAATGGGATTTTCAAGAAAAATGTGAAGTATTGGGACTGACTATCGTTTATTACAGGAAGTTGAAGGAAGGTCATGTGCCGATGTATCGTGAGATTAAGGTGAAGGGTGAACGGCTCGCTATAAATCAATTTAAGAAATTCTTGAAAGAGAAATTTTATACAGAGCAAATTGAGAGAAACCCGCACAAAGTTTAGCCTTTTTTTGGAGAATAATTATGTTTACAGAGAAAGAAATCCAGACGATTAAACTTGCTTTAAAGGCATTTAAATTGCAGATGTGTTTTGATTCAAGAAGCACTACTAAGGATTTTAATCCAGTCCTTTTAGATGAGTTAACTTCTCAAATGGAAAATTTTTATAAGACTTTATTGGGAAAAGTCGATAACCTTTTGCCACTATAGTATAATGGCATTACGTCTGTTTCGTAATCAGAAATTGAGGGTTCGATTCCTTCTAGTGGCTCTGTGGAATTAGTGTAAATGGACAGCACGTAGGAGAAAGCAACAGTAAAGCCTTTTTAGGTGAAAATGATGCTCATCCCTGAAGTGACGGTTCGAATCCGTTATTACACCTGACTATAGCTTAGTTGTACCAATGGTGGTGTTCCGATTTTTCAATAAAAAAGGAGGCTTCACATGCGGTTCTCATTGGCTATGGTATTTTTGCTTTTTGTGTCCCCGTGTTTCGCTGATAATTTTCTTTCTGTTCTAAAGAAAGATCAGAAAATCGTCTTGAGGGAAGGTCCACAGGGCTATCAAATTGTCATTTACAAGAATTTCGGCGTTGAGCCTGCGTCATTTAAGGTTATTGAGGTTGGTACAGACTATATTGTGGTTGAAGATGCGGTTGGTTTGAACGAAATTCGTATTCCGATTTACTCAATTAAGTCGATTACAACGACTAAACTTCCAAAGGTTAAAGAATGAAGTTTGACAGTGAAGGTAAATTGGAGTATGGTCCAGGTCGTAGAGCGGTGGTCTGGGTGGATCAAGGGATTTCGGATTTTTACCGAAAGTTAGTTCCTAAGTATTATTATGCTCAGCCACAGATGTATCCAGCCCACATTACGGTTGTGAGATTACGTTTAGAAGATGCAAAAAATCTAGATGTGTGGAATAAATACAATTTGGAAGCAATTCCATTTGTGTATGACAGTGAAGTGTATTTTGATGGAACTTACTTCTATTTGAATGTCCAAAGTGATAGGATAGGTGACATTCGTGAAGAGTTAGGGTTGCCTAGATTCCGTTTTGGGGATTTAGGGGCTGCGAAGCAATGTTATCATATTTCTATTGGGAATGTTAAAAATGGTTAATTTGTGTTTGTTTTTGTTTGCGGCATTACTTGCCTATTTTAGGTTTCATATGTCATCACATCCAGTGAGCATAGATGGAAGTTATGAAGCAATAGCGCACTTGTTTGTTGGTGGGTTGCTTGGAGCATGGTTGGTGTCGCGTAAATATTTTTATTTAGTTTTGGTGGTAGCTTTATCTGGTTTTGAGTTATTTTCGTTTTTAAGTAGGTGAGGAGATTTGGATGGTCAGTAATGCTTTTCGCAAGATGATGGGTGATCGTCATCAGAATTCTGATGGTTTCACTTACGTCTATGGGGCCATTAAGGATGGTTCCACTGCCCGTCCCGCAACTGCTTCCACCAAGAAGTCGATTCGTAGCGACAAGAGGAAGGTCAGAAATCAGGAACTTAGGCAGATTGAGAAGGATTCATATGAGAGACGGTAAGGCAAAAATTGAGCAAGCTGACGGCTCATCTGGTAATTGGCATCGTTCCCTTAAAAAGAGGAAGTTGAGAAGTGAGCGCCGTCGAGCCAAAAGGAATCCAGAATGTCAGACCGCGTATCGTAGATACAGTGGTTACGAATTGTAAGATTGGCCCGTTAAGATTTATATTATTTGTCCTCTGAGTGTGATAGATAGCACGACAGTCTACGAAGCTGTAGGAAATAGAGCGTAACTATTAGAGGATATTTGAATAAAATAATATGAACCTCTACTATATTATAGTAGAGGTTCATATTATGAAATACAATTTAGAACATATACAGAAACATTATGATGAAGGTTTGTCGTGGATTGAAGTTGCATCTAATTTAAAAATTAGTGAAGGCAGTTTAAGATATATGAGGAAAAAAGGATTCTTGAAAAGCAGGGATGCTAAAACAAAAATGAAATTTGCGGCTAAAAAGATATCTAGTGCTATGAAAGTGGCTCATGATGAAGGTAGGCACCCTGGCTGGTTATCAGTAAACTTGAATAAGGAAAATAGAACCTACCCAGAACAGTTTTTTATTAATGCTATTGGTAATTTTAGATATTTAGATAACTATACCATATTGGAGAAAGTTGCTTTTCATCAATATGTTTTTGATTTTGTGATAGTAGAAGAAAAAATTGATATAGAGATAGACGGTGAACACCACCTTCATGATTTTAATACAGTTGAAAAAGATGTAAAAAGAGACAAGAAAGCAATTGCTAATGGATGGAAGGTTTTTAGGATATCATGGGATGAATTGCGTTTGAATACTTCTAAGGTTATGGATGAATTAATTAACTTCATAAAATTAAATAAAAGTGATAATGAATCTGTGATTCAAGTTATTACGCTTGAACCTACAGATAATCCAAGAAGTTTCCGTGCGGCTAAATTTAAGATTAGTTGTCATCCACCTAAGCCAAAAAGACAAGTTGGGGAATATAGGCCAAAATTTAAATTAAGAAAAGTGGTGAGACCACCAAAAGAAGAGTTAGAAAAATTAGTTTGGCAAATTCCATCATTGCATCTGTCTAGTAAGTTCGGAGTTAGTGATAGAACAATTGGAAAGTGGTGTAAATGGTATGATATTACTAAGCCACCTAGAGGTTATTGGATGAAGAACGCTTGAATACATACAAGAAGAGGTTTATGAAAAATTATTGGTTAGATAAGAAAAAGGGCGGATTTCCACAAGACGATGAATTTTCGAAAGTGGCGGGTTGTTGTGGTGATTTTGCTTGTAATTGCTCTGCTAATTTAGATATATTTTATGGGTCTCAGTTTGTTCAAAATGAAGAGATTTATGGCCGAGCGATAGAACGAAACGAAAGTAAGGCTATTTGGAAAACTGAATTTACTCCTATATTAAGAGGCACAATGTTCGGTAAGGTCTATATGAATGGTGCCGAAATTTATGATTTTAGTTTTTGTTTTTCGGGCAGTGTTGTTTTGAAACAAGTTAATGATAGTGAGATGAAGATTTTGCGTATAAATTTAAAGGAAGCAACTGGAGAAATTGAAACTTGGTGGGATAAGTTGCCTATATTAGACACCATAATTAAGGTAAATTACGAATTTATTAGATGAATTAGGAGACTATGAAAAATTATTGGTTGGATAAAAGGTCTGATTTGCCAGGGTGGAAAGATGGTAAAATAGTTGACATGGATTTGTGGAAGGGCAAATGCTCTAAGTGTGGTGAGTATGAGTGGCCGTTTAACGATGAAAATATCATGATGCAAGGCGACCCTATGTGTGCATGTTACAGTGGTTATTGCAATTTAGATATTTTTTATCCTAGTAGGTTTATCCAGAATGAAACATTGGATGTTCGGAGTGATAATGGTTATATAACCACTTATCAGGTAATGCATACGCCTATTTTACCTGGAACAATGAGCGGTTATATTTGCTTAGAAGAACAATGTCCGCCACTTAATGGTTGGAGTTTCACAGTAAATTCGGAAGGTAAGTTTGAAGTGAAGCGATATGGTGAATGGGCGAAGAATTCTTTATCTGGCGATGACGACGTATTGACTTTGCAAAAATTAGCAGAAAGTGATGAACCACTAATTAGTTATTATGATGAAATTCATTATTGGGAAACAAAGTTAAATTGTGTGACAGGTATATTAGAACTTCATCATCATACTGTTGGACCTACACCAAAAATAGTTGCATCCTACGAATATGATAAGTGTGAGGTTTAGATAAGGAGTATTAACATGAACTGCTCAGAATGCAAGAGATCATGTGATGAATTGCACGATTGCGATTGTGGAGAATACTCTGGCAAGTGCAATGAATGTTGGCAGAAAGTTCCTTCTAAGCATAGAGAAGAAGTCTGTGTTGTAGATTGGCTGGAAGATGATGCGGCTGTGATGTAGTGGTAGCCTGCTTGCTTGCCGAGCAAGATGTTCGGGTCCGATTCCCGATAGCCGCTCTTATGAATACAATAGAAGAAGCTTGTGATAAGATAAGAGAGTACTTAACTCAATGGTATATTGAGCATAAGAGTGCCATCGTCAAAACTTGTACCCCTTATGCTCAATATTTAAACGGTAGTTATTTGTATGACGCCAAACAAAAGTTTATTGAATTGAATCCAAAATATAAGAAATTTGATTTTTATATTCATACTGGCTTTGATGTAGATGGCGATACTTGGCAACCTGGGTGTTTAGATGGTTGTTGCCAAACTCGGGCAAAAGTGCGTGGAATATATGTAGTGCCTATAGATTGGAAGCAGGCCAGAAATCTAGCTCTTAAAAAATCAAGAACACTCGCAATGATATCGAGATTTAAGTTTATGTCAAAATGGGTAGGACAATGAAAGATGAATTAACTTTAGAAGAATTCAAGCATATGAACGAAGAAGCCAAAGCGTTGAGAATACAATGGATGACTGAGTATCATCTAACTGAAGAGGAAATGGCGGAAAGTTTGATATATGATCCTCCAAGTGATGTGCAGAAGGAACAAGAAGAATTGGATGCAGTTAGGCACTGTGCTACCATCGACTTTTCTTGGCTTAAAGATTTGCATAAAGAGATATATAAGGAAAACGGACTCCCTGAAGACACAACTGGCAGGATAATTTGCATAGCTTGTAGAAAGCTTGTTTGGTTTGACGAAAAAGGTCTCGCTTATTGTAATTGTCATGCCGAAGGAATAGAACTTTTATGACATACGTAAATCTAATAGTTAATGTTGGTTGTTTGAGCGAAGATGAGTGTGAGGTCATTGAAGCTGAGATTAGTGAGTTATTGGAAAGACATAAGATGAAATTGCATTCAACTCGTTCGGCACCTCAGCAAAGTTGGATAGATGAGGAATTGCAGTTTTATCCCGAAGATATGTAATGGCCCGTTCGACTTCTAGAGAGGTCGCTTGATTCTCAATCAAGCTAGATGGGAGCGTAACCCATACGGGTCACTAACGAGTAGGATCGACATAGGCCGTCTGACAAACACTTGCACAGTCTAGTCGGACCTTTCCTTAACTGATCTAAAGAGTTTATTTTGGTGCAACGGGATAAACTTCTGCTCGTTTATGCCGCATTAGTTTAGAAGTTAGAACATAGGACTTTCAATCCTAAGAAGAGGGAGCATTACCCTCATGCGGTACTAATGTATATTGAAGAATGGCATAAATGCTGGTGCAGTTGTGAAGCCGTGAATTGGGTATGTTCAGGTAATCTAGAAGATTACACTGTGCCCGATGTTCACGGCTTTAAGTGTTTTAAGTGTGGTGAAACTAATAAGTTTGACCTTGATTTGTTTGAAGAAGATGAGTTATACATTGTGGATGGCTTAGAAAGTCCTAACTAATATGGAACGAGTAGAATTTGTAATTATTGAAACTGACGGATTTCATGAAACTTTGGCGTGTCCAAAATGCGGCAATATTTTTGAAATTGACGTTCACACAGAGTTGAACCTTGTATTTGATAAGGAATACATGGGTCTAGTGAGTAAATGTCCTGATTGTGGGGCTTTACAAAAGGGCGATGAGGAGTTAGTATGATTTTCAAGGGTAAAGTTTGGAAATATCAACTTTTCAAAGAGGTTAGTATATGACTGAGAATGAATTCATGCGTGGAAAACTCTTGGATTATTATTCCACACTTAATGTGGAAGGTGTCATAACAGAGTTGGAAATGGAAAGTGAAATGGATAATATTTCACTCAATATGTCTGAGTTAGAAGTTAAGAGGAAGTACAAACGCTTAAAAGGGTTGGGCATTTCATGAAAAAGTTACTCATTGTACTAGTTTTGTTATTAAGTCCAGCTTTATTTGCCGCTGATAAAGTTGAAAAACGAACTATCGAAATCTACATGCAGAAAAAGAATTTTGATGATAACACAATTGGCTTTTATATGTGGGTGAACGATGCTGATTTTATCATTAGAAATAGTGCCCCGAATGTTGATGTTGGGTATAGTTTTTCTGGGGGCATTTACTTGGAGAGTGACCGTCTAAGAACTGCTATGTTTTTCATCCACAATTGGAATGAGAAAAGTAGTAATTATTGCACCGTAATCGAATTTGGCGGAATACGTCCTGATGATATTCATATCTATCTCCCCGAGGGAGCAACGGCAAAAGTATACGCTAGTAGTTTAGATAGAATATATAAGAAGAAAGAATAAAGCATACATATTGCATGTTCAATGAATGGCTCTGTCTAAAAGAAGCAGCAAATCGTGGACTTTACCAGCAGTTGTTAGCAATGCGTCCACTAATGGCTCAAGCTGCTCAGAAGATTTATAATGAATGGAATCAGGAAGATGAATGCGACGTAGGTGGTATTTGTGACGAAATTGAACGAGCGGTTGCCACTGTAATCTCTATGCGAGTCAGGAATGCCAATACCACAGAAGGTGGCCAAGATGGTGACGATCATGCTTGGACAATTGTTTATAATCGCAGTGAATCATATGGGGTAGACATACCGCCGCATGTATATGAAACTGGTGGTGGTTATTGCTGGAAAAAGGTTCCAGGTGTAGTTATTCAGGCTAATGATGTTGTGGTATGGGATTTAGGAATTCATCCAAGCGAGTTTCAGGAACGGTAGCTTTACAACGTCTTGGTTTCGTGCTATACTAATCATGGAGGAACCAATGAAACTACCTACGCTTTATTCACGTCGTTCTGATGGCAAAGTCCAAATCTGGGAAAAAGAAATTGTAGACAATAAATACCGTACACATTCAGGCATTAAAGACGGTGAAATCGTCACTGCTGAGTGGACAGTGTGTGTAGAAAAGAACTTAGGCAAGACAAATTACATTGACGCCAAACATCAGGCAGTCACGGAAGCCAAGGCCGAATGGCAGAAGAAAAAAGATAAAGGTTATAAGGAAGATATCAAGGATATTGATAATTCCACTTTTTTTGAGCCGATGCTTGCCAAGGTTTGGCAGGATTATAAGGATGAGGCAATTTATCCTGCCTATGTCCAGCCTAAGTTAGACGGAATGCGTCTTATTGCAAATAAAGAAGGTCTGTGGACAAGGAACGGCAAAGAGTATAAGTCTATTCCGCACATCTATGAAGCTCTGAAGCCTTTATTTAAATTCAACCCTAAATACATTTTTGACGGGGAGGTTTACGCGGATAAATTCGCGCACGATTTCAACAAAATCTGTTCGCTGGCTAAAAAGACTAAACCAACGGATGAAGACATTGCAGAGTCTGAGAAAAGTATTGAATATCATGTTTACGATTTCCCGTATTGGGATGATGTATTCAGTGCCCGTCATGCTGAGTTGCTTAAAGTCGCTAAGCATTTCAAGAACAAGAAATTAAAGATTGTTGAGACGCATGAAGTTGCGTCTAGTAAAGAAATTGATACTCACTATGAGAAGTTTGTTCAGGACGGTTATGAGGGTTTAATGGTTCGCATGGATGCAAAGTATGAGAATAAGCGAACTAAGGTTCTGCTTAAGTATAAGGAATTTAAGGATGATGAGTATGAAATTTTGGATGTAGTGGAAGGTGTAGGCAATAAGAGTGGTGGTGCAGGGGCACTTGTTTGTAAGAACAAGGACAACAGCACGTTCCATTCTAACATTAAGGGCAATCGTGAGTTCTGTAAGGCCATGTTAATCAATAAGAATGATTACATTGGCAAGATGGCGACTATTCAATTCTTTAATTTGACGGTGGATGGTGTGCCTCGATTCCCTTATTTCTTGAGGGTTCGTGATGAATAGTTTTGATGTAGAAGTTATAATTCATTCTAGGAAAAAGTCATGGACATGGACATAGATAAATTTCAAACCAGAGCGGAATTTATTGATTCTGAAGATGGGGATTTTGAGGTAATGCACGCTAAGGAATGTTCAAAATGAACGAGTTTGATTACGTGGAAAGTCTTGAATTTTCCGCTAGGATTAATGTATGCAGCGGTTTTAAATGTGTGGTGAATAGTTTTCGGGATGATGAGATTATTCAGAAGTTAATTGCTGGGATGAGTGATTGGCGTAATCAGTTATCAGTTTTTGAGCGAGTGCAGTTAGTGTTGTTGAAAGATTCTGGAGGCGATGAATACGAACATCAGCATGACACAGCTATGGCGGCATATCTCTATGTACTTGGCCAGTGTAACATGGCTTTAGCTACATTGTGTTGTAATTTGGTGTTGGATATTGACCGTATATTTTGGGCACGCAAAATGGCGTGGGAATTAAAGTATGGACTGGCTTAAATTTGAAATCTTTGTCCGAGTCCTAATTTTTTATAGTATATTCAGCTTTTATGCCGAAGTTGATTTTGCTCAAGAAAACACAAGTAGCGGTTTTTGGTTATGGAGTGAGCGAATAGTCGCAATTCTATTTACTATTGAATATTTCTTAAGATGGAGTTGGTCAAAACATGGTTGGAAGTGGCCATTCACTTTTTATGCTGTTGTAGATTTACTTGCAATTCTTCCTTTCTATGTTGGCCTTTTTGTTCAGCCACATCATCTTGGCGTTATTAGGTCTTTTCGTGTATTAAGGCTTTTAAAGCTTACACGTTACAGCATTGCCTTGGATAGGTTCTTGGAGAGTTTTAGAAGAATCAAGGACGAGTTGGCGATTATTGTAGTTTTCTTAATGATTGTTGTGTTTTTGGGGGCTACTTTATTATACGAATTTGAGCATCCTGCTCAACCTGATAAGATAACTTGTTTATCTGATGCTACTTGGCTTTGTTTTATTACCATCTCGACTATTGGCTACGGGGACATATTCCCAATAACATGGCCAGGAAGAATTGTTGTAATGGTCGTTTGTGTATTAGGGTTAGGTGTTTTTGGGTCATTTGTAAGTTTGCTGGGGAGTTCCCTAACTAACAAAGACTTGACAAAGTGATTTTTTGTACTATGTTAATAGTAAAGGAGAATAACATGCTCTAGGTAGAAAACTGTGATTGTGTATTTCATTTTAACAAAGCTAGTTTGGCTGACCCAACTCTTCCTGCTTGGGTTTTGAAGATAAAAGGTGAATCATATTACGTGACACATGTTACGTCTAATGCTCCTTGGTCTACCAAGGAAACTCCTGATAATTCACATACAAAGGGAAGTTTGAAATTTAAGCGGGTGAATGTTGTAATTAATGATGATAAATCTGCTGATATCAACCCTATATAAGTAAAAGGGGTGATATTATGCAATTAGTAAGATTTAAGAATGCGGAAGGCTGTGCAACATGCACTCAAACAGTAAATTTTGCAACTTTGCGAGCAATCGGCATGTTGAAAGCGAATGATGCCGATGACAATAGTTACTTTGTTAGAATTTCATTTGCTAACGGTGACACATATCTAGCCAGAGATAATATGAGTCTTTCACAAGCAACTGATTACAGGAATTTGCTAGAAAGTTATTGGTTTGGTGTTGACACCAACAGTTCTTTTGGACTCGGGCTTGATAAGTGTGCGATTGATGCTTAATACTATGTGGTAAAAGATGAGAAGGCTGGAGATTCCAGCCTTTTTCCATTTAGGAGGCTAAAATGCCTAATCAAGTGAAGTTTCGTGGCGGTCCTAATCTTACTTGGTATATTGTAACTGCTGTTTTGTTTGCCATTGATATCTATTATGGCATAGCATGGCTCGCTTCTAATCTAGCTACTGCTGCTATTGTCTATTCTTATCTAAGATATAAGCATATTCCTATTATCAAAAGTCTACTTGATACTGACTGGTACAAGCTGACTATGGGGCAGGTAGTATTTCGAAAATTCCCAAAAGCAATAGCAAAATATCATTTTATTAATCGCATGGTTAGAAGACGGCTACATTAAACTTCGTGATATTACAAGAAACAAGGATATCGAGTTTAATTGCTACGGCAGCAAATTGATGGGGTTTGATGGCAGGATTTATACCCAGAGCGGCATGAATATCATCGAAGTGATTTTTACAGAAATAAAAGATAAGATTATTGCCACCCCGCATATCGTTGCCAATGTTCTGGAACAGGCAACAAGATTTTACGATGGTGCAGTCGTCCAGAATTTGTTTGATGCTTATTATGTATCCATTTTTCCTGTAAGCAAGGCTTGTCAGCAGATTGCACTGAGAGAATTGGATGGTCTTCGTGTTATCGACGCAAAATTCGAAGGTAAAATTCTGATGGTAGTTGCAGTCGATAAAAAGGGACACTACAATAGGTTTACTTTTGCCTTCAAGGACGATTGGAAGTCTTATGATATTGCCAAAAAGGAAAACATCACTTACACTGGTTTGAATTTCACGGTGCTGGATAACGGCGTGTGTGTTCACATTGATGAAGATGAAAATATTGAAATTTTTCAAATAGGCAAGCTTGGTAGTGCAAAAGTTGTGACCGATGATGTAATTAATCACGATATGCTCTTGTAACAAGGGCGCAACGGTTATGTTTACCAAAGAGGATTCAATTTACTCTGTAACCATGAGGAAACCATGAGCGAAGAAAACGAACAAGTTGATGAAAAGTGGGAATTGATCCAGAATTTGGAGTTGTCCACAGTTAAAGAACGTCTTCTTAATAAGAAGAATTTCATATGGAAGTGGACACATGACTTGGATAAGGTAGAAGCTGAATACAGACAATTTCTGTACTTGGCTGCTACGCATCCTGACGATGTAATTGTGCCTTGGTCTGATGCCTTAGATGAATTCTGGCATATGCATATTCTGGACACTCGCAAGTATGAACAGGATTGCATGGCGATATTTGGCAAGATGTTTCATCATGACCCACATACGCCAATTGGTAGTGAAAAACAAGTAAGTAATTTTACTAATACTAAGAAGATTTACAGGGCAACCTTTAGGGATAGGGTTACGTCTACTGCTTACGTAGGTTGTGGGGGCGTGTTCGAACCTGTATTTTGTTCTAGTTGCGCTGGGGTTGTGATAGATATTCAACCAGACGTTACACATACTCAACCTGAAGATTCTAGCGTCGATAGTGTTGGTGGCGGGATTGTTGCAGGCGTAAGCGAAGCTGCAAATGGTGTTTCTATCGCGGTTTCAGATTCTGTAAGCAGTCCAGATAGCTCAGACAGTGGGTCCAGTCCAAGTAGTTGTGGTGGAAGTAGCAGTCCAGATAGCGGTAGCTCAGATAGTGGGTCCAGTTCTAGCTCAGATAGCGGTAGCTCAGATAGTGGTAGCTCTGGTAGTAGCTGTAGTGGCGGTGGCAGTTCTTGTGGTGGAGGAAGTAGTTGCGGCGGTGGTGGAGGCGGGGATTAAATTTTGCTATAATTTACTAGATTAGATTGCCTACCGTAGTAAAATGTCCCAACCGTGGCGGCTTCGGACCTTCGCTAGCAGGGGTGAAAGACAGCACTGAACCGAGAAAAGCTAACCACATTTTTATATATAGATTATGACGAAAGATGAATGCAAAAAGCTGATTGCGGAAAAAATCACCCAAGTAGGTGGTGCTAGGGCTGATGAATTAGTGGCGTGGCATGGTTTTTACAAAACAGAGGGATTTTCTGAAGTATTCCATCCAGAGTTTTTACAGCAAATGGTTACGGAAGGAATGATTACAGAAATAAAGTATACTATACCAGAAGATAAGAATAGTTTCAGTTTTTTGGTGCCAAAGGGCACAAAGGTCAGTATAATAGGGTAGAGAATTCGGGCTATAGCGTAACTTGGCTATCGCGTCTGGTTTGGGGCCAGAAGACTTTCGGTTCAAATCCGAATAGCCCGATTTATGAATTTTACAGAAATTGAAGAAGTAGTAAATAACTGGCGAATATTCGATCTCGACCAACTATTTGAAGACAGAATTCCAATATCACTATGTCTTCAAGCACAGGTTAAGTATAATGAAAGCAATAATTTTGAGCCTCAATTTATGAGGTTGAGCATTCCTTTGGTAATTCGTGCATTTGCAGAATCTAAAGCTTTCAAAAGAAACCACTTTATTAACTACGACGAACATGACAAACCGCAACTTGCGATATTGAAGGTTAAGCACAAAGCATTTATTCCTAATAACTTGGATGAGGAAGCTGAATATGCGGCTAAGCTTGCTGTACAGATTCTAAAAGAAATAGATGCTTTGTTTGAAGATGTAATGAATGAAGATATAGTTTTTCATGGACTTGGCTGCTTGAAAGATGGAGCGATCACCATTTTATTTAGTCGAGGTTGATATGCTAATCCCTGGCACTACTTTCAGCGATTATGATCCCTTAGATGATTATAAAAAAAAGATTAGTCCACAACTTTATGAGTTTATGGCTAGAGTATCTTATATTACTAAAGCCGATCTAAACAAAAATCACTCAGAAGATTTACTTTTTGCTAATACCGTTGAAGAACTTGGTGAATATGCTGCTGCCAAGACCGTAGAAAAGGGTATCAAGAAGAAGATGCTCAAAGAAAGTTCCAAGATTGAATCAGTTGATTTGACCATTTGTGCCCTGTCACTTTTCTTTGCAAATGGTGGCACATTGCAGGATTTGTGTAGCATCGGTCAAGAAAAACTGAATAAATGGGAAGATAGAGTAAAATGAGTTGGAACTATAGAATAATGAAGCATGTGGACGATGGCGAAACATGGTATGGAATACACGAAGTCATCTATGACGAAGGAAAACTTAGTTATACAGAGACTGCATTTGCAATTGGGGATAGCCCCGAAGAATTGAAGTCTGTGTGCGAGATGATGTGTGAAGCTTTCAAAAAACCTATTTTGGAGTATGAAAATGAGCGAGAATCTACTTAAAGCTTGTGGTCTGATCCTTGGTGTTGGTTTAGTTTGTGGCGTACTTTCGTTCTTTGTCTGGTTTCTCAATAGCTCCAATCCAGACGTGCCTGCTGGATATGTTGGCTATCAGACTCAAGGAGCAGTTTTTGGTCAAGGCAAGTTTTATGGAACATTAAAAGGCCCAGCTTCCCCAGGTCGAACATGGATGGTTAAGAGTTTCCCTGTTAGTATTACTCCTTACACTTACGCAGAAGAATTCTCTGGAGAGAGTGAAGTTCTTTCCAAGGACAATCTGAAGATTAATTACAGAATTCATATAGTATGGCGTATCAAGGAAGATAGTGTTAAGGATGCTGTGGAAAAATTCTCTACTATTGATACAACTGGTAAGATACAAGACCCAGAAAAAGTCGTAAAAGACATTTATGGCAATTACCTTAAAGAACCACTTAGAACTTTTAGTCGAGATGAAGTGCAAAAGTTGAATTGGGTCGAAATCAAAGAAAAACAGGTCATTATAGGGGATAACATCAAGAATAATATGCTTAAGTTAACAAAGGACACACCATTCGATATCATTAGTGTGGTTGTCGGCAATATCCAATATCCTAAAGTAGTATCTGATGCAGTAGCAGATAATCTTGCTACAACACAGCATTTAGAGAAGGAAAGAAAAGATGCCGAACGAAGGGTTGTGCAGGCGGAAGGTATTGCTAAGTCTATGGAAATTATCAACCAAAGACTGACTTCACAATACTTGCAGCACGAGGCTATTGAAGCACAGAAGTCTATGGTTAATAGTCCTAATCATACGGTTATCTACATTCCTGTAGGTAATATGGGTATTCCTTTGGTGGGGACTATTGATGCGGGTAAAAAATGAGTGAAGTAGAGATTTTACAAAAGGAAAATGAGCAACTAAGAGCTACTATTAAGGAATTAAGAGAGCAATTAGAAGCTTATAAAAGACAAACAAGGCGGCAATATTATGCCGACCAAGACTACGTGTCTTACCATGATGAAGATAGGCGTGACTAATTATGGCTGAAACAAGTAAGGCAGAACAACGTAGGGGCAGAGAAGGTTGGTTTGCACAGTATGCTCCGTTCGACAAGTCTGGGATTGATCTAGGTTGCGGTGATGATTGCTTAAATCAATCTTTTCGTAGGTTTGACTGTGTTTTTGGCGATGGCGATGCTCAGTTTATGCATGGAACTTATGACGACCAATTTCATACTGTATATGCCAGCCACCTTCTAGAACACCTTAATAACCCAATAGAAGCCATATATAACTGGTATAGAATTTGCCGAAGTCCTGGCCACGTAATCATTTGTGTCCCACACAGGGATTTGTATGAGAAAAAGCTAGAATTGCCTAGCAGGTGGAATGCAGAGCATAAGACCTTTTGGTTGCCAGAAAATGGGGAATCGCCTGTAACAATGGGGTTAAAGGAAGTGATCTTGCAGGCTATTCCACATGCTGATATAGTGTCATTAAGGATTTTGAATGAAGGTTGGGCGTCTAATGGTGATGCTCATTCTAGTGGCGAATATAGTATAGAGGCTATAATAAGAAAGTGACTAACTATAATAGATAATATTGGCCCGTGAGTGTGACGGATTAACACGAAAGTCTTCGAAACTTTTATAATAGGTTCAATTCCTATACGGGCTACTATGACGTTAGTGATAAGTTACTCTATTAATTACGAGAACGGTGAAGGTGATTTACTAGAAGCGATAGCAGATATAAATTTTCCCAATGCCGTAGAGTCACCAGACTTTCCAGAAAGTGCGTGTGATGAGACAGCAAGAAGATATTTAGTCAATCGTATTTTAACTGAAGGTGGCAGGGTCATTAAGATAAATAAAGCTGGATATAGATGGAAAGAATATGAGGATGGAGACTAATGGATATTCCAGACGAGTGGATGTGGTGTCACGACGTATTATATGGTTTTGGCTACCGTAAAGGTGATTCGGATAAGGTTATAAGGTTAGAAGATGCTGCTCAATTTCTTGGATGGACTGTTGAACATAGAAGTTTTCGTGATGCTCTAAGCATAGAACGGCAGCTTGAGCTTGACGAAATCTATGACAAATTGCAACCTTTTCTCGCAGAAAGATTAGAGAAACGACGTAAATATGTTGAAGAACATCCATCCAAATATGATAGGATAACTGTGGCTCAAGTAAGCAGAGAGTATCCTAAATTATGAAGAAGTTTAAATCTATTAACAAATGGATTTTTGAGAATTGTGCGTGTGACTGCTGGATTTGCCAGAAGACTAATAATCTATTGCTTAAAATAGCAGTTTATGCGGTTTGGTTTACTTTAGTACTTTGTATATTGTGTAGTTTGTTTGTTTTGATTGTGAAAGTTGGGGAATTAATATAACGGGGGCAGTCTATGGGTAGCCGTTGGCCTTTGCAAGGCTGACTATGGGGATCGTAACCCCATGCCTCCACTATATGCAGAAATATAAAGAAGACAGTCCTTTTGTAAAAGGGTGTAAGCCAGACGGATTTGCCACAAGCTGGGAGCCTAAGAAGTTCAAATACAAATGGCTAGAATTATGGCAAAAAAGTACTGATGGCTTTGTGGGGCTGGCAAAAATCAGTAAGAAAATGCCTTTGTATTGGAGAAGTCCAAAAAATTTGATTTATGGAGTCATAGTATTGCAGGCTGGTTTTCATAACGACCAAGAGTGGGTCAGAGTATTAAGGAAAACTGCTGATAGCGTCATAATTCCAAATCCTGAATATAATAAGAATGGCAACCCAACAAGAATAATCATCGACCTTAATCCAAAAAACTAATAAAAAGGTTTAAAATGTTTTCACACAATCCAAAATGGTTTAGTGACAAGATGCGTGAGACTAAGGATTTACCCCATATTGAGGTGACAAAGAAAGAATTCATCAAATTGTTTGTTAAGAATGGTGGCGAAAAGAAGGACGCAAGCTTCCAAGCTAATATATGCGAAGGATTAGGCAGTAGTGTTCAAATAGGCAATCAGATGGTAAGTATTAAGGGGGCTTAACTCATCGGCTAAATTTTTTAATTAAGCTTTTGAGTCATCCATACTATATTATTGTATGGATATAATTCAACTGGAAAACCTTGTAAATCAAGGATTAAGTCAATATAAAATTGCAGATATTTTTGGTTGCTCGCAAAGTAAGATAAAATATTGGTGCATTAAACTTGGTATAAAGGCAAAACAAAAAATTAGGAAATGTGCTTTGTGCGGGGAAACGGATGCCATTAAAATTTATAGGCATAAAGATGGTAGGTTTAGGTATCGTTGCAAGAAGTGTGATAATAAAAAAACTATTGAGCGGTTTAGGGATTACAAAAAGAAGGCCGTAGAATATAAAGGTAGTAAGTGTTTGATTTGCGGTTATTCTAAGTGTTTAGCGTCTTTAGAATTTCATCATAGGAGTCCAGATGAAAAAGACCCGCGTTGGACTAAAATGCGAAATTGGCCCCTTTATAAAATAAAAACTGAATTGGATAAATGTGATTTAGTCTGTAGTAATTGTCATAGGGAGATTCATTATGGAAGAGGTGAAATATGAATTTTTTTGAAGTTTGTTTTAACAGCATGTCTGGCTTAAGAATCTTGATTGTAAAGAGCGTTATGCCTTGTCTCAGTTAATGATTTGTAGGACAATTACTGGAGAACAAGTTCGTGAAAAACATCCCGAAGTAGATTTTACTAGAATACACAATGTAACTCCTTTTTTAAGTCTTATCCCACCACCAGTGGATTTATGGTCGTTTAATGAAGATTGGTATGATGTTTTGGTCAAGGTTATGCTTTTAGAAGGTATTCGTTAATTGGAGATAATCATGAATAAAGAACGTAGGGGCTTTATGGCTTGGCTAGCTGGGTTTTTTGGTCTTGGCGCGGTTACGCAATTAGGTGCGCAACCAGTAAGTATGACCAACAATCATCCAGTATATGGGAAACAAGGTGAATGGATTCTTTACAAACAAGATGTGCCAAATAAAAAAGGCATTATTGTCTTTACAATGAATGTTGGTAATCTTCCCCCCTTAAAAGCAGAAGCCTACATTGAAAGGATCAAAGATCAGTTCCGTAAAAGTGGCAACCCACAAGATTGGCAAGACTGGCAGCATATTTTTATGCCAGTCCGCCATCAAGAAACTAAGGTTGAGATTTTTTCATTTGAAAAGTGTGATTACATAGAGCCTATGAAAGTTCTGGGGGCTGTCGTTCCTTTTGTAGCCCCAAGTAAAGAATCTGTAAAGGATTATGTCCTTTTGATGTTAGGTGCGCCAGTTGTTAAGGTTGAATTAGATGATACTCAACTTGAATTTGCATATAACAGTACCAAAGAAGCTTTTGCACATGTGTCTGAGGCTAAGGGTAGCGTTTTGATGAAGTTTGAGGGTAGTCGCCCTTGGGCTGGTTTGGGCGATGAGATTTTCAAGCAAATGGTGTATGCTCGGGCCATGATTATGTTGGGTCATATTCGTGGTAAGTATATCTCACTTCCAGGTTCAGGCGGTAATATTGTGATGGATGGTGAAACACTTAGAGAAGAAGGTAATACATTGCTAGCTGAGTGTATGGAGGAACTAAGTAATTTATGACAGGTGATGAATTAGACCGATTTGAAAATTTATTACTATTCTGTTGTTCTCATGATAAGTTCAGAAGGGCACCAGTTGGGCAGGCTGTAGGGATGTTGCCTGAATCTGTAAAAGAATTCCTTAGAACAATTAAGTCTGATGATTTAAAGAATATTAGGCCAGATTATATTAAGAAGAATTGGCTTTAAGCCTTAATATCGGATTTTCTAACAGTCAGGACATATCTTTGGACAAAGATATTGTCAAGTTGAAATAAAAGATCAATTAGGTCGAAGTCAACGCCTACAATAGTGCCATACATGCCGTAGAATCGGTGATCTGTGCCAATATATTTTACCCTTTTGCCTATTCTGTAAGGATTTAACCAATAGTTTTTCACATAGATATTTACTCAGATGCTCTACTATCTGTTTTTCCTACATTTGATTGGCGATTTTGTTTTTCAAATCCGCTGGATGGCTAATAACAAAAGCCATAATCGGTGGGCACTTATGCTGCATTGTCTGGTATATTCAGCAACTTTAGGCGGTGGTTTGTATTGGCTTAGACCTGAGTATGTTACACTGCCAGAGTTTGGTTTATTTATATTTTTTAATCTTTGTGCCCATTATTTAACTGATTCTATCACAAGCAAAATTACTTCTTATTTTTATAGTAAAGAGCAATTTTATTTATTTTTTGTTACCGTAGGATTGGACCAATTCATACATACTGCGACGTTATTATTGAGTTGTCAGCTTATAATTGAGAAAATTGGTGGGCATAAATGGCTAACATAAGAAAATATAAGAAGTTAAGGACAGAAGGCTATACAATACTTGGTCTTTATAAGATTGGTAGAGAAAATGGCCTGGCTCCAGATGAAATTGTGATAATGTTGGATAAAGTTATGCCAGAGGAAGGGCATGATGATGTTGTTAAGTTTATGCGAAAAATGGAGTTTGGTGAAGAATATTGTATGACTTGTCAGAAATTTTTCATAGATAAGCCAGGAGAATGGTGTGATTTTCATTGCAAGGATTGCCAGAAAAGAATTGACAAAATGTGGGAAAAGGTCTATGATGCATGTGAGGAATCTGGTGAAGAATTGTCCAGTGACGAGCAGGTTAGGTTTAGTATTTTAATTGGAATGGTTACGGCGATGGATAGCTTAGTTGTACAGGAGGCAGATGGGACACAAGAGAACCAAGGGAGTGAGACAAAAACTTCGTTCAAAACAGAGTGAGAAAACAAAACAGTATGCGGTAGTGCCAGCTATTATTGTTAATAGTGAAATTCGTGGGGATGTGGAAATTTTAAGCAAACGTGGTGACGGTAGGTTTGAATGCAAAGTTGGGGAATCGAGTATCCAATACTTAAGTAAAAAAGAGATAGATAAACTTGTCGTCAGAAGCTAATTTCGCATGGCGCGGGGCTGGTCTGCAAAATCAGTGCTAATAGGTTCGAATCCTACTGACGATTCTAGAGGAAGTGATATGAAAGTTTTTGTATTAGACAATCATGATTCAAAGTTCATAATGCGTAGGGAAGAAGCCTTGGCCGCGATTGGATATGAATTGGATATACTTGAAGTTGGGGATACTTTTACTATTGAATGTAAGGTAATGACTGAAGAAGAAGTTGACGCCTTACCAGAGATGTAAAATGTCAGCAGTAGCAACTTGGATTAATCATGATGCCTTACGCAATGACATAGAAAGCCATACTGCGTTTGCATTAATTTCGGCATTGGATATAATTAATTGGGAATGCCCAATTACTGTTATTCAACAAGACGCGCTGATTTATGCTATAAAAGAACTAATGCCGACGCATCATTGGTCGCGTATCAGCGAATATCCGTGGGCATTAGTAAATGCAAGGATTACAGGCAAACAATCCGTTTTAGATGTTGGTGGGGCAGATTCGCCTTTTCAATATGCTTTAGTTATGCGGGCAGGGGCTGTTACCAACATTGACTTAGATGAAGATGGTAAGTTTGCCCTTGCCAAGAAATCAATCCTTGGCAAGGCTTTATCTGATAAGATTGTTTGGCTAAAGCAGGATGTGCTTACTTATAAGAAAACTTTTGATCGGGTGTTGTGTATATCGGTCCTTGAACATATGCGTGACCCTATTGGTGCCGTCAAGCACCTTTATTCGCTTGTGAATCCTGGTGGTCGGTTATTGTTTTCGTTTGATGTTGCAGAAAAACCATGTAAGGATTTTCCTATTGGGATAGTTGAGGCTAAGAAAATATTGAATATATTCTCTCTTAAAATGCCATCTATTTCGGAAGCTTATGTTCAGCCGTTCAAGATCGCTAAGAATTTAAGAGTTATGTGTGTTTATGCAGATAAAGGATTTGGAAAATAGATATATATTATATGGTCCCGTAGTCTAATGGAGAGGCACTTGTTTCCTAAACAAGGTTATGCAGGTTCGATTCCTGTCGGGACTACTTTAGGGGGTCACAATGGGCGGTAAAATCATAAACCGAAAGGCTTGATTTTATTAAAGGTTCAATTCCTTTTGACTCCACTATGACGTTAGATAATATAGTAAAATCTTATGTGACAGCAGGATTGACAACAAAGGTATACGATGCTCCGAAAGATGCTGTTACCTTTGACAAAATGATTGTTATTTTCAGTACACCAGCCTGTAAATCCATTAAAATGGTAATGCTGCATAGCAGTAAAACTCAAGGCATCGTAGGTAAGTTTTAGACTTTACGGAAGCAGAAAGTCATAGTATGATATGGTTGTTGATTTTGAGATTACGTTGAACAGATTTGGGTTTTATCGGCTCACAAACAAAGTTCAGATAGCGTTTGTTAGGATATCTTGGTGGGATATTCCAAATAAACACTCTGTTAGTTTTGAAATAAACTGGAAAAACATGACTAAGCAAGAGATGGAATTATCGCAAGCATTTACTGAGTTGGAATATAAAGTAAAAGCTTTAAAAATGGCTCATGATATTAGTGAAAGTTTAGGTTCGCAGAAGCATAGTTATTGGATTGCTTATATTGAGCCAGTGGAGAAACGTCTGGCTGATTTTAAGACTAAATTTTACAAAATTATGCTAGAGATGGAAGAACCTGAATAAATATTAGTATGGAACATGGCCTACCCAGGCTTACAGGGGAACGCTGCTCTGCGGGATAAGCAGATTTGAAACACCCGCATTGTTATTGGTCTCATGGTGAAATGGATATCATTCAATGCTTCTAACATTGAGTTTTAGGTTCGATTCCTAATGGGACTACTCATGCTCCTGTAGTCTAGTGGACAGGCAACCGCCTTCTAAGCGGTTCGACGCAGGTTCGATTCCTGCCAGGAGTGCTTTTCTAGAGACTACTTAAAATGTTATTTCAACTTGTTTGTTGGGTTACTGGCCATGACTGGCATTATTATTATACTTATTATGGCACTTATCGCCGTCGTTGTCAAGATTGTGGCTCAGACGAGAAACTTTAATGCGAATACCTTGGTTCGATGGTGGTGAAGAATCCAGAAGGGATGCACGCCTTTTGACAACAATGTTTCTTGTTGCTTTGTCTATGGCAATAGGTATAATGTTGCTATGTCTGATCGAGTAATGTTCTTTGTTGGCCGAACGATTGGGGCTATTTACTTAACCGCTGGTTTATTTCATGTATTTGGCGGTGAAGGCTGTGTAGACACATATTTTATTGGCATTCTCTTAATTGGGGTTCTAGTTTCTTTGGCTCTTGAGAGGGGCATAATCAAGTTCATTAAGGACAAAATCATGGGTGTAGACTTCTTTCCTTGTGATTATTGTAGTGAAACAATCTGCGATTGTGGTGATTATATTCGGTGTGATTGTGGACGTGTGTGGTGCGATGAAAAATGTGCTAAAGAAGAAGGTTTTCGCACTAAGAGGAAGAAAAATACTTGTTCGTTTTGTAGAGTTGAAGCTGCCGAAGATTCTGACCTTTTCGAGTTCCTTTTGAAGAAGTATAACCTTACAAGGGATGATGTTCTCAAAGAATATATCAAGAATCATGACTAAAAAAGAACTAGATTTAGTCCAGGCATTTACGGCGGTAGAAACTGCATGGGCTAGAATTGAATACTATAACGATCAAGAAAGTGTTATTAATGAAATTGATGATGCTTTAAAAGAGTTTAAAACTTTGTTCTATGACCTTATTACGGAAGAGGAAACGGAATGAGTCCTGTTTACATTAGGTTATCGGATAAGAAATGGTTCCGTACTCTTGATATAAATAACCGTGGCTTGGTTTATATTGACTTATCGGAAGATGGCGAAATCATAGGTGTAGAGGTTTTAAATAACAATTACAAGATTGAGATTGACGGTAAAACACATGAACAAAATTGAAGTAGAATTAATAGACGTGCTTCTAAAGCTTGAACAAGCAGTAACTGTGGTAATATCTAACTATGGGTCTGGCAACGCTTCGTCAATGAACTTAAGTAAAGAATTAAATAATTTTAAAGTGTGCTTATTTAAACTTTTAGCCAGTAATGCCGAGGATTGAACATGCCTTACGATTCTAATGGTAATTGGTATGCTCCAACAGGTTCTCATAAAGCGGGGGGATATCCGCCAATGTCGGTTACACCAATTTCACCGCCTCCAGTTTTTAAACCTATAGGGGGAGTTAATCCAAATTTTCCGCCTATAGTTTTTCCACCACCATCTCAACCTGTGTATAGTCTACCCCCATATCAACCTGGCATAGTATTTAATTCGACACCACCACCATTAATAACTATTACATGTCCAACACTAGTCCCTTTTGATTTTTCATCGCCACTGAAATGCACTTGTGACATAATGGCGTTGATGCAACGGGGTTGTAAATGTGGGCAATTTGAAAGAGAACAAAAGTCTAAAAACTGAGAAAGTTGCTTTACAAATTCAGGATTCGTGCTAGTATATATTGTTAGATGGGCAGTGTCCTCGACGGCTTGAGGGCTGGACTTATATTCCAGCACATGTGGTTCAACTCCATAACTGCCTACTTCATGAAGAATTTTTGGGTGAATACAATAGATCGGGCTTTAAGGCGATTAGGATACATGCCCGATACAATTAACGGTCTTTTAGATAAAGAAAAAGAAGCCGTTATCATTGAACAATACCTCTATATTTTGCGAGAAGATAATGAAGACTGTATGCCGCTTTCTTTGGAAGAGATGGCGGAATACGTCGTTGACTACTTTAGAAAAGGTGTTAAATGTTGACTCCGCGTGACCATTTGGATAATTTGGTCCGTCACATTGATCTAGTTCGTGAAGCATGTCTTTTGTTAGGTCGTCGGTTAATGGATTCTGGCCGACTTGAATTTGGCAGATTACTTATCGCTGCTGGATTCCACCATGATGTTTCCAAATTCTTCGGCATTGAATGGAATTATCTTCATGCAGGACGCGACGTTCCCAAAGAACAACTCGATTTAGCAATTAAACAACATACTCAAACCAACTCTCATCATCCCGAATATTGGGGTGGCGTAGAAAATATGCCAGAGATAGCAGTTGCAGAAATGGTCTGTGACTGGTATGCTCGTAGTCAAGAGTTTGGCACTTGCCTGCGTGACTGGATTAAGCAAAATGCAATTGACAGATTCAAGATTGACCTAGAATCTGAGCAATACTTATGGATTTATAAGTTTGTAGACCTTCTTTTAGAAGACCAATTTGTGAGGAATTAATTATGGACAGACGAACTTGGTTCGCATCTTTGTTTGGCGGTGTTGCTGCTATCTTAGGTTATAAGACTGCACAGATTTCCAGTATGGGAGCAACAGAAGCCAGGCTTCTCAATGACCTGATCTCCAGTGGGGAGCAGGCAACAAAAAAAGTCAATGACCTTAGAGACTCAGGCTTAGTGTCTGACTACGACATTTTGACAAAATGGATGGGTTATTCAGCAAATGATGCCACGGAGATGGTGACTCGTCTTAAAATTCAGAAACTTGAAGAAATTAAGCTGCAAGTTTTGGCTCAAAACCCACAGCTATTGGGAATTGGTGTTCCTAAAAATGCATAAAATAGCTTGGAAATCACTTCGTAAAGATGGAGGCATGGGACGTGCCTCCATTAATCATTTTACGTCCGATGGGAAGAAGACTTTATGCAATAAGCCTATTCCTGTCACCGAACTTTGTTTAGACTCCAAGCATGATTGTAAAAAATGTAGTGCAATAAAAACGCGGGCGGAAGATTATGTTAAAATAATGGCAGACAAGCCAGCTTATTTTAAGGAAGTGGTTGAATTGCTTGGTGGTCATTATGAGCCAGAAGGCGTTGCTTGGTGGGATAATCATGGCAATAAGAAAGATATGTATGTTGCCTATGGTCGTCTTGCTCCATTCATGGACAATAGTGACAATTTTAGAATGACTGATAATGCCTTATATTATGCAAAATCTTAAAATAATCAGAAAAGCCATGCTGAAAGCAGCTAGGGCCGACACTTCATGTAGTCCAGAAGGATATGATAGGAAAAAGTCCCCTTTGCATCTGCATTGTGCTGCCGCCGCATGTATTGTTAAAGCCTTATTTAATGGCGAAATAGTGACGGGAAGAGTGAAAGGCATTCAGCATTATTGGAATAGACTGCCAGATGGCGTCGAAGTAGATTTAACTTCTTGTCAGTTTGGTGGGGATGGATTTACGCCCTTCAAAAAGGGCAGGAAAGTTATAAGAAAAGGGTTGACGCCTTTAAGGTTTCTTTTATTTGCAGCTAGAGTTAGGAATGAATTGGTGTAATAATGGAAAAAAGATATGTTGCAAGTTTGCAGGATGAAATCGACAGGGATTGTTACAAAGATTTTTTTGAATCTGACAAATTAGAAGAAACGAAGCAACACGCTGACGAAAGAGCCGAAAAATACCAAAGATCGGCAGTTGTGTTTGACAGGCGTTTTGGCATAGTGTACAAGAAAGAGATTAAAAGAACTGGTGATACGGAAGTTAAGGTCGTGAAACCAATAATCAGTAAGCGTTCTAAGGTAGTGACGAAGCCAGAACCTGTGTCAGAATCTACACCGCCGATTAAGCGTGGTAGAGGGCGTCCTCCTAAGTCAGAATTCAAACCTGCATCTAATGATGATTATTTTTAGGAGGATTTATGTCTCTTGAAGAAGCATTGCAAACTAGATTGAAAAGCCTCCCTAACAAAAGGTACAAAAGCAATGAGATGTTTAATATAATTAGCGAATTTTTATTATCTCCATTGCTCCCTGATATTATTGAACTTAATAATATCCTGCATTGGGTCGTCCTGAACAAGGATGGCAATTCTTCATCTATCGACATAAGATATGAGAAAAAGAAAAGATCAGGATTGTTGAGTTCTCTTTTTTGGGTTTTTAATCGGTGGGGAACTGGCTTGAGGATTAAATACGAAAAAGACGGACAAATTTTTATTTGCTCGTATTATAGGCATAGCTTTTACTCTCTGGCTGAACAACTAAAAACTGCCTATTATGAAAAGTTGCATGATGCGTTTCATGCTGGGTTTGTTATCGTTGATAAAACCAGATAGGGGAAAATTATGAACCAGGAACAAATCATCTCACAAGTTAAGACAGTCGTAACGGATTGCCTTAATGTTGATGAGGACGAAATCACTCTAGATTCTAGGCTTAGTGCCGATTTGGGGGCAGAGTCCATCGACTTTTTGGATTTGACATTCAGACTTGAAAGACAATTCAATATAAGAATCCCACATGGCGACTTGTTCCCAACTGACCTTTTTAGGGATTTAGATAATTGTGTCGAAGGTGGTAAAGTTACACCTAAAGGAATTGACTTGCTGAAGAGTAAAATTCCTTTTGCTGATTTTTCTGAGTGGGAGAAAAACCCACAATATGCTACCGTTACGGATTCCTTTACCGTTGGGACTTTGGTAAAGTATATTGGGATGCAGCAAACCATTATCAGCTAGGAGTTGAAATGTATTACTTGTTTACACAATGTCCCAATGGCGATTGGGAGTTGATTGTTGAATCAAAGGACTTTGCATACATCAACAGGGTGGAAAGAGAGTTGAATTATCACGGCATTATTACTGGTATGGTGGGATGGTAGAACCGAACCAAATATACTGCTGTGACTATCTTGAACTACTTAGGCAAATTCCAGATAACTCTGTATCCTTAGTGTTGTCAGACCCGCCTTTTGGTATCAACTATAGCAATAACTATACCAAAAAAAAGCATGAAGTCCTACAAGGCGATGCTAGCAAGTTCTCTTATCTAGAATTTGGCAAGGAAGCCTTCAGAATTCTTAAAGATGACACCGCAATCTTTGTTTTTACTGGCTGGAGCGAATATCCAGACCACTATAAACAATTAGAGTCTTGCGGATTCTCTATGAAGGAACCAATTATTTGCCAGAAGAGAGCTTCTGGCAAAACTGATTTATACGGTTCTTTTCAAACCAATTCCGATTGGATTATTTTTGCTCATAAGGGCAGATTTAAGTTCAGGAAGACTACTTTAGTAAAGAATAAGAAGGCTGGTGTAATTCCTAATATTGGAAGGTCGCCCGTGCCAGAGTATAAAACGCGATTTCCCTCTTGTTGGTTTGGTGAAGAATATCCTTGGTCAAGTGAGAATTCTGCGTGGCAGAAGGTCAACGGGATTTATCACCCAACTATAAAAGGGCAAATGTTCCTGATGTGGTTGATCCTTTTATCTACAGAACCTGGGGATTTAGTTGTTGATCCTTTTGTTGGGTCTGGGACAACTGCTGTGGCAGCAAAAATGGCTGCTAGGCAGTTTTTTGCTAGTGACGTATCACCAGAGTTTTGTGAGCAAGCAAGGAAGCGATTGACATTGTGTGATTTTGTAGTATAGTAAAGGTGTATGTATGAAAATGGAGACCTGTATGCATGTCGCCGCCAGAATTTGGTGCGACAAGGAATTTGAGCATATCGTAATGGATACGGATGTCGCAATGAAGATTGCTAAGATATTGTTCTTTGTAGCCAATGCAGATGAGGCTAGTCGTGTATTATTGGCGGATACAACTAAGTCACAGTGAAGTGTATTGGTCGTCGAGTATCAATTATGGTCTGTTCTCAGTACCGCGTGAAGCGGTTTTGGATGGGCATATGCTTAATGCATTTTTGACTTCTGTTGTGAAGATTGATAAAATTTCAAAAGAACAATATAATGAATTTATGGTCGATTGATATATAAATTCATGCTACTCTGGCAGAGAAGTGATGCACCGCTCTAGTAAGGCGGACAAGGTGGGCGCGATACCCACGGGTAGCTCTGCGCCACTTTGGCAGAGCGGTTATGCACTGGTTTTGTAAACCAGACAATCTGGGTTCGACTCCCAGAGGTGGCTCTTATGAAATTTGATTTTAAAAATCGAAAGTATCATAGTCTAAAGATTACAGCCACCAATCCAAAAGATATTTGGTTAAGTGATGACGAAGGTAATCTAGTCCAAAAAGAAGATGTTTTAATGGATACTAGCTTAATTCCTGGCAATTACTTTGTTGAGTTTGGGCTTGGCAATAAGCAATACTCAATCAAGCTAGATAAAAATTTAGAATTCAAACAATCAGATTTTGAAGGAAATTAATGGAAGATATAGATTCGACTGAAGTAATTGACAATGAATATTGGATAGTTAGTCTTGGGAATGTGGCCGAATTAATGGGTCGGGCGCAGTTAAGTATAGGTAAATCCATTGCAAGTCCCAACCATGTTCAAGGTGAATTGGCGTTAGCCTTTTTGAAAAAGGCTGTCAGAGAACTTGAAGAAACGCTTGATAAAAATTCAAGCGAACAATCGAAGGAGTGAGTCATGTCCACTGAATTGCGGGCTGCTATCATTACTCTTTTGGAGAATGGTGGTCAGGTAAACATGGACGCTGACCTTGCTTGTTACTCAACCCGTGACGGATACTACTTTGTTGAATATTTTCTTAATCCAGATACTGTTGATACCATGAACCTTACTGCCCATGAAAAGAAACTTTTGGATAATGAAGAAGAGTTGATGGAGATATTTGATAAGCCAGAAGAAGCGGCAGACTTCTACATGAGGCTTACTAATGGCAGAATGATTCCTGTGCCAAGTTATTGCCGTGATAAGTCCCCAAAGAAGTCCATCAAGGAAAAAGTTGTTGAAGTAAAAGTTGCAGAAAAAGATGATTATTTCTAGTATATAAGTGTATGCGGCTGTAACTCAATGGCAGAGTGCTGGTTTTCCAAGCCAGATGTTGTGGGTTCAAGTCCCATCAGCCGCTCTGAATGCGAAATCACTGGACAGATAAAAGTGCAATTAAGAGGTACATAGACCTTCTCGTTAAAGAGGTGGCCAGATTATGTACAGCGGATTACGATACCGTTAGAGAACTGCTTGAGCAAGAAATTGTTAAAAGGCCGTTTTCTCCAGAAGAAATAGATGAATTGGTTACTGCTAGTGACGACGATATTCTTATAGAAGCTGGAAGAATATACAGTTATCTAACTAAGTCCCAACGTAAAGGGGTATGGTAATGCCAGAAGGTAAAAGTCTTCTTCAAATTGCTTATATCTGCATAAGTATAATTGCCATTCTATGTGCAATGATATTATCTTGTGTTCTGCAAGATAAAGATATTTTTATATCTACCTCCATCGTTGTCGCATTTATTGGATTTATGTCTTATATGGGCGATCTTTGGGATTGAGCTTATTCCATAATATCTTAACTGGCTTTTTGAAATAATGTCCGACAAATCCCCCTATTTGTTTCATGCCAAGTCTTTTTCTTATTGCATTTTCTAAATTTGTTGATTGACACTCGACCCTGGTGGTTGAGAAGAACCATATGAATGTCATTGATGGCACAGCAATATACCAAGGTGCGTAAATTGGCAATATAAAGAATGAGCCTAATACCCCAAGAATTACTAGTATATGTAATGTGACAAGTGTATAAAAGCTAAACCATAGCCATAATGGTGCTGGCGGAATTGGTTTGTCAACGATTCTTCTTAAGCTTGAAAGGAATTTTTTGGTGATTTCATTATTACTCTTTTTACCGATTTCCTCATCAAGTTTGATGAGCAACTCGGTAAGTTTGTCTTCTGGCAGGTACGTTAATGCTAGTGCTACGATACGCGGAGAGTCATCGCTTGCTACCATCTTGGACTCCTTTCAACCTATATAGTAATATGACCTCACGGTTTTGTGCAACAGGAAATTGAAAAAAATATTATGAATAAGATTATCATTAAAAACGAGAAGCAAATAAGAGGTATTCGTAAAAGTTGTCAAATCGCAGCAGCAACTTTAGAATATGCTAAAAAATCTATTGCTGTAGGAATGACTACAGAAGAATTGGACAGGGCTATAGAAAACTTCATTAGGTCTAAGGGGGCGACTTCAGCGACATTAGAGTATAAAGGTTTTCATAAAGGTCAGCCAAAATTTCCAAAGAGTTGCTGTATTTCAGTAAATGAAGAAGTCTGTCATGCAATTCCAGATAGCTATATTATCAAAAACGGAGACATAGTTAGTATAGATGTAGCTGTTATCTTGAATGGTTATTATGGTGATAATTGTACTACAGTTCCAGTTGGTAACATATCAGATGACGCCAGACATTTGATTGAGGTCGCTAAAAAATGCTTAGATTTAGGAATAAGACAAGTTGCTCCTGGTCGCAAAACTGGTGTGATTGGTCAAGCAATTTATCAATATGCAATTTTACAGGGCTGTACAATAGTAGAGGAATTTTGTGGTCATGGTGTAGGAATGGCTTTTCATGAACAACCACAAATTCTTCATGTTGCAAAACAAGATGATGGTGATATAATGAAGCCTGGGATGATTTTCACCATAGAACCGATGGTCAATTTGGGCGGTCCTGAAGTAATAATGGATAATGATGACCAATGGACCGTTAGAACCGTGGACCAAAGTTTGTCGGCTCAATTTGAGCATTCGGTTCTGGTAACGACTAATGGATATGAAATACTAACTTTACCATGATTTATTTTATACTAATGGCCAACTGTTTGTCGATGGGTCTGGGGCTTTATCTCGCATTTGATGGACAATTTGTATTAAGCATCGTTTGTTTATTGATTTCATCAATAGGATTTCGTCATCTTTGCATGGAAATTGATAAGCAGGCCCGAAGGAAGAAAAAAGAGAAGAGAATAAAACCAAAACTTGAAAAGTCGAAACCTAAAAAGGTGGAGAAGGTCAAGGAACAGATGAGTGTGGAAGCTCAACTTAGACTTAATAAGTTCTCCATTAACTAGGGGGCATTATGTTAGAGATTATCGGCTCCGTCGCAACTGTTTTGCTTATCATTTTGATTGTTGTCTCTCTTAAAAAGAGTGGCAAAATCGTTTTCATGGGCAGGTCTGAGAAAATAGATTTTGAAAAAGACATTACTACCATTCCACCGATCCCCATATCTGCGGCCACTTGTAGCCATAGCTGGGATATAGTAGATGATAAATTGCTAGAAATGCCGCATGAGAAGAAGCATGTCCTGGTATTACAATGCCGTACTTGCGGAATGTTAGATAAGACTATGGCAGTGACTAGCACTGCGCCCAAACCGCTCCCACCCCCGCCGCTACCACCATGTAATCATAGTTGGGTTGCAGTAACTGATAATACGCTTGATGTAGCACACGAAAAGAAAATTGTTGTTATCTTAACCTGCAAGAATTGTGGGGCTATAGAGAAGACTGTTGAGACCACTAGCAAAGCACCCCCGCCACCACAAGTTCCACTTCCAAAGGCTGAATGCCGCCATAAATGGGAAGTGGAAAAGAGAGTGTTGCTAGATTCTGCATACGAGCAAATGTTAGAGAGCATTAAGGTTAAGACAAGTTCTTATAGTAGTGCCAAAAAGGTTGACCCAAGTAAAGAATTAGATTTGGATTTAAATAAGGCACCAACTTGGATGTTTCAAAAGACTTATGTGTGTATCAGGGTTTGCACGTTATGTGGCGAGATTGATAAGACAATAGCTTCGAATTTTGATAAAGAAGAAAACGAGGAGGAGATATCATGAGCGAATTTACTTGGCCTTGGGAATGGGATTGGAATTGGCCTTTTGCCGCTATTTGTGGCGTTGGTCTGTTTGTCCTTGGAATCGTTCTACATCTTGTCTGTTTTCCTGGTATTGCTGCCATTATTATCGGCGGTGTAGTTGGTGCTTTTGCAGGAACTTATGAGTGGTTTGAACTATGAAATCTCCATCAGTTTGCCCATGTTGCGGGCTTACTTGTTTCCAGGGACGGTTTAAGATATGTAAGAAAGAACATTGGGATTATCCTGATGATGGTGCTGAAGTATGGTGCCAGTTTTGTAATACATGGTTTATGTGGAATGAAGAGAAACAGATTGCAAAAGTGATAGAGACCGCATTCCCGCGTGGCCATAGGGGTAATAAGGGTGAGATTGTCGGCAAGCCGATTAAAGTTTTAGCAACGGCTGAATGGGATATGGTGTCGCAACAAAGAACCGACCAAGAAGACCTTATCTGGGAGTAAACTATGAGTACGTTCAGTAGAGATATGGGTGAGTGTGTTTTGTACACGTTACTTAATCTTTCAGATGATAAAAATAACAATGATGGTCTACCGACCGAAATGGCTGGTTGGGTGAAAGAAAAAATTGAAGCTTTTGTTGTAAGTCCATACTCAGACATGGAGTTATATGATTTTCTTGATAGCGTAGCGAGGATTCCAATTGAAAGATTTGGTGGTGGTTGCGTAGGAGATATTAGTGGATTCATCCAGGCAGCGTGTGATGTTAAAAAATGTTATGACCGTCCCGAAGATGGTGATAAGAAGTTTCTTGATAAGGAAGAATGTAGGAAAAAATTGGAGAAAAGATGACAGGCATATTTGGATTTTTTGAAGAATACAGGTTCCTTTCTAACTTTTACCCAGCCAAAGTTGAGTTCGATGGTCTGGAGTACAGTTCCACCGAACACGCATACCAAGCCGCTAAAACGGATGACCCTGCTGAAAGACGTAGAATCAGGGAAACCCAGAAATTTGGCGAAGCTAAGAGATTAGGAAAAAAAGTCAAGATACGTCCTGATTGGGAAAAGGTTAAGTTCGAAGTAATGGAGGACTTAGTAAGACAGAAGTTTACTAAGCATAAAGAGTTAAAGGAAAAGCTCTTGGAAACAGGCGACCAATACTTAGAAGAGACAAACACTTGGGGCGATAAAATTTGGGGAGTCTGCAAAGGTGTAGGGCAGAATCATCTTGGGAAAATCCTAATGAAAATTAGGGGAGAATTAAGAAATGAGTGATATTCAAACAGGGATTCGCTATACTATTCAACGACAGGGATTTAGTTATGATGAAGAAGAAAGGGAATGGACAACTTGTTATCATGAGGGTAACTTGATTGACACTCCAGACCGTGAATGGATTGCAGCTATGATGGAGTTTTTATCTAAAACAGAAAGAAAATCTTATCGTTTCCGTATATTGAAAATTGAGACGAGTGTTATAGGCATGGACACGATTAGGGAAGCAATTATTGCGGACCTTGTTAAGTCTGCATATGGGGATCAATCTAAGCCCCATTAAGAAAATCTTTATACCTGTCTTTAAGCTCTTGATAGTTTTTCTTTTTTTGGGTGCCCTGTCGGAATAGGCAAAGAATAATTGTACTAAAGAAATTGTAGGCTTTGCCTTTTTCTCTGTCATATCTTGGCAGTTTGTCGAAACAAATCATGACTGCTTCTTGGATATAGTCATCTCGGTCGGTGAGTATTTTCTTAATGTCTAAACCATTAACTATTCGCTCTGCGACCCAATAAAAAGCTTCGCAGAGCTTGTCTTCACTTATTTTATTATCTAAAAAATCAGAAACTGCTTGTTCAAATTCTGAAGCATTCATGAATTAAGATAGTGCGATAATATCTTTAATTACTTTTTCTAGTAATTTTTCCTTTTTAGCTTCGTCTACATTGTATAGTAAACCATTGAGTTTAGTGACCCACTGTTCAAGTTGGTTGACGATTAATGCATCATCTTGACTTGTCGTCAAATCCACATTGTTATTGGTGAGGGCGGCAATCTCCTCAGTCTTATTCTGTGTGAGCCATTCGTTAAATTTCATACTTTATTTATATTAACCATATATATTTTAATGAAGAATTATTGGCTAGATCGAAGAAAAGAGAAAAAAGAAAGTAAAAGCTGGAATGTAGCCGATTTTAATCGGATTCTTTTGAATAAAATGAGGCAAGCTCAATTGAACAAAATAAGAAAAAAACCTTAGATGAATATAATTGCGGCTGCAATAGTATTAAAGTAAAGAGTGCCTTTTAGACCAATAGCCGTGTTGTTTTCATGCATATTTTCCTGAACATCTATATTATGATACATGATTTCTAGGAATATTTTCTTCTGCCAGAGTGGTTCTCTTGCTGTAGCCATTAGTTTTTGCAACATTCCGTTAATATGTTCTTTGTTCTTAGCGACGGCAGAACCTTTAGCCTCAAGGTTCATTTGCAGTCCTTGCGTAGCTCTTTCTTCAGTAATTAAATCGAATTTTAAGTCATTAATGCCGAATCCATTGATTTTTGGGATTTGACTCAATGATTGGTTAATAACAATCTGAATTTCTCTCATGGCTTCTTTGCCTTCTGGAGAGATGTTTTCTACCAACCTATTCTCGATGTATTGCTGAAAGTCCATATTAGTTATATACTATTGACGCAGTGCATTTTTTTTGCTACTATTGGGGAATGAGCAATATCTATGAAACAAATGTACCTAATTTTGTTTGCAAACGGGGCAAGGTACGGGACACTTATGCCTATGGTGATACGATGTTAATCATCGTAACTACCGATAGAATAAGTGCTTTTGATTGGGTATTTCCAAATACCACAATTCGAGATAAAGGAAAAATTCTTCAAGGTATATCATCTTATTGGGCTGATGCTTTGAATTTAAGGTATCATGAGATCAATACTGACTTGAACCATCTGCCAGAAGATTTTAGAAAACCAGAATTTGAAGGCAGGGCAATGTTGGTGGAAAAAGCGGATGTTATCCCTTTTGAATGCGTGGTTCGTGGATACTTAGCTGGTTCAGCATGGAAAGAATACAAGCAAACAGGTGAAGTTTGCGGTATTAAGTTGCCAAGCGGTCTTAAAGAAAATCAACATCTTATAAAGCCACTTTTTACACCCGCTACTAAAGCAGAATCAGGGCACGATCAAAATGTAACTTTTGACTATATGGCAGGTAAGATTGGTCTTGACTTAGCCGCCGAACTAGAATCTTTGAGTTTGGATATTTATTCAGAAGCATCCCAGATAGCCTGGAATCGTGGTATCATAATAGCCGATACTAAGTTCGAATTTGGTGTATTGCCACATTCTAGCAATGTATTGATACTGATAGACGAAGTTTTAACACCCGATAGCTCTCGTTTCTGGCCATTAGAAGATTATAAATTAGATGGGCCTATTAACTCATTCGATAAACAATTTGTGCGTGATTTCATAGAGCAATCAGGGTGGGATAAGAATAGTCCCCCACCAGCATTACCAGAAGACGTTATAATGAAGACTAGGGACAAATACTTAGAAGCTTATGAAAAAATAACGGGGCACAGTTTATGCAAATAAAAGAATTAGTCCAGAAAATGGAAATCACTGATATCCTCTGTGATATTTGTGATAAAAGTTGTTACCATGAAAATGGATATACCCCAGAATATGTGTGCATAGATCAGAGTTGGGGTTATTCTTCTAATAAAGATGGCACTAGAACACAATGCGATATTTGTGAAAGCTGTTTTGATAAAGTTAAAGACTTTATAGTGAATACTTTAAAAGGAAAGGTAAGAGAAGATGTTCATATGTAATTTTTGTAAGAAATCGGTTCCATGTAGGACACCTTGTAAGAAAGTAGTTATTCAGACTGTGATGTATCATCATCCACATCGACCAAAGGTGCATCGTAAATGGATATTGGACAAGCAAGGTAAGCCCAGACTTGATTGGTTAGATGATAAGGGCGGAATTGGTCCGCAAATCGCTGTTGAAGTCCCAGCATGTCCAACCTGTGGCTTGGAACAAGAACTTAAGAGAGAAAAAAGAGAAACTGAACAATTGAGGCTTATAGGATGAAAAGTGCTAGAGAAATCGCTGAACATATAGCCTATGTGTTTAATGATTACACTGATTATGACGCAGAATCAGCAGAGGAGTTTGTTGTAGAAGTCACTTCCATTATAGAAGATTATGTTAAAGACATAAAGGGTGAAAAATGCAAAAAGAAGCAAAAGGAATAGAAGGTTTTCTTTTAATTTACCCAGATTTTTCGACTGCCGAACCCACTGGTGAAAAAAATAGGTTTGGCCAAGAAAGAGTTAAGTGCAAGGATACAATTGTAGTATTTCGTGTATACGAAAAACCTGGCACGGGCTTTAAAGATTATGATATTCGTCACCCTGATTTGAAGATTAAGTTGTTAGATGGGGTTTTATACGAAACTGAAGAAGGAAATTACATTGATTATGAGTGATAATCCTAATAAACTAAAAGCGATTCTTTTAGAGGCCGCCGACACCGAGACACAAAAGCAATTTGCTAAGATGCTTGCGGAGCAATGTGCAGTTGCCGACCGTGAAGCTAAGGATCATTATGATTGGTTCTTCATTCCTTCCCCAACAGAATACGAACGTATGAAGAAGTATAATCAGGCTCCAGATTATGATAAATGCCCTAAATGCGGTAAAGGTCGTATTATTATAGAGAAACGAACTTGGCCTTTAGGAGATAGTCTTACTCTTAAGTGCAGATGGAGTGGTGGCGGTTGTGATTTCTCAGAACTAATTTCGGATGATTTATAATGAAAAGTTGGCAGGAACAGTGTGCTGAAATCATTAGTTTCCTAGAAGACATTTTCAAAGAAACAAAATATCGTATTGTTTTCAGAAAATATGAGACTGACCAAAAAGAAGATGAATGGTTATTCTTTGTTGAATCAATACGTGGCGATGGTGGACGCCATGATGGGACTGCGATTACATGGGTGAGTGTTGGTGGCAAAAACATAGAAGAATTGCCTGGTTTGTTGCTTCTGAAAGCACAACAACGTGTTAATGAATGGCAGCAAGAAGGTCTAAAAGAAGTGGAAAAGAAAGCTTTAGAATTAGAGAAAGCTAAGAATGAACTAGACAAAAGACTAAACACTAAGATGGATAGTCTTGCAAAGAGAGTGAACAATGGATGTAAAGCAAGTGATTGTGATTCGCCGCGACCTGAAAATGCGGAGGGGTAAGGAATGTAGCCAAGCTGCACATGCAGCTATGATATGGCTAACTAGTAGAATTAGAACCAAACCAAATTGGATCATAAGATTCTTTCTATGGCTTTTTAGACGAACTGCCGCAATACGTTTATCTACGGAAGAACAAGAATGGATTGATGGGTCTTTTACTAAAATCACTTTACAAGTGGATAGTCAAGATGAGTTGCTGAGATATTACACTATGGCTAAGTCGAAAGGTTTAACAGTAAGTTTGGTTACAGATGCAGGTAAAACAGAATTTAATGGCGTACCTACTTTCACTGCGATAGCTATTGGACCCCATGAAGCTTCTAGGATAGATGAAGTAACAAGAAGTTTAAAACTTTATTAAGGACGAGAATGGACGAAATTATAGATACTGATGTTATAATCGCTATAATTGTAGGCATTGTTGTCGTGTTGTTTCTTCTGATTAGCATCATATTCGACTTATTTGACTAATGGTTCCTGACGTAGACATAAAATATGATCCAAGATTCTCTTTAGAAGAGAATTGGGTGTGTTGTACTACTGCTATTCAGGAGGCACAGGAAAGAGGTGTGTTGGTAACACCTTTAACTGTGTTTAATGATGAAGGCAAAATCGTTGGTTGGTACTTACATGGTTGGGAGCCACCTCCCGTTTTTTACACGTATCGACCACCCATGTAGTGTAGCAGTCTTCTGTGCAAAAAGTCCTATCTACTTCTGGTATTAGTTTTGGCATTTTCATTTCTTTTTGACACCCAAAACATATTAACTTGGTGGTCTCGGACATATAAATCCTTTCACTTTCATAGTTTTGTGTTGTATTACAGGGAAGTTGTTAGGTGGCCCACAAGTCACTTGAGCGATAATTGCTGGTTGTGGGAATTCCATAGCTACCACTTCAAAACATGCTCTAGCAGTATTGGGTTTACTGCAATCACATGGATTAGGTACTACCTGCCGTTCATTTCCACCAATTGGTAGATGACCGATTGAGCCGCCGCCGATTTTCATCTGTTTTATTTATCCAGTATGCTTAAATAATGGTGTGCAAGAGGTATTATATGACCGCATCGAAGTAACTTCCACGACCACGGGGTTAGGTGCGTTTGTTCTGCTGGGCGCGACCCCTGGCAATAGGCCATTCTCCATAGTTCCAGATGGAGATTCTATACCTTATTGTATAACCAATAATATCGACTATGAAATGGGTCTTGGAACCGTCTCAGCAGGCGGCTCGATCCTTAGTAGAGACAAAGTTCTATCTAGCACCGCTGGTGGCGCGTTCATTAATTGGCCAGCAGGAACAAAAGAAGTATTCCTAACAGCTACTTCAGACTTATTAACGCAAATAAATGTAGAATCTACACTAATCACCAGAGAAATGATTTCTGGTGGTCGTGCTGTTAATGTCAATACATCAGGATTAGCACAAATTGCTATGGCTGGCGATCCTACAAGAATGCCAGCCATTGGTGTAATGATAGACAACACCCTTTCTGGGCAACCAGCCAGAATTTATACCCGTTCACATCTATATTCAGATAAATTTAGTTATTCTGGCTATATTGGTTCTGAACTTTGGGTAGGAACTTCTGGTGATATAGTAACATCTGGTGGGATATCAGGCAATGTCCAGCAAATATTAGGCGTTGTAATCGCTCAATCTGGAATTTATTTGTCTCCTTCATTCCAAGTTCCTGGTACAACATTTAGTTTAACCTCTGGCATCATTACATCTGGGTTTATAGGCGATAATGCTGTCAATAGCGGCAACATTTCTAGTGGGCAAGTTGGCCAGTTTCACCTTGCTTCAGGTGCGGTTAATTCAGGGCATATTAGTAGCGGTGCAGTACAAGGTTTCTTTGGTAGCACAAGACACATAGCTTCAGGCACACTTGGCGTGTTTGATTTCGGCTCTGGCGCAGTAATAGCTGGTGCTGTTGGCTCAGGCGCAATTGTATCAGGAAATATAGCGTCAGGTCAAGTTGGCCAATTCCATATATCCTCTGGTGCCGTAACAAGTGGTAGATTAGGCGTTACTGGAACCCCAGACGGTACTAAGTTCTTAAGAGACGACTTCACATGGGCCACTCCAACTGTTGTAAGCGGTGCAATTCAATCAGGCATGATTGCTTCAGGTGCAGTCCAAGGCTTTTTTGGAAGTACAAGGAATATTGCTTCAGGAACAGTAGGTGTATTTGATTTTGGTAGTGGTGCAGTTATAGCAGGAACAGTTGGCAGTGGTGCAATTGTAAGTGGAAACATCGCTTCAGGTCAAGTCGGTCAATTCCATCTAGCGAGTGGTGCAGTTAATTCGGGTCACATAGGAAATAATGCTGTTGTAAGTGGTTCCATTGCATCTGGCCAGGTAAATACATATCACTTCGGTTCTGGAGCAACCGTTACAAGGGCACAATTTGTCGCTCCATTTGTAAGCGGTACCCCTTGGACCGTAACTACAGAAGAAACCATATCTGGTGTAAGAGCAGTTGCATTTAGCCAAAGTGGTAATCTAGTAATTGCTATGGCAGGTGTTTCTGGTCGTGGCCCTGCAATAGGCATTGTAGTTGATAATGTTGCAAGTGGTACTCAAGCTAATGTTTATACTGTTGGGCCGCTACAATTTACTAGCGGCTTAGGTGATTATAGTGGTTATTTGGGTCAACCATTATACGTTGGACGTTCAGGACAAATTGTAACTGCGAGCGGTAGCTTCAATAGTGGTGGCTTCTTATCTGGTGATACGTTCCAGCAAATAGGTTATGCTTGGACTAGTGGTGGTGCCTTAATTGGCGTAAATGACCCTGTAATCAGCGGCGGCGTCCCATCATTAACTTCTGGCTTAGTACAATCTGGCAACATAGCATCTGGTGCAGTCCAGGGATTCTTTGGCAGCACAAGAAACATAGCTTCTGGTACAGTCGGCGTCTTCGATTTTGGTTCAGGCGCAGTTATAGCTGGGACAGTTGGCTCAGGTGCAATTGTAAGCGGAAACATCGCAAGCGGTCAAATAGGTCAGTTTCACATTGCAAGTGGTGCAGTTAATTCAGGTCATATAGGTAACAACGCAGTTGTATCAGGCTCAATTGCTTCTGGGCAGATCGGACAATTCCACATTGCAAGTGGTGCAGTTAATTCTGGCCATATAGCATCAGGTGCCGTACAAGGTTTTTTTGGTTCAACAAGAAACATAGCAAGTGGTACTATAGGCGTTTTCGATTTCGGGTCTGGTGCTGTTATAGCAGGAACCGTTGGTAGTGGTGCAATTGTAAGTGGAAATATTGCTTCGGGTCAAGTCGGCCAGTTCCATATTTCTTCTGGTGCTGTAACAAGCGGCAGATTAGGAGTGACAGGAACACCAGACGGAACTAGATTCTTAAGAGACGATTTTGTTTGGGCTACTCCTACCGCAGCAGGTGTTACTAGCGGTGGCATTCAATCAGGTATGATTGCATCTGGCGCAGTCCAGGGCTTCTTTGGCTCAACAAGACACATAGCTTCGGGCACAGTAGGTGTATTTGATTTTGGTTCAGGCGCAGTTATAGCTGGGACCGTTGGCAGTGGCGCAATTGTAAGTGGTAACATAGCAAGTGGTCAAATAGGTCAATTCCATCTTGCAAGCGGGGCTGTTAATTCAGGGCATATTGGCAACAACGCAGTCGTAAGTGGCTCAGTTGCAAGTGGTCAGTTATCAACATATCATTTCGGTTCTGGTGCAACGGTCACTAGGGCACAGTTTGTTTCGCCGTTCGTTAGCGGTACATCTTGGACAGCAATTACGGAAGAAACTATATCTGGTGTTCGTGCAGTTGCATTTAGTCAAAGCGGTAATTTAAGAATCGCAATGGCTAGCGTTTCGGGCAGAGGACCAGCCATTGGTGTAGTTATAGATAATGTTCTAAGCGGTTTACAGGCTAATGTTTATACTGTTGGTGCAGTCCAATTTACTAGTGGTTTAGGTGATTATAGTGGTTACATTGGTCAGCCATTATACGTAGGACGTTCAGGACAAGTTGTTACTGCGAGCGGTAGCTTCAACAGTGGCGGGTTCTTGTCTGGGGAAATGCTACAACAAATTGGTGTGGCATGGACAAGTGGTGGAGCATTAATTGGTGTGAATGACCCAATTGTTAGTGGTAGCGTTCCAGCATTAACTTCTGGTCTAGTCCAGTCTGGAAACATAGCATCTGGCGCAGTCCAAGGCTTTTTTGGAAGTACAAGAAATATAGCTTCAGGCACAGTCGGTGTATTTGATTTTGGTTCAGGCGCAGTTATAGCAGGAACCGTTGGTAGTGGTGCAATTGTAAGTGGTAATATAGCTTCAGGCCAAATTGGTCAATTCCACCTTGCATCTGGCTCAGTAACAAGTGGTGCAATTGCAAGTGGACAAGTAGGCCAGTTTGCTCATTCTTCTGGTGCAATTAATTCAGGACATGTATCTTCTGGTGCCGTTCAAGGTTTCTTTGGCTCAACAAGACACATAGCTTCAGGCACAATAGGCGTATTTGATTTCGGCTCAGGCGCAGTTATAGCAGGAACCGTTGGCAGTGGAGCAATTGTAAGTGGTAATATAGCTTCAGGTCAAGTTGGTAATTTTGCCATATCTTCTGGCGCAGTAACAAGTGGGCGATTAGGCGTCACAGGAACCCCAGATGGAACTAAGTTTTTAAGGGATGACTTTACTTGGTCCAGCCCAATTATAAGTGGCAGCATTCAATCAGGCATGATTGCTTCAGGTGCAGTGCAAGGCTTCTTTGGAAGTACGAGAAATATTGCTTCAGGCACTGTAGGCGTGTTTGATTTTGGTTCGGGTGCAGTTATAGCTGGGACCGTTGGCAGTGGCGCAATTGTAAGTGGAAATATTGCTTCAGGCCAAATTGGTCAATTCCACCTTGCAAGTGGTGCAGTTAATTCGGGTCATATAGGTAATAATGCAGTTGTAAGCGGTTCAGTTGCCAGTGGCCAACTTTCAATATATCATTTCGCATCAGGAGCAACAGTCACAAGGGCACAGTTCGTTGCTCCATTTGTAAGTGGTACATCTTGGACAGTAATTACAGAAGAAACCATATCTGGTGTAAGAGCAGTTGCATTTAGCCAAAGTGGCACACTTAGAGTTGCAATGGCCAGTATTTCTGGTCGATATCCAGCAATCGGTGTCGTTGTAGACAACGTTCTAAGTGGTTTACAGGCCAACGTTTACACTGTTGGCCCATTGCAGTTTACTAGTGGTTTAGGCGATTATAGTGGTTATTTGGGTCAACCACTATATGTTGGTCGTTCAGGACAAGTTGTAACCGCGAGCGGTAGTTTCAATAGCGGTGGATTATTGTCTGGCGATATGACCCAGCAAATAGGTTTTGCTTGGACAAGCGGTGGCGCACTCATAGAAGTAAATGCACCATTTGTAAGTGGTGGTGTCCCAGCATTAACAAGTGGCTTAGTCCAATCTGGTAACATAGCATCAGGTGCAGTACAAGGTTTCTTCGGCTCTACTAGGAATATTGCAAGTGGAACCGTAGGCGTCTTCGATTTTGGTTCAGGCGCAGTTATAGCAGGGACCGTTGGCAGCGGTGCAATTGTAAGTGGAAACATCGCTTCAGGTCAGATAGGTCAATTCCACTTGGCTTCTGGTTCAGTAACAAGTGGTGCAATAGCAAGTGGACAAGTAGGCCAGTTTGCTCATTCAAGTGGCAGTGTAACGAGTGGTGCAATAGCTTCAGGTCAAGTTGGTCAATTTGCTCATTCTTCTGGCGCAATTAATAGTGGTCATGTTTCAAGTGGTGCGGTCCAGGGCTTCTTTGGCTCAACAAGACACATCGCTTCAGGCACAGTAGGCGTATTTGATTTTGGTAGTGGTGCAGTAATAGCAGGAACCGTTGGTAGCGGTGCAATTGTAAGCGGTAATATAGCAAGTGGTCAAGTAGGACAGTTCCACCTATCATCAGGCAGTGTAACTTCAGGTGCCATTTCAAGTGGTGTTGTAGGTCAGTTTGCACTTTCAAGTGGCTCAGTAACAAGCGGTGCGATTTCAAGTGGTCAAGTAAATACTTATCATTTCGGCAGTGGTGCAACTGTCACTAGGGCACAATTCGTCGCTCCATTTGTAAGTGGTACATCTTGGACAGTAATTACAGAAGAAATAATTTCAGGTGTAAGAGCAGTTGCATTAAGCCAAAGCGGTACTTTAAGGGTCGCTATGGCCAGTATTTCTGGTCGATACCCAGCAATCGGTGTGGTCGTAGACAACGTTCTAAGCGGTTTACAAGCTAATGTATACACTGTAGGACCGCTCCAGTTTACAAGCGGGTTGGGTGATTATAGTGGTTATTTGGGTCAACCATTATATGTTGGTCGTTCAGGACAAGTTGTTACTTCAAGCGGCAGCTTCAATAGTGGTGGATTGCTTTCTGGTGATATGACCCAGCAAATAGGTTACGCCTGGACTAGTGGCGGTGCCTTAATAGAGGTCAATGCACCATTTGTAAGTGGTAGTGTTCCGTCATTAACAAGTGGTTTAGTCCAGAGTGGCAATATTGCTAGTGGTGCCGTACAAGGCTTCTTCGGAAGTACGAGAAACATAGCTTCAGGCACAGTAGGTGTATTTGATTTTGGTTCTGGTGCAGTTATAGCAGGAACAGTTGGTTCAGGTGCAATTGTAAGCGGAAATATAGCTTCAGGCCAAATTGGTCAATTCCACCTTGCAAGTGGCAGTGTAACTTCAGGTGCAATAGCAAGTGGACAAGTAGGCCAGTTCGCCCTTTCAAGTGGTTCAGTAACGAGTGGTGCAATAGCTTCAGGTCAAGTAGGACAATTTGCTCATTCTTCTGGCGCAATTAATAGTGGTCATGTTTCAAGTGGCGCAGTCCAGGGCTTCTTTGGCTCGACAAGACATATAGCAAGTGGTACTGTAGGCGTGTTTGATTTTGGTTCAGGTGCAGTTATAGCAGGAACAGTTGGCAGTGGAGCAATTGTAAGCGGTAATATAGCTTCAGGCCAAGTAGGACAATTTCATCTATCATCAGGCAGTGTAACTTCAGGTGCTATATCTTCGGGTGTTGTAGGCCAATTTGCACTAAGTTCTGGCTCAGTAACGAGTGGTGCAATATCATCTGGTCAAGTAAACACTTACCATTTTGGTTCTGGAGCAACAGTAACTAGGGCACAATTTGTTGCTCCATTTGTGAGTGGAACATCTTGGACAATAATTACAGAAGAAACTATATCAGGCGTAAAAGCAGTAGCACTAAGCCAGAGTGGCACACTTAGAGTTGCAATGGCCAGTATTTCTGGTCGATATCCAGCAATCGGTGTCGTTGTAGACAACGTTCTAAGTGGTTTACAAGCTAATGTATACACTGTTGGTCCGCTCCAGTTTACTAGCGGGTTAGGCGATTATAGTGGTTACATTGGTCAGCCATTGTATGTTGGTCGTTCAGGACAAGTTGTAACAAGCTCTGGCAGCTTCAACAGTGGTGGATTGTTGTCTGGCGATATGACCCAGCAAATAGGTTTTGCTTGGACAAGTGGCGGCGCACTCATAGAGGTTAATGCCCCATTTGTAAGCGGTGGAACTCCAACTTTAACATCAGGTATAGTCCAAAGTGGCAACATCGGTTCGGGTGCAGTCCAAGGCTTCTTTGGCAGTACACGTAACATAGCTTCAGGCACAGTCGGTGTATTTGACTTTGGTTCAGGTGCAGTTATAGCAGGAACAGTTGGTAGCGGTGCAATTGTAAGCGGAAACATTGCAAGTGGTCAGATTGGTCAATTCCACTTGGCTTCTGGTTCAGTAACTTCAGGTGCAATAGCAAGTGGACAAGTAGGCCAGTTTGCTCTAAGTTCAGGCTCTGTAACAAGTGGTGCAATTGCTTCTGGGCAGATAAGTCAGTTTAAGTTAGCATCAGGTGCGGTTAATAGTGGCCATATTGGTTCTGGTGCAGTCCAAGGCTTTTTTGGCTCAACAAGACACATCGCTTCAGGCACAGTGGGCGTATTTGATTTTGGTAGTGGTGCAGTAATAGCAGGAACAGTTGGGTCTGGTGCAATTGTAAGTGGAAATGTCGCAAGTGGTCAAATAGCAGATTTCCATTTTGCATCTGGTGCAAAAATAAACGTGGCGGGTTGGATCACTGATACAGCATTGGTTGCAGGTACGCCAATTTCTGGCAGCTGTGCAGTTTCTGTTGACGCAAGTGGCCACCTAATTCAAAGTAACCCAACACTATCTGGTCAGTTCCCAATTTATGGCATTGCAGACGGGGCACTTGTGTCTGGTTCTGCTGGTATTATAAGATTAATGGGACCATTTACATCTACAGAGTTTAACTTCTCTGGCAGTATCGGTAGAGTTTTGTATGTCGGTTTAAGTGGTCAAATAACCCCAACAATGCCTTCACTATCTGGTGTCTTTACACAGAAAGTTGGCATTGCAACTAGCCATTCTGGTATGTTGGTTAGAATAGATAACCAATTCATACAAATTGGCTTATAAATCTTATTAACTCCTTATTAACACAGTCTTTTTAATCTGGAATAAATCAGACGCATATTATAAATATGGTATATGGGAGTGCCCTTAGTATTCGACACCAGCACAGGTATAACCACAGCAAGACCATTTATAGCTAGTGATAATGTTTTTGCGTCGGGGGTTGTTGCGTCTGGTGTTATAGCGTCAGGTGCAGTCCAAGGCTTCTTTGGCACTACTAGAAACATAGCTTCAGGTACATTAGGCGTATTTGATTTCGGTTCTGGTGCAGTTATAGCTGGGGCTGTTGGCAGTGGCGCAATTGTAAGTGGAAATATAGCTTCAGGTCAGATCGGTCAATTCCATATCGCCTCTGGTGCAGTAACAAGTGGCAGACTAGGAGTTACGGGCACTCCAGACGGTACTAAATTCCTAAGAGACGACTTCACATGGTCCAGTCCAATTATAAGTGGCTCTATTCAATCAGGCATGATAGCAAGTGGTGCTGTACAAGGTTTCTTCGGTTCTACTAGAAATATAGCAAGTGGAACCGTAGGCGTATTTGATTTTGGCAGTGGTGCAGTAATAGCAGGAACAGTCGGCAGTGGGGCAATTGTAAGTGGAAATGTTGCTTCAGGTCAGATTGGTCAAGCCCATTTGGCTTCTGGTATTATCGCTGTGTTTACCGATTCGGTTAGTGCTGCGAAGGGCAATGTTGCCGCTGGTCCTGGCGTGAATGCAATAAGTGGGTCGCGAAATACAGCATTTGGATATACGGTTCTCAATAATTCACGAGGCAGCAGCGGTAATACTGGTTTTGGATTCCAATCCTTGTTTGCTTGCAGTAGCGGATGGTATAACACCGCTATCGGTGCGACTGCATTAGTCAACTTTCAATGGGGTAGTGGTAATGTTGCTGTTGGGGCGGGGGCCATTGGGCCAATAGATGGAACATTTGGCATGTCAGGTGCCTCGAGTGCAATATCATTTAATACAGCTATTGGTCAACAAGCTGGGACTCATATAAGTAGCGGGGCACTTAATAATGTTTTAGTTGGTGCGTTTGCAGCAGGTTCAGGCTTACAAGCTGGGCATGATAATACCGTTATTGGTACGTTGGCAAATGTTACAAACCCAGACGCTGCGTTTCGTGGAGTATTTGGTGCTGCGGCGGTTGATGCTGGCGTTGACAATTCTGTTTTCATCGGCCGCTCTGGACGGGATACGGTTTATGTTTTTCGTCTTGCTAGCGGCACTGTAACATCTGGAATGCTAGGTGTTACAGGAACGCCAGACGGGACTAAGTTCCTGAGAGACGATTTTACTTGGGCGAGCCCAATTATAAGCGGTTCTATTCAATCAGGTATGATTGCAAGTGGTGCAGTACAAGGTTTCTTTGGTTCCACTAGACACATAGCTTCAGGCACAGTAGGAGTATTTGACTTTGGTAGTGGTGCAGTAATAGCGGGAACAGTAGGCAGTGGGGCAATTGTAAGTGGAAATGTTGCTTCAGGCCAAGTAGGACAGTTTGCTATATCTTCTGGTGCAGTAACAAGTGGACGATTAGGAGTAACAGGAACGCCAGATGGAACTAAGTTCTTAAGAGACGATTTTACTTGGACCGCACCAACAGCAACGGTTGCTAGTGGTGGCATTCAATCAGGTATGATTGCAAGTGGTGCAGTACAAGGTTTCTTTGGTTCCACTAGACACATAGCTTCAGGCACAGTAGGCGTATTTGATTTTGGCAGTGGTGCAGTAATAGCAGGAACAGTCGGCAGTGGGGCAATTGTAAGTGGAAATATAGCTAGTGGTCAATTATCGACGTTCCATTTTGCTTCTGGTGCAAAAATAGATTCAGCCGAATGGCTTATTGACGATATTTTTGTTACGAATGAAGTAATTTCTGGTGGTAAAGCAGTAGCGTTTAACCAGTCTGGGCAGTTAGTAATAGCAATGGCAGGTGTCTCGGGCAGAATGCCAGCAGTTGGTATATTGCCAACTAACGTTGCAAGTGGAAGTGCGGCAACAATATATCGTAATGGAAGATTATTCAATACTATATTTAACTTCTCTGGCTGGACAGGTAGTGAAGTATTTGTTGGCCAGTCTGGTGATGTAGTTGCATCTGGCAATCCAACTAATTCAGGGGCAGTACAGCAAATCTTGGGTGTGTCGATTGCTGGGTCTGGCATAATGATTCAGATTGGTGATCCTTTCTTAGACACTATTATTCAATCAGGCAGCATTGGTTCGGGTGCAGTCCAAGGTTTCTTTGGGTCCACACCAAATATAGCAAGTGGAACCGTAGGTGTATTTGATTTTGGTAGTGGTGCAGTTATAGCAGGAACGATTGGTTCTGGCGCAGTTGTAAGTGGAAATATAGCAAGCGGCCAGGTTGGCAATTTTGCTATATCTTCTGGGGCAGTAACAAGTGGTCGATTAGGTGTTACAGGAACACCAGACGGTACTAAGTTCCTACGTGATGATTTTACTTGGGTTACACCTGCTGGCGGTAGCGTTACTAGTGGTGGCATTCAATCAGGTATGATTGCGAGCGGTGCAGTACAAGGTTTCTTCGGAAGCACAAGACACATAGCTTCAGGCACAATTGGCGTATTCGATTTCGGCAGTGGTGCAGTAATAGCAGGAGCAGTTGGTTCTGGTGCAATTGTAAGTGGAAACGTAGCAAGCGGTCAGATATCTACGTTCCACTTTGCAAGTGGTGCAGGAATCGACTCGGCAGAATGGATTGCAACTAATAATTTTTCTACTGCTGAATTAATTTCTGGTGGTAAGGCAGTTGCATTTAACCAATCAGGTCAATTGGTCATTGCTATGGCAGGCGTCCCATCTAGAATGCCAGCCATAGGTATATTGCCGACCAATGAAGCAAGTGGTAACGTGGCATTAGTTTACCGTAATGGTAGACTATTCAATACAGTATTTAACTTCTCTGGTTGGACTGGTCAAAGTGTATTCGTAGGTCAATCTGGTGATGTGGTCGCATCTGGGTCGCCAACAAATTCGGGTGCAGTGCAGCAAGCATTAGGTGAATCAATTTATGGGTCTGGTTTAATGATTCAGTTAGGTGATCCTTTCTTGGATGCAACAATTCTATCTGGCCAGATTGGCAGTGGTACGATTGGTGGAATACATATTGCTTCAGGGCAAATCGGGAACAATCAGTTTGCATCAGGAAATATGCCTAACCCTGGTTATCTTTATGGATTAGGCTTAACTTGGGTTAGTTCAGGTCAGATTATCGTTGGCAGTGGCGTGGCTATGGATAGCACTGGCTATACTAACATTTGGCTCCCAACAAGAACTACCGTAATGATTTCAGGAACTAATGGTGGCCCTGCAAGTATGGATATTTCGCCTATAGGTAACGTAAGTATCCTTACATCTGGGTCCATTGTCTCAGGCGCAACGAACATGTTTTTACTATGGCCTATGAAAACAGGAACAGGCTTAATTGCTTTCAGTGGAACGGCAGGAATTGTAGGCAGCGGCGGCGACTCACTTAATCAAATTGCAGTTGGCGACTTAGTTGGAACTTCAGGGCAGTCATTCTGGAGAGTAACAGCGGTCAATAGCGGCACATTTACAACTGCGATTTCAGGCGGTCTGACTTCAGGCTCCAAGTTGAACATAATTGAGAATGCATTCTTTAGTACAAGTGGTCAAATTTCTTGTGTCGTGAACAATATTCTCAGTGGAATCAGCATGACGCTTGGCGGTGTGCCGAAAGCAAGCGGTAACACGGTGCCAGGCTTTATCGGTGGCGCGCCTAATAACGTCACAAGCGGGTTCCAATCATATTTGATGGCATGGGTAAGTCAGGGTTTAAGTGGAACTACGGCATTCTTGTCTACACAGAGAACCACTCCATTAGTGTCTGGCATTAACGGCTATCAGACTTATTTCCGTCGTGTTGGTAGTGTTATTTATAACGGTTTCTCTGGACAGATTGTGCCATTCGATCAGTGGGGCAATGCAGGTTATGGTAAATTTACACAGTTTGAAGTTCCAAACCATACTAATAACACTGTTATTTTCAGTGGTACTCTTAGTGGTTTGGCAGCGGTTTGGGCTGGACTTGATTGTTCAAAAGTTGCACCACCTACTGCGACGGCAATTAAATTTAATGCTATTAATACATCTCCAACAAGTGGTGGTGCTATTTACTTCCGCAAGAGGGGTGCTGGCGAATCAACAGGCACAAGAAATATTAGGTCTATGGGTCTTCAGTCTGGTTTGATTACCTCCTACTTATTTGATTGTGCTTGTGACGGTGTGCAGAGCATTGAATATGCTTGGCCGATTTCAGGTCTTCAGTTGCAGCTTGACGTTGTTGGTTATTTCGAACCACAGTTCTAATTAGGAGCATATGTTAAGACAAACAATTGCAGTAGCTCATAGCACTACACCTTTTGCTACCTTGTATCCTTGGGGTGGTACTTATTGGACCATAATAGCTAATCCTTCAACGTTACCTGCTAGTACTGGACAAGATATCAAATGGTCTCCAGATGGAGCTTATGTTGCAATAGGTCATAGCACCACTCCATTTGTAAGTGTATATCCTTGGACTGGTCAATTTGGGGCTAAATTTGCAGACCCATCAACTTTGCCTCCAGCCGCAGGGAATTGCGTTGCGTGGAGTCCTCGCGGTGATTTCATTGCAGTTAGTAGCAGTACTACTCCATTCATAAGTGTATATCCTTGGAGTAGTGCTGGATTTGGTGCAAAGGTTGCAGACCCTTCAACTTTACCTACTGGTACTGGTGTTTTCGGAATGGTTTGGTCTCCTGATGGCAATGCTATTGCACTCGCTGTAAATGATATTAGTAATTTCATCATTGTGTATTCTTGGAGTAGTGCTGGGTTTGGCTTTAGATATGCTAATTATGTTACCCCGTCAAACACTGGAACTGGAAATTCTGTTGCGTGGTCTCCAGATGGAACTGCAATTGGTGTTACCATTTTTAACACTCCAGGCATATATACGTGGCCTTGGAGCGGCATTACTGGTTTTGGTGCTAGAATTGCTGATCCTACAACTCTTCCTGGTGGTGCAGGAACTAACGGATGCAGTGGTTTTGCATGGTCTCCAGATGGGGCTAATATTGCTATGACGGTCAATGATACTCCTTTTATAGCGGCGTATCCTTGGACTACAAAATTCGGGGCTAAATTTGCTGATCCATCTACTTTGCCTGTCAGTGGAAACCTTGTTAAACGTAATACTCTTGCATGGTCCCCAGATCAAAAATATGTTACGGGCACAACGTCCACTACTCCTTTTATATTTGTTTATCCTTGGAGCAATAGTACTGGACTAGGTACTAAAATTGCTGATCCTTCAACTTTACCAGCAGGGGCTACTGGAGGTTGTGCATGGCTTAATAAGCCAATATTACCTAATGCAAAGGTCGTATTTGGCACTGGTTAAGGATATATAAATTATGCTAAAGTTGACATTGGCGGTTTCGTCAAACTTAACACCGTTTATACAAGCCTATCCTTTCAGTGGAAATTTTTGGCAAAAAGTACCTGATCCTTCAACTCTGCCTGGCGGTTCCCAAGGAACAGGCACCTGTTGGTCGCCGCGAGGCAGTTATGTTGTGGCACTAAGTAATGCATCTCCTTTTATCCAAGCCTATCCTTGGACTGGTCAATTTGGGGCTAAAGTTGCAGACCCTACAACTTTACCTCCTGGAGAATGTTTAGATGCAGCATGGCGACCAGATGGCAATTTTATTGCAACGGCTGGATTCACCGCACCATGTATAACTGCGTATCCTTGGACTGGAACTGGATTTGGTGCTAAAGTTGCAGACCCAGCCATAGTTCCTTCTAGCACAGGTTGGAGTGTTGCATGGAGTCCAGATGGCAAGTTTATTGCTGTTGGTAGCGATGTTTCTCCTTTTTTACAAGTATATCCTTGGACTGGAGGTGGGTTTGGTGCTAAAGTTGCAGACCCTTCAGTAATATCTGTTGGACAATGTTGGGGGGTAAAATGGTCTCCAGCTGGAGATTATATTGCTGTTGGTTGCTCTAATACGCCTTTTATACAAGCTTATTCTTGGAGCAATAGGTCATAACACTTCGCCTTTCATGAGCGTATATCCTTGGAGTGCTGGATTTGGAGCTAAAGTTGCTGATCCTTCAACTTTACCTGCTGGCAATGGCTGGCGTATTGCTTGGACACCGCAAGGTGATTATATTGTTTTAGGGCATGATACTACACCATTTGTTAGTGTCTATCCTTGGACTGCTGGGTTTGGGGCTAAGCTTGCTGATCCTAGCACATTACCTGGAGATAGTGGTTTTGGTGTGGCTTGGCTCCCTCCACCAACATCATATGTTGCCAAGGCATTATTCGGTTCAGGTTAATATATAATAATATGCTTCAAACTTCAGTTGCAATCGGCTCGGATACGACCTCGCCTTTTTTGTTTGCTTATCCTATAAATGGACAATTTTATACTAAATACGCAGACCCATCAACGATTCCAACTGGTACTGGTTCTAATGGTGTTGCGTGGAGTCCTGATGGTTCTTATTTTGCTATCGTACATAATGCATCACCGTTTGTAAGTGTATATCCTTGGACAGGGCAATTTGGTGCTAAAGTTGCTGATCCATCTACTTTGCCCCCCAATACGACAGATACTGTTTTTTGGTCGCCTGACATGAAATATATTGCTGTTACTTTTCAAGTGACGCCTTTTATATATGTATATCCTTGGAGTAGTGCTGGGTTTGGGGCTAGATTTGCTAACCCATCAACGCTTCCTGCTGGTATTGGTTATTGTTCTGCATGGTCTCCTGATGGGCAGTTTCTTGCTGTTAGTCAGCTTACTTCTCCATTTATAGGTGTATATCCTTGGAGTAGTGCTGGATTTGGGCCTAGATTTGCTAACCCATCAACGCTTCCTGCTGGGGCATGTCGTTGGGTTACATGGTCCCCAGATGGAGCATTTATTGGAATGGGTGTTACAAACACGCCATTTGTAGCAGTGTATCCTTGGACTACTCAAGGATTTGGTGCTAAAATTGCGAACCCTACAACTTTGCCTCCTGCTTCATCTGGTTGTACAGGCATGTCATGGAGTCCAGATGGAAACTATGTTGGTTTGGTTGGTGATTCTAGTCCTTTCATAAGAGTTTATAACTGGACTAGTGCTGGATTTGGAACTCCTGTCGCTGATCCTAGTACTTTGCCCAATAGTGTTGCTCGCGGAATTGCATGGTCTCCTGATGGAACCTATGTTGGTGCTTCTGTCGCAGTGAATCCTGAGATAGTCGTATACCCTTGGAGTGCTGGATTCGGGGCCAAGCTTCCTGATCCTGCAACTGTGCCTGCTGGGACTTCTTTAACAATTACATTTACTGGTTCTCAGGCTAAGCCGAAAGCAAGAAAACCATTTAACTCAATTGACTATATATAATCATGCTTAAACAAGTCCTTGCAGTGGCTCATTTTTCAACTCCTTTTGTAAGTGTATACCCCTGGAGTAATAATTTTTGGGGGAAAGTTGCCGATCCTTCGACTTTGCCACCTAATCTTGGCCACGGTGTTGCATTTAGTCCAGATGGTGCTTTTATTGCTGTGGCACATAGTACAACTCCTTTTGTAAGTGTATATCCTTGGACTGGACAATTTGGTGCTAAAGTTGCAGACCCCACAACACTTCCTACTGGTTCTGCCAATAAGGTTGCTTGGAATCCTGCTGGCAATTATATTGCCGTTGCACATGGAACTTCCCCTAGTATAAGTGTTTATCCTTGGACGACGGCAGGATTTGGTGCTAAAGTTGCGGACCCTTCAACTTTGCCAAATGGTGATTGTTTTGGTCTCGCTTGGTCGCCTAAAGGTGATTACATTGCCGTAGGGTTCAATAATAACTCTCCTTTTATAAGTGTGTATCCTTGGAGCAATGGATTTGGTGCTAAGTTTGCTAATCCTTCTGCACCGCTTGGTGGGACTGGAGAAGGTGTCGCATTTTCCCCAGATGGTAATTATATAGCTGTGGCTCAAGATAGCAGTCCTTATATAAATGCATATCCTTGGAGTAGTGCAGGATTTGGAAGTATAGTTACCGCACCCACCACTCTTCCTGGTTTACAAGCCTTCGCTGTAAGCTGGTCTCCAGATGGGGCTTATATAGGGGTAGGACACGGTAATTCTCCGTTCGTAAGTGTTTACCCTTGGAGTGCTGGGTTTGGTGCCAGACTTGCTAATCCTAGTACATTGCCGCCTAATCAGGTTACAAATTTAGCATGGTCTCCAGATGGAGCTTATGTTGCTCTGGCACATGCAACTAATCCTGATGTAAGTGTATATCCTTGGAGTGCTGGATTTGGGTCTAAGCTAGCTGACCCTTCTACTTTGCCAGTTGGAGGTGGTAATAGCGTTGCTTGGTTTAATCCAAATGTTATAAATCACCCAAAATCTTTATTTGGCACTAATATATTTTAGAGGAATATGTTAAAATTATCACTTGCAGTAGCACATACCACGACACCCTTTATAAGTGTATACCCTTGGAATGGCGGATTCTGGACGAAGAATGCTAATCCTAGTACATTACCTGCGGGTGATTGTGTCAATACTGCATGGTCTCCTAATGGTGCTTATGTAGCAGTCACAACTGGCACTTCTCCTTATATAGCTGTCTATCCTTGGACAGGGCAGTTTGGTGCTAAATTTGCTGATCCACAGGTTTTACCTGCTGTTCCTGGTGATGTACAATGGTCTCCTAAAGGAGATTTTATTGCTGTAACTCACACTGTCGCTAATTACATACATGTTTATCCTTGGAACAGTTCTGGTTTTGGTGCGCCAGTAGCGGACCCAGCAACGCCACCTACTGCAAATACCATAGGTGTTGCATGGCGTCCCCAAGGTGATTATATTGCTGTTGCCTATGGTGCATCACCTTGGTTAAATGTTTATTCTTGGAATAGTGCTAGTGGATTTGGTGCCAAAGTTGCTGATCCTAGTACATTGCCAACTGGTATTGGGAATTGTGTTACGTGGTCTCCTTTGGGAGATTATGTTGCCATAGGACATGCCACTTCCCCTAATATAAGTGTATATCCTTTTTCAAATGGTACATTAGGTGCTAAAATAGCTGACCCTAGTACATTACCTGGGAATACTTGTGTAGGGATACAATGGTCTCCACTTGGTAATTTTATTGGTGTTGCTGTCATTGTTTCTCCTTTCGTAGTTGTATATCCTTGGAGTGCTGGATTTGGTGCCAAAGTAGCTGATCCTAGTACATTACCAGCCAGTACTGGCAGGGGATTATCGTGGTCTCCTGCACAAGATTACCTTGCAGTCGCTCATGATAGTACGCCATTTATAAGTGTATATCCGTGGACTGGCACTTTTGGTTCTAAGTTGGCCAACCCTGGAGTATTGCCAGCTAGTGATGGTAAGGACGTTGCGTGGCTTAATGTTCCACAAGTATCCAAAACAAAGACTTTATTTAATCCGTTTAATCCTAAATCCATATCTGGTTTGGTTTCTTGGCATGATGCTAGTGTTCAGTCATCCCTTTGGCAGAATAGTACCAGAACTACGCCTGTAACATCTAATAACGATCCAATTGGTGGCTGGGATGATTTAAGTGGTAATGGATATCACATTATTCAGTCTACGAATGGCAGTAGGCCACTTTACAAAACTAGTATGCTTAATAACTTGCCAGTGATCCGTGCGGACGGTGTTGACGATTACTTAACTAATGCATCATACACTAATGGCACTACTTGGTCTATTTTTGTGGTTTGTAGAAGGCTTACCAATAATGTTAATTGTAGATTTCTATGTATTTCTCTAAATGCATCCCCAGGTGGTTCCACTAGTATTAATTTATTCAACGACACTACTGGAGTTTTTGGTTATTATGGTGATAACGTGGCTGGTGCCCCTGTATTTTCTCCAGGCAATGATACAATATTTTCTCTTGCAGAACTTTTATTAACTGGTGGTGGCACGGGAAACGCATATTACAATGGTAATTTGGCAGGCACTTGGACGATGCCAACTCTGTTTTGTCAGCTGCGAATAGAATCAAAGTAGAAAACTATTTAATGAAAAAATGGAGTCCATTTACATTTACTCCAAATCTAATTCCTGGTTTGTCAGCGTGGTATGATTCAACAAAATTAACTTCATTATGGCAAAATAGTACTAGAACAACATCTGTGAAAGTAGATGGTGATTTAGTTGGTGCTTGGGATGATTTGAGTGGGAACGGCAATCATGTTATACAATCTGTTAATATAAATAGACCGACATATAAAACTGCTATACAAAATGGCAATCCAATTGTTCGTTTTACTTTTGCAAACGGGACGTTCTTGGCCAAGACATATGGCACTCTTTTAAGTCAACCAAGTACAATTTTTTGGGCTGGATCATTTGGAAGTCATATAAACACTTTCATTTATGATGGTGTGGATGCAACTAATAGAAATGTTTTGTGTCATGGACCAAGTGGTAGTGCTGTAAATTTTGGAGCTTTTGCTGGTGTGTCCTTGGAAGCTGCACACGCCATACCAATTGCGGCAGGGGTATGGTCTGTCGTATTTAATGGTGGTTCAAGTCAGATATGGCAGGATGGAGCTTCATTTACTTCTGGTAATGCGGGGGCGGCAGCAATGGGTGGTCTAACGATGGGAGCCGCATATACTGGTGGGGCCAATGCTGATGAAGATACTTTTGAATTGATTATATACAACAGGTTGTTAACCACGGATGAGCGACAGCAGGTGGAAAGGTATCTAAAACTTAAATGGGGAACTCCATAAAATTTAAATAATTTTTTTTAGAACTTACTATATCAATTTATGCCAGCATCATGGGAAATAGCTAATCAACAAAGAGTGCTTGTAGTGATCTTAACAAGAGAAACAACCAGCACAGCCTGGGCATCTGGATTTCGTAATCTTCGCATACCAGGAACACACGTATTCCTTACGGGAATGCCATTCGATCATGCCAGAAACGTAGGGTGCCAAAAGCTCCTTGAATTTGGCTGGGAATGGTTATTCTTCTTGGATGACGATGTGATTGCACCGTCAGACGCTATTGAAAAATTGGTGAGTCGTAACTTACCAATTATTAGTGGTTTATATTACAGAAGAAGTCCACCAATTGCTCCAGTAATGCTGAGAGAAAATAAAGAAGGTAGAACCTGGGTAACTGAATTTAAAGTACCAGATTTAATGCCTGTCGATTATGTTGGGGCTGGTTGTTTACTCATACATAGAGACGTTATAAGGTCATTGCCCCCATTAAGTTCAAAATGTCATTGGTTTGAGTGGCGTGTAGACCGAGTTGATCTTCCAGCAAATCAACGTATGTCAGAGGACTTTGCTTTTTGTCAACATGCTAGAAGTCATGGTTATAAGATAATAATGGACACAAGCGTACAGTGTCGTCACGCGGGACTTGGTGAAAGTAGAATCGGTGGTCAATTTATTCCTTTGGAGTTGGTATGAAAATATGTGTAATTTCTACAACTGTTCTTGTTTGTCCACCTCCTGGATATGCAGGACTTGAACAACTTGCATGGTTACAAGCAAAAGGTCTAGCCGCCAAAGGCCATAAGGTGACATTAATTGCGCCAAAAGGCTCAACGGCACCACCTAATGTAGAAATGCATGAAACAACATTAGGAGAAGAAGAAAAACAAGCTTATAGTGGCTATTGGCAAAAGTTGTCTGGATTTAATTGTATCATTGATAACTCCTGGCAGAAATGGAGTTATATGTTAAAGATGGAAGGCAAACTAAAAGCACCTATTTTAGGCGTAGTACATGCTCCGATCAATACTATGTATAGTGCAGCACCGCCCAACATAGAGTCTCCTTGTTTTGTTGCTATAAGTAAAGATCAGGCAAAGCATATTAAGGAACATTTGAAGTGCGATTCGAGAGTTGCCTATAATGGTGTTGATGTTGATTTTTATAAGCCAGATGGGACAGCCAGGAATAATAGATACTTGTTTTTAGCCAGAATGAGCAGTATAAAAGGTCCAGATATTGCTATAAATTCAGCTAAAAAATGTAGAGTAGCACTAGATTTAGTAGGGGACGATACAATAACTGGAGAACCAGATTTTTGTAACTTTTTAAGACAACAATGTGCGTTAACTCCTGGTTTAAGATATATTGGACCACAAAGTAGAGATGACTGTGTTATGTGGTTTAACATGAATAAGGCATTACTACATCCTAATAAGATATTTAGAGAACCATTTGGGCTTGCTCCTGTAGAAGCTCAGTTGTGTGGAATGCCTGTAATAGCTTGGGATAACGGGGCAATGAGAGAAACAATCAAGAATAAGGAAACTGGATTTTTGGTTAAATCCGAAGAAGAGTTTGATGAATTAATTAGAACCAACGCGGTTAAATCAATTAATGCAAAAAGATGCCGCGAATGGGCAAGTCAGTTCTCGTATGAGAATATGATTGATAAGTATGATGAACTTTGTAAAGAAGCAATTGAGGAAGGATGGTAAATTATGACAAAGACTAAGGCTAAGAAGTCACCAAAAGCTACTAAGGTTGCCAAGGTGAAGAAGGTTGTATATGCATTCGACGTGGATGATACCTTGGAGGTATCAAAGGGTCCAATCAAGATGCAACAATTGATGGATTTAAGAGTTGATGGACATATTGTCGGATTATGTGGCAATGTTATTCCTGTATTATCTGTGGATGGATGGGAACACCTTATTTCCTTCTTTAACGTAGGTATGCCTAAAGATGCTTATCTCAATGAAGTAAAGAGATTCGTCAGGGCCGATGACTATGTGTTTGTAGGAAATGTTGGCCCAATTGATAGTGCCTATTTGAAGGTACCACAAACTGGTGCCTCCGATGACATGGGCGCTGCAATGCGTTCAAGTTGGAGATTTATCACTGAAGCAGATTTCGCCAATGGAACTCGATAATTATGAAAAAGTTATTGTATGTGACCTCAGATAAAATTGGGGAAGAAACTGGTGCAGGTGCGGTTACACAAAACGAGTTGGATAGTCTAAAAAAACTCGGTGCGACTGATGTTTTAAACCCTGCACCCCAACAAGACCCCTTTGAAAGCGATGAGATTGCTTTAAATCAGTGTGAAGGTGCGTATAAATTAGCGCACTTTTACGCTGGAACTTATTCCAAACTTATCAGCTTTCTAAAGAGTAAAGGTACCAAAATTACCTATACTGCCGCTGCACATGATGTAAAAGTAAGCAAAGAAGATCATGAGAAATTTGGACAGATTTTTGATTATCCACACTTAACCGATCCAGATTTATGGAAGAGATATTTGGAAGGATACAAGAGTGCAGATGTAATCATTTGTCCGTCTACGCACAGCAAAGAAGTCATGGAAAGCTATGGATGCAAGAAGGTTAAGGTGATACCACATGGATGTTACGTGTCACCTGCTTTTGAGCCTATTCCTAAAGTGTTTAGGGTTGGATACTTAGGTGCGGTTGGATTTGATAAAGGTCTTGTTTATCTTTTACAAGCTTGGGCTAAGTTGAATTATAATAACACTTATCTTACATTGGCGGGCAGACATACTCCAAGTATCATGCATTTAGTTCGTCAATATGGTGGTGGCTCAATTTATCTTGCAGGATGGTTGAAGTCGGCTTCAAATTTATACAATTCGTGTTCAGTGTATGTCCAACCAAGTGTTTCAGAAGGTTTTGGGTGTGAGGTAATTGAGGCAATGGCTCATGGACGCCCTGTTATTTGCTCAGATGGAGCAGGTGCGGTAGATTGTGTGACCCACGAAAAAGATGGTATCATTGTGCCTAAAAGGAATGTCAAGGCGATTGCTGATGCTATTGACTTCTATAAAAAGAATCCTGATACGCTTTATGAACATGGTAAAAATGCCAGAGAGAAGGCTAAGCAATATTCTTGGGATTTAATAAGAGAAAAATATTATAAATTGTGGAAGGATATGGTATGAGCTACGATAAAGTAAAATACCAAGCTGAGTACAGAGAGAAAAACAAAGAAAGACTTAACAACTACGACAAAATTCGTAATTCAACTGATGAACGTAAGTTGAAGAAAAGTCTAAATCATAAAAAATACTATGCTCTAAACAGAGAAAAAGTAATCGAGCGAACTAGAGAGTACAAAAAAACACATCCTGAATTAAAAATTTTTATTGGGGCTTGGAGAAAAGAATTAAATCAAATTTGGGGTGTTGGCCAAAAAGTAGCATCCCAAGAAGTTGGGTTTAAAGCTGAAGCAATTATTGCTGCACTGCTTCCGAGCGAAGGTTATCAAGATGTTTATTATGTTGCAGACGACAAGCATTATGCCAATTTTCCAATTGATGTTTTTGCCAAGAAAGATGGTTTTATACACGCATTCCAAGTAACAACATATCCAAAACGAAAAATTACTTCTAGATTAAGAGATTTAGTCTCATATATGGGTTGGATTTTGCATATTACTTTTGTAAGACCTAATTTAAGAGACTATTATGATATAGTAGTCTCATCTGATAGAAAAAACGTCGCTGTGCCAATTGATATTGTAATGAAAGAAGGGAGATTGATTCCAAATGAGTTACAACTTACCATTTAGTGAAGGTCAAAAAATAATTGAGTTGGGCGGGGGTCAATTCCCTCGTTTTCGGCCCAATGTGGACATACGCAAAGAAGATACAGTCGATCTTGTTGCTGACTTCGATGACCCACTTCCGCTGAACCCAAATGAATGGCATGGTGTATTTTGCAGTTACGTTTTAGAGCATATTTCTTATCGTAAAATTAAACAATTTATCACAGAAGTCCACAGAATCCTTAAGCCAGGCGGCATTGCCGTATTTATTACTGCAAACACAGAAGCTCAGATGGAATGGGTTCTGGGACAAAAAGATTGGGACGACCGAGCCTCTTCAATTCTTTATGGCGACCAAGACTATAAAGACAATACACACAAGAACACACTTTCACCGAAATATGTTTTTAAACTGCTTCAGGAATTAGGATATAAAGATATCTTTGTCATGCCTTGGGGTGAATTAGGCACCGACATGATAATTGAAGCTAAAAAAGAAGTTACAGAAAGAAAAAACTTATTCGATAAGCATTATTTCAATGGTGGTAAAAAAGTCGGCGGTTATGCCAGAGAAGGTTATTGGGACTACCCCGTCCATAATGTGACTTTTGATAAAGTAATGGAGCTAAAGCCTAAATCTGTACTGGAAATTGGCTCATCGAGAGGGTATATCCTCAAGAGAATTCAGGACACAGGTATCCCTGTTCTTGGTTTAGAAATATCTAAGCACTGTTATCTTACTAGAGCAATTAAAGAAATAGTTGAATGGGATTTGTGTAAGTTTCCGTGGCCAGTCAAAGACAAGGCATTCGACCTAGCTATAAGCTGTGCAGTATTAGAACATATACCAGAGGAACATCTGCCAAGCTTGATTAAGGAATTAAGTAGAGTAAGCAAGCGTGGTCTTCATGGTGTCGATTTTGGCGAACATGATGATGGTTTTGATAAGACTCATTGTACACTTAAAAAGAGAACTTGGTGGGAAGAAAAAATGCCTGCCAAACAAGAAGTTATTAATAAGGAAGAATTAGAACAGGGTTCATTATTGAGACATATTCCTGCTGGGGACGATAAGTTGAAGCTTAATATTGGTTCATTTATAAATCAATTCCACTATGGTTGGTTGAACATGGATATTATTGACCTTAATCAATTTGCAAGGCAAAATTACTATAAGTTCTTCGCAAGAGATGTTAGAGAAGGACTACCATTTGCAAATAAGTCTGTTGACCTAATGTATTCAAGTCATTTCATCGAACACTTAACATACGCTGAAGCCAAGGCATTTATTAATGAGTGCAAGAGAGTGATGAAGGAAAATGGGACTGTAAGATTGCTCATTCCAGACCTTGAATTATTGTTTAATAAGTACAAGAGCAATGAATTAGGCATGTTTGATGAAATCAACGATGATTCGGCATCTTTCAGTACTCAGGCGAGCAAATTGTGGACATTGTTGTTCTCAGGGCATAAGGCCGCGTTTGATTTCAATACAATCAAAGAAATGGGCACTGAGGCTGGATTTAAAGTAGAGAAAAAGTCATTTAGAGAAGGTCATCCACAAATTATTAAAGAAACAATTGATATGCTTCCAGACTTAAGCTTGTTTGTGGAACTCTCTCAGTGAGTTTTTTGCTAGGCTCCAATCACCATTTAGACGCATAATACGTGTTTTGGGGTACCAATAGGTCGTTTCATCGTCAATTCCCCAACGCCAATCGTGTTGTTTGCCCAATAATAGAATAGTTGGTATCCCCATCGCCCCAGCAATATGTGCAACTGCCGTATCTACTGATACTACTACATCCATTTCGCTAATTAGATTGGCGGTTTCTTGAAGTGTTGAGAAATTGTATGATACGATATCATCTTTAACATCTTTTGTAAGATTGTATAATACTCTATCTTCGTTCTTTAATTCCAATAAGTGCTTAACATCACATGAACGATGTTTATTATTTTTGTATGTTGGGTTCCCTTTCCAGCATACGCCAATTTTCAGTTTGTCAGTTTGTTGGGGAAATTTTCTAATTTTAAGACCTGGGCTGTTGATTTCTCTGGAGAAAATATAAGGTTTGTTTGGAATTTTGTCCTTAGTAATCTTGAATTTATAAGGCAAACTTCCAATAGACACAGCACAATCAAAGTCAAAAGAAGGAATCGGTGGTTGTTTACCTCTTGTAACGATGATATCGCAGTATTGCTCAGTGAATAAGCCATTCATTTCTTCGGCACATTCGACTATGATCTTTTTGAAGAACTTCTTAAGCATAGGTAGGAATCGCATATATTGCACCATGTCGCCTATGCCTTGTTCATTGTAAACATAGATAGTATTGCCTTTCTTTTTACCATCCCAATGGTTCCTGAAGCGGTCATGATACATGGAGAATGTATCATTTACTTTGAAACGACATTCGAATTCTCTGAAGAAGTTTGGTAGGTCGTGTTTAATGCCGTAGCAGGTTGCTAGGTTATAATGGGCTAATGGAAAATCTAATTTCTTGTAATGAGAGATTGCTTCGTCTATTTTGCGTAAATTGTAGCAACAAATACCAAGATAGAAATCTACTCTTTGTGTGGTTTTCTCTGACGGACAATCTTTCAGAAGACCATATACGGATTGGTAGTCTTCTTCGTTAATTAAAATTTCGCATTGATTGCAGGTTTCAAACCAACTACTCATTGAATCACCTATATATACTAGTATGTTAAAGTTAACAATTGTTGTCGGGCATAGTACTACGCCATACATAAGCGTGTACCCCTGGAGTAATAATTTTTGGACTAAGATTGCTGATCCATCGACTTTGCCTGGGGTTCAGTCTACAGTGACAGTATTGTCTCCAGATGGGAATTATGTTGCCGTAGGGTCTAATGGTTCACCTTTTCTACAAGTCTATCCCTGGACAGGACAATTTGGTAATAAAGTTGCTAATCCTAGTATTGCGGCTACAGGTGGAGTTGGTGTTGCTTGGTCTCCAAATGGTGATTATATTGCAACGGCCTCCCTCTCTTCACCATATATTAACATATATCCTTGGAGCAATGGTGCTTTCGGAGCTAGGTTGCCCGACCCTTCACCATTACCTCCTTTAACTTCTAGGAATATATCATGGTCTTCAGATGGCAATTATATTGCACTTACCAGTGACACTTCGCCCAGAGTGGTTGTCTATCCATTTAATAATGGTGTTTTAGGTAGTAAGTTTGCCGACGCATCTACAATTCCTCCAGGGGCAGGAGGGGGTGTGGCATTCTCCCCCAAAGGGGACTATCTTGCGGTAGGTTTTGGAACTTCTTCCCCATTTATATATGTATACCCTTGGAGCAGTGCTGGATTTGGTACTAGAGTTGCTGATCCTAGTACGGTACCTACGAATCAGATAAAGGGAATAGCTTGGTCCCTAGACGGAACGTATTTAGCATGTGCATCGGCGGCAACACCTTTTATATTAGTATATCCTTGGAGTGCTGGATTTGGAGCAAAACTTGCTGATCCTAGTACTTTACCTACTGGAGCGGGACAAGCCGTAGCATTTAGTCCAGATGGAGCATATATTGCTGTAGCTCATACCACTACGCCTTTTGTAAGCGTCTATCCTTGGAATGCGGGATTTGGTGCTAAACTTGCTGATCCTAGTACTTTACCTACTGGCAATGGTGATGGCGTGGCATGGCTAAATCCACCAAACTTGAAGCATTTGGCTAGGTGTTTAACTTAAATTAATGGGCCTGCTTGGATTTGAACCAAGGACCAAGGTTTTATGAGAACCCTGCTCTAGGCCAGACTGAGCTACAGGCCCTAATCTTTATTAAACCAGGCAATATCACCTATAGAGACTTTTTCAAACTCATTCCACTCACGGTTTATTTTTTCTAAAATCTGTTCATTAGTTAAATCAAATGGCTTGAAGCCGCCATCACCTAAGAGTGTTCCAGCTTGAACACCAGATTCTAACAAATCTTTAATTACAACCATTAGTTCCCATCTTAGATCGGTTCCATTATAAGTATTCTTTGGGCAAGTAGCATCGAAAGCATCAAGAACTATTTCTATTTCTTTTATAATTTCCCAAAGTCCAACATAATCATCCTTAAGTTGGGCTAGTATTGTTTCTTTGATGTTCAACATATGTATTTCGTAATGATATCTCTTATCCTAATAAACTCTAGGTTTGGAAGACTTTTGGCATCTTTTTTGTGAATGCGTCGGCAGAATGCATTAATAGATTCTTCAATCTCGGAAGTCATTTCCTGATAATCTTGAATTATGCTAATTAATTCTTTTTTTGTATACAGATGTAGTTCTTTGCCCATTATGCGGCTTTCTTATATTCCTTGAAGATTTCCAATAAACTTCTATTATCTTGTGCTATTTCAATCTCGGCTGGGTGATACCCAACACCATGTTTAACAGCAAAAGACTTGAACTGTTGTTCGTTATTAAGTACCATCAAATAACGCATGATTAGGCTATCGGTGGGAGGGAAGTTGCCTTGTAAGACAACACAGTATCGGTCTATCATAACGCCACGGTCATAAACCTTTGTAAAATCATAGCCAGGGAAAATCTGATAGACTAAGCCACTCTTTGCCATAACCGAGATGAACCCTTTACGTAAAAAGGCTTTATATTTTTCTTCACCCAATACGCGATGTAGTGTCTCTCTTGCTCTAATTTCGCGTAGGTCTTTGGTGAAGCCCAATGGCTTGGCATGAGTGTAGATTCTTGGAGCGACCCGCATACGTAGAGTTTCTTTGAGACGTTCGGCGGGTGTGGCGAGTTTGATAAAACTGCCAGCGGTATCATACCACAAATGATAAGTTGGATTTGTGGTGTTACTGTATTGTGGATACAGTCTAAGTGCGGTAGATGTGCCAGCATATGCAGCATATCCTGCTGTGGTGTAAGAAGTGCCGTCTTGATAGCGGATATTTACATTGATAAGTCCACCAATAGGTAATGCAGTGGTATCGCACGTAATTTCTGTGTAATGCGTGCTTGGAATTACGGTGCAATTTCCTGTCAAATCATAGGTTTGAGTATAGTTATAATTTGTCCAGGAACTATAAACTGATGCTGTCGTATTTGTATACATTTCAACTGGCGTCCTTTAATTTTTCTTTTGATTGCCTTACCATGACGGCTTCTTCTTTTGTTTTGTAATAGCCAAGATGCTTTTTGCCCATATGTGCTGACCATTTTTTCTTGTCTTTGTTCCAAGAAACGCCTACCACCCCAGACCTATTGCGAAAGTTTTTGATTTTCCATCTTTTTCTTAAAACGTTGTAAATGTAAAGTTTAGGATAATTTATTTCTTTGGCTATTTCATCTAAATTTAATCCATTATCAAAAAGGGCCATTATGAGTTGCTTAGTTTCTTCTGAAGAGACATTGAATTTATATTCTGGGTATTTTTCTAAACTAATCTTATATTCCATGCATGGATGCGGGATATAGGGTTTTATCAAGTCGATAAAACCTAAATATGAACTAGTGCCTATGTATATTTTTGGAAAGTTCGCATGGCAATTTGTTATGCCAAGCGTTTTAATTTTTGAAATTAGGAATTCTATTTCTTTAGCAGTAAAGCAGTTAACACATAATTCTGCGCTTCTTTTTGCTGACATATTGCACCCGTCATCCATGAACCATATCGCTAAAGAAAATGGTGTTAATAATAAATCTTGTGGCACTATCTTAATTTTTTTATTATCTTTTAAGACGTAATTATTATTTTGATCTCGCTTATACCATTTATATTCCAACTCCGTGAACGTCGGATGACAAATTGTTCGTAATGTAAAATTATCTGTGCCATTAATTATTAACTCACAAGGCGTTTTTTTGGTTTGAAAGAACTTCTTACTAAATGGCAGCAATTCTTGAAACTTCCAATAACAATATTCTTTCTGGGGTGTGCCGTGCCCTTCTTGGAATTGTGAATTATAGGTTTTTCTTCTGGGAGTGGTAAGACACCCATCCCCTAAAAGGGAGCCTACAATAATTTCTTGTTGTCTTTCTGTAAGTTGAATCGCAAATTTGATATCGGTTTTTGTGGGAAGCCCATATCTTAATACTAAGTTATAAACTGAGCTATGAGAAATTTTGAAAAATTCAATGATTTCAGATACTGAATGATATTCATAGTAGTTTACAAAATCTTCTTTATTGATATTTAACATTTCTTGATATCATCCGCCTGCGACCTGTGAAATGGGCAAAAAAATAATTTCACCACATTCACTATCAAACTCATCCATGACTTCAGAAGTAGCTCGGCCATTAGTGCCAACCCAATAAGGCACTAGACCTTTGGCAACGCATTCATCAAACATTGCCTTTGCGTCTTCAATCTGGTTTATGTCCCGACTATCCCAGACAACACGCTTATCCCCATCCTTGGCAGTAAGAATCCGAAAGATATGTTGGCCTTTCTTAGGGGTCTCGCCATCTTTCAATATTCTTAGAGTATCGGGGATTCCAATTTTTTCAATAACATTGGAATTTTTGACAACAGGGGCGTCAACATATTCTTGAAAAGTGTTCATTATTTCACCTTTAAGACTTCACTACATCCGACACAATTATCGTCTAATTCATTAACTAGAGCATTTACTTTTTCCACTAAGTCGTTTGCTTTCTTACTGAGGTCTTTATCGTAGTCAATAGCGTCTATGCACGCATCACAAAGAACATCATCCAAGGCGCTTTGTAAGTCTTGTTGACCACCTAATTGCTTAGCGTTGACAATCTTACCTTTGTAGGTTGCGGCGAACAAATCTTCAAGATAAACGCTACCACTACTGAGTAGGTCGTCCACTTTGTATTGTGGTTTTAAGGTTATATGAAGTTCCACTTCAAACTTGACTGTGGTGGATTTGGGAAGGGATTTATATTCTTCTTGGACCTGTTTGATTCTCTCTTTGAGTTTCAAAGCAGTAGCTGATTTAAGAAATTTCTTTCTAGCCTCAGTGTCTTCAGCTTCGTTTTTGGCAGTTATAGCTCCAAAAACTTCTTCACTGAGAGCAAGTAAATCTTCTTTGCTTAGTTCTTTAACATTTAAATCGTACATAATTCACCTTATTCTCTTCCTGCAATTTCAATCCAACGTTCACGGAAGTAGTTATCTCTGATTAAATCCTCCGAGGATTTAATGACTACTCCATCTCTTGTGCCATATTTGGCGATTCCGAGTTTCTTAGTAATTGGTTCTTTACTACAAGCTGACTTAGGTGGGCAAATTTCTTCAACTGGAGTTCCATTGGCGTAACGTCCATCGTCTTGAATCACACCGTCTTTGATAAATCGTTGGTGTTGATGTTTGCACATTGGACACTCAACGAATACAGTGCGGTTCCAGTCCATGCTTAGTCGAAATCTGATATAGGTGGAGCAATTACCACACCACCATTCCTGAAATACTTTATCGTCGTACATTATTTTCTCTTGGAGAATGTGTTTAATTTAGAATAATCATCACTTACAGTAATTTTATCTATAGAGATAACCACATCTAATCGTCCGTTGATGGGGAATGGTTGTTCAGGGGGTCTAAATGAAACCGCCGTGGGGAGTGGTTCTTCATCAACCAGGGTTTCAACTGTAATTGCGGTATTATTGGATGTATCTACATAATTCCAGAATCCAGGCTCAGCCCTGATCCTGTCCCAAGCTTTCCACCAAGCTCCCATTGGGACAGCACATTTTAGGTTATTTACATCGTCATGGAAATGAACTTCACCGTTATTTTCGTGAATACGAAAACTACTTAATTTAGCTTCGCCACTTTTACCTTTTTGCTCCACAATCGTTTCTTTTTCTCCACCCATGACAGTCTCCTAAATTACGGTATTATTGTATCAGCAATTCATGCTTTGTCAAGAGTATTTTGTTTGTGGGGGCAGATACCATTTACTCTTTTTCCCCAATTGCAATTCATACATAATACCTGCACTACGTTAGGATAACCATTTCTTTTAAGCCATAAATACAAAGATTTACCATGCCCGCCACTAGTATGATATTTACCATATCTACTAGTGCTTATTTCTCTTCTATGTTTGGCACCATCATTATGAATATGGTCTAAAGTTAAAAAGTCTTTTATTGTTTCTTTGCAACAATTACATTCATAGCCGCCATATTGCAAATAAGCTTCATCTTTCAGTTTGATATGATATTGAAAAGATTGTTTGATACAATCATCACATCTTTTTTTATCATCTGCTTTTGGATTACCACATCTATAACATAATCCCAACGCAATAAATTGCTCTGCTCTGATTTTATGCGAAAGCCTGTCATTTTCTTTACGATTTTCGTACTCTAATTTTTGTCGATCCCTTCTAGATTGACGACAAGTTTCACATTCTCTGGCATTTACTAGTGGTTGTTCACCGCAAAGAGAACACAATCCATTTTTTATTCGTTCTCTTTCTCTTTTGTTATTTTTATATGTTTTGTTTTGTCGATCTTTCCTTTTTTGCCTACAGCTTTCACATTCACTAGAATTTACCAATGGTAGTTTATGACATTTTTTACATAATCTTTCCAAATTTCCTCCAAAACATATATAACTTAGTTCACGTAGCCACCCTTTTGTGTTAGGTCTACATTTATCTCGTCTTTATGACGGGCAGTCTATTACGACACGCCTGCACCAACCCGACCATCATAGCGTTGTTCATCCACATAGGTCTGTTTGGCTTGCACGTATTTTGGTATAACGATACTTGCAATTTCTTGCGTTCTCTTCCAAAATAAAACAAATGTGGGGTGAGCTTCCTCTGGTTTTAGCAGCGTAGACCCAGAACCAAATTATATATGCTTAGAGAAAACAAAATTTCAAAATTTTCTCTAATAAACTACGACTCTTTTATAACATCCATGTCCGATTTGTCAAGAAGAATCAGTTGAAATCTCAAATTTCCTTCTACGATATGGGGGTCGAGAATTAAACGAAAATCAAGCCTTGTTCTGGCTTCCATTAAACACTCAAAGAGTTTTTTATAATCTGTGATTGTCATACACTCAGCACCTTGGAAACCCCATTCATCGTATTTTTCTTTTGTAGAAAAGAGTGGGATTAAAAGCCCATCTGCACATTCGATGACGATCATTTTCTTCGTATCGGGATGTACGGGATACACAGCCCCGTTCAATTCCGATTTTTCAAATTTGTCTTCTAGTCTTTTCATGATGGTTGGTGCCATACCTCTGGATTAACCCTTCGGGCTACCCTAAGTGCTATTATTTGTTGTGCCCTATGAATTGCGTCCATATATTCATTTTTGTCTGCGTCCGAAGTTTTGTCTAAAGACATAAAAATACTCCAGGCTTCAGCAAGTTTTTTAAGAATATCTTCTTCAGATGGTGTTAATCTTACCCCTAATAAGAAATCAATCTTAATTGTATGATCTGGGAGCGTAAAATTTACCATTGGCGGGGGTGGCGGTAAATAACCAGGCCATCCTGGATTTATACAACAACCTAAACATATTCCCATCTCTGTCATAAAACTCCTAACCTCTTGGTACTGATACTGTTACGACGTTTTCTACACCACACCACGAGCATTCAATCGTGAATTTTCGTTCTCTGGTAAATTTCTTGCAAGCAAATTTATTTTTACCTAAGCATAGCCAGCAATTAAAGTATAATGGTCTATAGCCTGGCGGTGCGTCGTTTTTAACATCTTTTTTCGCTTCTAAAACTTGTTTCCTATTGAATATACTTGCTAGAAAGTCGGAAACAGCTTTATAAATTGATTGCATCCACTTATTTATTAGTTCTCCTGGTAAACTTTTTGTGTTTTATAGGAACTTTGTGTTTTAAATGTTGATATTTTTCACCGCAAAGGTCGCATGAAAACGCCAATATGGTTTGATTTTGCCAGTTTTCTTTAACAAACTGAGCATGGATTAAACCGCCGCAATTACATTTCATTGGGTAGTTTCTGTAGCATTCGGAGCATCTTTGATCCCCGCTTGTGTGTTGTGCATTATTAACTAAAAAGGCCATGTTTTGACTCCACTAGATTTTACTGCTGGAAAGAACTACCTATGGATAAATAATATACTAATTAATCAGGAAAAGCAATGGGAAGTTTCAGAGAATTTTTGCAGAATAACATAGATGAATCACAAATAGACTCCGTTTACAACAAAGCCCATATTGCCGTTGAACTTGCAAGAGCGTATGACAGAATGGCAGATAAAAGAGACCTGTTGAACAACATATCTGTTATCGCCAATTTAGCTTCAGGCGCTTACGGAGTCTATAATTCAGGGGAGAACCGTAAGGTTATACCACCCCAATTACAACAATCTCTGATTTATTATGGAAAAGTAACACCCCAAAACCTTCATAATATACCAAGAGCAACAATTAAACAATATTATCCACAAATTAAAGATGACCAAATTAAAAACACAGACACCATACATGTTAATATAAGAAGAATATTAAATGAATTACCTAAAGACGAAGATAGGATTATGGAAATAGCCTCGACCATACTCCACGAATCTTGCCACGAATGGGAGCGGGAAAATTACGGGACCACTTCGGAAGCTGGTCCGTTAAAGACTGAAGCGGCATTCAAGGGCTGGATGCAGGGTGCAGGCAAACAGGTTTTGCAGGGATTGATGGCCCAAAACAAGAATTTATTCCCAGCATCGTCGAACACACCTTTGAACACCATTCAACAAAATCTTTAACACTACGGTTCATTTTCATCTCATTTATTATACAGCAACAAAAAACTACATTATTGACAGTATAGCCTTTTGCATTATCAATTCTATCTAAAGAAATTGTATTGATTTTATTTTTTTCTAAAGTTAGTATCTCTCCAGTATAATGGCATACCATCGGTATAGTTTGCAAATCCTCTATAGTTAAATCCCAATCTATATTTCTTTTTTTAGCGTTATATTTCCACGCAACAAATCTTCCTTTAAATGTAGCCTGGCGTATTTTATTCTGAGCATTACGACGATCCTTATTTTCGATATAATAATTTCTCCTACGCTCTTTAACCTTATCTTTGTTGTTTTTCATATAAGTTTTATTAAGCAGTAATAATCTCTTTTTATTTTTTTGATAGTAATTACTACGTTCGGACTTTAGCTTGTCGTTGCGATTCAATTTATATTTTTTGTTTCTTAATTTTTTACATATTTTGCATAAAGCTCCTTTTTTGCTGGACACTCTATTGTCGGTTGCGAATTCATCTAGTAATTTAGGCAAACCACAAATTTTACATTTTTTCATGTAATTATATTAGTAAAGTTTCTGTTAAAATTCATCATGGGGCTAACAAATTGTTAGTAAAAATTCCCAAAGTTATACTATATCATAGTATGACTTTGGGATGTGAACAATTTGCAAATGATGCAGTAACCACGTTATCGGTTGCTGTTACACTAACAGATACGACTATTACAGTCACATCTGCTTCGGGATTCCCTACTTATCCATTTCGGATTATGATTGATAACGAAATTATGATGGTTACGCTTGTTGTAGGACTAGTTTTTACTGTAACAAGAGGTATTGAAGAAACAACTATAGAGACTCACGACATTAATACCACAGTAGGTCAAGTCCTAACTAATGGTGGCCTTTGTGCGTTTAGTGAGTGTAGATTTGCCACTGGCACAAGAGCAAATCTACCAAGCCCCGAACTTGAAGGTAGACTTTATTTAACTCAATCTCCAGGTTGGTATCTCTTCAGGGAAAATGGCGCAGCGTGGCGTGCCTGGGGACCAATTTTCCAACTATCTGAAGGATTAGACCCACAAAATAGCATTTGGAGTTGGATTAATGAAGACGACGGCGTGAATCCAAATCCTGGTTTGACAAATTTGTTTGGAGATTTAGTTTTCTCCGTTGCCCCTAATGTCGGTGCTGGCGAAAATGTAAGGCTATTCACAGAGAACGTTAATGCATCAACTCCTTATCCCCTTGAAAGTTCTGAACCATACGACATTTGCAGCGGACCTGATGGCAATTTGTGGGTCACTGATCTTGAAGGATTTGTGTGGAAAGTCACAACTGGCGGTGTAGCAACAGCTTATGCCTTATCAGGGGCAGAACCATATGGGATTGCAAGTGGCCCTGATGGCAATTTGTGGGTAGCCGATCTTAATGGTTTTGTCTGGAAGGTTACGACAGGTGGGGTAGGAACAGCTTATCCTTTAGTAGGGGCTACACCATACGATATTTGTACTAATCCAGATGGTAATTTATGGGTTACAGATACAAATGGCAAGGTATGGAAGGTAACAACAGGTGGTGCAGGAACGTCTTATACATTAACAGCTTCAGAACCGCAAGGCATTTGTACTGGTTTTGATAATAATTTATGGGTAGCCGATCTTAATGGATTTGTCTGGAAGGTTACGACAGGTGGAGTAGGAACATCCTATGCTTTAACTAATTCTTCTCCTGAAGACATTTGTAGTGGTTCGGATAATAACCTATGGGTTACAGACATGAATGGTTTTGTCTGGAAGGTCACGACAGGTGGTGCAACAACATCTTATACATTATCGGGGGCAGAACCATATGATATTGCTAGTGGTGCAGATAGTAATTTATGGGCAACGGACCTTAATGGCTTTTTATGGAAAATAACGACAGGTGGCACTCCTACGAAATACAACACAATTGCTGGTTCAGAACCATATGGTATCTGCAATGGGCCTGACAGTAACTTATGGATTGCGGATGCTGTAGGATTTGTGTGGAAAGCAACAAATACACAAGCCTTCGTGCCTTATACTGTAACTGTTGCGTTTACTCCGTTTTTATCACCTGTAGATCAGACATATTGTGGCGTAGTTTTCAGAGATAGTGCTACCGATAAATTTGTATTCTATAAGATAATGTATGACACAACGAGTATTACTAAAAGGGATTTGGTAATATCCTTGGACAAATACACTAATTCAACCAGCTTGAGTGCTAATTATAAAACTTTGAGTGCTGGCACGTTGGTTTCACCAATGGTGTGGTTTAAGATAAATGATGATGGGGCTAATTTGAATTGGTATTTTTCTAATGACGGGTTTAATTTTATGTTATTTGACAGTCATACAAGAACGGATTTCCTGGCTAATCCTGATGAAGTAGGCATTGCTTTCGGAACTAATAATGCAACGGGTGGTGCTGGAATGAATTTACACTCTTGGCTAAAGGTATAAAATGGCGTTTACTGAATATTTTGCTAATAATGCTGTGACTACTCTTGCCGCACCTGTGGCGGCTATAGATTTGACGATAACAGTCGTTGCATCATTTAGTCCATTTCCAGCTAGTTTCCCTTATAGAATAAGGATTGGCGTTGAATATATGTTGGTTACGAATGCCGTAGGGCTGCTTTGGACGGTAACAAGGGGCGAAGAAGGTTCGACGCCAGCAGCATATGACACAGGTGATGAAGTTGCTAACGTGTTCACAGTTGAGAGTCTAATAAATTCCGCATATATGTATTGCCGTGCAGGAACAAGAGCGGCATTGCCTGTTACTGACCCATCTTTAGAAGGTAGATTTTATTTCCAAGATGATCCAGGTATTTACATCAAGAGAGATGATGGAACGGGTTGGACTTCTTATGGGACATTATTCGAGTTATTTGAACCAAATGAAACGGGATTTAGTTGGGTAAATCAACAAACTGCTACGACGACAACTACTCAAGGCGGGGTTGTTTTAAGTAGTGCCGCACCTGCTGGTGCAGGTGATAATATCAACATTAGAGTTAAAACATCCCCAGGAACGCCTTATACAGTTAAAGCAGCATTTATACCTTTATTGTATCCAGTGAATCAAACTAGTGTAGGGTTTATTTTTAGAGAAAGCGGCACAAGCAAGATCATATTCTTCAGATTAATGTTTGATAATACAACGACGACCAAGACAGACTTGGTATTATCTGTAGATAAGTATACTAATCCTACAACTCTGTCTGCAAATTATAAGGTTGCCAGTGCTAATATATTCAAATCTCCGTTAATTTGGTTTAGTGTTACTGATAATGGTACTGACTTAATCTTTAGTTACTCAAATAACGACATTGATTACACTAGTTTCTTTACTTCTGCTAGAAATAACTTCTTTACAACTGGCCCAAATCAGGTGGGGTATGCCATAAATAGTAACACAACCAGTGGTAATGCAATCATGACGCTATTATCATGGAAAGAATCTTAAAAATTAAGGTAAATATATTATGGCTCTATGTCCAAGTTCCGCCGATCCTGTTGTTACCGCCAATGACGTATTGGACTTATATACATCTATAACGTTAGATGGTGATTATACCGTTGCTGGATGTGGCACTAGGAATAACGGCACTGGCACCATCAATGTCAAGGATATACCGCCTGGCACCACTATTGACAGTGCCTATTTTATATACAATACGTATGTGTCCAATAATATAGATACCCCAACTGTTTTGCTCAATGGCAGTGATGCTTCTGGAGTTTTGTATGGCATATGTGGGTCTACTTGCTGGGTTAATCCAGGGCCAGAATTAACCACTTATTTAAGAAATAGAGTTTACATTGAAGATGTTGGTCCTTCTGGTTTAGATTTGATTAATGGTAATGGTAAATATACTGTAAGTGACTTGCCAACTGACCCATCCATGCGTATTGGTACAGATGGGGATAGGGTACCTGGCTGTTCGTGTAGTCAAGGGGCGGTATTGGTTATTGTTTGGAAGTGGAACGATGATGCTGGTCCACTTCCTGGAACACCTGAAAGGGAAAGAAAGGTGCAAATACATGTTGGAGCAAAACTAATTGCTACACCAACAGGAATTTGGGGCGGTTCTACCGATTACGCATACAATTTTGATCCTGGTAATTATAAAGGAAACTCAAAGATAGTGTTGGCAGCAGGGGATACGCAAAATTCTATTATTGGTGATAGTATTGAACTTAATGGAGTGCGACTTGCGCCACCTAATAACGCATTTATAAAAACTGGTAAGAGTATATCGGTTAGAAACCTCAGTGCCGTCAATTTGTATAGTGGAGCTAGTAATAATCTTGCTTATGTCAAGACAACTAACGATTGTATTTGTTGGTTTTTATTTGTAATTTCTGGGGACCAAACTTCGCCTGCTTCAAGATTTCAACCTGTGAGTTGTGCTGCGCAATTATTAGACGACTCTATAACTGCTGGCGATCTTACTCTTAATATTCATTCAAATCTAAATGAAGTCCCCCCTTGGACGGCCGATGGGGATATTCCTAATTGCTATGCAGTAGTGGGGGGTGGTTTCCCACCACCACCTTTTTACGTAAGTATTGATAAAGAGATAATAGAAGTTACTGGCAAAGGTGGAGCTAATCCACAAGACCAAACGACTTGGACGATTGTTAGAGCACAAGGCGGAACAACAGCTGCTTCTCATGCAATTAAGTCGTGTGTAAGAATGGCAATGCCGATACAGTCTAAGCAGGCAATGCAAGCAGCACTGAATCAAAGAAGACAGGCTTCGCAAAGACCGCAGCCTGGACAAGTTTAATAAGGGATGATAAATGAGTAGTATAATAAGTGGAAGAATATTTACAGATGCATTTCCTGGTTGGTCCTGGTCGAGAGACGATGGTTCAGCGTGGACAAAATGGGGTCATTTTAATGAACTTAATGAGCCAGATCAAAGTTTATTCGCTTGGGTAAATCAGAGTTCTGCAACTTTTTCAACAACTTATGGCCCAACGGTTCTTAAAACACCTGCGCCAGGTGGGGCAGGAGAAAATGTAAACCTTCGTGTGCTAACTGCTGTTGCAACACCATATAGTCTAATTGCAGGGTTTTTACCGCAAATTGACCCCACAAACCAGACTAGTTGTGGGGTTGTTTTTAGAGAAAGTTCTACTGGAAAGTTTATATTTTTTAGATTGATGTTTGACACAACTTCGTCCATTACTAAGAGCGATATTGTGTTTTCAGTGGACAAATATACAAATCCAACTACTTTTAGTAGTAATTATGCTGTTGAAAGTGCTGGATTTTTGAAAGGGTCCATAATTTGGTTAAAAATGACTGATGACGGAATTAATTTAACTTGGTCATATTCTAACGATGGGCAGAATTACATAGATATTACAAGTCAAAGTAGAACTAATTTTCTTGCTTCTGGTCCAAATCAGGTGGGGTTTGCCATAAATAGTAATACGACTAGCGGAGCGGCTGGGATGACTTTGCTATCTTGGGATTAAGGAGATAATGGCAGCGATATTAGATTTAAGTGGGACTCCAGGCTGTCCTAATTGCAAGCCTGGAACTTTTCAACAAGGCTTGTTAGACGATACGCCTTGTTGCACCCCATCAGGCACACCACCAGATATTGCTCTTTATAACAATTTATTTCCATTTTTCGATACAACTGGCGACCTTAATTTCTACTTAGCAGGTGTTGGCACAAGAGATACGGATACTAACACTAATGTTGTCAATATTATTGTGCCAGACTTTACAGGATTTTCACCAGCAGGTGTAGCCGTAGTAGACGCTTATTTGTATTGGAATATACTTGCAGCAGATGCTGTTACAGCAGATACAGTCATCTTTGACGGCAATGGTCCATTTACTGGTTTACTTGTTGGTTGGTGTAATGATACTTGTTGGTTAGCACAGAATGATGGTTCAAATAGCGACGGCGCAACCCCTCCCCAATGTATATTCAACAGAGTTTATCGTTATAATGTATCTGCTTTTGTACCTATTACTGGCGGAACTTTTAGAGTAGAACTCCCTGGAATAAGTACTTTGTTCCCTTCAATAGCCACAAACGGTTCTGATACCCCTGCTTATCCTGGCTGTAATGGAAGTCAAGGTTTCGCATTGTTAGTTACCTATACTGATGGTGTGACAAGAAGAATTATAGCTTATGACGGCGCGGCTTTAGTTACAAATCCTGGTCACGGTTTCGGTGGATATGGTACTTATTCAGTGACGATTGATCCAGGTAATTTCAATAAGAATGCTGTTATTGCAAACGCAGCTGGTGATACGCAAACTGAGTATTCTGATAGTTTGAAATGGAATGGATCGCCATTCCCAGGCAACGGATTTGGTAGTTATTTTAATCCTAATGCTGGCAATCTGTTATTTACTGGTGCAGGTGCTGGAGCGGACCAAAAAGAACCTGTAACCGCAGTTAGTGGCTATCCTACCATAAAAAACTGTCCTAATACGGCAACGATTGATATTACTGCGGGAGTTGAATGCTTAGATTGGTTCTTATTTGTATATGCAGCAGAAGATGATGTATGTTGTGTGCAGGACACTAATCCTGTTGCACCTTACGACCAAATGAGCCTGTACCAGAACATAGTCGCAAATGCTGATTTCGTTCTTGAAGGTGTGGGCACAAGAAACATTGATATGGCTGGAGTAGGCACGACTATTAATATCAACGTGCCAGGAACTACTGTAATAAAGGCTTGGGTATATTGGAACGTATTTGCAGACAACACTAATTTAGCTACTTTTAATAAGATAAACTTTAAGGGTGCTGGAGATGTTGTTGGAACCTTTATTGGTTGGGGAGATAACACATGTTGGAGCGTTTGTGATCCAGGAGATGGTAGTAATACTGTTTGTGATACTGTTGGCGGGTATAATGAAATTAACAAGATTAAAAACAGAGTGTATAGACTTGATGTAACAGCACAAGTTACGACTGGCATGAATCCTTATACAGTTAAATTACCTGGGGCAATTTTGGACCCTGGCATTTGTACTGCTTGTCCAGATGGAACAACTCATTATCCTGGTTGTGCAGGTACGCAAGGCGTAGCTTTGTTTGTGATATATGATGACCCGATTGAAAGAAACATTCTTCTATATGATGGTTGTGCGGTCGTAATTCCAGACGATTTCCCGCCTTTTACCCTTCAGACTCCAGGTCCAATTGTGCCAAGTTATTCAATTGGTTTCGATACAATATATTATTTAAATGCCAAGATAGCTCTTGCAGTGGGAGACTCGCAAAACAATCCAGCTGTTGATAAACTTATTTTCAATCATGTTGACTTGCAGACGATTCCAAATCATTTCACACCTGACAGCGGAGCGTTATTGTCTGCAAATACTATTGATCCTGTAAAAGCCTTCCCTGGCCCATGTTGTGGTAAATTTGGCAATACTGTAACGGTTTCTACAACGAGTGACTGTCTTAGTTGGTTCTTGTTTGCATACAGTGCAGAGAAATGTACGCCAAATTTGGCAACGAATTGCTCTATAGCTACGGTGCAAAATAATAATCAGCACTTCAGAAGTTAATTGTGTTTCAGGGATTCTTCGGTAATGCCAATTAATATGTTTTGTAGAGGTGGTTTCATATAGCGTGACATTGAAAACCCTTCAGCAATAACTAATTGACTACTTGCACAACCCATAAATACTTTTGATTTTGCAATCCAGGCGGTAGTTTCCAAGAAGTCTAATCCAGTTTTATCAATGCCTATATCCCCAACATAATCGCCTTTAGCCCCAATTTGTACTATGTTAACTTTACTTGGGCCATTATCTAAATCCTTAATTAAAGGAGTCCAGAAATCTTCACCTCTTGGGGCAACAATGATATATTCTTTATCTAATGTAGCCATATCTTCATATTCATAATATACCTTTTGATTCATTGGTATATCTAAACTTTTACATATATGATCGGGAATATACATTTGTGGCACTTCGCGTATCCCTGCTTGATAGACCGCTTCATATTCGTTTTCATTTGGAACTGGTAAGTACCAGGGTTGGATGCCTAATCCCATATGATCCATTACATAGTCTTCGTTAATAAGAAATTGGTCAATACAGGATTGATATTCCATGAGTCTTTTTAGGGGGCGACAATATTCGCTGGTCCAGAAGTCCGCAACTGCATTATGTTTTTTGCATAGCCAGCGTACAGCTGTTAGGCAATACAAAACGTCTCCCATTTTTCCTGGCATTGCTACTGCTATCTTGTTCATGCAGTTATTATAGAATAATGACTAAATTTTTAAGATAAAAGAATCTTGATTATACACAACCCGCTCTATTGCTGCCCATTTAGGATTATTTTCATAGATAGTTTTGATTTCTTCAGTGGTGAAGTGGGCAAGTGGGTCTTTATTATAATTATTTAATGATGTTTTTGTTTTAGTAAATTTAATAATTTGTTCATCAATAGAATAAAATTTGTTTACTAAATTTAAAAAATCGGATTGAATGTTTTCGCACCTTAACCAATAATCAATATTGAAGTTAGCTACATAATAGTCGATCATCCAATCTCCTAAAGTAGAAAGAGTTTCTGGTTGATTCTGGACTGAATAAGGTGGTGGTAAATATAATTTGTAGTTTTTATCAAAATAAGCTGCCTTATCTGGGACCGTTGAAATACCACCAGTGAATAAATGATGATAAATAAAACTTAAAATAAAATTTGGTAGTCTTCTAATATTAAGAATAAGTTTTTTATCTTTAATTAGGTCTATTCTTTCCGAAAATGGAGCATGTTTGTTATTATCATCAGGGTCAGCAAATATAATTTTATCAGGAATGGAATTTATAAAAAATGCACTGGTTGCATCACCAGCAGTTTTGGGCATATGTCCCCATGAAAAATCATCTGTAACAATCATTGTATATATCTATCTATAGCTGCGTTAGCTATATAATCAATCTATTTCTGGTCATGCTCAAGATTTTATATAACCATAACTCACTTTTTCCCTGGCATTGCTACTGCTATCTTGTTCATGTAAATATTATAGAAAGTTGAATACATATTTTTATGGAATATGTAACAGAAGGTGCCCCTGAGTATGCAATGACCTTATTTCCCCCAGGTTTTAAAGGTGTATGCGTCGATGTAGGTGCCTATGACTCTAAATGGATTAATAATACATGGATTTTTGAGAAAGCTGGCTGGGAGACGTATTGTATTGAACCTAATCCCAAATGTATTCCAACCCTTAAAAAAGAAAGAAAAAATGTATTAGAATATGCTTGTGGTGCTGCCAATCAAGACGATGTTGATTTCTTTGTTTATACAGTTGAAACTGTAGGAGAAGCTGCTGGCAGTGGTTTAATTGACCACTGTGCTGGGCCTCAAGGCGAATATCACAAAACAATCTTCACTAGAAAAGAAAAAGTTAAAGTTAGAACTCTGGATTGGCTGATGGAAAATGAAATCAAGCAAGACCACGTTGACTATGTTTCTATTGACGTAGAAAGAAACGAAATGAATGTCTTAAGGGGGTTTGACCTTGCTAGATGGAAGGTTAATGTAGTTCTTATTGAGAATCTTGAGCATGACCAAGAACAGCGTGATTATATGGTTGAAGCTGGCTATAGATACATCCATCGCATGACATTTAATGATTTCTATGTAACGCACGCCTTTTACGATAATATGAAAGACTATTATCAATTTCCGTAAGTCTTCATTGATACTGAATCTAAACTAAAATTCAATAACTCGTCAATACTCTTGATGAGTTTGTTTCTTTTGGCGTTCAGGAGTTGGCAATCTTTACTGTATTTGGCTATTTCTTCATCGGTTCCGCCACCCATGATTTTTTCTTGAAGAAACCAGATTTTCATATTGACCGTGAAAATTTCGTCTACTAGTAAACCTGGAGTCTTGACACATATAGAATCCTGATACATATAGTCATATATTCTTTTAATGAAGAATCTGAATTGGTCTTTAATAAATTTAATCATATAATTACAAATTTAGGACAAGGGACTATGAATTTACCACCGTTCTTTAGGAAGTCTGCTTCTCTTGCTACAAATTCATTTATAAAGTGCCAAGGCAAGACAAGCAGATAATCTGGCTTAGCTTTTCTCATTTCTTCTTCGGAACAAATAGGAATATTGGTTCCTATTGTTTTGAGTCCAAATTTGGCAGGACTTCTCTCAGCAATACCATCTATTAAAGTGTTATCTAATTTGAAATATTGGAGTAAGGTATTGCCTTTTGTACTTGCGCCATACCCCCACACAGTTTTACCTTTTGCTTTTTCTTGTTTTATAAAGCTTACAGTTTTATCTTTAAGGTCATTAATTTTGTTGAAAAAATCTTTCCATGTCTCTTCACAGTCTAGTTTAAGTGTTTTTTCATATTCTAGAATTGAGTTTACTCTAAAACTACAAACATCTCGATATGGTTGAGAAGAGAAATTCTTGGAAGTGGCAGAGTATTTCATGGCATAAACCCTGAATGAGCCACCATTTATGTCATTTAACTGGCAATCCATGATTTTAAACCCATTCTTTTCAAGTAGGGTTTTTATGTTGAAGAGGGAATAATAATACAAATGCTCGTGGCAATTATGAACTATTGCATTAGAAACGAGATAAGTATTGTCTTCGGTTTCAATGTTGTAAACTATTCCATCATAATGTTCGGTTTTGATTTTACTAATTGGGACGTAGGTGAAATTATCGTCGGAATAATATCTTAAAGAGTCTCTTCTATTGTGATAAAAAGACGTGAAGATTTTATCTAGAACTTTATTTTTACCTCTTAATTGCCAAGAATCTTTTGAAATGACCTTCCCACCTCGTATTTCTCTTTCATAAGGTTTCACATAAGAAAATCCAGTCATTGCGTTTAGATTTGCGAGCATTAATTGAACTTGATATATTAAAGTTTTGGAAGCAGAATGTAATCCTACCTGATTGTCGATATAACCATCGCCGTTAACTAGTCCATTTAAAAAAGGTATGGTTATATCTTGAGTTGCATTAAAGATAAAATCTGGTATTTTTTTATTCAATGCACCTTTGCCGAACCATTCTTCAAACACTCTTGCCAATGCAGTGCAGGATATTTGTACATCCATTCCTTCAGATACTTTACTTTCATAAATTCTAGTTTTATAACCAATCTTTAAAAATACTTTTTTAAGCTTGTCTGCGTAATCTTTTTCATTTTTGTTTAATGAGAAATTAATATGCAAATTAGTTGGTCTTCCATTTATGTATCCTTCAGCGACATATAACCCCATCATCCATAAGATTTCATTAGTTAGAGTTAAATTTTTAAGACCTCTTCTATAATTGGGACTATCTGTTTTGTTGTATTTGGATAAATCTATTTTTCTATTTGTTTCTTTTGCTTTTAATTTTGGCAGCAACAAATAGTCACCAGTTTTAATATCTTTAGCATCGACCCATTTAGGTGTGCTGTGGATATCTTTTGTCGTTAAAATTGGATGTTCTGGAGTACATTCTATTTCTTCTAAATATAGAGCTTTTATTTTAATCATCTCCCCTTTGTAGGGTCTACTGAATTTTTTCATTACCTTAGTATAATCGCCGTTTTTACCAATTACTTCATCGCCCACATTAATTTCAGATATTGGTTTGTTGGCACCTGTGATAAAAGCATCAGGTTTAAAACATATGTTATCAAAAGCAGTTTGTTGGAGCATTAAAGGAGTATAGCTCATTTGCATGACCCATATACCTTCATCTTCTAAGATTTCCCATACATCTTGAATGAATTTATCTGGGTGTTCTAGGTCATAAAACATGGCTATAGATGTAACAATTTTAGCTTTTAATTCACCGAACATTGACTTTTTGAATACTTCTGCACTGAAATAGTCTTGGATTATAATATTAGCATGGATTTTGGCTTCTTCCTTAAAAGTGTCATCGGCGGGGTCAATGCCCATCTTAAATATGCCTCTGGGCACAAAGCTAAGAAGGGTTCCATCGTTACTAGCAATGTCTATCCACAGGTCGTCATTGTCTAGTTTAGAAATACTGCAAATTGAGTCCACAATGCCTTTAAGTTCGTTTCTCATTGTGGCATTTATACCAGACCTATACCAGTATTTGCCATACATGGCATCGAGTGGTGCTGATTTATCTAATCTTACTGCCCCACTATCTTCCAACATTAGTTTCATTTCAACCTTATTTGTTTGCGGCTCAGCATCTTTTGCGATAAAATCAGAGATGTATAGTTCGCCCAAAGTAAATAATTCTTTCATGTTTTACCTGTTCCAATTAATACTATAATAGTGTAAGGAACTTGGATTTATGAATTTGAAAACCAAAAAAATCACATGCAAACAGTGCCAAGTAATTTTTGAGTGTAAAGATAATAAAAAAAATGAAAATAGAGTGTGTTGTTCTCATCATTGTTCATCTGTTTTAAATGGTCTCAGCAATAAAGGCAAACAACGCACGAATGAATTTAAGAAAAGCCATTCAATAAGGTTCAGTGGAGTAAATAATCCTTTCTTTGGAAGGCAACATTCCATTGAGAGTAAGACTAGGATGAGTGAAAACAATAAATGGCATGATGAAGACTTTAACTATTGCGATTTGTCTGAATCACAGAAAGAGGTATTAGATGGCATAATGTTATCGGACGGTCACTTAGACGCATCTAATACGTCGGCCCGTATTACTTACGGAAGCAAGTTTAGGGAAACTTTAGAAGATATTAAAAGTGAATTTTCAAATCTGCATTTCAGTGAGCCTTGGAAATCAAAAGTAAATTGTTATCATTTTAAATCAGCGTATTATAAAAACTTGTTAGAAGAACGGCACAGATGGTATCCAAATGATTATAAAATTGTGCCTTCTGACGTTCGGATTACTCCACTATCTTGTCAATGGTGGTTTATGGGCGATGGTTATCAAGTTGATTATGGTGTCATGTTATGTACGGATGCTTTTAATGCAGAAAGCATTAAAATATTAGTGGAAAAATTAGATTTTGATTGTCACAGGACTATCAGTAATAGAATAAGAATCAATAGTCGATCCGCTACGAATTTTTTGAATTGGACTAGGGATGCTGCGACTATACCAAAGCAGTATTTATACAAATGGGGTAATCACAGGAGGCAGAAACTTGTTAAATAAAAAGATTGTTTTTTGCACAGGAATAAATGGCCAAGACGGAAGTTATTTGGCTGAAAGACTGTTAGAAGATGGCTACAAGGTTCATGGTTTAATAAGGCGTAGTTCCTTGCCAAATACGGGACGAATAACACATATAATAGACAAAATTACATTAGAAACTGGAGATATGACTGATTGTTCTAATTTAAGTAGGCTAATTCGTGCCCTTCAACCCACAGAAATTTACAATTTAGCTGCCCAAAGTGACGTTAAAACATCGTTCACAATGCAGGAATTCACTGCTCAAACTAACGCAGTTGGTGTCTTACATATTTTAGAGGCAGTTAAAAGTCATTCCCCACATACTCGGGTTTATCAAGCTTCTACTTCGGAATTGTACGGGGGGAAGAATGTCCCAATAACTGGATACAATGAAGATAGTCCATTTAGGCCAAGAAGTCCATATGCAGTAGCAAAGCTTTATGCATATTGGATGTGTCGAATGTATAGGGAGGCTTATGGGACTTTTGCCGCTAATGGGATTCTAATGAATCACGAAAGTCCCCGTCGTGGGGAGAATTTCGTGACTAAAAAAATCACTTCATGGTGTGGGCGCTATAAAAAATCACTTCATGGCGGCGCAAATTGGCCAGGTGTTTTAGAGCTTGGTAACTTGGAGAGTTTCCGTGATTGGGGTCATGCCAAAGATTATATTGAAGCAATGATTCTTATCAATAGGCATTCTGAACCTGATGATTGGGTCGTTGCCACGGGTGAAACCCATAGTATCCGTGAATTTGTGCAGAATTGTTTTGATTGGATGAATATCAAACTAGAATGGCAAGGAAGTGGCTTAGGCGAAGTTGGCTTAGTGGATGGGAAGAAAGTAATTGCCATTAGCGAAGAATTCTTTCGGCCATCTGAAGTGGATAGATTATTAGGCGATAGTAGTAAGATTCGTAGCAAACTCGGTTGGAAGCCTAAATTTAGTTTCAGTGATTTGATTGATGACATGATGACTTATGAGGTGAATTAATGAAAAAAGGTTTATTCATTAATCAAATAAAAACTCAGTGTAGCATTTATGAGTCTGGAGTAATGATTTATAATGCTCTTAAAGCCAACCCAAATTTTCAATTAGATTACATAGAAACCACATGCAATTTTAGTATTACAGAAAAATATGACTTCTGTGTGGTGAACTGGCATCATTGCACGATGCCTTTTACCAAAACACAGATTCAACAGCTGCCAGGGTTGAAAATAGGCATTAATTTGGAAGTATCACCATTAAATTGCATTCCTTATATGCCTGGGGACATATTTGATGCTTATATGATAATCGACCCAACTAAAGTCAAGGAAGGGAACTTTTTCCCATTTCCAAGACCTTTAGAAGTTGTGGATGGTTTGAAGCCTTTGTTAGATGGAAATAAGATGGTTGTAGGAGCGTTTGGATTTTGTGGTAACAATGACAAGCGTTTCAATGAAATCATAGAGTATTTTAACACAACTGGTGAAGAATGCATCATAAGATTTAATTTCCCATTTGCGACTTACATGCCCGATAATCACATTTTTGTAAGCTCATATGTACAAAATTTAAAACTGAAAGTCAAATCTCCTAATATAGATTTAAGAATTACACATCATTACATGTCCAAGCCTGAGTTGGTGAGATGGTGTTCAGAGCATACAATTAATGCATTTCCTTATTATAGGAACATTCCTGGTTTGGCAGCTGTAACCGATCAGGCAATATCTTCAGGTAGGCCATTAGCGGTATCAAATTGTTCCACATTTCGACATTTGTTCAAGTATATATCTTATTATCCTAAACAGAGTTACAAGGAACTGATGGTTTCTACTCTAGACGGCATTAAACAGATGCAAATTGATTGGAGTACTGGCAGATTTAATGCTAGGTTTAATGAATTGTTAATTGAGAAGGGACTATAATTGGCAAGATATACACATAAAACTCAACTAGAGTTATTACAGGAACAAATAGAAATAAGTAAGACTCTACAGGAGCAAGTCAAATTAAGGCCAGTTGATAAACCAATTGGCAGACCAAGAGTTCTGCTATTAAATCATACTCATGTCCAATGCGGAGTATATCAATTTGGTAAAAGGGTTTATGAATTAGCGGCCAGATCAAAAAAAGTTGATTATTTTTATAAAGATTTAAACAGTCATGCCGAATATGTTAAAGTTCTTGATGAAGTTAAGCCCCATTATGTAATTTACAACTGGCATTGGGACAGGATGCCTTGGTTGAGAGATAAGGATATTATAACTAACAAGGCCATGAAGCATTATTTCATTTATCATGATGGTTCTATGATGGAGGTGTATGATAAATATTTGTTTTTTGGAGAATATGACCCACAGAAAAAAGATGCAGTAAACAATAGAATCCTTTTACCAAGACCTTTATTCCCATACGAAGGTAAGTATCCTGTCAATACAGTGCCAACAATAGGTAGTTTTGGTTTTGCCTTTACGCACAAACGTTTTCCAGAACTAGTTACGTTAGTAAATAATCAATTTAGTGAAGCTGTGATAAACATTCATATGACTTTGCCATTTTTTGGAGACAGTGCTGGTGGGAAAATCGCTGACATTGTGAAGGCTTGTCATAAGAATAATTTCAGAAAAGAAGTGACATTAAATGTTACGCAACATTTTATGGATGACCAGCAATTATTAAGCTTTTTGGCCAAAAATGATATCAATGTTTTCAACTATGCAGACCAACATAATCCAGGTTTGTCCAGTGTCCCTGATTATGCTTTGTCTGTTAAGAGACCGATAGCAATTACTAGTAATATGATGTTTCGGCACATAGCCAGTGAAGGTATTATGTTGGAGAAGAATAGTATAAAAGAGATATTGAATAAAGGCATAGGCCCTGTAGAGCAATACCATGATAAATGGTCGATTAATAATTTTACTTCAAGTATGGAACAATTGTTTTTACCAGAGAGAAGTATGTCCCTTTTAAAGCCAGAAGTGTTGTTTGTAAATCATAAAATCCCTAATTGTGGAGTTTACCAATTTGGCAAACGTGCATATGAGCAGGTTGCGGCATCTGATAGGGTTGAGTATTCTTATAAGGAAGTAGATTCGACAGGGGAAATTGAGGCAATATTTAGAAACCCCCCAAAACATATTGTTTTCAATTGGCACCGTGCAACAATGCCGTGCTTAACAGAGCAAATGGTTATAAACAACAAAAAGTCGAAGCATTATTTCCTTTTTCATGAAGAAGTCATAAGGCAAAACTATAACAAATATTTCTTTTTTGGGGATTATGATATTGGTAATAAAAGAGTGCCGCTTAGTAAGAGTGAATTATTGCCCAGACCTTTGTTTACTTACACTGGTAATTATCCAGTTAATGAAATTTTTACTGTTGGCAGTTTCGGTTTTGGGTTTTGGAATAAGGGGTTTCATGTATTGGTCAATCGCATTAATATGGAATTTGACAATGCTATTATCAACTTACATATACCTTATTCTCATTTTGGTGATCCAGATAAATCACAAACGCACGCAGTTATAGCCGCCTGTAGAAGATTGAATGTTAAGCCTGGTATAAAACTCAACATTACTCAGTCATTCCTAACTAATGATGAAATATTGACCTTTTTAGCTGGCAATGATATCAATGCTTTTCTTTATTCAGATAATGGGGAAGGACTGTCCAGTGCAGTTGATTATGCTTTGTCGGTTAAGCGACCAATGATGATTACAGATTGTCAGATGTTCAGGCACTTCAAAATGAATGAAATAGCCGCAGAATGTAATACAACAATGAGTATTTACAATCGCGGGCTTCAGCCTTTAGAAAAAGTTCGTGAAGATTGGGCAACAGAGAAACTTATAAATCAAATGGATGAGGTGTTCCTTTATGAATAAAATACTTGGGGATGAAGATAGAGTGGCACTAGAGCCTCTGATTAGAGAAATGTTCCTGAAATGTCCAGAGATGATGGCTAGGAAATATCCTGACGCCAATGTTCAACAAGCATTCGTGTTGAACGAAGTATTGAAGCTAAATTCACCTAAAGATGTAGCAATGCTTTGTGTAGGATGCGTGGAAGATACAGCCGCCGAATACCTAAAAGTTAGTGGTTATAACGTAATTGGGATAGACCCAGAAATTAACCTTTCCCTCGCTGATTACAAGAAAATCGCAACTAATAAGTTCAATATAATCTTTTCAACTTCTGTTATTGAGCATGTGCCAGATGATGAACAATTTACCAAGGATATCTGTGAGTTACTTAACGTTGGGGGACATGCGATTCTAACCTGTGACTTCAGAGAAGCCCCAGGAAAAGTGCATCCATTGGATGTTAGATTCTATAAAGAGTTTGACTTGCTAAGAAGGTTAGGCAATATAATTGCCTCCTACAATTGTGAACTAGTGGGAGAACCAAACTGGAAAGGTGAGCCTAATTTTTGGTATGACCATTATCATTATGGCTTTGCAACGTGGATGTTTACCAAAACTTCGGCATAGATGGTTGAACCAGAGTCACGTTTGGGACTAAAATAACGCCTTTTTTGAATTTGTTTAGTTCTTGCATATATTCATCTTCTTTACAGCAGTCGTGCCATAAGACATTAGGCATTTTTCGCATCCTATTGTTGCCTATTTCATGCCAGACGCCGAAGGTTTTGGCAATGTTGAATATGTCATATTCAATAGAATCTCTGTTCTTTTTGATTACCTTTTTAAGGTCTTCCAAATGATTAAGCCAGTGTTGTGTCTCATAAGCTACGCATTCCGTTCTGAGTGGAAACTTGAAGTGTTCACAGTGATTGCCGTAGGTAGAGTTTGGTTCTCTTTTGATGGTGTTGAATAGGCTTTTTGTCCAATTAAAAAGAGGAATAAACCTTCTAGACATTTTGACTAAAATATCCAAGTTATTATCTCCAGCCCATAAAAGACCGCTATATAGGGCTTTCACATCCCCAGCGTAGTGGCCGTGTTTGAATGGTGTCGAGACGAAGTTACAATTATAGTCCTTACATACTTGTTTTAGTGCTTCATCGCCGCTTGAGTCATCATGGACAAGAACTGGTATGTTGATACCGTTTCTTTTCATCATTTCCATAGCGAGTTTGATGTAGTCTGGGGTGCCATAAGTGCTTATTATCAGGCCAATTGAAGGAGGCATAATTTAAACTAGTAAGATATATAGAATAGGCTAAATATGATTTCTGTACTCTGCCACCTTTACCATCATCACCTTTGGAATGAAATTAGTACCTCAATATCCCGTATTAAAACAGATAAACAAGTATACGTTAATTTGACTAATGATAAACCATACGAGCAGATTAGCAAAGAGATTAAAAGCAAATTTCCAAACGCAAAAATTTCAGTTAGTCCAAATCAAGGTAAGGATATTGGTGGTAATTTAAGACTAATAGACAAATGGATGGGGGACGGTTCCCCTGGAGAACTATTAATAGTCTGTCACGGGAAAAACAGAGATGGAGGTTGGAGAAAGGAACTATTTGCTCCATTATTCAGTAATTACGTTCCATATCTTTTTAAGAATAATACTAGATTGGGTATGGTTGGCAATAAGAGATGGCTTTATCATCGTTCCCAAGACGTAAATTCAAATTTTTACAATGAATATTGTAAAAGATTTGGATTTAGTGATACTAGTATGCATTTCATAGCAGGTACGATGTTTTGCGTGCGAAGTAGTATTTTCAAAGAGTTTTTTTCAAGGTTTAATGCAGCTAATATAGCCAATGAGTTAGAACATGGTGATTGCAGAGAGCCTTCTAGGACTCACTCTTGGGAGAGATTATACGGTGGAATTATTACGCATTCTCACTACCTAATCAAGCCAATTGAATATTATGAAGATGTAGACCTTGGTATTTTACAGTCTTTTAATGAAGAATATTACTTGGTTAACAATCCAGACGTTAATAACGTAGTTTTGTCCAATGATTATTCATCTGGGTTAATTCATTATATTAAATACGGTAGAAAGGAGGGTAGATTAATGACTAAACCTAGAAATAAAGCTCTATTGATGCTATAATATTTTATGTCATTGTGTATATTTTCGCATTACGCTGGTTTAGTATTTAATGAAACTTTTTACTTGGAAAATAATCCAGATGTAAAACAGGCTGTTCAGAATAGAAAATTTTCTAGTGGTCATAGACATTTCTCAGAGTATGGGAAACATGAAAACAGAAAGCATGAATTCCTACCATCAGTCACTCCTAAGTATATCAATGTATATTTGAAAGAGCTTTCCAAGCACTTTGGCAAGGTGATACTTGTCAGCAATGCCAAAGTAGAAACAAATTTTCCTGTGGTTATTGTGGAAAACGAGGGCTATGATTTCGGCATGTGGAAAAAAGTTCTGAAAAACGTTGGTGCAGAAAACAGGATAGCATTAGTGAATGATAGTGTAGTTTTGTTTAATACTTTGGACCACATATTTAAATGGGCCGAATCTAATAAGTCAGATTTTTGGGGTTTAACTGATTCCAGGGAATTGGCGTATCATATACAGAGTTATTTTATGGTTTTTGAAATGAAAGCAGTAAGTTTACTCCTAGAATTTTTCAAGAATTATGTCATTGATAATGTTAGAAAGCGAACCATAATGAATGGCGAGTTGGGCTTATCCAGATTTATGATGAATAATGGTATGAATCTCAAGGCGTTTGTGAGTATGGGAGGCGTTCTTAATCCTCATTTTCATCATTGGAAACAATTGATTGAATCTGGTGTGCCAATTATTAAGAAGAAAATTGTGATTGGTCACAAAGATTTACCTAGAGTTGATTATAATAATTGGCATCTGGTGGTGCAGAAACACATGAAGTGGGAATATAATGATATTTTTAGCTATATAGGTGTATAAATGTCAAACAAAAAAATTCTTGTAACAGGTGGTAGTGGGTTAGTAGGATGTGCTTTTCGCAGGAGCATTCCACATGCAATTTTTATTTCTTCTAAAGATGTTGACTTAAGGGATGAATCACAAACAATGAATTGCTTTAAATATGTTAAGCCTGATTATGTTATTCACCTTGCTGGTAAAGTAGGCGGTGTTGCTTCTAATTATAATTACACAGGAACTTTTTTTACAGACAATATTCGTATTAATACCAATGTTTTAGATGCTTGCAAAAATTATAATGTAGAAAAAGTAGTTTCTTTTTTAAGCACTTGTATCTATCCAGATAAAGCAAACTACCCTCTAATAGAAAATCAGATACATAATGGCGAACCGCATTTTACCAATTTTGGTTATGCGTATGCCAAAAGGATGCTCCATATCCAAAGCATGGCATATCGTCGTCAGTATGGATGTAATTTTGTGTGTGTTGTACCAAATAATCTCTATGGGGAAAATGATAATTTTGATCTACAAAACGCACATGTAATACCTGCTTTAATTCGTAAGATTTATCAAGCTAAAATAAGCAATAATTCATTAGATGTTTGGGGAGATGGAGAAGTTTATCGAGAATTTACTTATGTGAATGATATAGTTAAAATTGTCAATTCATTATTAGCTTCATCTTATGCTGAAGACATGCCGTTAAATATTGGCAACCCAACAGAAATTTTGCTTAATGATGTAATTAAAAAGTTATGTGAAATCATGGAGTTCTGTGGTGAAATTAAATACGATATTACCAAGCCAAAAGGACAATTGAGAAAACCTACATCAAATGCATGTTTGCTGAAACTGATGAACGTAGAGTACACAACTTTGCAAGAAGGACTCAAAAAAACTTGTGATTGGTTTGTTGAAAATTATCCTAATGTAAGAGGCGTGAAATGAGTGAAATATGGAGTGTTTTACATTCATTATTAAATGAGCCAAAAATAATTGTTGAGATAGGGGCGGCGGATGGTTTAGACACAATAAAACTCCTTAATGTTTTTAAAAATGCACATATTTATGTTTTTGAGCCAGACCCTAGAAACATTGAAAAATTCAAGAACAATTTAACATCATTGCGTGTGTCTTTTGCGGGAAAAGCAATAAGTAATTATAATGGATTTGGCAAGATGTATTTATCGGGTACAGCGGAAAATGCGGATGGCTGGACATATTCTTCTTCTTTGAAAAAACCAAATTTACACTTAGTCATGGCTCCTTGGTGTGTGTTTAATAAGCAAACCAGAGTAGAAGTTGTGACTTTAGACAGTGCATTAAATCACCTTGAGAGTGAAATAGATTTTATTTGGGCTGACGTTCAAGGGAGTGAAGGGGAAATAATTGCTGGTGGTCAACAAATTTTAAATAAAACCAGATATTTCTACACTGAATATTATAATGACCAAATTTATGAAGGGCAAATAAATATAGACCAAATACAGAAATTACTGCCTGGAACATGGGAGGTTGTTAGCAGGTGGGGGTGTGATGTTCTCTTCAAGAACAAAAGTTTACCTTAATTTAGCAACCAAAACATCAGTGGATGAAAGACTAGATGGCATAAAAGTAAATCTATAATTTTGGTGTATTTCCAATATTTTTTTAGTAATGTCCTGCAAAGGCGGAATCCACTCAGTCCCAGCTAATCTTATATCATCAATTAATATTATGTTGTTTTTAATATCATGGGCTTTTATAGCTTCTAATTCTTCCAATAAGGGGCTGCTTTTTTTCCCTTTTGCGGTATTACCCCCAGAATAATGTCCATCTAGCCAAAATAAAATTTTTTTGTTTATAGTTTTTAATAGTTGTGGAAGAACCTCAGAAGAATCTCCAAAATGAACATGAATATTTGGATTTCCAAGAAATTTTTCTTTAGAAAAATCATACCAATCTTTACTTAACTCGATAGTGTGTAATTCTTTAAAGTTAAATAAACTTGCCAATGAGGTTGTATGACCCGCCTCTGTTCCTGTCTCTACAAAAATATCACAGTCTTCTTTATTTTGGCGGATTATTTCAAACATGTCAATATATCGCATAAATTATTTAGTCATTTACAATTATTTTTGGATGCGAGTTTGTAGGGATTGCATCACTGTTCCACTAACTAGGAACTTGTAATGCACATAATCTCTTATAAATATTACTTAATTGAAAATCTTCTACGGCATTAAGTATTCCATCATATTGATTAAAAACTCCTGTGTTGTATACAGGCAAATTATTGGACGCCCCTCTTTTGATTTTGGCAAGATAATCATTAAAACTTCTGTTCATATAATGATTAATATGAGCTTTAGTGCAAGAGAATGGGGAGAATGGTCCATTTATTGCATACCCCAATTCATTAACACAGTATTTGCCATTAATGTAATTGAAAGAATGTCCCTCACGGGCATTGACTACATGATCCAACCTAACTATTGATTTAATATGTTTATTGACCTCCAGGGATTGCTCCCCCCTTCTAGTAAATGCATGTATTTGTGATCCGCTTTGATTTTCTATTAAATTGTTCGAGCCAAAACCCAACCAATTTAGTCCTAAACCTCCATAATTTACATAGTTGGCTAATAATTCATCCAAATAGTTATGGCACACATCATTTACAACTATAAATTCGTCGCTGTCTATAAATGCTGCCCAAGTTACACTGTATCGAAATTTGTTTATAAAATCATCGTATGCGATCATATGTTTGTGCGGCGATGTACTTTCAAACCTAAACACCTGAACTTGTCGCATGTCACCCAATAAATATTTTATGTGCGGCGTACTGTTGTTGTCGTAAATGTAAATCATGTCTACGCCGATGAGTAGATGGTAATTTATCCATTCTTTCAGATAATCTTCCCTTTCGTCTTTTATAATTGAGCAAATAGCTAGATTCATAGCTAAATATCTATGTAATAGTAAGAATTTTTGGGGAATAAAATGCCAATACTTGAAAGAATAAACTTGAATAAAGAAGAGATTGAGGAAATTGAAAAAAAAATAAGTTATGAAAGACATGTGGAGCGATATTGTATGATTCGGCAGTGGTGCAGAGGAAGAATTTTGGACTATGGGTGTGGGTGTGGCTATGGCTCTTATTTGGTTTCGAAGAACCCAGATGTTAAGTTCATCCAGGGGTATGACATTAATTTAGAAGCAATTGAATGGGCTAATAAAAATTTCAGTAACGATAAAACAGAGTATGTGTCGTCAATAGAAATTAAAGATTTTGACATGTTGCTAGCAATAGAGGTCATAGAACACATAAAAGATAAATCAATTTTACCCGACATCGCTAGTAAAACAAATATAAAAGAAATTATTATTTCTTATCCATCAAAAAAAACCACACATTACAATAAATTTCATTATTATGATTACAATACTCAAGAAATTGTTGATTTATTCAATGGTTTTAAATTGTTGAAAGAAATAAATTTTTATGAAGAATCTCACTTATTGATATTTACAAAGGACTTTATTTAATGATTACTGTAATTGATTTGGAAAAATACAGGCTTGGGAACGCATTGTTTAAGGTAGCGGCGGCATATGCTTTAGCTTTAAGAAACAATGACATTTTTTTGCTGCCAGAATGGAGATATTCTAAGTTTTTCAAAAAAATGCCAGCATATCAAGGTGAGACAATTAGCAGCATTTATCATCAGCAAGAGTATCATTACAAGCCTATACCTTATACCCCAAATATGGCAATTTGCATTAAAGATGCTGGATATTTTCAATCAGAAAATTATTTTAGTGATTATGCCAGCGAGGTGCGGGATTTCCTCACCCCTAAATGTGAAAAAGAATTTCCTTTTTTTGATAGCATCACATGCTCGATTCATGTGCGACGAGGAGATTATGTTCAGTTGCAAAATTTCATGCCATTGGTAACAATGGACTATTACAATTTTTGTGTTGCGTTTACGTCTTTTAAAGAAATTAAGTTCATTGTTTTTTCAGATGATATAGATTGGTGTAAAAAGCATTTTGATAACAATTTCATTTTTGTCGAAGGCAATAGTGATATTGAAGATTTGTGTTGGATGAGTCAATGTACGCATAATATAATTGCAAACTCTAGTTTTTCATGGTGGGGGGCTTGGCTAAATAGCAATCCTAATAAAGCTGTATACGCACCTGCTGTTTGGGTAGGCCCAGGACATAGGGGACTAGATACTAGGGACTTAATTCCAGCTAAGTGGCTAAAAATTTAAATTATTTATTTCTCTAATATCAATAGACCATTGCACAAATCTGTACTAAACACAATCTTACATTTATTTGTTGCCATATATTCATCAATTGCTAGTTTAATTCCTTCTGCCGAATTTTCCTCACAGGGAGTAGCACATGTGAAGGTGTCATGAAAAACCAGATACTTTTTGGACTTCGCAGCGTGAATTTCTAATTCATTTTTAACTTGTTCATAGGAGTGGTGACTATCAAAAAAGATTAAGTCTGTGGTGTTTATTATAAGTTCTTTATCAGCCGTATTATGTTGGTGGAACTCCCATTTCATTAGATTTTTACTTTTAAGCCATACTATGAAAGGAGTTTCTTCTATATCATAGCTTTCTAGTTTGCCATCGGCTGGCAAACCATATAAGAAGGCAATTGTGCTTTGTCCGTGTCGTACACCGAACTCAGTAATGTGCTTACATTGGGATGCGTAGTATTCGAGTACGGGGAAATGTGACACCATATTACTTCTTAAATAAAATGGTAAACTGCCTACAGTTTCTTCTTTCATTACTATGGTGAGATCATCTGGCACAGTATGATAATAATGTTGTCTTACCTGATCTAAACTTAGTTGGTCGAATTTGAGGCAGGCATCTCGTCTTTGTCTGGTTTTATTAAATCTGCCTGAACCTTTTTCATTGATGCCATGTTGAAAATAATGGTCGTATGCGTCAACTCCAACTTTCGCCACATCTTCATTAGCTTTGTAATAATACTCGCTATCGAACAAATTTCTAGGTAAGTTTTCCATAAAGTTATAATAGTGAAATTTCTTTAAAATATTGATTTTTAATCAATTTAATCTTATCTGGCGCATGAAAATTGTGAATCCCATGATACCCCAATGTGCCTAATCTGAAATATTTTTCACAACAAAAACGCGAAGCTTCTTCTCTTGGTGCAACTTTAGCTCCAACACTTCCCATTCTATGATGAAAATAGATATCTTCTGACTCGCCATTGTGCCTATGTTTACTTATAACGTCTAGCGTTTTTGACCTGGACCTTATGGACAAACCACCGTTATAATGTCCCGCAGATGGACCACCAATCCAGTCCCATTGCATAAATTCTTCAATCCCATGCCTTAATAACATGCTATCGTGTTGAAAAATCAATATTTTTTCATGTGGAATTTGATTCCAGAAACTTGCAGAAGCCAATAAACCACTGTATGAATGTCTATCTAGATTTCTATGAAGACTTATCTTTGTAGCTCGTAAGTCCTTAAATATTGAAGCGTTAAGATGGTGAAATATGTACAGTTCCCAGCCACTGCCCAGCTTTTTCATGTGCTTCTCTATGGTCGTTTTTAAATCTGGCAAGTGACGAGTTTCAACTATTACTGCTGCATGTGAATTTCTCAGCATTTGTAGTATTTACTTTACAAATCGAGATTTTGTAGTAAAATAAGTCAGTGCAGACTTAAATAGAGTAGAAGAACTATAGCTTAGTTGTACTAGAGGCAGAATCTCAGTGTAGTCTCATGGCGGGGCGCTATCCTCATAAGATAGTCCAAAGTGGGTTCGATTCCCACCACTGAGACTTCCCCATTAATAATTTATAGGAAACGGGGGTATTTATGAGCGTTATGACTCAAAAGAAGGTTTTGGTTCTTAACAGGGGTTGGAATCCCATTGCTGTCGTTAATCTTGAGAAGGCCATGTGTCTTGTATGCTCCACATACAAGAATGATGAGCCAAAGGCAAGGATTCTAGACGCAACACAGGATTTCAAGCTTTTCACTTGGGCTGATTGGGCAGAACTAATTCCAGCCGCAGGTGAACCTATAATTCGTAGTGCCAAAGCTGACTTCCGTTGCCCTGAAATTATCCTGTTAAGTCGCTATAACAAGCTACCACAACAGAGAATTCATTTCAGTCGTCGCACAATATACAAGCGTGATAATAACACTTGTCAATATTGTGGGGCTAAGCCAGGGACTTCTGAACTTTCCATTGACCACATTCTGCCAAAATCCAGAGGTGGAAAAACGGATTGGACTAACTGCGTCTTAGCTTGCACCAACTGCAATAGGAAGAAGGCAGATCGTATCCTTAGCTGGAGGAACACTGCTACTGAAGTAAATATGAAGCTTCTCAAGCAGCCGAAGAAGCCTAAGTTTACTTTCTACAAGGGCGACTACCGTTGCAAGTCTTGGGAAAGTATTCTTGGAGTTTCCTACTGGTTATGTGAGCTTCAAAACGACATGGACGAAGACTCTTGAGGTTTGGTAAACTATTTTTGGAAATATTCGGTTGGCACACTATATTATAGTATGTCAACCGAATATTTATTTACAACTGAGCAATGGTCAATAATCAACGGTTCTTTGTTGGGTGATGGACACATTACTAATCAAAGATATGGAAATTCCGCTTTCGCTAAAAACCAGTGTGGAAAACATGAGGATTATTTAAAGTGGCATTTTGATAAACTTACACCTTATTCATGTTCTATAAAATATTATGATAATTATTGTCTTGGTAAAAAATACGATAGAATTAGTTTTAGGACTAAATCAAATTTGTCTTTCGCAAAATTAAGGGAAAAATGGTATCCATCAGGCAAAAAAATTATTCCACAAGATTTAAAGCTAGACCCATTAACTATAGCTGTTTGGTTTTTTGATGATGGATCGAATAGTATTAAGTCTAGGTGTTGTAAATTCGCAACCTATTGTTTTACCAAAAAAGAATGTGAATTCTTAGCGGAAGAATTAACTAACTTTAATATAAAATGTAATATTTCTAAAAAAAATGTTATAATAGTTAAAACTCAGTCTTATAAGGAACTAGTTGATTTAATTAAGCCTTACATGTTATGGGATTGTTTCAAACATAAAGTTCAATACAGAGACTCTGAGCTAAGTTTTACCACAGAAGAAGAAGCGTTAAAAATTTTTGAGTTATTTAAATCAGGTGACACACAAAGACAAATCGCCAAGAAAGTCGGAAGAAGTACAACACTGGTTTCGACAATTCTACGGGGGTGCAGAAAACATTATCTAGGACTGTCTGTTGCCAAAGAGGGAGTTTCATTAAACAATACAACAGGATTTACTGGAGTTTGTTGGGAGAAAAATAGAAATAAATGGCGGGTGGATGGTAAGAAAAATAATAAAAATGTGTACTTAGGCAGATTCAAAAAGAAAGAAGACGCAATTAAGGCTAGGAAAAATTGGGAAATTAGGAATAAATAAGGTATGTCATGGGCAGATTTCATAGCTTGGTTAATTTCGCTTTTTAAGAAGCCAACACCAACTCCGCAACCAACTCCAGTTCCTAGTAATTTTACTATACAACTCCTAAATTTGCATAATGCTCATAGAAAGCAAATAGGAGTTCCTGCATTAACATTGAATCCCATTTTAAATGGTACAGCACAAAAACATTCTAATTGGATGTTTCAAAACAAGACCTTGGACCACAATGAAAGTGGTGTATCGCCAGGACAAAGAATAACGGCAGCAGGTTACATTTGGCGAGCGTATGGCGAAAACATAGCATATGGTTATGCAACACCAGATGCTGTATTCGCTGGTTGGATGAGTTCAGCAGGACATAGACAAAACATAGAATCGCCTCTTTACAAAGACGCTGGTTTCGGGTTTAATGGCAATTACTGGACAGCTGATTTTGCTAAGGGTTTAATGGCAATTACTGGACAGCTGATTTTGCTAAGGGTTTAATGGCAATTACTGGACAGCTGATTTTGCTAAATCCTAAGAGAGTATAAACATGTTTTTCCATAAAAACTTAGTGCAAGAGATTAAAATTAAAACACTGACAAGGGGTGATTTTACCCTAGCAAGTGGCATTAAGAGCGATTATTACATAGATTTAAGTAAAGTTGTGTTTGGCGGTCGCGGCTTTGGATTAATAACAGATTGTATTATTCATTCTATTTGTTTGAATAACATAAACAAAATTGGTGGGCCTGCAATTGGTGCAATACCAATTGTTGTAGGGTTAATGTGTCGTTGCGATATGGAAGGTTTTATCGTTCGCAAACAAGAAAAAGAATATGGAAAAAAGGATGTAATTGAAGGTTGCCTGGATAAAGGTGATAATGTCATATTGGTAGAAGACGTAACAACTTCAGGCAATTCATTGCTTAAGGCTGTCAAAGTTGTTCAGGAATTTGGTTGCAACGTAAAACAGGTTGTGTCAGTTTTAGACCGAAATCAAGGAGCTACGGAACTGTTTGAAAAAGAAAACATTCCTTTTAAATATTTGGTATCAATTGATGAAGTCCTATAAATAATGTATGCGAAATTATTGGCTTGATAGATATCAAGTGGGCAAACGTGTCCGTTATGTCGGACTGCAAACAGATTTATGGGGAAAATTCGGTCGCATAGTTAAAAATCTTAAAGACGGTAACGTAGAAGTGGAGTTCGAATTTCTTGGAATGTTTACCACCACAAGAAATGTGATTATCAAAAAAACCGAGATTATAGTCTTGTAAAGGGGCTAATATGCTTTTGCAGGAACTTGAAGCTAAAGGACTGATTAAACCACCGTCTTGGCTAAGTAGCAACTGCCATTATATTTCTATTGTTGGTTCAACGGCATACGCTGCGCAAGATACTAATGGTGGGGATTCTGATTGGGATATAATGGGGATTTGCACACCACGGAAAGAAGTAATTTTCCCCCATCTCGCTGGAGTAATTAAAAATTTTGGCTATCAAGGTGAGGAGTTTAACGAATGGCAGCAACATAAAGTATTTGACAAAGATGCATTAGGTGGGCATGGCAGAGAATATGATTTTGCTATTTACAATATAGTCAAATTTTTCGATCTGCTAATGAACAATAATCCTACTGTTATAGATAGTTTGTTTACCCCAAGAGAGTGTATTTTGCATATCACTGAAGTAGGCAATATGATTAGAGACAACAGGAAATTATTCTTGAGTAAAAAGTGCTGGGCGAGATATAAAGGTTATGCCATGAGTCAGTTGCATAAAATGGCTGGCAAAAAACGAAGCGGCAAGAGGAAAATCATTCAAGAAGAATATGGCTGGGATTTGAAATTCGGGATGCACCTTGTAAGACTCCTGTATGAGGCTGAAATGATTCTAAGTGAAGGTGACATAGATTTACGAAGACACAAAGAACACTTGAAATCTATAAGAAGAGGAGATATGTCTGAAAGTGATGTTCGTAAATGGGCTGCTGATAAAGAGCGTCAGCTAGAAGAGGTTTTTACGAAGAGTAAATTACAAGAAGAACCCAATGAAAATGAGATAAAAACTCTTTTAGTCAATTGTCTTGAACATCATTATGGCAACATTAAGTCCGCTATAGTGATGCCCGATAGGTATCAGTCAATACTGACTCAGTTTAAGAAAATTTTAGAGGAAAATGGAATTTAATTGATTTCTCCTATCAATTAGTATATTGAATATATTGTACTAATTGATAGGAGAAATCATGCCAAGTGGTGGGTTAAATAAAGTCAATTTACTAGGCAAAAGATTTGGTAAATTAATTGTTGAAGAAGAATCTGGTAGTAGTCCTCGTGGACTAGCATTATGGAAATGCCTATGCGACTGTGGTGAAACATGTATTATATCTGGATACTACTTAACACAAGGAAGAAGAAAATCTTGTGGTTGTACAAATTTTAGAAAACGCGGGAAAGAAAATTCTAGATGGACTGGTCATGAAGAAATTAGTGGTTCCTATTGGAACGCTATTAAAGCAGGAGCTAAAACTAGAAATTTAGAAATGGGAATAACAATAGAATGCGCATGGGATAAGTTTAGTGAACAAAACGGGAAATGCGCATTAAGTGGCATGGACATATATTTATGCCCTTCATCAGGTTATCAAAGAGCCGATATAGATAGACAAACTGCATCCTTAGACAGAATTGATAATAATCTAGGCTATATTGAAAGTAATATTCAATGGGTGCATAAAGATATCAATAGAATTAAAATGGACTTGCCTGTAAAATATTTCGTCTATTTTTGCAGCATGGTTGCACAACATGCTAAGCTTCCAGAGTTTAAAATTTCCGATGTAGATGTTATTTTTGAAATTAAGGAAATTCTTAATAATGTTGGCATTTAGAATAAATATACTGTGAAAAATTATTGGTTAGATAGACGCCCCAAGATCGGTCAAGTATTAGACCCATACAATCCTGACGTATACCAGAAATGGTACATATGTAAACCAGGCCCTGATGCTAATCTTTTTGCAGGATATGGACATACATCTTTATTTCTACATAAGGATGGCGTCTGGCGTAATACAACTTATAACATGGAAACAGAGCAATACTCTGGCTATTATGATTCTTGGGAAGAAGCATACGACACATTAATGAAAAAGGGCAAATGAAAAACTATTGGCTTGATAAAAAGAAAGTACAGGAAGAAAAAGAAAAATTCAAAGGTCTTTTTCAAGAACCCGCTAAGTATGGTTACTATAGACCTAGAAGATTCAATCTTATGCCAAAAGCATTCTATTATCCTAAAACATAGTCCACAAAATGGTATGCAAGGGGTGGAATGACTTCTTTCTTGGCCATCTCAAATGAAGTTTGATAATGTGCTTTAATTCTTTCTGAAATAACTGGAGTATTGGTAAAAAATGGCTCGATTTTATCATGCTTTACATTAGGCCCGAGAGTAACTCTTAGCCCAGCTGCTTTAAACAGTTCCTCATATTCCTGAACAGGATGCTTGATGAGTTTAACTTTGTCCTGTTTGTGCCCCATTTGTTCTAACTCTTGTCTAGTAAAAACTATGTGTGCAAATGCTTTGTTTAATTGATGATAAAGATGAGTCCCATGACGTGAACACCAAGGATGGCATCTAACGTATATTTTCCCATTAGGAGCCAAAGTTGTTTTAATCTTTTTTAATTGTTCTACGATCTCGTTATTTGACATAACCATGTGGTCTATAACATCATACATCAATATTACGTTATAGGGACCAGAGCTTTTTACTATATTCCAGTCATCTGTGTATATAACATTAGAAGTTTTCTCCCAACTATCCCATTTGGGAGATTTAACAGTGTCATAAGCTACTGATAACTTAGGGTTTTGTAGTCTCGACCTATTGATAACATGTCCTTCCCCACAACCGAAATCAAGGAGTTTCAATCCTTCTAGATGTATTTCAATGATTATTTCAAGTATACCTTCTGCCCGTTCCTCTTTCATGATTTCTGAATCGCAGATTAGAGATGGATCAACAGCAGGTGGCCAATTAGAGGAGTGAAGTAAATTAGTCAATTCTTTCATTGTTGGATCGGTAGTTTCTAGTGATTTGACTAATTCTACATCCATTGCTTCAGCTAATTGCTCTAGTTGGGCGGGTGGTAAATGACCGCCATTTTTCAATTTGCCCATTAATTCTTGGATTTGTGCATCTTTATCTTGTAAGGTTCTTTCAAGCTCGGCTAATTTATCATTGATTTCCATTTTTCCCTCTATTGTATTATAATAATAGCGTATGAAAATTACCGCGATTTTAAATGCAGCTAGTGCCCCTATAACACTGGACACTTTGGATTCTATACGATATTACATGACCGATCAGGTTATGGTCTTGATAGATGGTTTTGCTTGGCATTCCTTTGATAAAGTGGAGCTTCCTGCTCATAAACTGAAAGGACTTAATCATGGGTGGTTTAAATCACCTTACCGTAATATAATATTAAGTCTTTTAACTGCCTATCGTAACTTCCCAACAACCGATTGGTATTGTTATTTAGAGCATGATTGCCTAATTAGTTCTTCTAATTTCAAAAAAGATTTGATCGAAGCTGAGAAAAATAACGTTTGGTGCCTTGGGAGCGATTTTAGAAGGAATCAAGAAGAAAAAGTTAATTTATCCTATTTAGAAAAGATTATTAAAGATAAATTAAAAGAAAATACCTATTTATTAGGTGCGTGTATATTCTATCATAGGAACTTTATTAAGTTAGCGGTAGAAACTGAATTTTTTGACAAGTTTTTGTTTTACACAAATGAATTCAAAAACGGGTTTTTCCCGTTTTATTCAGCTTGGGACTTGACAGAACACGTTTTGCCGACTATGGTAGTGTATTACGGCGGTGAGATAAGTCAACTTTCAGTCTACAATGAAGCGGCTCATCTTTGGGCAGGAAACTATAGGCGATACCCAATAAGGTATCGGCCAGATATTGAGTATGATACAGAGTTGTTTCTTCAAGCTTCAATTATACACCCACTAAAAACTTTGAATCACCCTATAAGGGATTTTTATAGGTCGAAAAGACAAAAGGAGGAAGTCTAATGGAAAGACTATTTTTAGATAACGTGGCCCATATCGGGCGTGAGATATTCGAGGATATCGCAAACAAGCACGAAGATGATGAATTCTTGCCAGAAGTCACTTCAGCAAACCCAAATTTGCACAGGGAAACTAATGCAGTGTTAGCTTCTTATTGTGAACTTCTGGCTGAATTAAGCGAAGTTTTTGTTCTTCATGGACTTTGTAAAATAAGTGCAATGTCGAAACTAGCTAAACTAAAATCCAAATTGAAGGAAAACCGTAAGAAGGAAAATACTTTATTTTGGAAAACATTTAACCTTGAGATTGGTGGGGATCATTAAAACATCTACAACAATCCAGGCAATTTTTGCAAATGCTGCATTCGTCCAAAGGCTCACCATAAGTTCTTAAAACATCTTCATCATCTAATAACATGATTGCATATGAAAAACTTGATTTGCAGCATTTGCAAAAATCGAAATTCCTGTGAAATGCTCCCATGTTCTATTTATGCCCCGAAATCCACTTTACAAACGCGGATTTCGTGCTAGAGTCTAGTATGACTTACATTTTCCCACCAAGACCGAAAGGTGCAGTGCCGCCACATGACCTCCCTTATTTTGAAAAACAGGGGAAGTGGTGTGTGCAACCCAAGCTTAAGGGGGCACGGTGCGTAATCACCATTTCGGAAGATTCCGTGGTCGAATGCTATGGCAGGCATGGGCAGGATTTCTTGGCTTATTCGATGCCACAATCTCTAAGAAATGAAATTTTGGCATTGCCAGGTCTCAAAAAAGGTGTTAAGTACGTATTTGACAGCGAATTGATGATTAAGACCAAAGCAGAAGACACCAAGGGCAAAATTATCCTGTTTGATATTCTTCAAGAGGGTAATTATTTCTTCTACACTTTGAATCAAAAACAAAGGCTAGAATTGCTTGATGAGATTTGCGGCAAGCCAAGGAAGCTAGACCCGTGGCGTGGAATGGTCTATTACATTTCAGAAAACGTGCTAATGGCTCCCACTTATTTTTCAAAATTCAAGGAAGAATTCGAGAAAGATTTAGGTGAAGAAGTAGAGGGAGTTGTCTTACGTAAACTGGATTCTGTGATTGATAACTTTGGTGGAAAAGAGTATTTAGTAGATTGGATGATTCGGTGTCGTAGACCAGCGAAGCATTGTAACTTCTAAGGAGTTAAAGATGGAATTGTCAAAGGTTGCAGTAGTTGATGGTAAGGAATTTGAAATCCCTGAAGGCTTTACCCCATTGGGCGAAGATGGTCTGTTTCTTGCTGATTTCGATTTACTCGAATTGGCGGAAGAACCAGATTTACTTGAAGTTGGTAAGGAAGGGGATATTCAATTTTTTAATCCCCGTCATTTGGGTAAGTCTGACGAAGATGCTGTCAAGGGACAGGGTTTCAACAAGGATGAGATGCACGAATTGCTGAATGACATTCAGCGTAATGGCCTAGAATATCACCTTTGCGGTTTTTGGACTGAGAAAGATGGTAAGGTCAAAGCCAAGGTCAATGATGGTGAACGGCGTTGGCGCTGTGTGGATCGTATGCGTGCTAAGGATGAGAAGGTTTGGTCCCCAGCTTCTCAGCAATTCATGTCCGCTAAGGATGTGTATGCCAAGATTCCGATTAAGATCAAGCCCATGAGCCAGGAAGAAGCTTTGATGAGGGCATGTGCAGTAAGCGAGACTGCTATCAAGTGGGGCGATGCGGCGATGGCACGTCTCATTAAGGCCCTGTATGCTAAGGGTAAGGGTGATGAAGCTGTTTGTAAGTTGGTCAATAAGGGAAAGCAATGGGTCGCTGAAACCTATTCCCTCAATGACCTTGACGAAGTTTGCTTTGGCTATTTGCTTAGCAATAAGATCAACCGCACTGTCGCTAAGCAGTTATTGAAGATCGCTGTCATAGCTGACCGTCAGCGGATTTGTGCTGACGCTTTCAAGGATGCAGTGGACAATCATGCTACCGAAGTGGTTGAGGCTGAAAAGGCTGTCGAAAAAGCAGAAGATAAGGAAGAATTGGCACGGGCAGAACTCGCAGAAGCCAAACTCAATGGTGCTGCCCCAGAGATTATTGAAGAATTAGAGCAGAAGATTGTTGAGGCTGGCGAGAAGATTAAAACTAAGAAGCGCAACAAGGCCGCTTCCGCTAAGCCAATGGCCAAGACCAAGAACCTCCGCAACGCTACAGGCGGTTCTAAGTCCATGACTGCTGCAAAGATGAGCAAGCAGTTGAGTCGTGTCAAGGATTTGATTGATAAGAATGATGAGACCAATGCTCCTATCGCTACGCTCAAGGTTGTTCAGGTCGTTCTGAGCGCTTTGCTGCAAGGTGATGATATCTTGGAAGCATTGAAGTCTGTTTGATAGTTATCAAGCTGGTGTGGAAAAAGGCTCAACAGTAAAATGTTGAGCCTTTTTCATTTAATATTCATATATAAATTGATGATCCTTGTGTGCCCATTCTGTGGGACTGAAATTCAAGAAGCCTTGATTAATGGATTGGCATCTTGCCAGAATTGTAAACGAGTGTTCGATAGTTGCTTGCCAAATAGACTCTTATCTGCTTCATGGCTAGTTCGAAAGAATAGTTATCATGGCATTGCAGAATTAATTTCCGATACTAAGCTACCAGAACACGAAGCCATTTTAGTCTACACATTCGTAGTAGACAATTGCTATTCACAAGAAGAATTTCAAAAAGCCATCAAAGACTTGGGCATCCATTGACAAATATATCTGAATCATTACAATAAGAAACATGAACCCAAAAATTCACATATTGTGCGGGATGATCGCGTCGGGGAAAAGTACGTATTGCCAGTCAGTAGCTAAGGCTGGCATAATATCAATGAATGATGATGCTGTCGTAAATCTATTACACGGCAATAATTATTCACTTTATGACAAGGATTTGAAAATTCTTTACAAGTCCATTGAGACATCTATAGTTAGCCTAGTTTTGTGCCACGGCAAGATCGTGGCCATAGATCGTGGTGTGAACATCAGTACGTCAAGTAGGAAGCGATGGGTTGCACTTGCTCATAGTTATGACGTGCCATGTGAAGCTATCGTTTTCCCAAAAAGTTCTCCAGAGGTCCATGCACAACGCCGAGCAAGTCATGATGGTCGAGGCCATGATTATGATTACTGGTTGATGGTTGCAAAACATCATGATTCAATATATAATGAACCTTCCTTAGAAGAAGGATTTGACAATATTCATAAAATCAGTTATGAACAGATTTTAGCAGGGAGGGTTATAGATGGCTAGGTTATTAGATGGATTAGCTCTGGCAAAACAATATAAGACCAATCTTAGGGAAATGTTAGACCATCGCAGAACCAAACCAAGATTAGATGTGATCCTAGTTGGAGATAACCCAGCAAGTAAAATTTATGTAAGTAAGAAGGTAGAAGCATGTAGAGAAGTTGGTATAGAATCTGTTACGCACAATTGTTCTTGTGATAATTTGTGGGACGCTTTCGGTCTAACAAAACAATGTATAACTAACCTAAATAAAAATTCAAAAGTTAATGGCATACTCGTTCAATTGCCGCTGCCATTCCCAACTGAAGAAATTTTCGACTTGATTGCCCCAGAAAAAGATGTCGATGTTTTTTCACCTGTGAATGTTGGTTTGTTAGTACAAAATAGACCAAGATTTCTGCCACCAACACCACTAGCAGTACAAAAATTAATATTAGATAATGGATTTATATTAAAAGGCAGGCATGTTGTAGTTATCAACCGCAGTAATGTGGTAGGATTGCCACTTTCTTCCATGCTTATCCAAGATAATGTTTTGGCTAATGCTACTGTTACCGTATGTCATGATAATACGCCATCCGAAATTCTAAAACAAATTTGTTTATCTGCTGATATAATAGTTGTCGCTGTAGGTATTCCTAATTTTCTAACATTAGACATGGTTAAAGAACATCAAGTAATCATAGATGTTGGAATTACTAGAATTGGTAAAAGGGTTGTTGGAGATGTACATCCAGCAGTCAAGGATAAAGTTCTTGCCATTTCACCTGTTCCAGGGGGCGTTGGGCCTTTAACAGTCGCCATGCTTTTATATAACACTGCCGATGCTGCTCATTTTCAAAAGGAAGGCGAATAATGAAAATCAGAATTTTTGGATTAAACGCTGATAAGATTTTTACTGAGTCTATATGTGACTACCTTGATGCCGCCCCATCACCACATACTGAGAAGTATTTCCCTGATAGGGAGCCATATCTTAAATCTGATGTAAACGTGCGTGGAGATGATGTATATGTTGTCGCATCTTTATACACAGACGAAAACGAAAGCGTAAATGACAAATTTGCAAAATTGCTAATATTCATTGGTTCTCTAAAAGATGCGTCTGCCGCCAGAATAAATTTAGTTGCACCATATTTGCCTTTTCAGCGGGCAGATAGGAAAACAGAAAGCCGTGCCCCGATTACAACCAAATATTTTGCAACAATGCTGGAAGCGGTAGGAACAAATCGTGTTTTATCAATGGATGTTCATAATTTAAGTGTTTTCCAGAATTCTTTCAGGATTCCGACTGACAATCTTGAAGCTAGGAACTTGATGGTGGATTATGTTACTTCAGAATTCAAAGACCAAGAGGCGGATATTTCTATTTTATCCCCAGATAGTGGCGGGGTTGGTAGGGCAGATCGTTTCAGAAAAAGACTTGCTATAAAAATGAACAGGAAAATTGATCTTTCCCATATGGGCAAGATTAGAGAAGGCACAATTGTACATGGAGACGAGATTACTGGTGATATAGAAGGCAAAGTTGTTTTGGTGGTCGATGATATGATTGCAAGTGGTTCTACGCTTGTAACTGCTGCTGGTACTGTGGAAAAACATGGCGGGAAGCTTTGGGCTGCTTGCGCCACCCATCCACTTTTCATAGGGAATGTGAATGACAACTTAATAAAAATAAATAGGATCGTTGTGACTGATACCATTATTCCTTCAAAAATCTCTGACCAAGTAAAGAATAAATTGAAGGTTCTTTCAACCACTAAGTTGTTTGCTAGAGCAATCCGTAGGATTCATGACCAAGGTGGTTCAATTAGTGATCTTCTGAAATAGCGGAAACTGTTTCTAGCTCAGACCTTAAAACAGTTACGTTCTTGTCCGCTTCGATGCCTACGCGGACCTTATTCTTGTTATCAATACGAACGATGATAATCCTTATGTCTTTTTGGCCAGGTTGCTTGATTACGATTGATTCGTCTCTTTTTCGGCTTAATACCAACATTTTATTGTGTCCTTTCTTAAACTAAAAGCTCCAACATCTTTACTGGAGTAACTTTAGAAGAATTCTCTAAAAATTTCTTGATAGGGGCTTTACAATCCAGTTTTTCGGGCTAGTATAAGATTGTCGGATATGGACGGCAACTGAGTAAGTGATTCAAGGCTCACACGATCAAGTTGCCATAAGTTACAATGAGCCTTATAGGTTCGGAGATTACTATGAGTCGTTTAGTTGAATTAGCGCAAAAGTTGGTTAAGCTCGAAGCCGAAACCACTTTCGTCAAGGCGGAACTGGTTGCTGCCCTTAGCGCAAATGCTAAGGCGAAGGCCGTTGCTGCCCCTAAGAAGGCTGCAACTCGCAAGAAGGCTGCTAAGCCTGCTGCGGACGCTACTAATGCCCCGCAAGAGGACAAGCCAAAGCGTGTTTCTCTCAAGGATGTGGTTCAGACCATTCTTGGCAAGAGTTCCGAAGGACTGGATTTAGGCGGAATCGTCGCTGAAGTACATGAAATGGTCAAGCGTGGGGAGTACGCCACCAATGCTAAGAGTCTTTCCGCTGTTGTGTCCCAAGCGGTTAACCAACTCAAGCAAGAAGTCAAGATCAAGCATGACCGCGAGAGCAAGAAGTATTCGCTGGCCAACTAAGCAAGTTGAAAAATAAGCCAGTGGCAAGAATACCACTGGCTTATTTTTCTCCTATCACCTTTTTGAACTTAGTTTCTAACAACAATTCCATATTGCGGATTACAGTCTTGAATGCTGCCGAACAGCCTGGATTATCAATGTTTTTTTGATAATTTGTCCAGGTGTTTTTCAAGCAGAACTGCAAAGTCTGATAATCCAAAGGTGATATAACTAATTTTAATGATGGCATAAATTACTCAGGAAAAAATCCTTCCATAAGAGACTTAGCTTCTGCAATTTTATCTTTCACCGTTTCTCTCGCAACCCCATAGTCCTCAAGTTTAATCGTGGCATAGAAATTAGGATTTTTCTTTGAGAAAGTTGCTCCAACAACGATAGTATTTGTTAGTAATGGGTCAATATACATTCTCCAACGTTTGTCGAATGTTCCTGTATATAATACACAATCATACCCCAATGGCAATTGATCCATCGGAACTGCGACATATTTCTTAGGGAAGCTAGTCTCAAGTAATTCATTTATATCTGGGGGCATAACCAACCAAAAGTAGCCTTTAGCTCCCTTTGACACCAAAACATTAGTCGCTTCTCTTAGTTTCGTATAAAGACCTTCATGCTTTGGTTCGCTGAAACAATGCCAATTAGTTGTTAAATGTGTTCCTGCTTGAGCTAAGATTAAATCTACTAATTGGTGAGTAAAAAACTCATCTTTTGGGCCTTCTATATCTTCTGGCAAATTAACTCTACGCATTTTTCTCCCTCTTCGTTTAAGTAACTGATTAATTTATCGCACTTTAATTTTATTTCTTTTTTATTGTCCCCTAATTTCCCAAGTAAAGTATTACATAACTCGCACAATAATCCCCTAATCTGTTTTGTGCGATGACAGTGATCTACCGCTAACGACCGTTTGTTAGTTTTATTTTTACCACAAATGGCACAGCCATAATTTTGTTCCTTTAAAATATGATTGTATTCTTCTAAAGTTATTCCATATTTCTTTTGTAGGTCTTTGGATTTCATGCAAGCACGACACGAAGAGGCAACTTTATCTTTGCAATGATTGTTTAAACTAAAATCTTCTTGTGGTTTTACACTTAAACAATTGGCGCATTTTTTGAATCCATCCTTTAAAAAAGAACCTTTTTGTTTTAGTTCACGTCGGTAACAGCCGCATGAGCTAGTGCCGTTGCCCAAGTCGGTCAGCATAACATCTTTTGTATTTCCACAAGTGCAAACACAAGTCACATGGTATTTACCTTCACAATGTTTTGATACATTATATTTCCTAAAAGGTTTATTAATTACTTTGAGACGACCGTATGTGCTGCCAATTAGTATTTTGTCATATAATAGATTTCTCATACTAACATTATAGTTGGTTTTCATTAAATTTTATAAATTTTTACTAGAAAGCATCAGATTTTTAACATTCTTGTTACAGAAACCGTGAGTGGTTCTGTTTATAAATTCATATACAACACCTGTCAATTCTGAAGGTTTTGTAAAAATCTGAGTAAGCGGTGGGTCTTCACATTTCAAAGGCTTTTCACTCGTAAATTCAGCATAGCCTTTATCTTTCCACTCTTTCATTTTAGCTTCAACATCTTCAACCTGATAAGCAATATGGTGAACACCCCCAATCCCACTTCTTGCAGCAACCCATTCCCCAACAATGCTTCCAGGTTCTCCGTCACTAACGAATATTTCAGGTGGTGTATGGTATTCTGGGAGCGAAGCCATTTGTTGTATAGCTAAGTCATCCCGACATGGCCCTTCAACAGACCACAAAGAATACGCAGTTTTCTCTGGTGGTTCCAGAGCAATGCAATCTGCGTGAGTTCCGTCATCAAAATCTATGGTAAATTCTTCCTGGATAGTGTATCCTAGTGCGTCGATAAAAAACTGAGCGGTCTTTTTTCTATCGGCAACTCTGTATGCAATGTGGTCAAGGCGCATATATGTTCTCCTTGTATTATACTAGTAATGGATCAAAATTATGAATTTTAAATTAACTACTTTTTTAGGCGTGCCACTTAGATTAAATCTATTTACTTTACTATTTGTAGCCTATTTGTATTTTTCTACGCCGAGTCAACAAGTCATAGATGGAATGGTAATTCCACATCTTGACATTTTGGCGGCTGGTGGCTTTTGCATAATGCTATTTTTTGTAATTTTACATGAATATGGACATTGCTGGATGGCACAAAAAGTAGGGTGGAAAGTATATGATGTTACGATATATCCTATTGGTGGCATAGCTAGCATGGATTTTAAATATAGCAACCCAATTCAAGAAATTCTTGTGATTGTTGCTGGACCTGCGGTCAACCTAATACTAGCTGGAATTTTTTCAGTGTGCCTAATTTCTTCTTATCTGATAAACAAAGATGCGATTATACCCATAATTGTTTTCTTCATGCTTATGGTCATGAATTTGTTCATCATGGGATTTAATCTTTTGCCCATTTACCCTATGGATGGTGGCAGGATTCTACGTGCATTACTTGCGTTTAAATTAGGACATAGAAAAGCAACTTGGTGGGCAGTTAAAACTGGACAATGTTTAGGTGTTGGTCTCATTATTCTTGCGTTCTGTTTTAGTTATTATATTACTGGCATTATATTAGGATTTATTTTAATTCAATCGCAAGCTGAAATCTCTGATTCAAACATTATCGTTGGTTTACAAAATATTCGAATAAATACAGCAAAAATACTAGATAAACCCGAACTAGCAAAAGCCACTTTACCTGAATTAATCTCAGCCTTGGAAGCTGTGAAAGATGAAGAAACAAAAGAAAAAATACCACTTGATGAATTATTACCGCTACTCAAGGATTTGCAGGCAGACGGCATAACCATTTGACAATTCAGGATTTCGTAGTATAGTAGACGGGGGAACGTTTAACAATTCAGGCATAAGGAGATTCAATGGGGACGCGAGGAAAAAGGAAAATTAGTCGTTATTGTGATTTTTGTTCAAGGTCAGAAGATGAGGCAGGACGCTTGGTGGAAGGTCCAGGTGGTCCTAATCATGGGAAAATGGAAGGTGAATTTACATCCTACATCTGTGGGAAATGTCTGGATGCCTGTACACGGCTTCTACAAACCAAACCTGTTATCCATACCCCTACCAAAATCCCTAATCCAAAAGAATTGGTAGCCAAACTCAATCAACATGTCATCGGCCAAGATCGTGCCAAGAAAGTCTTAGCCGTTGCTGTGTCTAACCACTATAAGCGACTGATCGACGAAGATTACGTAAGACAAACTAAGAATTCTTTAGACCCCCTTGATTCCGTCGTTATTGATAAGAGCAATATCCTTATGCTCGGGCCTACAGGTTGTGGTAAAACCTTATTGTGCCAAACCTTAGCAACCTTACTTGACGTTCCTTTTGCCATTGGTGACGCAACTACTTTGACGGAAGCAGGTTACGTTGGCGAAGACGTTGAAAACCTGTTGCTTCGTTTGATCCATGCTGCCGATTTTGATATTGAGAAGGCTCAAACTGGCATCATTTATATTGATGAAATTGATAAGATCGGCAAGACTAGCCAGAATGTCTCTATTACGCGAGATGTTTCTGGTGAAGGTGTTCAGCAAGCCTTACTTAAGATGCTTGAAGGAACAATTGCCAACGTACCACCAACTGGTGGCCGTAAGCATCCTGAGCAACAGTACTTGCAAATTGACACTACTAATATCTTATTCATCTGTGGTGGTGCGTTCGTTGGGCTGGAAGATATTGTGGGGCAAAGACTTGGGAAGAAAAGCATTGGATTCGGTGTTACCCTAGAAGATCATGATTACGATGAGAAAAAGAAGCGTGATTGGTTACTGGCTCGCACAACTCCAGATGATTTGATTCATTTTGGGTTAATTCCTGAATTGGTAGGACGTATGCCAGTTATTGCCCCATTGAACGAATTGAATGAAGAGTCTTTGATTAAGGTTCTTACTGAGCCTAAGAGCGCATTGCTCAAGCAATATGCTAAGTTGTTTCGCTATAACAACGCAAAGCTCGAATTCTCGGAAGGGGCAATTCGAGAAATTGCAAAAAAAGCTATCAAGCTTAATACTGGTGCCAGAGCATTACGTGGGGTCGTTGAAGACTTAATGCTTGAATGGCAGTATGAATTGGAAGATGGTAAGGGGCAGACTTACATTGTTACTGAGGAAGTAGTCAAGGGCGAAAAACCTTTGGTGGCCGAAGCAACTAAGGAAGCTGCATAGCTTAGTTGTACCAGTGAATCTTGCATTGGCTTGGGTACAAACGGTTTATGGTATAGGGCGAAAGCCTACCGTTCTAGTGGCTGTAAACGCTAGATATTGCACTTAGGCCAATGCAATTTTTATTTTGGAGTTTACTATGAAGATTTGTGCTATTTCTGACCAGCACGGCAATTTGCCAAAAATTCCTTCTTGCGACCTTTTCCTTATCGCAGGCGATATTTGTCCAGCCACCAACCATAGTGTAGATTTTCAGGAATATTGGTTAGAAACCCAATTCAAGAATTGGTTAAAGGATGTTGATGCCAAGGAAAAGGTTTATATCTGCGGCAACCATGATTTCTTTTTCGAGAAAGCTTCAAAAAATAGGATTCAAAAAGCTTTAGAGAAGATTCCTGGTATTTACCTTCAAGACTCTAGCACAGAATTTGATGGCTTAAATATTTACGGAACACCTTGGCAACCATACTTTTTCGATTGGGCATTTAACCTTTATGAGAATGATTTAAAGAAAAAATGGGAATTAATTCCTAAGAACACTGATGTTCTTATTGTGCATGGTCCGCCTAGCACCTACGGTGATTATGCACCGCGTCCAAAAGGTAAAGGTGGGGAGCATACAGGTTCGCCTTCTCTACTGGGAAAAATTAAGGAAATTGAGCCGAAGCTCTGCGTTTTCGGTCACATCCACGAGGGACGTGGAGAGTGGGACTTAGACAAAACTAAGTTGGCCAATGTTACCATCTTAGATGGTAAGTATCAGATGGTTCATGAACCCTGGATTTACAACTTATAATATGCCACTTTTATTTGTCCATGAATGTCATAATACCATTCTCAAAGGATCATTAGTCTCAAAAGCTAATACCTTTCCACGTTATAGAATGTATGATTATCATGGTAGTCCAGTTTTGAAAGAAGAGAAATCTGGCACTGCCATTTATGGGGAATTATGGTTTGTGCATAACTTTGATGACCTAGATCGGTTTGAGTCAAATATTTATAAGCGAGAGTTGATATTTTTAGAAAACCCCTGTGTGTTTGCTTATGCATATCTATTTAACCAGTCTGTTGAAGGGCTGTTAGAACATGGACACCAAATTAACTGAAAGACAGTTGGAATATATTTGGCATATAAAGGATTTTGATTCCGCTCGTAAAACAAAAATTATAATGGGCGAGATGCCAGATTACGAACTCTATCTTGCTGCCAAGCAGAAACTTCATAACAGGAAAACTCCTTATGAATATAGCTTCATGAATATAGAACCGCTATTATCGAGGGAACAAGAACAGCACTTATTCCGTCAGTACAATTACTTAAAGTATAAGTACAAGCAATCTACTGAGGAAGAGATTAAAACGATCTTAGACAAGATTAAGGTTGTCAGAGACATTCTGACGTATGCTAATACTAGGTTGGTAATTACTGTTCTTAAAAAGCAAAAATATATAGATTTTGAAATTGCTTTGAGTGACGGAATCTATGGCCTCGTTGATGCAATTGACTTATTTGATTTCCGTAAAGGTATTAAATTTAGCACTTATGCGTATTGGGCCATTATGAGTAAAATAAGAACTTTTAGTCAAATAGAACTTGGCGAAAAGATTCACATCACTAGTAATCAGGACATAGCTTTAGAAGATAGTCCAGATGAAGAGTGTAACGACGTTGAGCATAACGAAAATTGCAGGATTGTTGATGACATTCTTTCTACTCTTGCAGAGCGAGAGAAAATGATAATTACTTATTATTATGGCCTGAAGAATGTACGAAGATTAGGACTGCGAGAAATTAGTAAACGATTCAAAATTAGCAAAGAAAGAGTGAGGCAGATTAAGGACGCTGGACTCCATAAGCTCAAACTAACGGAGTTAAGAAAATATGAAGAAAAAAGGCTATCATTACATACTTGAAAGTCCGCAATATCAGAACTGTGAAGTGCTTAATCCAGATGGGCACCTCATGTTCCGTTGTTCATACAAAAAAGCCAATTGGTACCTCGAAAGAAATCTAGCCGTCAAGTTGAAGGATGAACCATTAGTTGTCAAATTGCTATTTACTCCTAATGGTAATGGGCATATTGGCGACCCATATCATTTACAAGTAATGCAGAATAAATGCGCAGTATGTGGGAATGCTGAGGATTTAACTAGGCATCATATAGTTCCCTATTGTTATAGGCGATACTTCCCAGATGAAATCAAGAATCATCGTGCTTATGATGTGATGGCAATGTGTACTAATTGTCACCATGCTTATGAAACTCAAGCGGAGTGTCTTAAAAAAGAAATTGGAGAAGAATATGGGATGCCAGTTGGCGGCATGGGTGCCAAATATGACAAGAAATCTGCTGGGGCTAAAACGGCGGCACATGCAATTTTACAACATGCATCAAAGATGCCCCCTGCAAGATTAGAGGAACTATATGAACGTGTGCGTGTTCATTTAGGAAGGGAGGCAACCATAGACGACTTACAACAATTAACTAATAAAAACTTACATGATTTTAGAGACTATGTACATCATGGCAAGTATGTAGTGAGCAAAATTCCCACCGATGGGATTGAAGAATTTATCAGAAGGTGGCGTAAGCATTTTTTGGAAACTATGCAACCAAGGTTCATGCCAAATAATTGGACGGTAGAGCGTTCAGTTTGGCATAAGTAGGCTACTTTACATTGTCAGAATTCGTGGTATACTAAGGGAGATGCCAAATAATTTTAGGAATTAACTTAACTTAAACTAAGAATTTTACGATTTAACTAATAACGATTATTAACAGGTGAAATACAATGGCTAAATTAGAAAAGAACGAGTATCCCCGTAATTCTTCGGCAGATGATTTTCAGTGTTTTGGACCGCCAGCAACAGAAGACGGTCAGTTTGACACATGTAAAATCGCTGACCTTGGCTGCTTTACCCAAGACGGTAAAGACAGTAATAAGTATTACCATGCTGCTGTAGTTCAGCATAAAAAGACTAAAGCATGGTTTGTATATTTTCAATGGGGTCGCACAGGAGCAACCAATCCCACATTTCAATTCGTTGAATGTGGTGGCGAATCCGATGCACAACGCACTTTTGCCGCACAACTCCATGATAAAAACGATAAACGTGGTCAATGGACTACTGTAGCTGGAATCCGCACGCTTCAAGCCAAACCTAATAAGGATTGTTATCTAGTCCGTGCTATGGCAACTCGTTCAGTCGGCTTACCAGACGCTAAAACCATTAAGGTTAATGAAGGTGCAAAAGTTACTGCCGCACCTACCAGCAAATCTGATTCAAAGATTGACAATCATACATTGCGTTTAATGCGGGACTTGAACGTGGCAACAGTGTCTTATACTCGTGGTGTTATGGCAGATGATTCTCTACCTACACAAAAGTCTATTGATGAAGCACGTCAGATTCTCCAAGAAGCGCAGAAGCGACTTGTGGTTGTTGGTAACAACGTAAATCATCAAGTAGCCGATAGTGATTTGAATCAACTCACAAGGCTGATGTATAGCCGTATTCCTAAGAAAAAGGCTTTACATTGTGCGGCTCATGAGTGGATTCTGAATAAGGACAATATTTTTTCTTGGACGGCGGACTTAGACGCATTCGAATCAGCCCTTTACGTAACTGACATTGAAGATTCCAAGCAGACTGAAGATGTGTTTGCTGGTATGCCAATTACTATGGAATGGGTCGATCCCACTTCTATTGCTGGAAAATTTGCATATAATTGGTGGCCGAAAGCAACTGCAAATCGGCACGGTGGTCTTGGTAAGATGACAATTAAAAATCTTTGGCGTGTCCAACGCCGTGGCGATGGGCACGGTGGTCTTGGTAAGATGACAATTAAAAATCTTTGGCGTGTCCAACGCCGTGGCGATGACACGAAGCTTTATAGCTGCCAAGATTCGGTATTAAAGGAAAAACCTTCTATTAAGGAACGTCCTTTATTCCAACCCGAACGTTCCGATTTGCAGGACAATTCATTGATTAAGAAGTATACGGACACCAATACTTCTCTTCTATTTCATGGCACTCGCTCCGTTAATGTTCCTGGTATTCTTCGTGAAAACCTACGTCTTCCAAAGCAATTGGTTGGTGTTGTTATCACTGGTGCCATGTTCGGTCCTGGTATTTATTGGGCTGACGATTGGAAAAAGAGCGCTGGTTACACCTCATTAAGGGGTTCTTATTGGTCGTCTGGTGATGGAAGTGTCAAGAATCGTGACGCCTTCATGTTTGCTGGCGATGTTGTTCTTGGTAATCCTTATGTAGCACCATATTCTGGTGGTTATACGTCACCTCCTAAAGGTCATCATAGTGTCTATGGTAAGGCTGGAAAGAGTGGCGTTCAGAATAATGAATTCATTATTTACGATACTAAACAGTATCAGCTTCGTTATTTAATCGAATTTGCAGCATAAGGAGGAAATTATGGGCATTGATTATTCAGCATGTTCAATCATTGGTGTGATGATTCCAAATCCTTACGTCAAAGTGCAAGAGCGTGGTTGCCATCATGCCGAGAAGAAGGCTAAGTTTTGTCCTGAATGTGGCAAACCAATGTATGAGGAGCAAAAGAGGCAGCATCCTATCATTGAGGTACTGGATGATTATCGCAGTGAAAAGACGACAAAACTTAAATTAATTTGGTCCACCGATCAAGGTGAAGCCTATGTTGGCTTTTTCAAGGGTGAATCAGATGGTAGCAGAAGTGGTGGTGCCCGTGCTGGGCTTAAAGTTGATCTTCCTGATATCAATATTCAGGAATTGAAAAGTGCCTTACGAAAAGAACTGAAAGAACTTTATAACGAAAATAACTTTGGATTATGGACTGTACTTTACTGTAGTTACTAAACAAAAAAGGAGAAAGAACTATGTGTCAGAATGTTGCCTTGATTAATGATGTGGTTAACGAATTCGTTAACGATGGTAAGATGTTTACGGCGTACAACGTTACGACAGAAGTACGCAAACGAACCAAGGACCGTATTGCTCATGATGAAGTGAAGAGGGACGTTCACCGCATGTTCAACGATGGCGAGATGTTCAGCTACAACCGCAGTCTCGCCATGTTGCCAGGAATTAATCCGCAACCTTGGGTTTATCATCCATTGGCTGCTGATATCTCACTTTACAATGGCCAGCCAACGGGTACTGTTACTTCAACTCCACCTTTCAGTGGTGTCCCTACTTTGATTCCGCATGTGCCTAATTCCATTAGCACGAATGCCGTGGCGAGTGACAATGTTTTCAAGTTGGATACGACTAACAGGCTTTGTGTGCCAGCAAAATTGATCCGTAATTTAGGACTTTCTGCTGGAGACCAAGCTGCCGTTATGTATGATTCGGAATTGATCTTGACTAGTGAAGGTAAGGCTGCGACAATGACAAGCGCGGACTACATTACAAGCTATGTCGTAGACTCTTACGATAATGTCCGTCTCACGCTTACAGCTTTGCAAAAGGGTCGTCTCAATGGCACTGAATTCGAAATCGAAGGAGACTTGGAAAAAGTCACCATCCGACCTCACTAATCCTAGTCACCTAATTATGTCAGGTAAATATGACCAGGCGATTGTCTTACTTCGTAAGATGTTGAGACAATCGCCTGATTGTCATTGGGGATGGTTTGAGTTATCATCCGCATACTACGAAAAAAAGAAATATATATTGGCCCTAAGATATGCTCAGAAGTCTTTAGCCATAGAACCAAATTGTCCATTAGCATTATGGCATTGTGCTGGCGCATTATCCCACACCGCTAGTATTCTGGGCATTGAAGAGAATTTTCAGAAGTCTTATGACATTTATAAGAAACTTTTGAAAAAAGGCGTAGCTGGTTTAGATAAAATGGATTGTTGTAATGAAGGCCATAATGACAACTTAGGACTTATCAATGATTGTCGTCTTGCCGTAGGCATGTGTGCTTATGGCATGAATAAATACAAAGAAGCTAAGCGATGGACAAACTTGTTCATCAGCAAGCATGACAAAAACTCCATTTATACTAAAAAATTTGGCATTAGGGTTTTAAAGAGTATAGAAAAATATGAACACTAAAATTGCAAAAGATTGTGGCCATGCCACTGACCGCATTTGGACAGTAGACGACAAAGAACTATGTTCAGAATGTATGCTTAGAATTATGAATAAAGATACTTACGACGAAGTATTCCAGGGAGATGAAGATGAAGAAGAACGAGAAGCTTACTGATTTACTTAAATGGCATCATAGTGCTATTAACACGTTAGATAAACTAATTAAAGATATACGGCACGCTATTGCCGAAGAAGCTAAACGGCGGTGCCATGAGAATAATCAAGCATTGATAGATTCTGAAACCGTATGTCAAGCTATGAAAAAGTATGTTAAACCAGAATTTTATGATCCTTACGCCGATTCGTTATCTTCGCGTGGCGACTAGATAAATGCATGAAGGATTTGGCGATTTACACCGCAATTACTGGTGGCTATGATAGCGTAAAAGAACATGTAAACTTGCCAGGGGACTTGTTCATATTTACTGATAGGGAAGTGCGTAGTGATAAGTATTATGTGTTGCCATGTTTGAATTTGTTCAAAAGTAATAATAGAAATGCTAAAATACATAAAGTGCTTGCGCATGTGTATTTTCCAGAATATGAATATACTTTATGGATTGATGGGAACGTAAGAATTAAAAAAGATATATCTTCTTTGATAAATCGCTTGAAAAACCATGATATAAGTTTATTTAAACACTCTGAAAGAACTTGTGCATACAAAGAGGCAAAGGTTTGTAGTCATTATATTTTAGACAAACCACCTATAATTTCGAAGCAAGTAGAAAGATACAAAAAGGAACAATTTCCAGAACAATATGGTTTGTGGTGTGGTGGAATTATTTTCCGAAGTAATCGGATGCATAATCTAAATGAATTTTGGTGGAAAGAAATCTGTGCTGGCTCTAAAAGAGACCAGATAAGCCTGCCATATGCTCTATGGAAAAATAACATTACGGCGAACAATATAGATGGCAACATGATAGATGGATGTTTCGAACTACACTCCCATTTAAGATTGCCGACTATAAACTAGATAGTGTATGAGTTTCAAAGTATGGTTAGAATCCAGTATAAATGATTTATACGATAGTGCTGTGGATGCCTATCCTAAAACAAAGTTTAGACAACATGCAGTTGACACTATTAAGATCGTAGAATTGAGTATTATCCCCTTCAAAGGTATGAAGACCATATTCTTCAAGGGTTTAGCTCAAAACGAAGGCAACGAATACAATACGGTGATTGTCTTCAAAGAAGTGGATTATTCAAAAGGCATAAAGATAACTGCTAGTGATGGACTAGATTATGAACTAAAGCCTTTATCAGTTAATAATGATGTTTTTGTTAGGTGCGATTGTCCTGATTTCAGTTGGCGATTCAATTATTACAATTATCTGGACCACTCACTATATGGAAAGAAAAGAAAGAAATACGAAAGTGGTGAGTATCCTGCAAATCCAAAAGAGTCGCCTGGTCTGTGTAAACACCTAATCTCTATGACACGGGCATTAAGAGATTCGGGCATTTTGAAAGACTGAAATGATTACCAGAGATAAAGTTCGTGGTATGTTCTTAGGCGTTGCCATTGGGGATTCTTTTGGAATGCCTTTCGAAAGCAAGAAGTTTGAAGATGTTAAAGCCCTAAAAAGAACTAATACTTATCGAAGTAGTAATCGTGGTAAGAAGGGCAGTTGGACTGACGATACACAATTAACGATTGCTACAGCATTGGCCATGCTTGAATCAGGTGATTTCAACATGGACAACATTGCTGCTTGGCATGTCAAAGCTTATAAAGCTTCGACTTCAGGGTGGGGAGGCACGACTAGGGATGCTGTTAAAAAACTCTCTGAAGGAACACATTGGTCAGAATCTGGTAAATTTGTAGGACAAAATAATAGGGGATTTGGCAATGGTGTAGTGATGAAAGCAGCACCATTAGCTGCATACTTTGCTCTTGCCAATGACGACTTGGATTATGACAATTCCATTTGTGATTTTACAATGATGACCCACCAAACAAGTGTGGCTGTTAGTTCTTGTTATGCCCATGTAGAAGCTCTAATGTATTGTTTGCGAGAAACAATTGATAGCTTCCGCAGTAGAGAATTTATTGAGGCGATAGTGGAGTCCAGTACGATTGGTGCCGCTTATTTCCCAGAAACTTTCAAGGATGATATAACCACTAAGTTAGAATCTATAAGAGAAATATACAGTATTCCAGATTTACTTTTTGATGACGGTTATTTAGTCAGCGAATTTGGCGGCGGTTCTTGTTATGTTTATGATTCTTTACCATTTTCTTATGCATTTTTCCTACGTGGTCCATTCAGTATTGAGAGCATGTATGATGTTGCATATGCTGGCGGTGACTCTGATACAAATGCCTCCATCGTTGCAAGCATGATCGGCGCAATCTGTGGAACGAAAGTTTTCCCAAAAACTCTGGTAGAAGGATTATCTGCAAAAAATCAAATTTTGAGAATAGCCGACCTGTTTTATGAAAAGTTCTTTACAAATTGAAGAACTGTGCTAAAATACGGTAGGGCACGGAGTTATCTTGTCTAAGGGAGGACCGAAATGTATGCTTCCCATGATTTCGTCATTACAAAACACCTGAGAGAAAGATTTGTTGAACGTTTTTCAAAAGAAAGTGTAGAATTTGCCCACCTGCGAGCATGTAAACAAATTAGTTGTGAAACATGCAGAGAACTGACGTTTAGTTTATGCGAATTAGTAGAGCAAAATAGAAAAAATTGGGATAGCATTATTTGTGCAAAAATGCACGATGCAAAAAACGTTAAGATTTTCCAGAATGATTTTACTTTCATGGACACAATGTATAAGAAATATGGTTACGACCGTTATGACTTTCTGGTAGAAGGCAATATCTTATTTGTGGTCAAAGGGAATCATGTGGGAGTTACTTGCTGTAATGCTCAAAACCCACTCAATGGTTCAATGGTAATTGCAAACTATATCAATCGTCCAAAATACAAGAAAGCAAATTAAGAAATGGCTATTCTCAAGAAAAAAGATAATGTGAAAACACCAGCACAGATGCGTGTTCTAATTGCCAAGGATGTACTGGAGATGCTACCGCTCTTGCATCCAGTGCAGGGAACGTACCTATTGCTAAAAGAATCACTCCGTAAAGACTTACGTGACGCCAAGACAAATATGAAATTTGTTGCTAGTAATTGTAAAGTGTGCGCTCTGGGTGCCTGTTTCCTTGGATGGGTTCATCATTTCAATACGCTTTCCATACTTGATCTTAATTGCACCGACCATGAGCAAATGATTAGATTGATGAGCGATGTTTTTGATGCAGGTCAACTCGAAATGATTGAGGCAGCGTTTGAGGGATTTGATAGGTTAGCTAGTTATGTAACGCGCTACCCCGATCTTCATGACCGCCTTCGCGCCATCATGGAAAACATCGTTGTAAATAAAGGAACTTTTGTCCCATTGGATAATCAAATGGAAGCTTCATGCACTTGGGGTGACGGCCCTGATGTACTGCTAAGCATCAACGGCACACATTATGATTTAACTGCTGACGAGGCAATACGGTTATCTGTGGATTTAAGTCTAGCAGCAGCATGGGCAAAAGAGCAGAATGAACAAACACTTTGCCGATAAACTGTTGTCTGGGGAAACCGTTGAATGTCGTCCGCGTGGTAGCTCCATGACCCCTAAGATTAAGTCTGGCCAATTGATAACAATATCACCAGACCTATCTGAACTACATAAGGGTGACGTAGTGTTCTGTAAGGTTAAAGGCAAGTATTTCGTTCATCTGTTATCTGCTATCCAAGGTGAACGTTATCAGATAAGTAATAACCACAACCATGTTAATGGCTGGATTGGCAAAAATTCTATGTTTGGTAAAGTAGTAAAGGTATCAGACTAATGGAACTCCAGAAACGAAAACCAGAATATGCAATTCCAATATGGTGTCAAATGCCAATGGAGGAACATTTGTGTTTTGGTGGCTGTTGGGGAATTTCGAGTGGTAGAGTCGCGGAGGAAGGGCACGAATACTGTAAGGACTGTGAGTATAACGAAGATAATCTAAATGTGTCCAGTGGTGTAAGGTAGCACACTTTGGCTGAGAAGGTAAGGTTCGATTCCTATGTGGTGTTAAGGGCACGCCAGATTCAACTGGAAGTTTTAGGTTAAATTCCTAAACAGTGGTGTAAGGCTGTGATGAGCAGAGCGCACATCGAAGCCAAGGTAGATAAGGTTCGAATCCTTGCTGGGCAATTAAAAAGGAGATTACTATGAAAGACCTTGTGATGGAAGTCCAGAATTTTTTTAACGGTATGAACAATGTAACCTTACTTGGTGGCCAAGTTCTGGCCCAAGTAAAAGTTGGTGATGAAGTTGAAATCGTCACCACTAGATCGGGCCGCAAAACCCGAATAGTTGGTATTAAACGATTCAACCAAAGTCTAGACTGTGTTAATGGTGGTGTGGCTGGACTTCTATTTGAAGGAATAGGAGACTTAGATTTTAGGACTACTCCACTACCCCCAAATCCTTATAATCCCAAGACTCAATTAGAAGAATATCTCAAGTTCAGCAGCAAAGACAACGATGCCGAAAACGTAAGGATCGTTAGGGCACCTCAACCTGTTGCTTGGCAGTTTTGAGGACTAATCATGAGAACACTACAATTAATATTTATGTTGCTCGGTGCGTTGCCAGCTTTGCTTATTACTAGGATGCTGCCAAATCCACATAGAAGCGGCAAACATGGACTCGCAGTATTGATGCATGTGTCGCTTATCAGCGGGACAATAATGGCTTTAATAGTCTTGGCATTGGCCTTATACATTATATTTAATTTCCTTGAGGTCACAAATGCCTAAAATTCTAGAAGAAGCCTTAATGTGGTTGGGAATTTGGGCAATTATTTTTAATATCTTTTTTGCTGTGCCCTTATTCTTTTATTTAAGAAGCATATCAAGGGAGAAGTTTATATGCATCATGTATATTCTGCACCATTGGTTGCAGAATTTTGATTGTGGTTATGGGCAAGATGAAGTGTTGAGGGATTTAGCAAAGGTGGAAAAACATGTCTAAGGAAGATGTTATTCAGGCAGAAGGTAAAGTCTTAGAATCTTTGCCTAATGCACAGTTCAAAGTGAAGCTGGATACTGGTTATGAAATCATAGCCCATATATCTGGCAGGATGCGAAAGAACTTTATCAAGGTGATCCCAGGCGACGTTGTAGAAGTCGAGATTTCACCTTATGATTTGACCAAGGGTCGAATCAGCCGTAGAACAAGATGATTGTATGCTCTTGTAGCTCAATGGGAGAGCGACGAACTCTAAATTCGATTGGTTGAGGGTTCGAATCCCTCCAAGAGCGTTATGAAAACTGCAATATTATTGCTGTACATTATAGGCAGCTTGTGCTTCCTAACAGGCAGTATATTATCCCTTATAATTCATTTTAGAGAATAAACATGGACGAAGGACTTAAAAAGATCATGCATCTTGCCCTTGTGTCGGGCATCATTACTCTATATGCTGTATTTTATCCATTACACGCATTGATTACATTAATTCTAACATGCTGTGTATTGTTCATCATGAGGAATGGGTAAAATTCTACTTGACTTAACAATTCAAGGTGATTATCATGAGCCTACCAAGAGTTAATCATGAATGCTGTGGTCCAGTTGAACGTGAAATTGGGAAAGATGATTTTCTTACCGTATCAGCTAAGCACTTAGTAGAAACTAATCCCACAATTGCAGGGGTTCTTAGTGTTTTTATAGAACGGATGCCAGAATGCTGTAAAAAAGCAGCAATGCTCGGTGTCTTTATGACATATAGACTCTTGGAAAATCAGGATGAATGTGATAGATTGGAGAAGGAATTAAATGGAATGGATTGAAATAGTCGATGGTAAGTTAAAGCATCATATTCACTTGAGCGACGTTTGTGGTGATAAACCATTACATTTAGTGGCCCAAGGGGAAGCTCACTATGGTCATTGGTTGATGACTGAAGAAGAAATTAAAATTGCAAAAAAAGAAGAAGAAAGTTTGGACAGTATTGATGAATGGAACAAATTTGCCTATAGTGGATTAAGTCGCAGTGAAAAAGCTTATAATAAAGGCAGGGAAGATAAAGAAGCCAACTTATCTAAAAATTTAGAATATAATTCCTCAGCACACAAAGGTTTAAATGAACGAACACAAAAATATTATAATGCTGGCTACGATGGTATTGAAAAAGATAAAGTGAATGTGACGATTAATGAGTACCCAGCAGTCGTGTACCAATATCCTTGGATGCCTAACGATACTATTTTATACTATGAAAACCATCCTTTTGCGGCATTAGTTCCATATGTAGCCCCACTCCCTTACATGACCTGGAAAAAAGCAATTGAAGAACGTGGTTCAGAAGAAAAAATGAAAGAGTTTGTTGAATACTATAACAATTTGAAAGGTGAAAAACATGAGCGAAAGAATTAAGCACAAGGTCGTTCCAACCCAAATCAAGGGTGATGACCTAATGGCATTTGTTATTTATGCTAAGGTCAAGGCTGTAGACGCCGATGGCCTAAGAGTAATTGTCACAGACACTAATGGCAAGGAAATTAGCATTAAGGGTCGAGACCTTATTGAAACGTCCTTCTCTGCCGACCAGTTCCAAGAAGAACAGAAGATCAGCAAGACTAAGGCTGAAGAAATTTTCTCTAATGTACAAGACCGACCATTAACTGTTGCCTTCACGAAGGCAGATGGCTCTGACCGCGTTCTTAGAGGTAGAGTAATTGGAGAAGCTCCACTCGGTAGGAGCTTGGTAGAAGATTTAGACATTGATGATCCAAAGAATCGCATCCGAGAAGTAGACCGTAGAACTATCCAATGGTTTGTGGTCGATGGCGTTAAGTACAAAATTAAGTAAGGAGTGGTATGACTTTTTTAAATTATGTTTTGGCGGTTGTACTTATAAGATGAGGAAGTCCTTGATAGAACGACCTAAATGTAACCGTTGTAAAGGTTCACTGGATATTTGGCATGATCCAGAAACTGGTATTGGCCTGATATGCAACAATCCTGGCACTTTACAAACAGATGCCCAATTTACGGAAAGATTTAATTCATTACCTGGCGATGATGTTGTCAAATTAGAAAAATTATATGGTCCAATTAGAAAGGAAAATTAGAATGGAACAGAAAATCAGAGAACTGGCTTATGAAATTTGGGAAAAAGCTGGTTCCCCTGAAAGTGACGGAATTCAATATTGGCTTCAAGCTGAATCTGAATTAACTCCAATGGAATTTAGCCCACAAAAGAGACTTAGCAGGAAATTAGGTCCAGTCGGTAGACTACATGCCGCAAAAGTAAGCCCTGGAAAAAAGAAATAATCCTAAAAGGTGGCTTAAGCCACCTTTTTTGTGGTATGACTTGACAAGTCGCACATTAATGGTAAGATAAAGGTAGGGAACGAGTTATGTCATTTTATCTCTTACCAAAGGCATGAGAAATGTCAGCGACAACAGATTTTCAAATGAGATTGTTAGAAGGAAGATCAAAAAGACTTAATCAATTAATTAAAATTGCCGCTCCTAAACATATGATTTGTAAAGAAGTTATTCTAATAGTGCAGATAGCAATGGTGCTAAACCCAAATATGTTTAAACCTTGGAGCAATAATGAATATGCAACCGCCACTGGATAAAGTCCTATTTATAGGTGCAGATGAACAAATAGCAAAAGAAGCACCAGTTAAAGGTATCAAACCACCTATATTTTTAACTGATGTTTATCCAACTTTTTTGTGCCCCCGTGATGTTGAAAAATGGGGGATTATATCCATCAATCTTAAATATCTCAACAATACACCTAATCCTTATCCCCATAATTCTAAAGTCAAATGGCACAAATCCCTAGAAACCTGTGGACTTTGTACTTTTCATACAGTAATTCCACCCAACGCCATCGAAAGAGTAATGATCTATACCCCACATGGCAAACATAGCAATAACTTCATTACCAACATGCTATTAGAATGTAATGATCCACGTCATATTACTCCAAAAGAACATAAGTCCAATTATGAAAAGAACTTATGCCTAACTAAGTGGTTGAATGGCGAAGAAGTGTTGGTAAGTGATTTTGAGCCATGTTTCGAAGATTGTAAGGTTTTAGACTCATTTAGAGATGAAATTCATAACAAATCTGGGTTAGATATTTACTACATTAGGGCAGAAGATAAAAAGAGAAGGAAATCATGAATACAGAAGTCATGCTGATACATGACCGTATTAGTGCATGTGGTCGAGGTGCTAAGAAAGAGTTGGAAGGTCTCTGCGAGGTGAGCGGCATCGAGTCTCATTATTGGTTCATTAAACCAGAAGAAGTTGAAACCTATTTGGAAATCTGTAATGAGGTTCTAGCAAGGTGGCACACAACTGATAAGTTTAAGGTTGGAGATAAGGTCTATGTAGGGTCTGACTCGCCAAACTCTGTCTTCAAGAATTATATTAGGGCCACAATTACAGAAATTGATAAAGGTAAGTGGGGTTATCATTTGAGGGCATTTAAACAAGACCTCCCAGGTATTTACATGTTTAATATTTGGGATAAGGATTTACTACCTCGAACGGACAAGGCAAATAAACCACTTACTCAAAGGAATTTATGAAAATTAGAATAATGGGGCAAACCGCCTTAAAACAGTTAATGATTGCAGAGTCAAAGCAACATGATGTATTACACTACACAAATTCAAACCAGCAGCCACTCCAAGAAGTCAAAGATCATGCAAAAAGCTGGTTCCATATACCAGCAGATGATTTGGATAGATTTGGACTCAAAATGCACTTTCCCCCCTACTGCTAGGAATATAAAAGAAGCATTAGCTTGGAGTGAAGGTAAAACTGAATTGATAGTAGCCTGTCATGCTGGCATCTCACGTAGCTCAGCTACCGCATATGTAATAGCTTCTAGAGTATTGGGTCCAAAGGATGCATTAGGTATACTTGAACAAGGTCATCATTGGCCTAATAGGTTAATAGTATATCTTGGGTCAAAATTGCTTAAGGATGATAAAATTTGGGATGAGTTTGTAAATTGGCAAAAAACCTATAATTATCTGGACCCTTCACAAAATAATGCTTGGCCTACTCAAGAAGTTAAGTCACAAATTTATTGGGATTGAGAATATATAAAATATGACTTATTTTCAAAATGTGCTTGGTTCGGAATTTAACCAAAGTTGGCCTATTGACCAGTCAGCAATCTTTAAGATTAATGCCAATATCAATAACATTGCTGAAATGGTATCTTTTAACCATGACCCTTTTGATTTTTCAATAGCTGATATTTTCACTATTTATATTGCAACAGATCAAGATAAAGTAGGCTACCAACCGATTTCAGTGAATGTATCTGGTCCTACGCCAGCGGTGACATTGGCAAGTGAAGTTGTTACTGCACTCAATAGCAATGCTCTTTTCGCAAATAGTTTTACCGCATTTGCGCCAAATGCCTTTCAGGGTTCAAGCGGCAATGGCCCACCATTTACTATTCTTATTAGAGCAAAACTACCAAGAGTGGCAATGAGATGCTATATTGAAAACAGTGGTGCCGAAACCGCGTTGCAATTCAATAGAAGGGCACCTGTAAAGCAATTACCTACATACTTTTCAAGATATACAATTGCTAATAGATTTAATTATCCAGACTCAAATGCTCAACTAATTCAACTTAATCCAGGTAATCCAGTTGATGCACAGATTATTACAAACGCGGGCGAAGACCCATTGATAGTATTGGCGGATTGGCAATTATTGCATGGACGCTCCAATAATGAGATGTTCAGGAAGATTACACTGGATGGTAGTGGAAGAATTACTCAGATTATTCAGTATTTTACGGGAAGTATTGCGGGAGATATGGCAGTAAAGAATCAGTATACTTATACAGGTGCCAGCACGAGTCCAGATTCTATTTTTGAGACTCCATACACCTTGACCAGCGGGGACTTGATTACTCCTCCATAATTTCCTTGACAAATTAGAATTTTGGACTAATATATAGAAGTGAGCATCAAAGTAGAAAAAGCGATGCAGATGCATATTGACTCGTTACAGGCATTACTAAAGTATATGCAGGAAACAGTTGAGATGCAAAAGAAGGAAATTGCATTGCTTAAAGAACAATTAGAACGGAGCCAAAAAATGGAACACTAGGACTTACTTACTAAACCTGTTATCAAATCTTCGCAGACTTGCGGGATACAGCTTAACAATTTGGTTATTAACCATAGTTTTAAATTTTTGTGGTTTTATTTTTATATTTTCAGTATTAATTATTTTGAATTTATATCCTCTTTTTTCATATTCAATAGCACCCTGTCTGAGTTTTTCAGCCATAATTATTTGTTTAAATCTTGGTTTGATTTCTATCACTTCATTAGTATCATAAATATAAAAATCAGCACAATAAGTAGCTGGCCTGCCAGCATAGTCCACTTCTACTTGCCAAAATTGTCTTCTTTCACCTTGATCCAATCCCAAAAAGCGAATTCCTTGTTTCTCACAATCTATTATCCAAAAAAGCTCTGGAAGCGAACGAAACATAGTTCCATTATACTCGCCAGCATAAGCACTTCCTGGGTTTGGTTTTCCATATCTAGGATGATTTTTCCCTTTCTTACATTCTGGGCATCCTCTCCCTCGCAAATGGGAGTTTGGAGTTTGCTCAAACATTCCATGTGTCGGACATATAATATTTATTTTTATATGCGCCCCGACGTAAACAGATTCAGAATAATCATATTTAGATTTATGCACTATTTTAACTTGTTCAATAAAATTAGCAGTTGTTTTAGTTGTTTTAATATGACTGATTTCAACACCGCATTGTTTACAGCCATAGTTAAAATGATGAAGAGGCATTTGTTCAAATTGCCCATGTACAGGACAAATTATAATGACTTTAGTTCTAGTGCTTTTATAATCAACTTTGCTGTAATCATATTTATCACCGTGCATGAGAGTGGACTTTTTTATGAAATCTTCGAGGCTAAGTCGGTTAATATCTCCGATCTTATCAAATTTGCAATATGGACATCCCTTGCCAACCCAGTGATTTTCTGGCGTTTGATAAAAGGAACCATGTACATAACAAATAATATTAACCTTCGTTTTAGTGTTTATATAATTAACTTTACTGTAATCAAACTTATCACCATGCGTTTGTCTAGCTCTGTCGATAAATTGCATATAACCCCTTTGTTGTTCAGGCATAACACATGTGTATCTATGCTTTAAGGAGAAAAAATGGACGAGTTTTTGTAGAACGATGAATATTATGTTTATGTTTTTACGAGAGAGGATTTACCATCAATTACTGCTTTAGTGCAATCCTGCCATGCGAGCATGGAAGCAATACGTCATTACCCTCTTCCTGTTGAAGTTATTCCAAACCTTGTTGTTTTTGGGATTTCAAATGAGAAAAAACTTATTTGTGTGCAAGAGAAATTAAATACTTTAGGTGTTAAATTTAGAACATTTGTTGAACCAGATCGTGACAACGAGATAACAGCACTGGCAACGGAACCAGTAAATGGTGAAGTTAGAAAGATTTTTAAGAAATATCAATTACTTAAACTAAGGAGTCAGCATGAAACTATCAAGTTATAAAGAATTTCTTACCCATGATAAAACATGGGATGAAGAAAAAAGAAAATTAACTGGAGATAAGTTCCCTTATACCGCCGTGGTAGAAGGAGTATATCCCGAACACGATTTCAGCCATAGGTGGTGTTGGCAGCAATTTGGCCCACCTGAATACAAAGAATGCCATGACCACGACTCAGATTATCCAGGTTGTCCTATAGTGTTAGCTACCGAATATATTGCAACTGGAACTTATAAAGGTAGCGATGGCACAATGAAAGACTGGCAGGAGAAACGATACAAACAACCTGAAAAACATAGTCATGAAGGAGATTGGACTACTGTTTGGCTCGGGAAAACTGGTTATGATTATGGTTTTACAGAATATTATTTCCTAAGTGAAAAGGCCCGTGATGCTTTTATCTTAGCAGCACCAGATTTTGGTTTAGGAGAAAACTATGAAGATTGAAGAAATTAAGATTATATTTGCAACTAATTGGTGGGACGGTCCACTATCAGGCTTATGTTTATACAATGGCGAGAAACATTGGTTCCAAGCTACTGAGGAATGGTATGAGGAAGATAAGCCTTATTGGAGAAGATTCGCAGTAGTTAAACTAACCCCAGAACAAATTGTAGACGAAGAAAAATGGCATGAACTATTTAAGGAAAAAGTAGGAGAATCATTGCCTTATGTTGATGGTGTTTTAGTAAGAAATACTGAACCATTGAAGCCAAAAGAAAAATGGCATGAGTTTTATGATGTTTATAAACACAATGAGTATTGTGAAAATATCGTAGGTTATTTTGAAGTTTAAAGGAGAATTTATGAAAACTAAACAAGTAATTGCGTTGTTGCAAAAAGCTGACCCAGAAGGCGAATTAGAGGTATGCTGCGGGAATGTCGATATATCCTATATCGGCAGAGACCCTGCATATTGGGACGGTACTTTACAAGTACTGGTCAGAAATGAAAAAGGAAGAGTTATCGGAGGAAAATATAAAAGAGAAGGACATAAGGTTCAAATTCATCTACTGCCTTTCAGTACTTTATTATGGGATAATGAGAAGGCAGTCATGGATTACTCTGAATTGGATGAAGGTAGGCAAAAGGAGTATAAAGAGAACCATGAGAATATAAGGAAGGCAGCAATGGCTTGTGACCATGAATTAGAGTTTGAACATTTTAGTAAGCACATCAAGGAAAGAGCATTAAAATTGATGGATGATGAAGGAGATTTGGATAATGTCATCAAGGACTTTTTTACGGAGAATATTAGTCCTTATGACAAGATTCCAGATGACATACCTTTTATCGGTTTGTCCTACCTTGACCGAAGAGATATACAGTGGAATAGAGAAATTAATGTTAGTTTTGTCCCAGACGAAGGTTTTGTTTTAACAAAGGAGAATGACAAATGACACAACAAGGTAAATGGGGTTGGTATCCTTGCAATATAGAAGTTTATCATAAATTGAAGGCCATTAACTTGGCTTACGATAATGCTTTACATCAAATGAAGACTTGGCAACGTTGGAACCGCAAAGACCCAAAAAATCGTGTTTCTAGAAAGAAGTTAAAGGATTCAAATGGTCAAGTAGTTGGTTATGGAATAGCTGAACCAATTGCAGAACCAGAAATTTGTCCAATTTTCTCCAAGAAAAACAAGGACTTAGTAAAGATGATCGAAAACTCTGTTTATGAGGATTATAGGAAGGCCAGATACCCTGTAGGCTCAGAGGCAGAAGTTCTACCACTTTCTATAAATTTAGCCAAAATTGATAAATTATATTCGGCTATTAAGGATAGATAATTTGCACGGAAGTTACGAGAGGCAAGGATGCCTCATTCTTTTAATTAATAACATTCTTTTAATTAATAACATTTAAAATCTGTGTCATGCTAATAAATATAGTATGACACAGATTCTTTTAAATACCCCAGATAGCACAGATCAATGGACGGTTCCAGATAATGTAATAAGTGTTTTTGTTGAATGCATTGGCCCAGGTGGTGGCGGCGGGCTTCCTTCTTATGTTAGTAGTGGAGGTGGTGGAGGTGGTGGAGGTGCGGGCGCAGATTTAGACAGTGGAAATCCAGGATCAAATGGTTCTCAAGGTGGAATAGGTGCAGGTGGTGGTGGAGGTGCCCAATTTTCTGTCGTTTGACTGATGACGGAGTAACTAATCGTAGTTATTATTTTTCTACCAATGGGCTTGATTGGATGAAATTAGTAGATTATGTTCGCACTACCTACATGACCGCAATAGGAGTGGGCTTTTTTGGGGACGGTGCTAGTAATGATAACGTCCCATTCATGTTAAATCTATTAAGTGTGAAGATAAGTTGATTGACTTTTTTGTAATCAGAGGTACAATACTTTTGTAGACATTTTTCTTAATTGAGTCAGTGATGCAGTACAAAGCAACAATAGATTTTTCCTACGATTTCGAATCGGAAAAAGACCACAATGAGCTTCTAAAGTGTTTAGAACAAGACCTCAATGAACTAACCAAAGGTTTTGTTCTAAATAAAAGGCAAATCCGCCTCAAGAAATTGAGGGAAGTTAAAAACAAAGTCAGAATTACCGTTCTGGAGCCAGAAGAATTCTTCAAATACGTCAATAAAGATAACAAAACGCAAGAATTTATCGTTGACGAAACAGTTTATACGGCCCGAACCGATAGTTCCAGATTTTTCGTTTTCAAAAAGGATTCAACATGTGCTGCCTGTGGCATTGTTGGGAATAAGATGGTTTTGGAACTTAACCATAATGATAAATCTCCGCATTTTAATCTATATGCAGAAGAAAATGGCAAATTAATATTGATGACGAAAGACCATGTGAAGCCTAAGTCCAAGGGTGGCAAGAACGAAATTGACAATTATCAAACCATGTGTGCGGTTTGCAACAATATAAAAGGGAACGATGAAAGACTTACAAACGAACATATCAAAAAATTAAGAGTTATTTATAACGATAATAAAAATCTTCCAAGAAAGCAATTTAGTCAATTGCTGGATTCAGAGAAGAGAAAGATTTCTAATAGTGTTGAAGTTAAAAAAGGAAAAAAGGAAATGAAGAAAACAAAAGGTTTGGAACGGATAGAACGTATTAAGAAAGAATCGGATAAGTTAGCTATGCTGGTGAGTCAGATTAAAGATGAAGCTGTTGCAGAACAAATCGTAAATCTAGTAAAAATCATTGACGAGGCGTTGAAAGAGTGCAATAATGAAGTTTCGGTTCATTCAAAAATTGAAGATCAGGATTCAGGCAGATGGAACATTGTTAGCATTACAGCAGATGGTAAATGTGCTGGATTTGTTGGCCTAAAAAACGGTAAAAGCACGATATTGCCTGATATTATCTTGGCCACAGAGTTTATGTCTAAAAAAGCAGCAGAAGAACTCGCTGTTAAATTGGGGCATACTTATTCTGTAATTGGCTATCCCAGCAAGCGATAGCTTAGTTGTACCAGGAGAGCATATGAACGCTACAGAAATGAAAAAGTATCTAGTCGCATTTTCCAAGACTTTGGATGATGTAAATAAAGACGAATCTTATGGTACTGCCAGAGATGAGTGGAATAATATTTATCCACAATTCTTGGCTTGGTACAACAGCCATCACAACAGAGTTATAGCCAAAGAACATAGGCAAAACAAAACTCTGAATTTAACTATGACCGTTGAAGAAGCTGATTTTATCATCAGTGCTATAGAAAAAAATATTCGTGATGGCTTAGTTAGTCCCAAAGATCAGGACGGACGCAGGGACTTAATTGGCAGAATACAACAAACTGATTCTTATTTAAGACAGCATGGGATCATTCAGTAGACTTCTCTTTCAGGGTTTGGCTTGGCTCTAAAAATTAACCAACCAATGTATTCCAAAGTATCCCAAAAATAGATTTTGTGAAGGATTGGGTTAAGGTAATTTGTAAAAATGCAATAATGTTGTTTATACGGACGTTTGTGGTGAACCGCATGATGTGCAGGTGATTGTAGGATTCCAAGATTCTGGAAAAATCTAATGAAGTGATTTTTCCTTTGATGGGACCAGCTATGTATTTCATTCGCGTGGGAAGATATGAAGAAAGCTACTGCAATCACATAAAGTCCTAAATACCAACACAAAATGCCTATAGGTATTGTGATAAACATAGCGTCTTTGACCCGTGACCAATAACCATCTTTACATAAGCCAGTAGGATGCATATGGTGATAAATATTAGGTTCTACGATAACTTTGCCCAAGAAAGGCCATTCTTTTCTACCATATCGGTCTTCCCACCAATGGAAGATACCCGAGAATAGATCGGCAAGAAAGAAGCCTAAAATAAGGATAACGATCCATGTCATACATTATATAGGTGCCGCAATTGATATTAATGTTTGTAACATACCGTTGTATCTGTTACAATGAGCGACATGTTATGCACAATATGTAAAAAAGTAAAAGTTAGGCACTTATATTGTGAAAAGTGCCGTAAGGATTATTGGAAGACCTACTTAAAAGTCTACAGAAAAAACAATAAAGCAAAAATTTCGAACCTCAATGAAGAATGGAGAAAAAGCAATAAGGAATATTGTGCCGAGTATAAAGTCCTGTATTATAGGTCGTTAAAAGGAAGATTAGTTGAGCTTCTACGCTCGGCAAAAAGGAGGGCGAAGAAAAGGAGTTTAAACTTTAACTTAACATTAGAGTTTTTAGAAGCGTTGTGGGCAGTACAAAATGATCGATGTGCAGTAACTGGTTTGATTTTAAATATTCCGCAAACAACCAATAATGGAAAAGCACAGCCGTTTTCTCCTTCTATTGATCGCATTGACCCAGCCAAAGGATATACGGAGGGCAATGTTAGAATAGTATGCTATGTGGTTAATTGTGCGTTGCATTTTGGCATAAATGTATTTAGTGTAATATCAAGGGCATACTTGAATGGCATAATACCATCTGAAATGCCCTGTAGAAATGACGATGCGGCATTGCCCAAGGATAAAAATTATCGAGAAGGCCCAAAAGGTGTAATCAGCGCACTCTACAACCAATGCAGGAAGAATGCTAAAGCAAAAAACATAGAGTTTAAAATTACGAAAAAATTTATAGCTAAACTATTTGTTAAACAAAAAAATAAATGTATTTTAACTAGCATTACTTTCAGCAATCTACTGGTAGGGAATAAACAAAGTAATCCTTTTAGAGCGTCTATTGACAGAGTTAACCCCAAGATTGGATATGTGCCTAAAAATATTAGATTAGTCATCGTAGCAATGAATTATGCCATGAATGAATTCGGGGAAAACATTTTCAAGGAGATTTGTGAGGCATATGAGAATAATTTACTCAAACCATCCAGTTGAAATCACACAAAATTCATTGTTTTTATGTGGGCCTTCGCCCCGTTCCAAGGACGTTAAATCTTGGCGTCCAGAAGCATTAAAAATATTGGGTACACTGGAATATAGTGGCACAATTTATGTCCCTGAATGGGATTCTAATGTGCCAAAAATCAATTATATTGAACAGGTTGAATGGGAATATGCACATCTTGAAAACTGTGGATTAGTAGTTTTTTGGGTTCCGAGAAAACTCGACACAATGCCAGCCTTTACCACTAATGTAGAATTTGGTTCCTATGTTAGGTCGGGCCGTATCCTCTATGGTCGGCCTAAAAGAGCAGAAAAGTGCGAATACTTAGATTGGCTCTATACCAAAGTCACTACTCGAATCCCGCATGAAAATTTGCTTGAGCTTCTTAAAGAAGCAATAAGTCGTGTGGCTCAAATACAAAATCCAAATCATTGGGTATGTAGATCAGGATATAGTTTATGAAAATCAAATATGTAGTAATGGAAGATGACTGTATAATCACGGTGGAAGATACAGAAAAAGAAGCCCAAGAATGTATTGATCGTTATATGGAAAAAATCAATATGCCAACAATGAAAGAAATTCTAAGCCGCGTCGAAAAGAAACGCGGAGAATTACCGAAAATAGTTCAGGTTGTTCCCCACGATTGGGATGCCATAGTATTAGCAGATACTATACGTGCGTTACGACCTTATTTGCGACATGATAAAGATTGTCAAATTTTGGATAATTGGAATTGTAAAAAAGGTTGTGATTGTGGCTTGGGCAAAATAGATTTAGGAGATTAGTATGAAAAAAGTTCACATTATTGGTGGCGGTACTTTAACCCACATTCGTCCACATCTTTCTTTGTGCGCACCAGCCTATGGTGGCACTGCGCGTCGTCTGGCAAATCTATGCAAATTTCATAATCTGGAAGTTAATTTGCACCTTACTAGAATGGCTGGTGGTAAAAAAAACACTAGAAACAGTTTGGGACGTTGGCAATCTTTTAGATGAGATCAATGCAGACCTTGATTCAAAGATTGTATTCATGCCTGTTGCCATGTGTGATTTTGAAGCAATTGTTGGGCTTAATAATGTTTCATTTGCTCCACTTGCTAATCCTGATGGGCCTAGACTAACTACGCACACACTTGACAGGATGCAACCTGAAACATGGCCACATCTAAGATTGAAACCGATGCCTAAGTTAATCAATGATATTCGCCGTGGGCGTAAAGATATTTTTGTTGTTGGTTTCAAACATACTGCAAATGTTACGGCAGAAGAACAATATATTGCAGGACTTAATCTCTTGAAAGAATCTTCCTGCAATCTAGTCCTAGCCAATGATACATCAACAGGGCTTAATATGGTAATTACACCAGAAGAGGCTAGGTATCATGCTACTACTGATCGTACAAAAGCGTTGGAGGGACTGGTAGAAATGGCTTACTTAAGAAGCCAATTGACCTTCACTCGTTCTACAGTTGTTGCGGGTGATTCAATTCCTTGGAGTTCTCCATTAGTGCCAGCAGCCCTTCGCGCTATTGTAAATTATTGTATTGCTCAAGGTGCATACAAACCTTTTCGTGGCTCGACTGTTGGCCATTTTGCCTGCAAGATAAATGACAAGGTTTTTCTAACAAGCAAACGCAAAACCAATTTCAATGACCTTGAAAAAAATGGGTTGGTAATGGTTGAAACGGATGGGCCAGATAGCGTTATTGCCTATGGTAGTAAGCCTAGTGTTGGCGGACAGTCTCAGCGTATCGTGTTCAATGAACATCGAGACTATGACTGCATTGTACACTTCCATTGCCCTATCAAGGCTGGCTCAGGAGTGCCACAAGTTTCTCAGAGAGAATATGAATGCGGCAGTATGCAGTGTGGACAGAATACTTCTAAGGGTTTAAAAAAGTTTGGGAATCTTAGTGCCGTGTATCTGCAAGAACATGGTCCTAATATTGTTTTTAATAGTAAAATTGACCCTAAAGAAGTAATCAACTTCATCAATCATAATTTCCATCTTGATGAAAAGACTGGTGGCCCTGTAACTCTCAAGGAAATTCGTGAGACTCCGAATACCTTGGAATCGCTAATTTGAGGTTAAATAATGTTGTTCTTGGAATGCATTTGTGGAGGAAAAAAGAAAAAATCATGGCAAAGTTTGTGTGTAGTGACTGGCACTGCGGCGAAGACAGATTCGAACTTATGGGTCGGCCATTCACTTCTATTGAAGGAATGATTGACACCCTGATTAAGAATCACAATTCTCTAGTAATGCCAGATGATGAAGTCTATATGGTTGGTGATGTTTGTTATCAAAAACGTCCAGAATATCTTAGTCGAGTCGCAGATTTCAATGGTAAAAAGACTCTAATTCGTGGGAATCATGATAGGGTTCTTTCCGATACTGATTTCCTAATGTATTTTGACAAAGTAATTGCTGATGGTGCTGGTATTGATCTAGACATTGAAGGCATTCCTTGTTATCTTACACACTATCCCACTCGTGGGCGGCAAGATAGGTTCAACCTAGTCGGACATGTGCATGGAGCCTGGCGTTACCAACTTAATTCTTTTAACATTGGGGTTGATGCGAATCATTTTTATCCCGTAAACCTAAAAACAATTCCGTTTCACTTTAAAGCAATTTGTGAGTATTACGATCAGGATGTATGGGTAGGATACGACCCTATAAATGAAATTTATAAAGGTGTTCGGGGCAAAAAAGGAAGTTATTTTACGTAAGTCAAAACCTTTTGAAATTTAATATATTTCCTTGATAATCCACCAACCCAATCACCTTCGTATATAAATTGCCCAAATAAATTTACATGTGGTTTTTTGCTACAAATAAATTGTGAGGAATTACCCTTATCGGTTATTCTTTTGCGTATATTATAATTCCATCCCTGTTTTTCAAAAAGAGTTATGGCAAATGTCCAATCTTGTAATATGGGTCCACTAAACGATAATTGCGGATACCAGCCTTTTTTGGTGTAATAGATACAGCCATCTCCATCGAAGAATCCACGCCACCAGAAACAATGAAGTTTTTCTGGTATGTTACTTAGAATCTTACTTGCGCTTTCATGCTTAGTTTGATAAGAATTATTTTTAAGGTATTCAAATAAAAAAGGGTTTGAGGTATCAAAACATCCTTGCGCATTTTTTACTCTAGTTGCATATTGTTTCTTTTTGCTCTTATAAAAATTCCAGGTTCCAGTTGACATGAAAAGTTCTTTTATGTCCATTGCGTCTTTTAATTTTAGATTTAATCTAATTCTTTTAGAATAGCCAAAACCATCTAAGCAGCCATCGGCCCATATTAAACCCAACAAATATGCAGATTCTGGTGTTTTCACATCTATGAATTGCTGTGCGTTAACTGGATATTTATCCATAGACTTCTTATGTCGCGTACTATGACTTAGCTGTAATTGGTCTTTATTAAGGTGTAGGTCTAGCGAACAGACTTTTAATTTGATTCTTTGTTCTTTGATGCCTAAAGATTCTACACAAAATTTAAGTCCATGTTTTGGATAAAATTCTCGAAGTAATTGTATTTGATTTTCAGTCCATTTATTATATTGTCTCATAATATTATCTATGTTGGTGTGCAAAATTTTATTGAATAATTCTGACTATTTTGCTAACATGCAAATGAGAAAATAAGATGAGACCATGTGTGACTCCACAAGCAATTATTGAACACAGAAGTAAACCAAGGGGATTTCCAGTATGACTAGAGAAGAATACATTGAGAATTATGTGGTGCATTTTCTTGCTGTCTGGACGGCAAACAATTTCAATGATTATTGCAGTCGTGGCAAACATAAGCAACTTGAGAACCCACCTTTTGAGGATGCAGTATTCTTAGCTGCTCAAACTTGGGACAAGTTTCAAGAATTTTGTATCAATAGAACAAGGAATGAGTAAATGGCTGGATATCATCTGAATGACATTCCCCGTGGCGAATACGGTGAGCTTTCTAAGGTAATTGAAGAAGCTTTAGAGCTAAAAGACGCTATGGAACAAGGGCAGAAATTGATGTGTCTTATTGAGCTTGCCGATATACTCGGGGCCATCGAAGGATATTTAGAAAAATATTATGAAGGCAAGATTACTGTTGATGATCTTTTTAACATGTCCTATGCTACCAAAAGAGCTTTTGAGTCAGGATATAGAAAATGAGTATTGAAGATAAGAAACGTGGAGCATTCTGGGGCTTAATTATCGGGGACGCTCTTGGGGCACCCGTAGAATTTAAAATGCCTGGTGAATTTGTTCCAGTAACAGATTACCAGAGTGGTGGCCCACATAGCCTTAATAAGGGCGAATGGACTGATGATACAAGTCTTGCTCTTGCTCTTGCTGATAGTCTGGCCAATGGCTGGAATACTAAAGACCAACTTGACAAGTATTGTAGCTGGTATGAAGAAGGCAAGTACTCCGTCAATGGTTGGTGTTTTGATATCGGTGGCACTACAAAACATGCCTTGGAAAACTATAGGGACAGTGGTAATCCAGAAACTTGTGGGCTAGCCGATGATGATTATTCAGGGAATGGTTCGATTATGAGATTGGCACCAGTGCCAATTAAATATTCAGAATTGTTTTTTGATCTAGATGAACTCATCAGATTAGCAGAAGAATCTAGTGCTACAACTCATGCAAGTAAGAAATGTAGAGATTGTTGTGCATACCTAGCCACATTAATAGCTGGATTAATCAATGGAATTGATAGGGAAATCTTACTGAATGACCCTTATTATATTCCACCAAAAGTATGTACAGCCGTAAGACTAGTCGCAGAAGGTAGTTACCGCAAAAACAAGGTCAAAGGCAGTGGTTATGTAGTAGAAAGCTTGGAAGCTGCTTTATGGGCTTTTCACAAAGCTGAGAATTTCAGGAAAGCTGTCTTGGCTGCGGTTAATCTAGGAGATGATGCGGACACTACGGCGGCGGTCTGTGGGCAGTTGGCTGGGGCTTATTGGGGGTTTGAAGCTATTCCAGAGGAATGGCGTATTAATTTAGCTAAAAATGATTTAATAGAAGGCTATTTTAATGCCCTGATAAAATAAATAAACACATGAAAACAAAGGATTATTATTGGTGTTTAACTGTAAAAAATGGAACTAATCTTGACTTTATCTTTGCAGAAACCGTCAAAGAAAACAATATAGTCGCAGCATGTATGACAAAGGATACTAAGGCTTCTATTTGGACAGAGGGCAAGACAGAAACAGAGGCGGTGGCAAGTTTAAAGGTCAAATTAGAAGAAAAATTTGGTAAAATCCAGAGATGGAATGATATAATGTTCGAAGTATCCATCTTTGATAAGGATGGGAAGCACAAAGATATCGCACCTGGGCCTATATGGTGGACAGGCAGGAATGGTTATAGTCCTCAAGATGGAAGAAGGTTAACTCATGACTGATGAACAAGTTAAAAAAGAATTAGAGAAATTATTTTCGGAATGGAACATACTGCCTACACTGGAAAAGCTATATCAAGGGTTTGAGAAATATCAAGGTTGTTTTCATGATGTAGAATCACGCAGCGAGACAGTTTATCCTTGGCCTTTTTCACCCAAAGGAGACGAAATGGAAAGCATTAAGAAACTTTTAGTAGGTAAAACTATTGCTAGTGTTGACTTTAGCAATTACAAAGCAACTTCTGATACAATGGTTTTGAAATTCACAGACGGCACTAATATAAAGATTGTATCGGACCCCAATTGCACATTTGATGGTCTATCCTTCTACGTTCAAAAGAAGCGAACCATTGAACAAGAGTATGATGAGGAAATCAAGTGATTGAAGACCAAGTTGGCAAGACGCATGGCTCGAAAAATTATATTCAATTCCAAGTTACTGGATATAATCCATTAACCAAAGAGTTGCATGTCTACATTGAGCATATAGGTGATCCACATTGGCACCGCTATATCGACGAAGGTAAGAACTACATATTATTTCGGCACGGCAATAGTGACGATGATTTTTCTAATGAAGACCCGATGGAATTATGGGAGTTATCTACAGATCAGAAAAAATGGGTGGAAGGCGACCATATCGCCATCCCAGAATATGATCTCGTTCTACCGCAAATTTTAATTTATTACTGGCATAAAGACGATAGACTAAGCATGGAATGGGACTGGTAATGATTGACTACTCTAAAATAGCTTCTGCCGTAACCTATTACGAAGCCAAAGGTTACAAACAAATTGAAGTGCCTTGGATTGTATCTTTAGATACTATGCTGGCAACTAGACCAAAAGGCGCTCGTTTGTTCAGTACTTTTGCTGGGGAATTAGTTGCATCTGGGGAACAGTCATTTATTGAAATCAGAGATAGTCTAAAGCCAGGTAAGTATCAGTGTGTGACACCATGTTTTCGTGATGAGCCAGTTAAAGATGAATTGCACCGTCAGTATTTCATTAAAAATGAGCTTATATGGGTGTTAAATAGCTATGAATTTAGCCAGCCGCATCTTGAATCAGTGATACAAGATGCACTAAATTTCTTTAAACAATATGGAACCGCTGAAGTCGTAGATGCTCCGATTTTTAATGCTCACTACAACAAAGATATCGAACTCAACGGCATAGAAGTTGGCTCTTATGGTTTCAGGATTCATGAAGGTTTCCATTGGATTTACGGCACAGGTTGTGCAGAGCCTAGACTAACTATGGCTATGGATTTACTGAACATTCTTGCGAATAGTAATTCAACTCGACTACCCCTTCTTTAACCGTTAAGTAAGAACAAGGCAGTTCTGTCCACGACCCACTATTAAAGTATTTTTCCTGTTTTAGGGCTAAATGGGTATGTCCTGCAATTGCAATGTCACATTCCCATTTTATAGCATATAATACAGATTCCTTTGCCACCGTATCAGAACAATGGAGGTAACTCTTACTACTATATTTGGCTAATTTGGCTATATGATGGCTTCTGTCAATCCTTTGTAAAAACCAATATATCCAATCAGATATCCATGTCAAGAATGGATGGTCACTTAAAAAAGTATCGAATATATCTCCGTGTAATACAATCACTTTCTTTTCACCAGTTTCGAAGATGTGGTGAATTGGTTGAAATTCTGCACCTAACAAGTAGGAGACAGTTTTGGCCTCATGGAAGTCGTCATGGTTGCCTTTGACCCATACCACTTCTATGTCGTTAGATAAGGCCCTGATTGCTCCTAGAACTTTCCATTCTTCTTTACGGAGTCGAACATTGAAGGAATCAAATAAGTCGCCAGCAATGATTAGCTTCTTTGTTTGATGAGTATTGCATTTGACTTCTCCGAGAAATTTTAGTAACATCTGACTTTGGCAGTTATGCGCCCCTAAATGTACATCTGAAATTATGGTTGCATCAAACATTAATGTAACTATTCGTAATAAGGAGTAGTTTATTGTGAAGATTGCAAGAAAAAACAAATCCCATCCTACTAAAAAGGTAATAATAAAAACCGCAAACATAGACAAGGAAATGATTTCCGTAGTTAAGTGGCTTAATAAATTTGAAGGTGTTGTAACCAAATATTGTTGTCAGGGTGGACACAAGTTCCCAACGGCAGAAGACCCTAATTATGTAGATCGCCCTTATGTCGTATTTTCCTGTGACCATTCTTTGGACCTACTTAAGATTGTGGAAAAGGTTGGATATACGGGGGAAGTGACAATCAGACCGCCATTAGACATAAGACTCATGGATTACTGCATAACATTCTCCAACAAAGAAAATTTGAAAATGTTCATAAAGGGGATTAAACATGACATTTAGTGAATTATCACCTGAGACAGTTTTCTTACTTGTGCCAGATGATGGCAAAAAATATATTAAGACCGCTGCTCCAAATATTACTGGACAGGCTTGGAATGCCATAGACTATTATGCTGATATTTATTTCAATTTTCCAGCAAATCAACAAATTGAAGTTCTGAACAATTCCAAGCGAATTCCTCTTAAAGGGTTATGATATGGGTGGCCGTTGCAGGTATCCGTGCAATAAAATAAAACATACAGATATATTTATGGCCAAATTACATCTGGATTTTTTGCTCAACAAAAATCCAGATCATAAAATGGCAATCTACATCTGTGAAGAATGTGGTGCCAAAGATGGGGTTGAAGTATGGCACGTTGGCCATATAAGAAAAAATGGTACTGTATACGCAAAAACTCCAGATGGTAAAAGAATGTTGAAAAAAGTTATGATCGACCACGAAAATATGTCGAGCTATCTGTTATGAATATAACTCAGATTAGGATGGTTTTAAGAAAAATAGCCAAATGTTATGGTGCAAGGTATAAAATGTTAGAGCAAAAAGGCTGGGACTCTGCTGGTGGCTATCACACTCACAAAAATTTAATACTTATAAACAAAAAATATTTATCTCATCCATCAATAATAATATCAACTATATTCCATGAATTAGGGCATCGTTACTGTATTTTAAATAACAAATTCGCAGTGTATCATAAACGACCTAAAAAGATATCCTTTAATCACTTAAAGAAAATAGCTGCAATTGCACTTAGAGCAGAATTGTATGTTGACAAATGGGGCGAAAAAGAATTTAATAAATGGTTAGCTGAAAGCGGGCACGTCAATGACCTTTACTATTGTCGGTCTTATCAGTCAGTAATCGACAGAGATTGGCTTAAAAATTTTTATCAACAACAATTAAATAAATTCATTAATATATAACTTCATGTTGGAACAAGGTGAGATTTTTGTAGTTTTCTTTCATGATGCTGGTATTCGAAGTAACAATTATCTGCACTTCATTCAAGACTGTTTTACTAATGTCCTTATTACAGGCGTTAGCGTTAAATTTGATGGACCAGTAGATACAATTCTGTTTTTAACCGTTTCACTCGCAGGCACTACTTTACTTGAAGCAAAAGTCACTGCGTTTGGTGGGACTGTAATGATTGCTTAATAATTCTTTGGTTATATCTAAATAGTTCGGAGGATAAGTTTGCCGAATTGTGAAGAACCTATCTTAGATTTTAGACATTTAGAAGAAGAAGACGTGGAAAATCTCATACATATTGTTAGCAGAATTTGTGAGGACTTATTAGATAAAAACATTACCATTGTAATAAAAGTAGGCACGTATGAATACTAGTTTGTGCAATTGTTGCAAAGGATATCTAGAAGAAGACTGTATTACCTGTGACTGTGGCTTATATTGGTGTTCGCCGCGTTGTGCTAGAAATGAAGGATATAAACGAACCAAGAAAAAGTCTTCCTGCAACCACTGTAGACATGTTAATATAAACGACCATTTTCTTTTTGAGAAGAAAAAATGAAAGAAATACATGTGTTAGGCTGGTATGATACCCCTACTAGCGAGACCTTGAAATGCAATATAGGCGACGAAGCCTATAAACTCGCATTCCCAAAACTCTTCCCTAATAATCAGTTCATTTTTTGCGACACCCTTAAAGACCTTGACCCCGAAATTGTGATTCTGGGTGGTGGTGATGTTCTCTACCCATCCTTCATTAATAAGATTAAAGCAAGTAAAGCTAGGAAAAAATACGCTTTTTCAATTAATGTAACTCCTGACATAGAACCAATATTCGACCGAGTAATTTCTAGAAACCGATTAAACAATTTCGAATATCTCCCAGACTTTGTATTTGCGCTAGAAGGTAATAAAGATCACGGTAAGGCCATTATCAAAAGACTATTTGACCAGAATAGATGTGAATTATATGAAAATGTTGTCATATTGGTAATGAATAGTTTTCTATGCACAAGAGAAAACACTTTAGCAAGAGATAAAGTTAATTTTGAAAAGGTATGTTTCGAATTAGCCTTAATTATGGATACAACACCCGCTAGTTTTATTTTACTACCTTTCGGTAATGGATTCCCACATAACGATAAAGTAACAAATGCTTGTGTCTACTCTAAATGCAAACACTGGAAAAAGAACTTATTAGTGTTTGATTCACTGAGCGTTCAAGAAACATTAGACGTATTTGCGGGTGCAGATGCCTCTATAAATACCAGATTGCACTCCAATATATTCAGTTGTATATCGGGCATCCCTTTCATTGATATAGGGCATCATGACAAAACCAGGATGTTCATGGAGTCTGTCAATAAACTTAAATGGAGATTTAATTATTGGCATTTCCCATTTGGAGAAATAAAAAATCTACTAAATGCCTTCCTTAGTAATAAAGAACTCTATAAAAATGAATCTGCACAAATAAACATCAATAACAAGAAACTTCTAGGACAATTAAGCGTGAATTTTGATATATAATTCATGCGATTCAGCGACTGGTTATTAAAAGAAGAAGCACCACAGGTAACAACCGTAAAAGGCACTCCTGATAATTTCTACTTGGTTTTCAATAATGGCCAACAAAGTGGCAAAGTCAATAACATCGTGGCCGTTCCTGGTAATCCAGGTATGTATCAAATTAAAAGCCAAGATCAAATGAATCCCTATTCAGTCAGCATGAGTCCACAAATTGGTCAAAAATTAATCAGCTTTTCATGGAAACAACAGCCAAAACCCAATATGCAAAAAATATTGGCTTGGCCTACTCCCACTATCCCACAACCACCTCCATATTGGACCCCAGAAATGATGGAAATGAACCATGACAATGCTGGTAAGTACATATCCAATAAGCTTTTACAACAAGGAATGGAAGCAAAGAAAGCTGGGATTATAGGAAATAAGATATCTGAATTTATATTTTACTATAGTCCATATCCACCTAGAGTTAAGAACAGGGTATTAATGAACTTAGGCAATAAGTATCCTGATGCGGATACAATGGAGTTGATTAAGGTTGCGGATGAACATGCAAAGCAGGCTGAGCCTTACTTTAGGATGTTAAAGGCAAAGGGCTACGTTTCTGCTTTACAAAGTCCCAAACCAGTAGTATAATATTTGGATGATAATCTACAGCGAAGATGGCGACATTTGGGAAGCCATGATTTGGATTGAGCGTGAAGTTTATATTGGTATGGGTCAATCCAAAGAAAAAGCTAAAATTGCTTTACTTGAGCATCTTAAAGGTATCAGGCCAATTTATTTGGAACAAATTAGAAATGCTCAAGAAATTATTGGCAAAATTGAGGAACTTATTCATGAATCAGTGTGATCTTTGTGACAAGCCTACGCCTATAAGCTCCTATTTCTGTGATGAATGTGGTAAGATTTGCCGAAGAAGTAAAAATAAGGCTCAGCCTGACGTATATTGTGGCAAGCCTGCTGCTTGGGGTAGTTGTGGATTCTGTCAAGAACACTGGCAGGAGGAATGTAACGAAATTGACACTGTGATGGAGTTTGCTGATGATGCATTCCATGCAGGAGAGTTTGATAAGGTTAATAACCGTTTAAAGGAACTTAATGTGCCTAACTTGAGTTCCCAGATGTGTGTGACATGGCTCACTGTGAGTAAGTGGGCAGAAAAAAACCTTCCATATAGGCCAGAATTCTTCAAGAAGTGTTATGACAGATTAGTAGAAATTCGTGGCGTTGAAGCAGCTAATAAGTTGACAAAGTATCGTGGCGTGGATGAAGAAATTCAAAAAATGCTTAAGGGAATAGAATGAAAACACCGTGGGCCGAACACTATAGACATTGTGAGCAATGTAATCAGGCAACAGAAGTCCGACTTGCCGAAGCAAAAGATATTTATGATCCAGTTGGCGGTGCAAAGATGTTAAGAAACTGTTGTCCAGAAGGACGAAGGTTATGTATAGAGTCTAGTGAAAAAAGTACTCCACCTGACAGTATCACAATATATTAAGGGAATAGAATGAGACTTCTTGGGCATTTATTCATGTGGAGTCTTGCTGCATTGCATCTGTTTATAGCAGAATGTGAACGGCAAAAAGAAAGAACCGCATTGGCGGTTATAATGCTTACTATATTCACCTTGTCTATGCTATTATTCTAAGGAAACTTGTGATTAATTATAATGTAGATGATGTTAAGTGGTTGTTAAATAAGATTTTATATCTTGAAGAACAAAAGAATGCCCACCCATCTAATTGGCCAACCCACAGAAGAATCTGGCTGGGTTGTTATGATGTTTGGATGTGTGAACAAGACAGAATTGATGCTGTTGAAATTCCAAAGATGCGAATGAAAGAAGCGGAAGAAGCTGGGTTCATTAAGAATGAAATAAGGAAAATAGGAAAATTTGATTCCGTGGTTTGGACGGTGACAGAACTCGGCCACGATTTTTTGAAAGAGGAAACTTGTGATGGTTGAAAGTCGTGTTAAAACAGAATTTAAGGTAAGAAAACTTGAATTCAATATGGGTTTAAATGACCCCGTTGACATGCGTTGTGGTGGACCTGCATCCTTGGCTTTTTGGGTGTATTCCTCATTATCAGAAGAACATTTGCAATGTATTGCAGAAGACACCGAAGTTCAAAAAATAGTAAGGCAGCATGGTGGTGATGGAAGTTTTAATATAGCTAACTCAGTTTGGACTGAAAAATTTTGCCATACAGAAAACGAAGTTAAAGAAAACTTATTTAAACTCGCAAAACAATTCTAAAAGGAAAGTTTGTGATGGAATGTAAATTAGAATGGAAGAAAAATTTCTATCCAGAATCTGTGATGAAGTCTTTGAGCTATGGCTGTTATAACGAAGCATGTTTTGAATGTGCATCAGTAGATGGTGTCGAAGGTCGTTACGTCAATGAGGGAGTGTGTCCTATACACGGCATTGTGTGTTCTATGTTAGGCGGTGTGTGGGACACAAATAGACCCGCACATCCCTGTGGAGCCTATAAAGAAAGTTTGTGATGAATGTCAAAGGTAATCTATGGACAGAAAACAATACAATAAGGAATATAGAGAAAAAAGAATAAATCAAGGGCTCTGTGTCGGTTGCGGCTTCCCTAATAATGGAAAAAATCTATGCCAGGAATGTTTGGACAAAGCAACGGCTAAAAGAAAAGAAAATATTTTAAAAAGGTTATGTGGATGTGGCAAGCCTAGAAGAGATGGATATCAATCATGTGAAATTTGCTCAAATAAATATAACAAAAATGAATACAACAAAAATAAAAGATTAATATCTTTGCAAAGGAAAAGTAAAAGAAATAAAAATAAAGAAAAAGGACTATGTGTTTTTTGCACTAAGCCTGCATTGCCCGATAAGACCACATGCGAATATCATTTGCAAAAAAGAACAAACTTTAGAAAGCATTGTAGGGAAAAAGGAATTTGTCCTCAATGTGGAGAATTGAAGTCTAATCCAAAAAATACTTATTGTGATGAACACCAATCTCATTGGAAAATTCGCAAACATGCTGAGGGACTTCGAATCAAAAAAGAAGTAATAAATTATTACAATGAACTATCTCAATGTGTATGTTGTGGGGAATCAAATTTGGTCTTTTTGACAATCGACCATATGGACAACAATGGTGCCGAACACCGAAAAAAAATTAATCGTTTTGGCGAAGGATTTTACAGATGGCTTATAAGCAATAATTTCCCAAATGGTTATCAAGTCTTATGTTTCAATTGTAATTGTGGTAGAAAGATTAATGGTGGTATATGTCCTCACAAAATATTTTAGAAAAACTCATTGATTTCCCCAGGATTTTCCATCTCCCGCATAAGCCTAATGCACAAAGAAGCGACCTTATTGCATCACAAGAAGATGTGAAGGTTATTTTCGATAACGAAGAAACCATCGTTGAAGAAAAGCTTGACGCTGCAAACTCAGGAATACTTTTTAGTGAAGAAGGTAATTTTTCAATTCGAAATAGAAATAATATTCTAAATAAAGGCAAAACTGGCCATCTGCGAGGCCCTGCTAAAATGCAATTTGCTCCAATTTATAATTGGGCTTACGAAAATAGAGATAAGTTTGAAACGCTTAATAATAATTTAGGATTTGAAGTAAGTGTATTTGGGGAATGGATGGTGGCACTTCATGGGGTTAAGTATGACAAACTACCATCTTGGTTCATTCCTTATGAATTATATGATTGGGAACATAAGAAATTTATTTCTCACAAAATTGTTAGAAAATCTTTGCAGGAAGCAGGTTTTGTGACAGTGCCGTTATTGCATGAAGGACGATTGCCTAATTGGGAGATTTTTGATAAGTTTTGTGCAGAAAAGAGTCCCTATTCAACAACAGATTTAAGGGAAGGTGTGGTTGTGAAGGTGTCAGATGAGAAATATTTGACTCACAGATTCAAGATGGTTCGTAGGGGTTTTATACAGGGTTGCCACTGGAATGAACGTGCATTAACTAAGAATAAACTTTGTGATTGACATTATTTCACTTATTGACTCTGGTAAAATCCACCTTGGTATGACTAAGGCGGATTTACGTATTTTATTAGGCCCGCCGCATTGCTGGGGCAGTACTTCGCGTAAATACAGAGAGCCTTGTATATGGAAGTATGATAATGTAGAATTTTGGTGGCTTACTAAGAAATATAGAGTGCCTTATCCAGGGCCACCGCTAACTGGTGTGATGAGCGACACTGAAAGTCATGACAGCGAACATAAACTGCTATTAGGAGGCTGATATGGGCATTAGTTGTGCGGGTCGTAATTCTGATGCGCGATATGATGAGCAAAAAGGTTTTAAGGGCGGTTATATACCGCCACCCAGTTCCAACCCAGAAAATTATGAAATTTTGAGAAGTCTACAGATGGGCAAATATCTGATTGTGGAGATTAAGTATCCTGACTGCAAGAATTACGAAGGGAAAAAGATAATGGTCTATGAGGGAGATATTAAACAGTTGGTATCGCAAAAGAAAATTGACCCACATTTTTCTGATAATTGTGCTTTTAAGTCACCAATAGGACGCTTTGAACCGACAAATCGAGGGTGGAATATGGCCAAAACATTTTGTGCTGGGATGGCTGGTCAGACTATCAATTGGACTGCGGAAGATTTCAAATGATTAAACTAAGTAACGGGCATGAATTTAAATATTGTGCAGCATCAGGTGCATTAGGTTACGACGGAAAAGGATATTTTTGGGAAGCCCCTTTCCGATGGCTTAAAATACTACGCCCTGAAGAATTTACAATAATCACAAAAACCATTACCCTTGAACCACGAAAAGGAGAGTATCGTTGGTGGAAGCCTTGGAAGACTATTAAGATTAAAAATGATTACGTCATCAATGCAATGGGATTGCCAAATGATGGACTTAAATGGTGGTTGAAAAATGTTTATGGTAGATTAAACTATGATACAATTGTCTCAGTAGCCGCGTGGACTCCATTTGAAGCCAGAACAATAGCACATGAGCTTAACTATTGTGGTATCCAAGCCATTGAACTTAATCTTTCTTGCCCAAATGTAGAACATCCAGACAGTTTCCCTATAATCAAGGAGTTTTTGAAATTTACTAGGCATCCTGTGATATTGAAAATCGAATATGATGAGGATTATATTGCCCTTTTAAAAGAATTTCATGGTAAGATTGAAGCCGTTGACGCAATTAATACTATCCCTTTTTATGATATGGCAGTAGGACAATCTCCACTTCACCCATTAGAAGGTGGAATTAGTGGTCCATTAATTTCATTTAAATCAAAGAAAATTTTGCGTGATATTAAAGCCCATTATCCTGGTGTTCAGGTGATTAGTGGTGGTGGAATTTACACTCTTGAAGAGGCGAAACGCAGGATTGCTATGAAGGCAGATGCGATATCGTTTGGTACAGTTTTTCTTAAGAAATGTTGGTTGCCAAATTTAATAATTAAAAAGCTTGCCGAACATGATAGAAAATAAATGCAATGCTTATATATTTACATGAAACAAAACTTAATTGGAAAAATTTATGGGTATCTTGAAGTAATTTCTTGCCTTGGTAGTGATCGTAATGGTAAAAAGGCCGCTGTGCATTGGATGTGTAGGTGCAAATGTGGCAATACCGTTGCTGTAACCACTGCCAAACTTAATTTTGGTTTACGTAAAAGTTGCGGGTGTCTGAAAGTGGAAAAAGCGATAATAAATGGAAAAATAGGGAGTGAGAAGAATAAAACACATAATGGCACCTATACTCCAGAATATAAAACATGGACAATGATTAAAAGTAGATGTAATAATCCAAAATCAAGTGGCTACGAGAATTATGGAGGAAGGGGTATTAAAATTTGTGAGAGATGGAACAACTCATTCCAGAACTTTTTAGATGATATGGGGAAGAAGCCAAATACAGATTTTTGCATTGATAGAATAAATGTCAATGAAGGATATTACAAGGATAATTGCCAATGGACTAGTTTAAAATCTCAACAAAATAATAAAAGAACAAATATTTATATAGAATTTGGGGGCAATAAAGCAACGTTGGCAGAATGGGCCACCAAAATTGGAATATGCGGGGCCACTTTAAGAAAACGCATGAAGAATATGTCAATTGAAGACGCCCTAACATCGCCAAAGAAAATGGTGGGCCGCAGTCGTAAACTATCAACTGATATTAACTTGAATGCGGTTATTAAAAATTTAAATTTAGCATTAAATCAGATTGGTAGAAATTGCCTTATTCAGCATTTTGGAGAAGCTGGTACTGATTTGGTGAATTCTATTAAGGTTTTATCCGAGTTAGTCGATGTAAACATAGCTTAGTTGTACCAGGAGACTCTCATGCGCATGAAAATTGCTGCCATTTCTGCTTGTCTGAGTGGAATTTCCCTGATCTCGACCGTGGTTTTTATCCATAATCCGAATATCTTGCTTACTTGTATTTGGCTGGCATCATTATTCATGGGAATTACTACATTTTGTCTTTGGTTGGAATGTCGGAGTACCACAAGCCAACCGACACGGCCGACAAGATCAACGTCGAGGGACTTGGAAGAAAAATGACTGTACGCGAAGCATTACTTGAAGAATTAACTAATCTCTGGGCGTTAGAAGCCAGTCTTTGACCAGAAAATACTCTTCAGTGTCGTGAAGAGATTCGCTTGGTCGAAGCGAAATTGGATGAATGGGACAAACTTACTGCTGCTGTGGCAAAAGTATGCCTAAAGGAATGAAATGATGAAAAAATGGTATGAAGAAGTTGTAATTAATGGCCTATTGCATCATAAGTTTCTTGCAAATGGTTTACTTTATTTAATGGATGATTATAAAGTTACGCCACCGCTACCACAAATTTGCTATAACCACTACTGCCGTAAGGTTTTAGGGGAAGAATACCATTCCACAATGTTTGGAACAAGAGAAACTGGTTTTCCAGATTGCTGGTTATGCAATGAGTGTTGGGCAAAGTTTGATGGCCAAAAGATGAGGGGACGATTTGCGATGATCGGATACTCCCACAATCAGAGTGTGTCTATATTAGCTGCCATTGAAAGAGATTGCGGGAAGGAATTATTTGAACTTGGTAGGCCAGAAGATGAATCTCGTTATACTGAATCTGTCACCGAATGGGTTGAATGGCAAAATCCCTGGATAGCTTAGTTGTACCGATGTTGGCGTGAACAAATAATAGTTAAGAGGGCAAATCATGCACGGCATCCGTAGTATTAATCTGAAGACTTCCGAAATGCAGGAAATGCAGGAAATCATGTCCAAGGGCAATACTCTGCTCAAAGAGTGTGCTGAGATGTTGGGCATGAGCAAAGGGGAGTTTCGTGGCAAGCTTTTCAACCGAAAGCTCGACACTAGCAACCTTTCCGAAGAACAATTCCAAAAGCTAGAAGCAGCTAAGCCCCACATCATGGCAGTCCATGATAAGTGCGAGCTTAAGATTCTTAGTGGTTTCACCAGAATGGTGCAAAAGCAAGCTAAGGTTGCTGCTTCCAACAGTAGTGATCCCAAGAACGTTTTCTATGAATTCGAGCAAGTTGGTATGCTCGCAGTGTTAGACTCCATTTATGGTTACACTAACACGAATATCAAGTTCATTACCTATGTCTGGAAGATTGTCCGCCGCCGCATTAATCTCACGATTAATCGTCTCAATCCGTTCTGTCCTTTGACGAATGAAGCTATGAATCTTGTGCAGGGTTTTGAAGCGACCAAGGTTAAGTTTAATCGTCAAGTCAATACTGAGGAAGTCGTTGAAGCGATGGGCATTACGGCTGCTCAGCGTGAAGTTTTGTTTGCTGCAACAACTAAGGTAGTGAACGAATTGCAGGCAGGGCCACAAAGTAATTCGGATCATGATTTTGTTGCTAGTGACTACACTGCAATGCGTCGTGGAATTGATGGTGATTACCAAGAAGTTTCCCTTATCCGTAAGGATGCACGTCAAGCAATCAAGAATGCAGAATTGAGCGATATTGAATTGCATCTTCTCTTGGGAGAAATGTTCCCTTACACTGGTTGGAGGGAAGATATTGCTGGCAAGTTCATCAATCCAAGGACTGGCAAGCGGTATACTCGGGAAGTGACTGGCATCATCGACCGTGCCAAGGATAAGGTGCGCAAGGCTATCAAGTTCCCTCCTGAAGCCCCGAAGGAAAATCCGATTATTGACCAGATTTTCGATGAATTGAGTGGCAAATTAGCAGTTTAAGGAGACAATATGGGTCTTCTACGGATGTTTTATCTTTGGATTGAAAAAATGCGAAAGCCTTCCTTGGAAGAAGACCTCGCATATATCCGCCAAAAAGAGGCTGAAAGACTTAAAAATCCACATGATCCAGATGCTTGCTTTTTTTGCACACTAAGGAAAGAACAACAAGCCAAAGAGGATTTAAAATGAGTTTAGTATTAAATATCGACTCAGATGAAGGCTTGACTGCCATTTCTATTCCAGAAATGGGAGCATCAAGCATTTGGCTTAAGGGGCCTCATGGTGAAGTCACCATCGGCCCTGAAGATTTTTGTGAACTTGTCATGTATTTTATGACAAATACAGACATTTACTTTGGAGAATCGCGCTACCTTCTGCAAGAAAGAATTGAAAGTCTGGCCTTAGTAGAAGGATTTAATGGCCCATGTACCAGGCGATTTAAAGAGGAATGATATGATTGACAGGGAAGCAATGCTACTGTATGACCGCATTCGTGCGTGCGGTCAAGATGCCAAAGATGATTTAATTAAGGCATGTGAGAAATGTGGTATTGAAGATCATTATGGTTTCTTGAAAACCGAACACGTTAAATCATACCTGGAAATCGGCAGCGAAATTCTTGCAAAATGGCATACAACCGATAAGTTTAAGGTTGGGGATAAGGTCTATGTAGACCCTGGCAAGCCAACTTTTGCCTTCAAGAATTATATCAGAGCGACAGTTACGGAAGTTACCACCGATGGTTGGGGCTATCATTTGAGGGCATTCGAGCAAGACCTCCCAGGTATTTATATGTTTAATATCTGGGATAAGGATTTACTACCAAGAACAAACAAGTCAAACAAACCTCTTACAGAGAGTCATTTTGTATAGGAAATAAACATGGCAAAGAACATTGATGTTGCAGAGTATGTTTTCAAGCCTGATATGGCTTTACAAGTCGAAGGCCGACATTTAGGCAATCGCCCTTTGTTTAGTAGTAATATTGTATCAAATATCAGTTATGACTATGATAGGATAACTATTCGTCTTGATGACAAAGCGAACCTTGCCTGGTGGCTTCAAATCCATCTGTCCAAGGAACAATTAAAGCAAATTTTACGCGAGGCGGAAGAACATGGCGCGTGATAGATTCATATGCTTTAAAAAAACAATCCCTACTAAAGATCAACTAAAAATGATCTTAGAGGATTATCTTGGTGGACTTGCTGTTGTAGAGTATGACGATATGCTTGAAGATGGGAATAATGTTAAAAATTATTGGTTTGTAAAATTGCCAGGCAAGCCATCGTTTCCATTTGCAAGTAAAATTAATCCACTATGCCCTGCCGACCGCTGGTTTGAAGTCTATGTAGGCCAGCTTAATCAAGATAAAGAAGTGGCGTATGGCCCTAATATTGATGTAATGACTCGTGGTGCCGATGAGTTAACTAATGTAATTGCAGATGGTTACGCTAATTTGATTGCTAGATATTTTGACGCCGACATAGCCTAGTTGTACCAGTCTATGCGGAGGTGCTATATGAGTCAGCTTGAAAAGGTGTTTTTCCCGATTAATAGTGACCCGCCTTTTGCGGATGATCGACGTGCATATCTTGATTCCACTAATCCAGTTTCGCCTTACTTTGGATTTGTTGGAAATAAGCGTGCTGTCGATAAGCTAATTCGTATAGACTTTGAGGCCCTTGGCCGCTACAACCACTGTTGCAGTGACCTGTCCGTAGCTTTCCTTGGCCAAGCGGGTTGCGGTAAGACTGAATTGGCCCGCCGTCATGCCAAGGCCAATAAGCTTCCTTATGTGGAAATCTCTCCTAAAGCGATTAAGACTTGCCATGATCTTCTCATGGAAATTGCAAGAGTCTGTGCTGCTTCTGGTCTTCCCCTTATTGAAGTAGGTCGCGCACAAAACTATTGGATTCCCCCTTGTAACGTCTTTATTGACGAAGTTCATGCACTTGCACCGCCTGTAGTGCAAGGTCTACTTAAAGCAACCGAATACAATGACGCAATCCTTGTAACCGACAAGGGTTACACTGCCGACTGTAAACGTGTTCACTGGCTCATTGCAACTACCGACCGTGGCAAGTTGTTCGATGCTTTTGATACTCGTTTCAGCAAGGTTATTCTTAATCTTTATACTAAAGATGAAGTTGCGAAGATTGTTCAGTTTAACAATCCAGATTGGACTTTTGATATCTGTCAGTTGGTTGCACATTATTGTGGACGGATTCCGCGTGAAGCATTGGCTTTTGCACGGGAAATGAAATTGGAACACAATATGCACTCTGATCTTACTTGGCGTCAAGTAGGGCAGCGTATTGCAAGTGACAACGAAATTGACGAATTTGGAATGAGTTACAAGCGTTTGGCTATCCTTAAGGCACTTGGGCATGGGCCAATTGCTGAGAAGCGACTGCCGCTTGTAATTGGTGTCAAGGTTGAAGAACTAGATAAGTTTATCCTTCCTTGGTTGGTTGCTGATACAGACGATCAGCCAGCTTTGGTTGGGGTCTGTAATAAGGGATATTGCTTGACTGATGCTGGTATTGCTGAGTTGAAGTTGAGGAAACTTCCCTATAAGGAGGCAGCATGATTGTTTGCGACCGTTGTAAAACTGAATGTAGCCATTCGGCAGATTTAAATTTTGGTTGGTTTGCCCGTCCCTATGGCGTAGCGGCACATCGCTCTTTATTTAAAGGTGATTTATGCCAGCTTTGTAAAGATAATCTATTATTATCAGCAACGTGTTTTGTTGAAATTTGGCTTAAAAATGAACAAAAAGAAAATTAGGGCGGTATTTAGAAATGCAGTCTTTAATAGAGACAGTCATAAGTGCGTGATGTGTGGCAAGACAGAACCTTTGGATGCACATCATATTACTGACCGAAATCTAATGCCTAATGGAGGTTACGTCAAAGAAAATGGAATAACTCTTTGTTCTGGTGATGATGACAACGAACTGTATTATAAGAAAAGTTGCCATTGGAAAGCAGAACAGTTCCATATTCATGGCGAGGCTTACCCTGGCTTCAGTCCAGAAGAACTATATAAAAAGATTGGGTCTAGTTTAGAGTTAGCTATGAAAGCTTCAGAAAGAGAGGAATCGTTATGATGATTGAAACTTATCGTGAGTTGAGAGACATTCTGAATAAGATGGAAGATGGTCAGCTTAACCAACAGATTCAGGTCATGTTACCACAATTTGACCGTGATAAGCCATTCCCATTGCATCCCGTCATTAGTGCGGGAACGGTGAAGTATTTTGTTTCTTCAGAAGATGGTGTTCAACAGGATGAGACTCGCAGCAGCGTAGATAACAAGCATAATCCTGAAGAATTTATTTTATTAGTAGACTGGAATCCATACGATGAGGACGGAATTATCGCGTATGATTTAGGAACAGGGGAACCGATTGAGCCATGAACTTAAGTGAACTAACCAGAGAGACAATTAATCGTAAGATTATTAATGTATTAGAATCTAATCAAATGCCTTGGCAAAAACCTTGGTGTGGCTGGGGAAAGAATATTGGGTTCCACCGCAACGTTGGCTCTAATAGGAAATACTTTGGTATTAATTTCTTACTATTACAAATGTCGGCTAAACGTCATGGTTTTACCAGCAAATGGTGGGGTACCGTCCATGACTTCAAGAAATTTGGTTATCAAGTAAGTGAACGTCCACCGAACGTTGAAACAGGAACTTGGGCCACAGAGATTATTTGTTATGCACATAATCGCTATACCAGCGACATTGAAACAATCTCAGAAGTAGTCTATAACTCTGAACAACTAACCCAGACTTTTGAAGCCTATAATCCAGCACCTAAGTTGAATGTAAATTATGAGTTATGTGAAAAAATTCTCAATAAAGTTCCAGTTAAGTTAGAAACTAATGATAGTGGACTTGCATTGTATCATTATCCGCCCCATGATTATATTACAATGCCTTCCCAAGTGGATTTTATGTTAGGATTGACTGGTTTACCTGGCTATTATGAATGTCTGGCACATGAATTGATTCATTATAGTGAAACAAGGTTAAATTTCCACACTGGATATGAAGCTATTAGAGAATTAAGGGCAGAGATTGGAGCGGCGATGTTGGTTCAAGAGTTAGGTTTGCCGCATAGCATTAACTTCATGAATTTTAGGAAATGGTCAACCACCTGGATTAACTTTATGAATCGAGATACGGATTTGATTTTCAGGATTGCGGCAGCGGCTACCAAAGCAGTGGATTTTATCCTGGATTTCAGTAATATGAAAGAGGAAAGGTTCAATGAATTAAGTGAGGAAGCAGCATAATGGCATTTAAGATAGAAAATTTATGGGCGTATGTTTCTGAGAACGATAATGGGGAAGAAGGACTTTGTGGTTATCAAGACCCACGGACTCAGCAATGGTTGCCTATGTGTGCAGGGAATCATAAGCATTTACAGGCCCTTCAACCATTTGCACATCAGATTGCAAAATTGACTAAGAAGAAGGTTAAGTTGGTTAAGTTCACAGTAAGGGAAGATTTAGGAGATATTGAGCCATGAGCAATGTTTCAAATTTCAATCTGTCGGCATTTCGAGAGCGTATTAACAAGGCAAAGACAGATGTATCTTCAGAAAAAGTTGTTCGTTTTATGGTGGCTAATTCTGCTGAAGACTGTCCCATAGATTTGGTAATTATTCTTGCTCAGTGCATTCACGATTTCCGAGCGAACGAAATGCTTGACGAAGCAGAACGGAATTAAAATGACTTGGGATGAACTTAAAGATTGGGTATTGAAGACACAAACGCCTGATGAACAGGTTGAAATGTATGTTCAGGAAGACGTTAAGGGCGAAGAAGAATGTATCATTGAAGGAGTTGGACCAGTTTTCAATGTGCCTTTTGTAGGATATACGTGTGAATGGCCTGAAGGACCAAGTTCTAAATTGCATATTACTTTATGGGAAGATGAGTATTTTCAGAAGTATACATGGCAAAACTTGGTAGATTGGATTGAAACAATAGAAAATAAAGATGCAGATGCGATTTCATTATGTGCTTATCATGCACTAAAGTTAAAGCCTATTTCTGAGGATCGTTTGTATGCTTACGAAGAAACTTAATGCTGGCGAGCATAGTCTTGAGGATGCATTTTCATTTGAGAAAGATGGGATTCAAGGACGAAAAGTAGTAGTGCGTTGTCCTTATTGCAAACGTAATACTATGCCTTATCTTTCTAGGAAAATGAAGACTATTTATGCTGACTGGAGGTGGGTTCTTACCTCCCATAAAGAGCCTTATAGTATTCATGAATATACCTGTCGCTGTGGAGAGACTTTTACTTTTACCACTCATGTTCCACAATAGGAGTTGAAATGAAGCAGGGTTGGCTAGGTAGACAACTGGAAAAGGCACATGAAACAATTCAATCTCTTCCATCTTGGATGAGAAGTAATCAAGGTGATCGTCCTATGAACATTGCTGATTTGGCAGTTAACGATTATTTTATCTGCTATCCATCAGAAGACTCGACAAGTTATTTTGTATTCAAAAAGTTCGACAAGAATTCGACTGAACAGTTATCTGGCAATCTTGCTCTTGGTTGCAATGATGCTAACCGTATATTATTATTTGGCATTAATGCTGTAAGAGTTCAAGATAACTTGGGCGTGTCTATTGGGGATGATGAATCAGTTATAAAGGTGGAACTATGATCGAATTTAAAACAGGCAATATTTTCGAGTCTGACTGCGAAGCTATCACCAACACCGTGAATTGCGTGGGAATTATGGGTGGAGGCTTGGCAAAAGCATTCAAAAAGAACTACCCAGAAATGTTCAGGGAATATTCTGATGTTTGCTGCAAATGTGAACTTTGGCCAGGCGTAATGCACATTTGGGAAAACCCTAATGGCACACCAAAATACATTGTTAATTTTCCAACCAAAGACGATTGGCGAAATCCTTCTGATATAGGTTTCATTATTGATGGTTTAGTGGCACTTAAAGATGAAATCATCAAAAGGGATATCAAATCAATTGCCATCCCTAGTTTGGGTTGTGGTTTAGGTGGCTTATCCTACGTGGACGTTAAAAAAGAAATTGAAAAATTCGCGGTCACATTACCTAATATTAAAATTATTGTTTATGAGCCATTAAGTTAATCCATATTACTATCTTAATCCATACATTAGTTTGGATTAGGATGGATAATATGAACAATATATGCTTATGTGGATGTGGACAATTAACATATGTGGACAACAAAGGAAGACCCAACAAGTATGTAGTTGGACATAAAGGCAACAGCAGAATTTCTTCTTATGAAACTCCCATAAAGAAGAGATGTAATTTTTGTAAAAAGCTTTTAAATATTGAGAATTTTAGTTTTAGAAATTTAAAAACTCTTAATGGTCGCAGTTACAAACGTCCCAGATCAAGGTGCAAAAAATGTGAAAGTGCAATAGTATGCACTTACCAAAGTAGGCCAGGTGTTAGGAAACATCGCAATGAGCAAAGAAAAAATGATAAAACGGTCAAAAGGTGGATTCAGGAAAGAATATCTGCATGGCGGAAAAAGACACTTAATTCTGATTTAACAACTGAATATTTATTGAAAGTTTACGAAGGACAGTCAGGCAGGTGTTATTACACTAATGCTTTATTAGAAGTTTTCAAGGATGAAGAATGGAGATTAAGGTATCAGCAAAGTATATCCATAGACAGATTAGACCCTGATAAAGGATATATGCAAGGCAATGTTGCTTTTTGTTTATATGTAGTCAATACTATGAAGGGTACTCTTACAGAAAAACAATTCTATGATAGAATGAAGCACATTCTAATGAACCGTGGCATCTAACTTTACAAACTGAAGTTTTGTAGTAGTATTACATACAGGGGACAGACATGAAGCTTAATTACCAATTTTTCAATCGAACCAAAACTGTGCCGCCATTCCTGACCAAGCTCAATGAACGACTTTCTAGGTCGTGGGGGAGTTTGGGTAGCATTGGGATGAATGTTACTGAGAATTCCGATGGTTACGACATTATGTTTTTCCCAGCAGTAAGGGAAATTCATGGTGGGGCAATGGATGGGGAAAAATTTTTCCCAGGATTTAGTCTCAATATCGGAAAGTTTGTTCGGGTATTTGACAGGAATCCTGCTCCCAAGGTGGTTTTCGATTGTTTGCAGAATGGAGTCATTGACCATTTGGTATTCTCTGGTAAAATTGATGGGCATAATGTCAAGGTTGCAGTCCTTGCTGGTGCGCCGCCTACTCAGTCTCCTGTAGAACGGGTATATACACAAGGACCGAAAAAAGGTATGATTGAACCCATCTTGGAGGCGTAAATGAAAGAAATAGATGATTTCTTTGCTGAACATGCAAGGAAAAACATGGAAGGCACGTTGACAGTCGGTGAGACTATTTTCGGATACTGTAGATTACTAGAAGGGATTCATGCTGGCAAGGTTATCATTAAAACTTGTGCTAGGATTGATGACAAACCAATTATATTTTTTGCTAATGGACTAACATGGGCCTATGTTGATAGTCTTAAGGATATACGTTGTGAGTGTGTTGGAGTTACTTTCTCGAAAGGCACTCATTCAATAGATCGAAGGCACGCCACTTGGTATAATGATAATCCAGGTGGACCACCGCAGTATTTTGATTGGTGATATAAAATGCTACATTATAACCTAATGCTATTAGGAGTGTTTCTACTCTTAATAGCCTATATTTGTTTAAGAAAGAAATGAAAGACTATCCATCAATTCCGAAAGTTCTAAACGAACATATCAACTCTGATTGCATAGCCTTTCGGAAATACGACGGAAGCCAGATTCGTGTTGAATGGACTAAAAAGAAAGGCTGGCATAAATTCGCCACCAGAGGCCAACTATTCGATGCTTCAGAGAAGACATTCGGCTGTGCTGTAGATATTTTTCGCAATATGTTCGTTGGAAATTTAACCCAAGTCATTGTTGGCGAGTATCCTAAAGCCACAGAAGTCCTAGCATTTCTAGAATTCTTCGGGCCACGTTCCTTTGCTGGAATGCATGAACCTGATGATCCCAAAGAATTAGTCCTATTCGATATTAACATACATAAAAAAGGTATTTTAAGTCCAGTTGAGTTTGTCCAGAACTTTTCTCATCTTCGTTCTGCTGAGATTGTATATGAAGGTAAATTAACCGAAGGATTTATCAAAGACGTAAGGGATGGTGCCGTACCTAGCGAATCCGCTGACCGTCCACATCCTCACATGCTTGATGAAGGCGTTGTTGTTAAGGGCGGAACTGGACACAAAATTTGGATGGCGAAAATTAAGACTTGGGAATATCTTAAAAAGATTCAGAAGTTTTTTGGGTCTACGTATGGCAGGTATTGGGAATGAAAAGTTTTCCGCAAAGTTGGATTCAGCCTGGTGAATTTAGTTGGTGTTATCGTTGTGGGGAATACTTAACATGGAGTAAGGATGAACCCGACAACTCAAATTGGTGTGGTTATTGTAAGTATAGGATAGACATAGATGACATGTTATGTGGGATATGTGGCTTACCAGCAGTTATGTGGTTTATTCATGGTGCCCGTTGCGACGAACATAGTTTCCAAGAAAACCCAACAGATCAAGTTCTGGGAAAAATAACTTTTACTATAATAAAGATTAGGTCCAATTTTCCATTTGAGGAAGCAGAGAAAGCAAAACAACAAACTGTTGAAATCCATAATAGATTGAAACAAGCAATGATAGATTTAGCTACAAATAGAAAAGACTTGCCCCCATTGTTTTGGATGAACAAACCATGTATTACCTAGACTGTTTTATTGAATCAGAGAAGAGTTTCCCCGTTAATAGTTATTACGACGCTGACCCTAAGTCTCTTGCAGAAGTGGGTGCAGATTTACTCTTAAGAAAAATGTCTGGAATTACTAGTATTACAATAAGCAAAGATACTAAAGGTGTGAGTCCAATAAGACTAATTCACAAAGTAATAGAAAGACCAATAAGATGACCAATGAAATGGTTAGAGGAGGTGAGAAATGGGAAGATTAATAACGCCGATGTCTAAGGAAGAATATGAAAAACTCCCACCCCGACAGAAATGGATGGTGGATCATTCTTATCTAATAATGGGTTTTTTCATATTTGGTATGCTTTGTATGCTTTCTGCTATAGAATTTGTAATGTTTGTTTTCAGGGGATGGAAATGACAGACAATTACGTTCCTATTTGGGCCTGTAGTCAGTGGGGACAATATGAACATGATTGGCTCGACTGTCCTGAATGTAACGAAGCTTATGAAAAATACCTGGAAGAGGGTGAAATGACGTTCCATGAAAAATTAATGTATCTACGTGGACTGAGTGCGGCATATTTTACAGTTGAAGATTTAGGAACTTTATTGTTTAACCCTGTTAATTTAGTCCAACACGAATATGAAGAATATGTTTGTAAAATAGAAGAATTCTATGAAAAGCGTAAAGTTGCCGTTTTGGGATCGCATACATCAATTGAGAAATTTTTTGGCAAAATACAAGAGGCAAAATGAAGACGTATATAAAAGAATGGCATAATTACGAGCGAACTATTCTAGCCGAACGCAAATGCGACCTTTGTGGTAAAATCGCAATGCGGGAAAAGGATTGGGGCGGTAGCTGCTATGATGTTAATGAAACTGAAATAACTGTTACTGTTAATCAGAAAAAAGGCTCAGAATACCCTGAAGGTGGTTCTGGCACCGCATATGAAGTTGATTTATGCCCAGATTGTTTTAAGGATAAATTAATTCCCTGGCTCAATAGCCAAGGTGCAAATTTAAAAGAAAAGGATTGGGATTGGTAATTCATAATGGAGAATGTATGTTAAACAAATATCAAATAAAAATAATTAATGAGTTCATGCAACCTGCTTGTACTTTACTGATGAGAAAAGATAACCTCCGTTGCAGCGTAACTGCCACCAGAGTAGTCTTTGATGTTCTCAGAAAGCATAATTTCAAAGTAACACCAATGGCTGTTGATGCAAGAGTATATAATCCCTTATACACTCAGAAGATGCGTCCGCCAGAAACAGATGAAGAAGCTAATACTTGGTTAGAAGAAGGTTGTTGGAGTGTTGTTCTCGGCAATTCACCTAAAGTGGCTAATAAATGGCCTGGACATTTAGTTGCAATCGTCAATGACATATGTATAATTGACTTGGCAATTGTGCAGGCATATCGCCCTGACAAGAACATTATCGTCAATCCTGTATTTGCTGAGATTAATGAAGCATTTATCAATGGTGAAATTCAGCGTGGTGTAGACAATAATGGGTGTTTGATCGTTTATAAAACACTGCCAGAAAGCCAAGATTACACCAAATACAAGGATTGGATTGATAAGAAGGCTATTGAAGGACTTGAAAAAGATATTGCACAGTTAATGCGACAGAATAAGAAATTCGTTGAAGCAAGGAAAGATTCTCCATTATTGAAGAACGAAAAGTTATTCAACCTGAAGGAAGGTGCGGAAGTTGCAGTCCCAATTCCACAAAGAACTGAAGAAGAGAAAGAAGTTGAAAAAGTCGTCTGCTCTCACTGCGTCGGGCACAAAGACTTGTTCTGTAACTGCCCCATCTGTCAAGGACATAAGCCCGTTCAATGCGGGGATGGCGTTGATGAAAATGTCCAGTGCAATGGATGAACTTGTATGGGCAAGCATGGGATATAAGCCTTCAGAATTCAACAATCTCACACATTTCATTGCTCGAATGGCATTGATTGTTCAGGTAGGACCGAGAAACACTGCGGCCAAAAAAGAACTTAAAATGCTACTAGATACTTATGAGGAGAAATACTCATGGATGGACGAAATCTAGATAAAGAAACTTTCCGTTCTTATATTAAGAAGTTCTTAGCAAGGAAGCTACCAGATGTAGCCCTTTTTATCCATCACGAAATTGCGGATCATATTGTTGACGAAGTAATTTTCATCAATTATGAGGACATAACCGATGACACCAAAAGAACTTAGAGCGTTGGCAGACAAATTGGAACAAGAAGAAAAAATGGTCAAGGTAGGCTATGCAAAAGAAGATTTATATAATTTTGACGGACCTGGACCTGGAATTACTTATCATAGGGGATGGGGTGATTTCTGGCTACAGACAGGGAAAAAGAAAAACCTACTTATAGAAGACTTCATTAGTTCCTTTGCCCTTGTTATCCCTAAAGGCACTAAGTTTGTATGTTATATTAGGAATGGCAAAGAACTGTGGTATGATGATATCAACTACGGGATAGAAAACATGGATTCTAAATGGGCAGAAAAATACTTGGAGAATATAACTAATGTTTGAATTATTTACTGATAGAGCTAGAAAAGTGGTCACGTTAGCCAGAGAAGAAGCTTTCAAATTTAATTTTGAATATGTGGGTACTGAACATATTCTAGCAGGCTTACTCAAAGAGAACACTGGTGTCGCACACCATGTCCTTGAAGCACTTGGAATTAGTATTGGCAAAATTCACTTGGAAATAGAAAAAATTGTTCAACCCCCTGGTGATGTTGAAGTTGATAGAGAAAGACTTGCCTTCTCGCCAAGAGCAAGGAACGTTTTCACTTATGCTGTGGATGAGGCTAAATTATTAGGGCATACATACATTGGCACCGAACATATTCTGCTAGGTTTGTTAAGAGAAGATAGCAGTACTGCTGGACAAATCCTACTAAACTTAGGCATTAATCTAAAAGAAACTCGTGCTGCCGTCTTAGAACTACTAGGCTTTACTGACGAACGGTATGAATTTGAACAAGTTTATAGTAATGGTGGCGACCTTTACAATGTAGTAAAGATTTTGTCCAATGGCGTTAAGGAACATATGGCTTTTTATGACAACAAAAATAAGAAGATAAGTGTTCCAAAAGCTGTAGACTTGGATGATTTGGGTAAGATTATTAACGCTATAAGGAACCTATGATAACAGTAGATGATTTCAAAAAATTGATGAATTTAGAAACTGGATTATACGGCAAGTATAAAATCTTCATCAATGATGAAGAAATAGATGGTCTAAGGTATGATGAAGACCCATACCAAGACGTAATTGGGCAAGATATTAGATGCACTTTCGTATTCGCAAATGACAAGTATCTAATAACACATTACTTAAATGATTACAAAGATAGCGATTGGACTGTAAGACAAAATATAGATATTGACTGGAGAAATTTATGAATTGTAAGCAATTATTGGACCTAATAGCTGGAGAATTAGATTTTCAAATTAAAATTATGTTGCCAGATGGCAAATTTGTCCCAGAACATTTCCATATTACAGAAATAGGCATTGTAGAAAAAAATTTCATTGACTGTGGCGGAATAAAAAGATCACAAACTTGCGTAGTATTACAAGTTTGGGTTGCGCATGATACAGAACACCGTCTTACAAGGTTGAAATTAAATAAAATTTTATCTATGGTAACATCACTAAGTCAACCACATCATAGATTTTACGCTGATGCATATCCTATTGAAATTGAATACGGCGCAGACCTAGTTTCACAGTATCCAGTAAAAGATGTTGAACTAACAGATGATAATGAATTATTATTCGTTCTTGGTGGCAAGCGAACAGAATGCCTGGCCCCTGATAAATGTGGATGTGCATGAGGTTTAACATGATAAGAAACCCCGCTATTTGCCTTTTCTGTGATGGCAGAGGTCGCATCCTAACGATTTGGAAAAAGATAAAGCCGATGGGATTAATGTCCATTGTTTTGCGAGACAACCCAGAGGTAATTAATTGTCCTTTGGGATGTGCAGTTAATGGAGAGCCACTAGACTTAACAAGCCAATCCTGGGAACATAAACCACAATGATAGTAGTGCCAGCTAAAGTGATGCCTAGCCAAATACACGAATACGGTGTATTTGCCATTTCCCCTATAATTAAAGGGACCGTCATATGGTTTTACTGTTATCCACCTGACTTTCGTATCAAAGTTATTCCACCAGAAATGCAATTCTTTGCTGATCGTTACGCTTATAAGCCAATAGGTAAAGATTATTATGAATTTGCTGGTGATATAGCAATGTATATTAATCATTCATCAAGTCCTAACATTTCTCATCTTGACGACGGCAGAAGTATTGCTAATAAAGACATTGCAATAGGCGAAGAATTAACGTATAATTACTTTGAGTTTGATAGTGACCCAGAAAGTGGTGGTAAACTAATATGAGTCTTAAAGATGCTGCACATAAACTACACAAACAACTAAGTATAAAGCCTTGGTTTGCGATGCTTGGTGAAGGTAAGGATAAAATCATAGTTTATACTAAAAAGAAAATTAAACAGGATATATTCGAATTTGAAGGCTTTGAAGTGATATATCGCTACATGGGCAAAGTTAAACCAGCAGGTACATCATGAAACGTAAAGTAACCAGAAGCAAAGTTTACAGAGTTATAAGAAAACTACTTAAAACCTCTACCCCTGAAGACATAGCCAGCGACTTCCTTGAGCAAGTTACATTCGAGAAGTTATTAAAAATCTTCTGTAATCAGTGTGTATTCAAATCTCACTCAGATCATAATAAAGCCAGACAAAAAACATGGTATGGAATGGCTCGCCTGTTCCATCGTGCAATGGATGAATTAAAGCTTGAAAAAGAAAAGAAATCTATCTTCAAGATATCTAAGTGCGAAGTCTACCAGTGTAAGTGCAAAAAGAAATTCTATGTTGACCCATTGAGTGAGAAGAATTGCATATTTGAAGTGGATCGTGGAGTAGTAGTGGTGACTTGTCCGCAATGTGGAAAATCGGAGTGAATCAATACATATTATAAACGTAATAGGAGGATAATGATTTATTCAGAATATAAAGCATTGCAGAAACTTATACCAACAGGGGCAGATATCGAAGGTCCATTCTTCAAGCCCAATTCTCCACTATTGTCCACGTTAACCGTTGAATACACTTTAACATTATCTGGAACGGTTAAAGATACTGATGGTAATTTATTAACAGGTATTAAACTAGATTTTTGGCAAGCTGACGCTGCTGGTATCTATGACAATGATGGTTTTTATCTGCGTGGCCATCAATTGTCGGATCAAGATGGTAAGTATAGCCTAAATACAATTAGACCAGGACATTATCCCATTGGACCAAATGAATATCGTTGCTCACATATCCATGTTAAATTGTCAGCGAATGGTTATAAATCATTAACAACACAACTCTACTTTACTGATGATAGTTTTGACGCTCAAGACCATTGGTTTGATGCAAAACGTTGTTTTAAACCTGATAATATATTTGATTTTGTGCTAGAAAAACTACCTACTGCATGAGCAAAATATACGAAGCAGTGGAAAAACGAATGCCTAATGGCAGACTTGCTTACGGGTTTCATAGAGTTTTGTTAGTTGACGAATGGGCATATCCCTTTGGAGCATGGGTATGCCAAGATTGCGGCAAGAGATGGCTTGCACGTCCTGATTGTTTTAATGCAATTAGAGAGGATAGAGTCTGTAATGAAAGTATATGTGGCTGAATCATGTGAAACAATGCCCGATGGTTCACTAGCATTTGGCTTCCATAGATGTAATTTAATCATGAATGACCCACTCTACAAGTTCGGAGCTTGGGTATGCCAGGATTGTGGCAAGAAATGGCAGGCAGATGCCTCCAAACACACCTTTAATTCAATGAGAGAAGATCATGTCTGTAACACATAACTGCGAGAATCCTACATGTGGCGGACCTAAAAAAGGTCCAAGATCATACGAATTATCCTCACCATTTCCTATTTATTGGAATTTTTGTGATAGTTGTAGAAGTTTTGTTATTGGTGAAATTACCGCCAAGTTAGAAGATAAAAGAGATGAAGCCAAAATTCTATATAATAGGCTATTAGAGCAACACCCAATATTAGGTAATCTAATGGGTAAATTCTATTATAATAGATTTGGAGGTAAATTATGTGTTGTGGAAGGGGAAAAAGACCAGTTAGAAACACAGGAAGAAGCAGATTGATAAAAAAACAGCAGCAAGAAAAGATGCTTCTTGCTGCTGTTCCAGAAGTGCCCGATGTGCCAAGGCAAGAAACAGATTCTAATAAATCTGACGAACAAAAGCAAGACCAACCCTAAATATTTGCATGTGGTTTGAGTTTTCTTTTCGTAAATGGGTATTAACCGAAGGTGTCAATACCGCCGTTCTAGCTGCACAATATAAGAAGAAATTCCCTCAAGCCCCTGACCAAGAAGCCAACGACAAAATCAATTTAGCCATCGCTGCCGATCCAACTCCCGATAAGAAGTATGTTCCTTGGATTTTCCGTGAACTTATCAATAATAGACTAAGATTGCCAGAAGATACTCCAGTTACTCTTCAACAATTAGATATATTTAATAAGAGCAAAGCAGTCTTAAAAGGACTTGGTAAAGAACTGGATATCAATAAATACGACCGTCCACAACTCTGGCAGACTCTTGGCGAAATTGAAGGCAAGACTACTAAACGTCAAGAAAAAGCAAAAATTAAGCAAGAAGGCTCAGAAAGAATATATGAAGATAAGGAATGGTTGGTCATAAAAATGACTAAACCTGAAGCTTGTCAATATTATGCTAAAGGTACAAAATGGTGTACCTCCGACCCTGAAACTGCTGCTGGCTATCTAGAGCAAGGCCCATTATTCATGATTTATCATAATGGGCAAATATATGCGCAGGCTCATGTTGAGAGTGGCCAGTTAATGGACCCGCAGGATGTTCCAATACCACCTAATAAAGTCCCAGAAAAATTAAGGGACATTATAATGAACAACGTTCACCAACAGGACGAAGATGATGATACTTTCAGGGGAAAAAGAAATCAACTTTTTGGCATTAAAGAAAAGGTTATAACTTATCCAGATGGCTTTTATTGGGGCACTTCAGACCATAAAGATTTTTCTTTAATAGACCCTTCTGGCTCAGATGAAGTTAACTTAATGATAAGAGACGGATATCTCTATGTAGAAAGACCAAAAGATAAAGACCTAGAAGCCATGCTAAGCAAAAAAGGTAGTTTAAAAGACTCACTAGCTTCATATAGAACAGCTTCTGCGTGGAATAAATATATCGTCGATTTCATACTAAAAAATAAAGAAATTAGAAATATAAATATCATTAGAAATGATTGGAATTTTGGCGACCTGTCCGAGGAAGATAGAAATAAGATATTCACCGCAAGAAAAGACTTAATGCCAGAAATTGATTTTAAGACTTCAGACGGCAAATTATGGGCACATCAAGGTTTAAGATCGTATGTATTGTTATCCGATTGGTATCCAATACTTTCTATGCAATTAGAGACTAAAAACTATTTAAATTATGGAAACTGGCTAAATCAGCCTAAATCTCAAATATTGAAAGATGAAGCACTTGATAAATCCAAATATAGCTTAGCAACAACGGAATTTTTACTAAAAAACAAGATAGAACACGCTCCAGATAGAAATACAAAGCATTATAACAGTTGGAAATTTGAAGATTTAATGCCTGAGCATCGCGCAATTATACTAAAGAATTATCCAGATTTCTTAGATAATCTGACTTACCACACTAAAGAATCTGGCGATCAAGGTGAATTATTAAAAAGATTAGCCTCAAATAGTAGTTTTTATGATATTAAACCATTTGATGACAAAACAGTGATTTTAAGACAAAATGATACAATTGCTAAAGACTCTTTAACCACTGGTGGTAGTGGTAGCTCATACTACAGTGGCACTCTGACAAATATCATAGGTGGCAGGGATGAGAGAGCAAAAATCATAAAAATACTGCGAGATAAAGTACATTCATTTGGAGATGATGAAACCATTTCTTGGGGATTTGAAAAAGCTTTGAAAGATAACGACTTAGCAAAAATTAAAAGAGAACTACCCTTTTTTGATACCAATTTATTAGATAAAATAGACAAGAAATCTTTTAATGTGTCTTCATCCCTGGCTAATTCAATCGGTAAACATGTTTTATCTAAATTCATGGAAATTTTATACAATGACATTAAGCCCTTCGAGAATCATAAATTTAAAATAAGGTTAAAAGATAATGCCATTCATTATGTTGTAAATTACGATAGTGCCATAGAAGCTTATAAGCAAGATAAGAGTTTGAAACCACTTGAAAATGAATATCTAGCATGGAAAAATACGATCAAAATACCACCCGAAACTCTAGAACAACAAACAACAAATATTCCTAGAGGAATGGATAAAGAAGCGTTTGTTAATGGAATAAAGGACTATCACAGAAATAATTATGAGTTCGTATATTAAGCTTGTCTACTAAATAATATATGTTAGATTTCCGTAGTTTTGTAGAAATGCCTATACAGGTTAACCTGTTAGGCAATTGGCAAGATAAAGACAAAACTTACCGTTGGGATAAGCCAAGTATCGGTATTTTAACATCTCCAGTCGGAGTAGAGAAAATTACTCAAAAATGGAGTAAGCTACCACAGCAATTCAACGCTTGGATGCTTAAAGGACCAGGAGCTTCAAAATATAGAGAAGTTGGCGAAGTTCAACCTGAATTCATAACTAATAATTTAAAATTGAAAATAGTTCCTAATCCACAAAAGCCTGATGAAATTAGTATTGACCCCAACGCTATAAACGTGATATATACACAAAATGTAGGTGCTGAGAAGGTTCCTTTTACGGCTTGGTTAATAGCCCACCGTTTTGGTCATGCAATTAAGAATGACCAAGTTTTCAAGCATTTATCCACAGAACTAGAAAGAGATGTAAAAGAAATAATGCAAAGCATGTTCGGCAGACAACCATCTAAATCTAGTTGGGGTGGCTATGATTCTAAAGGTTATAAGTTCCTCACACAATTCGTAAATGCTTTGGGGACAATGGGTTCTGCTAGAAAGGGTGCGATAAGGACATTCTTTGAGTTTCCTTATGAATTATTGGCACAATTCATGCTCACTGGTAAGATTAGGTTTAATCGTCTTCCATTTAAAATATTAGACTATTATACTTGGGGCAGACCACAATATATTAGACCACAATGGGCGTTGAAAGAAGATGATTTTGAGCGATGGAATGGTTATATTTCCCATATGGAAGAGAAATATCAACAACTTTTAGAAGAAATTGTTGAGCGTTGTGTTGGACATATTTTTGTTATGTGAAATAATATGCAAATTCGTAGTATTAAAGAAAAAGAAAAAAGAGATAATTGGAAAAAACTCAACCTTTGCCTAAAATGCGGGTCGTCAGTATTTGACAATAAATCTATGTGTGAATATCACTGGAATAAATATAAAGAAAGACATAACATAATCAGGAAAGAAAAAAGAGAAAAAGGAATATGTTATGATTGTCTTCAACCATCTGTTGAAGGTAAGCATTATTGCGAACTCCATATTCGGCATCATAGAAACAAAGGCAGACTTTACAAAAATAATAACCCCCAAAAAGTGAGAGCGGATAGTAGAATTTCTTCGGCCAAAATGCGTGCGCAATGTCAAACTAATAATATATGTTTTGGATGTAAATTATCTAATGATAGAAAGACTTTATATTGTTCAGCGTGCCTACTTATAAGAAATCAATCTAAAATAAATAGAATGCAAAAAAGATTAGCTGAGGGATTATGCAAAACATGCGGCCAAAATAAATTTGTCACAAAAGAAGGACAACAATGTGAAATTTGCTATTTAAAATGGATTAATAGAACTTCCCTAAATAATGAACAAAATTATTCAAATTTGAAAATACTACTCGAAAGTCAAAACGGAATTTGTCCTTACACTGGCAGAGAACTTATATTAACTGTTAATGCGTCAATCGACCATAAAATACCAAAATCAAAAGGCGGCAATAATAATTTAGCAAACTTGCAATGGGTTTATTATGGTGAGGATTTCAACGTTAATTTCATGAAAAGTAATTATCTGGAACAAGATTTTCTTGCGGCAATTAGAATAATTTATAAGTACTGTATTACTTAAATACCATACGCTGTACATTTTTGTTATTCCCACTATATACCTAACAAGGAGGAACATGCAGAAATTAATTACCAGAATTGCTTTGTCTAGGTTCGGTGTAGAAGCTTTCCAAAATGAAGTAAACTCTTACATGGAAGCAGGTTGGGACTTGGTTGAATACGATGTTGAGCCTGGTTTCTTGAGAATTGTCTGCACTGCATTATTTGAAAAAGCTTGTGATTGTGCCTGTTGCCAGGAAAAATGCTCCTGCGACTGTGATTGCTGCAAAAAACATCAAGAACCGTAATTTTCAGTTTACAAAAAATGAATCCGTAGTATACTAGGTGAGATGAATCCTTGGTTTATTGCTGGTGTTCTGCTAGGGCTATTGGACTTAATAGCCTTGTGGGTCTGTGCCCATACTGAGTACTTTGCTCAGTTTATGTGGGTTCATAGCCTCATCCTCGCCATTTCCGTTGCCTGGGTCTGGTTGGTTCGGCCCATGAGGAAAAAATGAAAACCTACGTCCTTATAGGAAACGTGGATGAAAGCAATGCAAATTGCCTTACTGAAAAAGGACAAAACATCCGCGAGTTGATTCCTGGCACCACAGAAATTAAAAAAGAGTTTGATGCACCTAGTTGGGAGATTGCCAGATTTGTGTATGACGAATACAATGGGTATTGTTCAGTAGCGTCTGAATACATTCCAGCATTGGCGGCATATTACGGATACAAAGTAGAAAAAATTTCAAGTAAAAATGAAAAAGAAGCCGTTGTGTTTTTGTATATTTCATTGTTCATTAGTGCTGTTGTTGGCGCATTTATAAATTTTCTATTCTCGGTTTTTGTTGGCTGATAGCTTAGTTGTACCAGTGAGGTCTCAATGGCTAGTAAAAATGACGAAGGCGCAGCATTTTTGATTCTTGTGTTTGTAAGTGCTGTAATTGGTGCCTGCATAAGTTTTGGTATCAATGGCACAATACAATCCGCCTTCCTTGGGTTTGGCATAGGTGCAGTAATACCGATTATCATGTTGATGCTATAGCTTAGTTGTACCAGTGGATTTGTTCTGAAACCTAAAAACAGGAGAACTTTCATGATTCCTAGTGGCGTTATCATCTCGGATTCTGGCACCATCACTGTCTCTGTCAATGGCAAGCTATTTTCTTTTGCCAATGACCACATGAACTACAATCTTGTGAAGGAAGCACTCAAGAAGAATGATTTAGATTCTATTGAAAAGCTTGCCGATATTCCCAAATCTGTTACCGCATATACGGGTGCTGCGGTGGTTGTCAAGGATGGCATGGTCCTTTATAAGGACAAACCGCTTGACAATAGTTTAACTCGCCGCATTCTTAACCTTATGAATGAAGGCTTCCCGTTTGAACCTATGCTTAAGTTCCTTGAGAATTTGATGCTCAATCCTTCGTGTCATGCGGTCAAGGAACTTTATGGTTTCCTTGTTCATCGCAACCTGCCGATTACTGTGGATGGGTGCTTTCTGGCATATAAGTCGGTTACGCCTGAATACCTGGATTGGAACTCTCGGTCTATCGACAATAAGGTTGGTGCTAAGATTGAGCCTATGGAACGTAATGAAGTCGATGATAACTGGCGTGAAGCCTGCTCCAGTGGTTATCATGTTGGCTCAATCGAGTATGTTGATGGTTTCCATCGCCATGATGGGCATATTATGATTGTTAAGGTCAATCCGAAGGATGTGGTTAGCGTGCCTGTCAATGAATGCACTAAATGCCGCACCTGTTGGTATGAAGTCGTGGGTGAAATGCAAGAGGAAGAATTGGTTCGTCCTGTCTACGCCACTACCGATACCAGCTATACCCCGTCTGTGCCTACCACTTGGTCTGACGGCGCGGCTTGGCCAGATAGTGACGATGAAGAAAATGATGAAGATGATTATGAAGATTGGGGCGGTGACGAAGACGACGATGATGACGATGAAGACGATGATGAATTCGGCCCCGCTGAGCATTGATTGATTTTGTAACATTAAATGGGGACTAGAGTTTTTCTAGTCCCCATTTTCTTTAGAAAGGAATATAAAAATGATTGTTGTGGGGAGAAACGATACCAAGCCAATCAGTCCTGAAATCAGGATTAAGTATTTCAATACTTTGAACGAAGCTGAAGATTTCATTGATTGGATTGAAAACAACATTGATAGAGAAGGCGTCCGTAAGGGTGATTACTACATTGACGGTCCTGAAAGTGGTATGCCTGAAATTAAGGAGGCAATGGTGATTTTGAGTTCAGCTTGTGATAAGGTTTATCTTGAAACAGATTTGCCTTGTCCGTTTGTTAAGAATTTCTTGCCTAAGCAACCGCCATTGACTATCCAGTTTGATACGACCTATGATACTGGTGTTCAGTATGTGCGGGATAATTTTGGTTTGGACCCTGAAGTAATTAATACTCGGAACTAACAGGAGAATAATCATGGGTATTGACCATAATGCTTATATTGGACCTTATCTCCGCGTAACGGGGACTGTTGAAAAAAGAGAAGTGGATTATTGTGCAGATCATAACCGTGGTGATGCTGCTTATTGCCCGCAATGCGGCAAATCTAAAAAGGACCGCATTAGTGTTAAAGAAGGCAATAATGCACCAGGCGATTGGCAAGGTGAATATCCCAAGGGCGAATTCTACAATTATTTAAGTTCTACCGCTCATTACTCAGACCCTGATATTAAGGATGGTAAGAGAACATATATTTATATCCCAAATCGCTATTACAAGGAAATGAGTATTCCATCCATTGAAGGTGGTAAGTATTCTGAGGAAGAAGTTGACTTGGAAGCCCTGAATGTTGCAGAAATGAAGAAAAAATTCACCAAACTCTTCAAGGACGAAATTGCTTATTTGAAGCAGTGGTTTGAAGTGGAAATAAAATTCGGCTATATCAGCTATTGTTCATAGACGGATACCTTAGTTGTACCAGTAGAGTCAGAGTTGAGAACAAGGGTTTTACTTGGAGTAATAAATGTGAAGCTGGAAGACAAGGTTGGCAAGGTCATTATTTCCGCTGGTATGAAGGTTACTAATTTCCGCATCAAGGTCAACAAGCATTCTTTTAAGCAGCTTTATAGCGGTCTTTACAGCGATAAGATTCACGCTATCATTCGTGAACTTTCCACTAATGCCGCTGATGCGCATGTTTCTGCTGCCAAGCCCGATGTTCCCTTTGAAGTTCACCTGCCTTCTGAAATGGAACCATATTTCTCTGTCAAGGACTATGGTACTGGCCTTTCCCCAGAGCAAATCGCTGGTGAGAACGGCATTTATATCACTTTCTTTGAATCTGACAAGTCCCACAGTGACGATTTTACTGGTTGTTTGGGCTTGGGGTCCAAGTCTCCCTTCGCTTATACTGATAACTTCATGGTCGAAAGTCGTTATAATGGCAAGCGTTACAGCTATGTTTGTTTCCATAACGAATCTGGTGAACCGTGTATTGCTCAAATGGGCGAATGCGATACGGATGAGCCTAATGGTCTTAAGGTCGAATTTGCCGTTAAGACGGATGATTTCTATGAATTTCATGGTAAGGCTGAAGACGTTTTGAGTTGGTTTAAGGTCAAGCCTAACGTTTATGGCAAGGAATTCAAGCCTAACGTGCATGAATATCTCCGTAAGACGGAGCGTTATGGTGTTCGCAAGGAACGCGAAGGGCATTCTATGGTGGTCATGGGCAATGTTGCCTATAAGGTTAGTGCTGGAGATTTCTCTTATAATAAGCTTAATGACGTTGAGCGGGATGTTCTTGAATGGGGCGTTGATCTTTTCGTGGACATTGGGGACGTTGAATTCGTTCCTAGCCGTGAAAAGCTGGCAATGACTGATAAGACGATTCGTGGCGTTCGCAAATTTCTTGGTGACGCCATCAAGTCTATTCAGGAAGAATTGGAAATTCATGTGCAGAAGTCGCCTTCGGTTTGGAAGGCGCGTCGAATGCTTCACGATATTAAGCATTCGATTTTGGGCAAGGTCCGTAGTATGACTACGGTAATGTATAATGGTAAGGAAATTTGTGACTATATTAGTCTAAATAAGTTCTTTGCGGATAAATTGGTTGCTCGGCCTTTGTTTGAGTCTCTTTCGCTCAAGAAGTCGCATTACAGGCGAGCTAGTGAAGAGAAGATTTACTGCGATACGACTAAGATTTATTTTAATGATTTGGAGCATGGCGGCTATGCTCGAATCACGAATGATCTTCGCAATAATGACACTAGTAAGGCTTATTGCGTGAGTGGTGCCACCAAGGAGTTTCTTGAAGAAACTGGTATTGGGGAAGTGGCAATTAGGGCTTCCAGTCTGCCTAAGACGGAGCGCGCCAAGCGTGAACGGGTCGAGGGTGAAGCTGGCGGGTATGTTAAGCGGACTGTCTTGCAGGAATATGTTCCTAATGGTGGTTCCTACGCTGGTAATTGGTGGAATGACGTTGAGGTTGACCTCAATGCTGGTGGGGTTTACGTTGTAATTTCCTATGGTCAGATTGTTATGGAAGGCGAGGGCCGTAAGCGCACGCCAGAAGACTATCGGGAGAGGTATAATGTTGTTAAGGCTTTGAATCCAGCCTTTAAGTTGCTTGCAATCCGTCCCGCTCACTTGGAGAAGATGGGCAAGCATAAGAGCAAGTGGATTAAGTTTGAAGATTACCTTAACATTCTGCTCAAGGAAAAGGAACATTTGATTGCGGTTACGTTGGCATACTTGCAGTATGAAGAGTGTGAGAACAGGGACCATTACGAACGTTTTAGTAAGGAAGACTTTGAAGATCATTCTTTGTTTGGTGAATTCCTTGAAAAGTTGGTCGATGCTAAGGCTCAATGTAAGAATACTGAAGCGATTGCCTATTCGGAGTTAAATCGGTATGCTTCGGCCAAGTGCCCTGTTCTTGTTAAGAAGCTTGGCCTTGACCACATGCGGCGTAAGGTTGAAGAAGAATATCCTCTTCTTCCTATGGTTGACTGGTATGGTCGTAATAAGCCTGAGTTTGTTAAATCGGTTTCTGAGTATATTCGGGCTTTGGATGATCGACGTTTAGATGGTATTATCGCACACCATTCTTCCGTTAGGGAGGCGGAAGTGCATCTTGAGGAAGCGGTGTAATTATGCGTGAAGATATGGACAAAGTTGTTGGGGACAAATCTCGCCGTGGAAGGAAGGTTAAGACCCAAAAGGGGGAGAACCGCAAAAAGACTTGGGAAGAGACTCACGAAATTGAGTCTAAAACCGAACCAGTGCGGGACAAATGGGGTAGCAGGCGGTATTACGGACGGAGCAAACCACTCTATAATTTCCTAAAGAGCAAAATTGGTTGCAAATGGGATGATGTTTATTCCGAGATTTGTGCCCAGATGAGCAAGGATTCAATTGCTCAAAAATGGGTCCGTGACCAAGTTTTTAACTTTGTATATGTGCATTGTTTCGAGTACAATGGACAAGTATACGATGCAAAGGGCCTACCAATAAGCGGTGGGCGGGTGTGGCACACCTTGTATGTCTTGGACGGAATTCTTTACAAAGTTCCTGACCGAGAAAAGAAATACAGAAGGCCAAAAGCAAAATTCCAAGCAGGAATTTGCCCATTACTGTATAATGGCATCTGGTATGAAGTAACATTGCGAGAGGTTAGGTCGAAATATAGGGCCGCAATGCCAAAGGATGGTTTGCGAGACAAATTCTTGGGCTTTGTTACTGAGCAAAGCGTATTAAACAATTTCTATGGGACGGACTACAGCAATACTGTATACTGCACCGAGAAACGCCAGATGAACAAACGAGAAATTAGGAGAATAGCAAATGCATAAGTGGTTGTTTTTACTTGCCTTTATCGGCGGATGCCATACTCAGGTTGGTATTAATCAGCAACAGGTTAATCATAAGCCAACCGTGGAGTATGAAGCAGAAACGCCTTTCGTTCTTAAACAGGTTGAAAGAAATGCTCTTGTTTTTGAAAGTGAAAACGGCTTTGCCGTGATGCGTGGATTTCATATAGACAAGAAGCTCATTGGTGGTGTATACTACTTTACGAAGAAAGATGGAGTTGTCAAATCCATCAGGTTTGTTGGTGAACTTGCTCCATTCCCTAGAGATACCTATGAAAAAAATTGAGTTTGAAGGCTTATTAAGTGGTGATTATGAATGTTTTTGTTGGGACGTGACGAAGGAAGTATTCAAGCAAGTTACTGGTAAAAATCCTTGCAAATGGGACAAATCTACTTTTAACAAGAAATTTTTCAAGCTGTATCCTGGGGCGGTATTAGAAGCCTTGGGCATTCAATCCAATGCTAAGTGCAAGATTAAGATTAGTGGTGGAACGGTAAAAGAGGGTAAAGCACTACCCATTACTTCTCACCAAGACTTGATTAATAAATTATGAACACTCCAATGACTAAAGCTGCCAGAAAGCGTTACATACAAAGTGCGGGGACGGATGGTTGCCCCTATTGTAAGGCAGACATGGAACAATTCGATTATGGGGAAATGGACCCTGTAGAAGATGGGTCCGTTGAACAAAAAGTCAAGTGTTTACAATGCAAGCGGGTATGGATGGATGTGTTTCTCCTTAAAGAAGTGCGTGAACTTTGTTGCTGGTGATTTATGAAAAACTGTCATTGTGAAGCTTGTCATGATCTTCGAGATGTTGAACGTTATTTAATTCTTTGTCCAAAATGTGGCAACAAACGATGTCCGCACGCTGAAAACCATAAGTATAAGTGTACTAGCAGTAATGAGTTAGACCAGATTGGTGAAGAAGAATTAATTACTTGTGGGATGGAATGCAAGCCTGGTAAAATCAGTAAGATAGTGGCCGAAAAACTCGACCAGCTTATTGAAATGTATGAAGATGGGTCGATTACCAAATCTACTTTAGTTGTCATGATCGACGAATTTTACGAAAGAAGGCATCTAGATGGCCAGAACTAAGTTGGAAATTAATAAGGTTGAATTCCAGACATTAGTGACTGCTTTAGAGGCTAAGCAGACTTTTGCCAATCCTAGTCATCTTTGGAAGGCGGTTGAGGATAGTGCTTGGGCAAAGCAACAGCAACCCCGTGCTTTGACGGCATCTGTGGCTTTTGCCCGTGCTAAAGAGCTTGGTATTGTCTCAGTGACACCTCCAGGCAAGAAAGGTCGCGGCGGTAATCCTAATCTTGGCAATTATGTAAGGGGGCCAAGGATTCCCCGTAGTCAAAAGATGAAGGCTTTTGGTGAATCTTTCACTATTATGCGGGAAGAAGTCCCAGAACAATATCAAGGATTGATTGATAAGATTGAAAAGGGTAGTATTAAGGCTGCTATTAAGTTGAAGTGTTTAGATTGTTCTGCGTGGGATATGAAGGAAGTTAGGGGCTGCGTCTGTCCTGGTTGTTCTTTATACCCATTCCGTCCAGGGGCTAATAAGAAGGTGGTGGCAAATGTATCTGAAGTTGAAGATGAAAGTGATGATTAATGAACACAGAAGTTGACCATGAATATACTAATTGTATTGTTTGTCCATATTGCGGCCATCAGTTCAAAGATTCATGGGAATATGGCAGGGGTGAAGGATATTTAGGAGAAATTGCCTGTGAACTTTGCGAGGAGTCTTTCCATGCAAGAAGGATGATAACGGTTACATACACTACTAGTAAGGACTGATATGAAAGTTGAAAAAGTTAAAAATGTTTGGGATGGTGCAGTAAACGGGCTTGATGAAATTACTTTTACTGCCACTAAAGAAGAAACGGACGAGTTAAGGAATGCTTTGGCCATCGTGAATAAATGGCAAAAGCAAGCTTTGAAGGAAGTCCCAGGTGCTAAGGGTGCTGATTGGACAATGGTAAAATACGCGGTTAAAACCGATAGAGTGATAGTCGGTGTTGAATCAGGAGCATGTGGATAATGTATTACGTTCAAAGTGCGAGCAATATGCTTTACAAAGTCAGTGATGCCCTGAAAGTGTTGTTTGGGGATAAGGCTGATGTGCAATGGTCTAATGGTAAAGTATATGTAAGGGTTAAGAGTGGGTTTCCGTCAGAAGACCATTATCTTACTCCTGCACAAATATCGCAGGGCGTAATTGGTGGCGGAAGAATTGATGGTCTTGATGGGAAAATGTTTGTAATTGATACTAACGAAATTAAGGAATGGCCTTGGAAGGATTAAGTATGGACCCTAAATTTATTAAAGTAATCCATAGGCGTTTGTCGCAATTGACTTATTTAACTGAAAATGGAGCCTCAGAGGATTTAATCCAATTTCAATTTACTCAATTTGTAGCTATGGTTGCTGAGGAAGCCCAGAAATTGTATGGTAAATTAGAGTATGGTGACTTAATAATTGAAGTGAAAAAGAAAGACCCAGAACAGTATCGGGCAGAACAGAAAAAGCTCTTAGAACAAATGGTAAAAAATGAATAATTTTGGTTTCACTATAGGTGGCGTAATTGGTTTCCTGATTATTGTAATTTTTATTTTTGCTGGTATATTTGAGCGGTCAGCATTGATTGGTTCAAGTATTGGCATTTTCATTTGCATGATCTTGGACTTTATGCTTATGGGAAGGAAATAGAAATGGGAATTTATGATTTTGGTTATACTTGCGGCGGATTAATCGGGACAGCAATTTCCTTTGGCTGTGTCTATTTTGGTTTGATGGCTCCCTTGTTTCTATGGGGGACGCTTTTCGGACTTGCTGTCTGTATTGTTTTGGATGTTATGAGCTATCGGGGATAAATATAACATGCATAGTAATCACCATCCAGAGCATAATACTTTCCCTGCTGATAAGATGCTCCCTGTAGCTGAATCCAGCAATCCATTTATCTCAAAAAGATACAAAAAGTTTCTTAAACTAGAACATAGTCGTAGGTCAAGGAGGTTTCTGAAGAGGCAATTAAATGATCCAAATAGCAATTATACTAAGTAAAAGACTCTGTGAACCAAGGGCCGCTCATGCCGAAAGAGTCGCTAATTTATTAGGCAACGCTTCCGAGGTTGAAATCTCCGCTGCGTATCTCCATGATATCATTGAAGATAGGGCGATGGATGAAGACGAACTACTAGAAATAATGGGAGAGGAAGTAACTGATATTGTTTTAGAGCTTACAGACACTTCTTTTAGTAAGATCAGGGAATATGAATATTTAAGGTGGGCGAGTCATTCGGCCAAGAGGATTAAGTTGGCAGATCGTATTGACAATATTAAGAAGAGAATGACCAGTAATCATGTAATGTATTATGCATTGGAGTCTGAGAGGTTATTGGGGGTTCTCAAGGGCACGGATAGGTGTTTAGAATGTATTTTACGTTCATTTGTGGTAGAATTGAAGGCAAGGTGTGCTAAATACCCACATGAAAACCTTCTTGGAAAGTTTGGTTCAGCCTAGAACAAGAGTCTGGTGTGAAGCCGACAATCTTTCCCCTACAGATATTTATGATTTTTATTTTCTTTGCACTGGATTGAGCTACAATCAGATAGATGTTAAGGACTATAATTTAGCTGAATTTTATTTGAGAGAAATCAAAGATAATTACCTTAGAACTTTCGGTAATATGCTTGCTGAACAGATCAAGAAGTATTATTCTAGGAAAAGGGTTGATCCTAATTTCAACATTAGTCAGTTAAACGCTGGAGACTTTGCAGGTTTGAAGGCACTTATGGCACAGACCTGGCGTAGTGATATGCGTAGAAGGAATGAAGTATGGAATAGCTTAGCGGATTATGTCTACAAGCTGTCCATGACTAATAATGCAAGGGATATTTGTAGTATACTCGATAGGATTAATAATGCTGTTCACAATACAGAAGAAATAATGCTTTCTAAGTTAGGACATTCTTTCCAGCAAGCTTATGACAATGTTCATAGGTCTAGGACGCCTAAAGATTATGTTAAGTATGTGAGTCCAGAAGTTCGGCGGTTAATGAAGATTTGGTTTGGGCCTGGGAGATAAAGATGAGTACTCATCAATTAAAACATCTTCAGACTCAGCGTAATGCTATGGAAGCATTGGTTGTCAGTGCTAGAGCGAAGATGGTCGAATCTCAGCGGCAGATGGAAGCTCATTTAAAAGAACTTAAGCGTATTGATGCCGAAATTGGGAAATTGCAACGTAAGGTTATTGTAAGTGAACATGCGATTGTTCGGTATTTTGAGCGTGTTTTAGGGTATGATATAGAAGACATTAAGACACAGATTCTTCCGCCCGATGTAAAACAACTAGTGAATGGAACATTTCAAGTTGGCATTCATAAAGTCAAAGTTAAGGACAATACCATTGTAACGGTATTGACGAATAGCGATGAAACTTAGTAATATTATTCCTGAACATGTTGATTCCCCGACAAGGCTTTCCCTTGTAAGGCTTGATGTTTTTGTACAATGGCTCAAAAAGAACAAACCAGACATTGTTAAGGAAGCTTATAGCGATTTAGGTAAGAAGCAACTTCAGGAAGCGTTCGACGAGCTTGGAAATGCTACTGAACTTTGGAGACCATGATGCACAAATTTCTTGAAGAGGCTAAGGGAATGTCTAGTTGTACAGCGAGTGCTATGATGCTAGAGAAGCTGGTCGGAGAAGTGTTATGGATGGATAAGATGTTTACCAAACACCAATCAGCTATACTCCTTGAGTCTGTGCATCTTCGTATGCTTCTGAATTAGCAGAATTGTATGGAGAAAAATAATGATTATTACACTGAATGATAAGTTGAAAGAATTGGATTACAATCCGACCTCAACAGGTCAAATTATTGACATACTAGAAAACAAAAAGACCGAGTATGTCAATAAAGGCAAGACTGTAAAGCAAAGTCTCTTTTACATTGAAGACAATATAGAAGGCAAGATTGGCCACAAAAACTATGTAGAATATCTACTTGCTGCATGGGATTCCCATTACGGTATTGTCGTTAGTCCTGATATTATTTGGTATCTACTTCAATGCGAATTAACCAGCATTGTTGCTACCAATGCCGAAACATACCGTGATTTGTTTACTACTTCCAAGGAAAAGAAAACCATTACCATCCAGTCTAATTCCTTGACAGTAATGCCTTTAGATGCTTTAATGCAAGCTCTCATAAAAGAGATTCCTTCTGAAGTAACGTCATTTCTGCCTGAATTCTCAACATCGAGTCAGCGAGCTATTTTTGCTCGTTTTGCTGCATTCGCAGACATGGTATCGCCGTATTACAATTACTGTATGTATTGCTGTGGGTTTCCAGCTATTGACGTGCGTGGCGACCAAGCAGATTGGGCGAAATTACATTATAAATGGAAATGTCTTGGTAAGATGTTTTCCAAACACCAAGACTACATTTCTCGCGTGGATAATGCTATTGCTCAAATTTGCGGGTCACTTAATGATGCTGACTTCTGGCGGGATATGTTTAATCTGGACAGGTGTGGGTCTGGCCACCAATATGAAGTTAGTGGTTGGTTGACCAATCTATATTTGCAGGAACCAGACACTCGTTTCCCTGAAAACTATCCTTCTCATGTATCTTTAGTGGCTTATAAACAACTCAATACGCAGAAGGATTATGAAATGAAGTCAGGGTTACTCGCAAGTAAGAAAGAAGGAAGTTTCTTGATTCCTGATTTTGCTCATATCATTTATGAGAAGCGTCCAGAGGTCACGATGCATGTATAAGACAAAGTTACAAATTGCAAGGGATAAAGAACGTCTGAAAAAGCAGATGGAAGCACTTGATAAGGAAATGAAAGCGATTGACGCTGATCCTATCAGGGAAGTTGCACATGCTATTCATAATACAACGTGTCGTCAAAAACATGATGATGATTGTTCATTCTTTTATGATACTTGGGATAATTCAAGCGGTGTTAGGCAAATATATGTAAAACGGGCGATTCAAATGTTGAAGGTTTGTGATAAAAAAGACGTATTAATGATTCTGGACATTATAGGGGGAAATCGTTAAAATGGCTAGCGATATGCTGAGTATTAAGCCTGGGCAGAAATGCAATCGTTGCACCCGTAGTCTAGATGAAAAACCGTATTGTACCATCTTTGGCGATGATGATAAGGTCAAAGAAATAATCTGCGAGATTTGTTACGAATCTGAATACTTAGAAGAATATAAGAAAGATGGCATCATAACCACTAGGGTCATGATGGAAGGGTCGATGGCTAAGTATTACTTTGAAGAAGGTGATTTAACCCGTTTACGTCCTGAAAGACAGGAGTTTTATTATCAGAATAAAACTCCTTTGCTCAACGTGGCCAAGGATGTAGAAGAGATTCAGAAATTGGTTGATAAGTTCGATGAAAAGCACTGGTCCCCTTATTTGAAAAAGTATTGGAATGATAGTTCTGCCCGTGGACATAAATATAATTCTAAAAATTGCACTGTTATGATGTGGGGGTGTGCAGGTCGTGTTCTTATTACAGCCGAAGAACCTGCTGGCAATGTCACAATGATTTTTAGTGATTATGACTATTCTAAGGCAGATGAATGGACGAAGCAGTGCTGTGGTGACACGAAGCCGCGTGGCGGGATTCAAGGTATTTGTGCGACCAAGGAAGTTGCAGTGGCAATTATGGAAGATTTGATTAAGATTAAGAAGATCAAATTTAGTCCTGATGATAAAGTAACAATGGCGGGTTTGTAATGCAACTTAAACAAAATATATGTGGTGTGGATATAGAATTCCATCAAGCACCATTCCACAAAACTAATACTGCCATTTCTTTTAAGCAGGGCAGTATCGAGATTATGTTAGAGAATGTTGATACAAATAAGGACTATGTTCCACTATTTACAGCACTGCACGCTAGGGAAACATATGCATATAGAGATATTGTGTTCTCCTGGCCGATTGAAACTACTATGCAAGTCGCTCAGGGTGATTATAAAATTAATCTAGAAAATATCACGTATAAGCCCCCAGGCCATGAAATGTCTTTTTACGAAATGTTTTGTTTTATTGCTATGCTACGTTGTATTGACCCGTATTAAGGGGAAATTATGAGGATCGCACAAATCATGCATGTTACAAAAGACATGAAATTGGCGATGGCTAGGTATTATCTAAATCGACACAAGAATTGGGGCAGAAAAGAAGATTTGGAGTATGTTTCGAAGGTCGCCCAGCAGTGGGGTTTTAGTTGTATTGCAATAGAAGGCATTTTTCAATTTGAAAAGCCACGTAAATGGAGTAAGGTTGTTATTACCTGTAATCATGATAATTTCCTTGATGGCGGCGAGAAAATGGTATATGGTCCAGCAGCTAATGAATGGAAGTGAATAATGCTAAAAGTATTGATTGCGGCAGGAATTTTGTTTTACATGTTTCTTTTCTGGTGGTTTAAGCCAGCAAGGATTTTCATACCTTGTTGTCGTAGAATTTATCCTGTTATGAGTGAATGTAGTAACGAAAAGGATAAGCAAGTTGTTGTGTGGAATGAATCGCTCCAATGTTTAACTCTTAATAAGGGTGATACACATGAAAATCCGTAAAGATTCTTGGCATTACCGCTTACTTAAGTGGTCATTTCCAAATGATAAATTGGTTGGGTTTGCCCGTAAGGGTATTCGTTATGAAACCGCCGAAGAAATGAAGGAAGCAACTGGTTTTGGACCATTTCACACTGAAATAGGTGAATCTTTACCAAAAATGAGTCTTTGTAGGTATTGCAATGAATTAATACTTACAATTTGTATAGGTTTGCCGATACTTAGTATGATGGTTATTCTTACTAGTCCTTTGTTTATTGCTTGTTATGTTGGTGAGTGGTGGGATATACGGAAGAGTAAACAGCCAGTTAAATCCAAAGCACCTAAGTTGTCAAGAGAACCAAGGACTTTACTCGGTAAGTGGCTCAAGGCAAAGAAGGATAAAGTTTGTCCTATTTTGGAGTATGAATAATGCCAATTTTAGTCTCGCAGAAATTGTTATTGCTCAAGGACGATAAAGGTGCAATAGTAAGTTGCAAACTTTTGGAAAAGAGAATTAATATGTCTTTTACCCCTTTTAAGGGATTAAACATAAGGGATGAGTTTGGGGATGTGTATTTCTTTGGAGACTATAATCATCATGAATATTATGCCCCCGCAGATTCTCTTTATGTTCTTTCAAACGAAGATTTTTATGACGAAAAATCAAGGGAAGATGTGGCTAAGATTCATATTAGTCAAAGGTGGAAATTAGTCGATAGTCCTAAGTTTAGAAAAAGGCACATGTATGGTCCGTTATATCCAATCGCGGATGAACTAGCATTGCCTTCGCATTACTTCTCATTAGAAGGCGAAAACTATCATTTTCATGCACCTGTGGCGGCACACAAATGATAACAATTTATACAGATGGTTCCGCTTGGCCTAATCCAGGTCCAGGCGGTTGGGCCGCTATCATTGATAAAGAAGAAATATCTGGCTCAGAGAAACAAACCACTAATAACCGCATGGAAATGACTGCTGTACTACGCAGTCTTCAGTATGTACCAAAGAATTCTAGCGTCAAAATACATTCTGACAGTCAATATGTGGTAAATGGTATTGGTTGTTGGGCTAATGGCAAACCAACTAAGAAAGGTTGGATGGTTAATTGGCGTAAGCGTGGTTGGCGGCTTTTCGATGGTGAAGTAAAAAATGTTGATTTGTGGAAAGAATTATATGAGCTTGTAAGACTCTATGATAGTGTAGAACTTGTATGGATCAGAGGTCATAACGATGACCCATTAAACGAACGCTGCGATGAATTGGCACTAAAGGCGAGATTAAATAATGAAACAAGAACTTGAAAAACAATTGCAAGATAAATTCCCAAAGCAATTCAGGGACTTATACGGACATAAAGCTGAAACTTGCATGGCCTGGGGTTTAACTTGCGGCGAAGGTTGGTTCCCTATCATTGAGCAAGCCTGCACTAAAATCCAAGAAGTATTGGATAAACACCCCGACATGGATTTTAAGTGGTTGCAAATTAAGGAAAAATTTGGGCAATTAACACTGTATGGTGGCTTTACCAATGAAGAAGGTATGCCGAACGAAATTTGCGATATTATCAAAGAGACTCAAAAGGATTCGTTAAAGGTTTGTGAGATTTGCGGGACAAGGGAAGGCGAAATAACTACAAAGGGCATATGGATCAGGACACTATGTAACGGATGCAGGTATTAGTTGACAATGCGGAAATTTGTAGTAAGATAGGTGTAGTGAAGTTTTTAATTTATAGGAGAAAACATGGATACGTTTGAATGGAAACCAGGGTTCAGTTTAGTTAAGTATGGTAGCGTTTATACGCTTAGTTGTAATCAAGAGTTTGTACAGCGTTTCAGCAACGTTATGCGTGACTGTGGCGACCCCACAATGGCACATTTGGCAGAAGATTTGAAGTATTGCATGGATTCCGTTGGGGATATTGTTGATCCCGACTCCGACAACAACGAATTTATGTTGTCCAAGTATGCTCATGTCTATCTTTTGACATGCAAGCGGGAATTCATGCAACAGCTTAATGCAGCTATTCAGAATTTCCTTCTCACAAATCGAGTCTCCCCAGCACTGGGGGAGGTAGTTGAAGCCTCAAATAGTGGCTATTCCATAACATATAAATTTGCCCACACGCCTTTATCAGGAACAACTAGGGGTCGCATTGAGATTGATACAGAAAAAATAGTATATTTTCGTATCAACGGATTTGGGGAATTTAGAGTTATTGAAACTAAAATGGGTGATCCACTTACAGAAATTGTTGTTCTTGATAATAAGTTCATAAAAGGTGGTAAACCAACTCGAAATGGAATAACAATAGACTATTACGATAAGCAAACGCCCAAATCTCACAAAGTAATGGTTTCTTATGAGTATTATAATCCAGACCCGCCACAGAAGGAAGAAATAACAGGTGCAGATATCCTAATTAGGTGGTATAAAGCCCATAAGATAGCAGAAGAAAATCCACGATTGCTGATGCGTTTTACGACTGCTGAAGAAGCTACCAATGTTAGCAATCTTTGTAGTGACCGCATGAAGGAATGCGATGCCGCTGATATAGAGCTTTTCAAACTAACTAATGTCCCACTTCTTAATTTGTTCAGGGCAGCACAGGCAAATTTGCCAGACTGTAGTTGCAGTTTTCATTCTTCCCCTAGTATGCAGCACCCTGAATGCATGGAAAAATTGACAGCGTGGTTTGCCTACAGGGAAGCTTTAATGGCCTATGTTTTTGCACGGTATGTTCTTAATACGGAACATATGAAGGAAATAAGGTACACTCACAGAGAAAGAGCAGAAGAAATTGTAGAAGAATTACTTATTAAGTTAAGTCATACTAGTATTGTAGGTGAGGCTTTGGAGAGCATCCCTATGGAAAATTATGAAGATTTAGAAGAGTTTATGACATTTATAGTCGAGAAGGCATTATGATTCTTCCAACGTGTCAGCACTGTGGCTTTATGCATTCTGGAGTTTGTTCCAGAATAAAAAGTATTGAATATTACGCAAATGGTACCATAAAGCGAGTAGAGTATCATCAATGGCTTACTGTTGCTGGCTGTATTGGTGAACCGCAAAAGTCGGAACCAGTAGAATATACCTATAACTGCGCAAAATGTGGCCATTTTTGTACTAAAGATTCTCCACCTCCAGATAATCTTTGTTACGTTTGTGAACAATATAATACGGAAAACTTATGAGTCAGTATATGCAGGCTACAGTGTTGGTCAGTTTTATGGGGAGTCCATAATTAGAAGAGGCTTAAACAAAAACAAAGGTTAAATCATATATATTGTATTAAGAGAAAGGAGTTTCTTGATACTAACAGGGACGTATAATACCGCTAAATCAGCTTGGTATGCAACAACAGAACCAGGCCAAGGAGTCAATAATTTAGGCAGAATCCAAGCCGCACATGCTGCACTTGCTAGCTACCCTTATGCTGCCCTCAATTTTCTATTATCCACTCCTACCGAGTACATACCAGTTAATGATGACGAGAATAGACAGGCAGGACATGATGCAGGTGTTGCTGGCGGCGGCGGTGTTACAGGCGGTTATGATTTCCTTTTAAGGGGAAATTATGTCCACCCATGTATCGTGGTCAATCTTGTTGACGGCACCTCAATAGCAGGTGGTAAGGCTTATTATGCAGGTAGTGTTACTAGTTTTACTCCAACTATGGGCACCATAACAAGAAATTGGATAGAAGTATTTAGCACAGACGATTTAGTTAATACTCTTGGACTTTTTAATGGTGGTAGTTACGATATTAAGATTGATCCTTGTATCACTAGAGTTGCTTTAGGCACTACTACAAGCTTGGGTTCTCAGACATTAACACTTTCTAATATTAGTGTAAAAGCCAATGAAAGATTGGTAGTATTGGCTGGTGGAACTAGTCATTCTTCTGGATTTCCAGCCGATGGTGGGCAGACTTGTACTTATGATGGCAATTCGATGAATCAGGATTCTACTAGTCCAGTATATCAAGTTAATAACATTATGGAGAGTTCAGTTTTTAGTATCCAACCTGGAGCAGATACAACAAATAAAAGTATTGTTTTCACTAATACTTCTACTAATGTAGATGTATTTTATAGTAATGTAATTTTAGCATTGAAGATTCAAGGTCTGCCTATCAATGCCTTAGATGTAGCTGCGTTTCCTGTTGGCGGTCTTGGTGGTGATTTAGGCCCATCAGGTGGCGCATTTACAAGTGAAAATGATGAGATGTTAATAGGTGCTGGATTCTGTATGGGGCCAGTCACGGATACTGACGGAAGCTGGAGTTTTAGCTTTAATGCAGGACAAATTGATGGAAGTGCGAGCGGTCCAGATATGCAGAACATTAAAGCATCTGAAGGGTATTTGGCAGTAACAACAACAGGTTCGCCTTATACAGCGAAAAAGACTGGTATCGGCGGTACTTCAGCCCAAAGTTACAACATTATGCATCTTTGCACATATAAGTAACTATTATAATGAATGCACAACCCGTTCGATATAGTGAAGACTTTCGAGAAATCGGTCGCAGAATATGCAAATAGCCCCTATGCTGTTGCTGTAGACACTTGCACCATTGCCTTATTCCTTTGTTGCAAATACTTAAAAGTAGAAGAAGTAACCATACCATGTAAAACCTATGTCTCCGTTCCATGCTCAATTATTCATGCTGGTGGAAAAATAAGATTTGAAAATTATGAATGGGAAGGCACGTATAGACTAGACCCATATCCAATTGTGGACGGTGCATGTCGTTTCCGTAAAGGAATGTACCAAAAAGGTACACATCACTGTCTTTCTTTTCAGTATAGGAAACATTTGCCTATTGGTAGGGGTGGAATGATCCTTACAGATGATTGTAATGCAGCGGAATGGTTTAGATTGGCCAGGTTTAGTGGCAGACATGAAGTTCCATTGACAGAAGATAAACCAGTTATGGTAGGTTGGCAATGTTATATGGAGCCTGAAAGAGCGGCAAGGGGTTTATCTTTTATGATGCATATGAAAGAGGATAATCCCGACCTTAGATTTGAGTATCCAGATTTGTCTCAGTTTGGTTTGTATGCTTGACAAATGCCATTTTCGTAGTAAGATAAGGCAGGAGACTTAAAATGATTACTGGAAAAGCATGGTCAGATGTGAATACGCTGCTAGCCTTTCTAAGGGGTGGCGGCATGGATGTGGTGGAGCTAGTTGAGCAGTATTTTAGTAGATTCAATAATCCCGCCCCCGCCGAGCTATTGGCAGAACAAATTGAAAAAGTTCAGAAGCATTTGGATGAAGGAACTAGAGAGGATTGTCTCTAATGGAATGTTCAGAATTCATGCATATCGTCAAGAATTTCCAACCTCAAGACATTGCCCAAGTAGAGCGGATCGCAATGATCTGCCATTTGCAAGAATGTACAGAATGCAGTCAATTCATCCTTGAACAAATCGAAGAACATGGTATACAGGATAATCCCGAAGTGAAATCTTTGGCGGAAATGGATAGGATGGTGGTCTAATGGCTACTGTATTTTGCCAGAAATGGATCGAAAGTGAACGTGGTTGGGGTATGCGAGACGATGGAGTTTCCTTACACTTAACAGAAGCTGACCTTACAGCGTTCATCAAGGAATATTGGGCTGCTATGCCAAAGGAAGTTCCTGACGAATATGCAAGGCCAGATGGTTTGCCGAAGCGTATCGAACTTGATAAAAGAACTAAACTTTACAAGTCCTTAGCTAAGTCCCCGCAAGGTATTTGGCATTATGGTGAAGTAAAATGTTAGACATAAACAATCTTCAATTGCAGTATAAATGCCCAAAATGTTATGGGACAGGTAAACTAAGTGATAGTTGCTACCAAGCACGAAATTTGTATGAAAATTGTTATGAATGCGGCGGATTTGGCTATAAGCTCAATCCTTTAGGTGAAGAGATTCTAGAATTGGTAAAACATCGTTTAGGACTTACAATTAGGACTGAAGCCAATGAATAAGATTTTGTTAGTATTTGTGCTGATTCTCTGTGGATGTTCAGGAAATTTCAAAGAGAATAAAACAGTGGGTAACGAACTACAGCTTGAGGGCAGTAGTTTTCACCTTAAAATTAGAGAATTTGAGTACCAAGGCTGCGAATATATTGCTATTGGTTCTGGATGTTATCTTACAATTACTCATAAAGGTAATTGCAAACATTGTATGGAGCGTAACAAGCAATGAAATGGCTCGTAACTAAGAATCCATTGACCTTAAATTTAACTCCGCTTGAAGCGGGGGTTTGGGTTCTTACAGGAGTATGTTTCTATTTTTATCTTAGGAGTTAGAGATGCGAACAGCACAATTAGACAGTAAGACCCCGATGGCGTTTTCTATTGATGATACTGTTGCGGCTAATCTTATTCAAAAGGCCACAGAGTATTCCAAGAAGTCCAAGAAGACGGCATCCAGTTTTGTAAGTAACCTGTTAAAGACGGCGATGGAAAACCAAGACATTCTTAACAAGATCGAAGGGGAATGACATGGATAGGAAAGCAAAGGCTCGTGTCGCAATCGCATTTGACGTTCTTCAAAGCGTCGATTCATTAAAAGTTGACAATCATGGCTATTATTTGTCTGACCTGGATGGGACTGTAACTATAGATAAGTACGGCGATGATGTTGATGTACGTAGGCAATTTAAGGGTGACATTAAAGAAGATGCTACCAAACATTTGCCAAGATTGCAGAAATGCCATGTTTGTGCCCTTGGCGCATGTCTTATTAGCCAAGTAAAATTGTTTAATAAGATGTCGATTAGCAAGCTTGTAGTGGAAGATAGAAGCAATCCTAAGCACCAAGCGATTGATCCTAACCGACAAATAATTTCTAAATTACTTTCTAAGTTCTTTTGTCAAAGTCAACTAGACTTAATTGAGTCAGCATTTGAAATAGGTGGGGACTATTACTCTCAGGCTCCATATTCTGTTGATGCGGAAGACTTTGGAAGAAATTATGATGACCCGAAAAAGCGTTTGAAAGCAATCATGGCCAATATCATTGTGAACGATGGTGAATTTTGTCCTTAAAGGTGATTAACATGGATAGGAAAGCAAAGGCTCGTGTCGCAATCGCATTTGACGTTCTTCAAAGCGTTGATTCATTAAAAGTCACTAATGATGGTTGGTACCTAGCGGACCCAACTGGCAAGTATTATAAAGACCAAAATGGTGAGGAATGCATTGATCTTAGGGATTTTAAGGGCGATGTAAAAGAAGAGGCGACTAAACACTTATCCAAATTGCAGAAATGTGAAGTCTGCGCTCTTGGGGCATGTGTAATTAGTCAAGTTAAGCTGTTCAATAAACTGCCAATGAGTAAGTTACTATCTGGGGACAGACCTAATACGAGAGAAATTAATCCTAACAGAGATATGGTTTCTAAATCACTATCAAGGTTCTTTTCCCAGGAACAACTTAATTTGATCGAGACAGCATTTGAAGCAGGCGGTCATCATCTTATAGTGGCTAACCCTGACCCTAATGCTGTTGAGTTTGGAAGAAATTATGATAGCCCGAAAAAGCGTTTAAAAGCAATTATGGGCAATATCATAGTGAACGATGGTGAATTCTGTCCTTAAAGGTGTCCAATGGAAACGGTTGTCCTAGACTCCAACATAGTAAGAACTATGTTGGAGGATGCTTTGTGCGATTATTACCTTGTGGATACATTCTTTAATCGTTTGTTCCATAGTGGACTAATTGCCAAGTATAGAACTGATATATTCAGGAAATATCAATTTGCTCGTTTGCAACTTGATATACGGCATAATGATGAGTTGCAAGAACTGATTGATGATGTAGAAAGGGAGATTCTTTAGAATGAGAAAGAAAATTGATTTATCTATGAGCTTGCAGGATATTATTGTCTTGATGGCAGAAGGGAATCCTGGTGGACTCACCACACTAATAAAATTGGTGAAATTAAAAGGTGATGATGCTTTCCTTTCACTTCTTGCTTTAGATGATATGAATATTCGTGGTTCACAGATTTGGGTAGGCTATAAGGACTTCGCTGGAGAAGATATCAACGAATTCCACGAAGCGATTCATCATCGACAGCAAGAAATGATTGTTAAGATTAATTCTGTTTGCGTAGAAGAAACTGCTGTTATTGGGGGCGCTTCTTGGGAACGGTAAGGACTATTATACTGAGGTAATCAAGAATGTGCGAGCATTGCAAGAGGAAGCGTGAAGTTACTACATGCACTGTTTGTGGAAAACAAACTTGTAATAGGTGCGGTCTTAATGTTGGCCCAGATGATGGCCCTTGGGTTTGCACTGGTGGTGGCAAGTGCCATTTCATCGTTAGACAGGAAATGCTCAAAATGGTGCGGAAATGATAATTAAAATATTAAAGCCATGTTGGACTGAGGTTTCAGATGAATTGTACGAAGTAATTGAGAAATATTTCTCTGATGGCAGACTTATTTGTTGCCAGGATATCCAAGAAGCAACTGAAGTTGGAACGAAGATAAGCAATGAGGCGGATGCTTTACGTAAAGAGCATGGACAATTTTTGTTTATGACAGATGAATCTGGAGCATTTTCATGACACATCATATATCAGGATTCATTGGGCCAACCGCTCATTTGCAGGAACAAACAAAGGATTTAGCTAATGCTAAAGTGATTCCTTTGGCACAGGGATTGGCATTTCTCCCATTGGGTAACGCATTATATGAAGAGATTTGGAAGATTAATCCACATCCAATGAAATGGCTATCCAAAAAGTTCTCTGTCCCTGTTGCTTGGATTGAAACTGATTACTTTGGTGGTGCAGGTAATCAAAATGCTATTCTTTGGAAAGATGGCAAGAAACGAAGATACCGTGACAGTATAGATGCTGCCCTAGATGCATTAGGAGTTGTTTGCGAAGGTGATAAGGATGAATTTGATACATTAGGCTTGGGGCACCATCGCACCAATGAATCTTGGTTAGGCATAGATGAATAAGAGAAGTAAAAAGATTTGCCCAAATTGCCACGTTTCTGGCTACATTCATGATGGCTGGACATGCACGGGTATTCCGCATTTCACTTGTCAAAGCTGCAAATCGGATTGGACTGCTGGCATTTACGGTAATCCTTACTACGAAAATGCTCTGAGCCATCCAAAACAAATCATTATTCTTGGCTGGACACAAGAGGACTACAATGAGTATAATCTAAAATTGGATGGTAGAGCAGTCCATTTTGAAAGGAAAGAAAGATGAATAGAAGAGAAGTTTTAGGAAGTATTGGTGGGGTTATTGGTTCCGCCGCAATTGCGGTGGCAGCAGACACTACCGAACCAACCGAAATTAGAATATTCTGATTTATTCCCAAGTCATCAGCGATATACACCATCAAAATGTGCTTATTCACATCATCCAGGTTGGAAGCCAGTGATGAATGCCAAGGAAATGGCACACCTTCTTGCATACTCAATAAGTGCAAATCCAGAAAATCAATGCCAAGTATTTCCAGTTTACAGGACAGCATAATGGGAAATCATGAATATTGTACAGATTGCGGGGCTAATGACTTTCATCATGGACGCCCATGTGACCCAGACAGATTAGCAAAGAAAAAAGCAAAAGAAGATATTCAAAACAAGGCTCAAGCTGATGCTCTTAAAAGATTAGTAGCATTGAAAGAACAACTAGAAAGCCAAGGAATAAAAGTACAATGGGATTGGCATGGTGAGGGTTTAGTAATATATTGGTGGGATAACTAATGAAAGTTTTCGTATTAATATCGGTAGGTTCATGGGGACCAATACCAGCCAATTTTGAAGAAGATGGTGTTTATCGGCATTATGAAGACAAACTTCATATCTATAAAGATGATGATGGAAAATTCGGCGTCACTGAAGCTTGTGCATTAGGTTATTTAAGAGATTTGCGTTGGATTCCAGAGAATGAGTATTTGCCTTTTATTCAGAACGCGGAAGTTGGAGAAATGATTTTGTTAAAGAATATATATGCCCTTATTAGATTAAAGGACTACTCAGAATGAAAAACTACTTCAAAAACTTGGCAAAATTCCTTTACGTTTCATTCATCTATGGTGTCATCCTAGTGTCTGGCATTATAGTTTCGTTTATTTTAATAACTGCTGGTGCATTTTGGCTGGCGTGGCCATACTTCCTACTTCATTACTCGCCTTGGTGCGCCTTATTGTTCATACTTAGCTTTGGGTCGTTCCTTTATCTTACTTCTAAATTGGATGATTATTGATGACAGTATCGCATAGAAAACCAATGCGGTCAATTCTCGGGGCTATTGGCAAAAGACCCTGTGAAGTCAAACTACAAGCCATCCTGCAAGAACTTGGTAACAGAGTCATTGTTAATAAAGTATTCCGTACTCTTGGTGACTTCCGCATAGGGCTTAAACAATTAGGACATATCCCAGACTGGAAATGGGAATACCGTTTCTTACTAGATTTTAAGGAAAAAACTATTGCCCAACTCGCAAACACGGCTAAAGAACAGAATATACCAGAAATAGTACACACTCATGCTCTTTGCTGTCTAGCAGCCTATTTCCGTGAAACAGTGCGAAAACGTTCACCACATTAGAAGAAATATGAACTACTTCCCACCACCGAATGCGAAAGCCAATTGGACTTACGGGGACCGTAGGACTACCCTTTATAAGCATTGGTATATGTCCGTAACCCATACTGTTAAAGACTTTAGGGCTATGGTGTGGCAGTTTGCCCAAAATAAATGCATATCTAGAAGGAAAAGTGGTTTCAAAACAGAAGAACTAGCAGTAAAATGGTGTGAGAACAAAGTAGAAATGGAAATAGTAGACGCCAGTTTAACTCCGCAGTATGCAGGTTCAGGAATATGACATATTTAGTTTTGTATCTAGCAATTGGCTTTTTTGTTGCTGTTTCATCTTTATCATTGATAGATGACGCACCAACTTGGGCCAAAGTTACGTGTTTTTTAATTGACTTGTTTTTGTGGCCATTACACCTGTTGGTTGCAGCAGGCATATGGATATTACAGAGGACTAAAAAATGACAATCGAAGAAATGATTAAGCGGGATAACAGAACTTGGGAAGAAATGTCTTTAAGGGAAAGAGTTAGTCTTTTTCTTAGGCATAGCAGAGATTGTGAAGTTCATAATAGATGGCCAGTAAAACCATGTGATTGTGGCTTAAGCATAGTCAGTGCTGAATTGGATAAGATTCTTGGCGGTTGATGGTAAGTGGCAAACCAACGGTGAAGGGCCGCTCTGGGACCAATACAACGACAAAAAGTATTCGAGTGATTCGCGGTGACTCGGAAAAAGTATGTCAATACGTACCTGGCGAGAAGGTTCGATTCCTTCCAACCGCACTTATACCTTAGTTGTACCAATGATGATAAGAAACGAACAACGTGATAAAGAAATTGAACTAGGTGGTGCTGTTTACGCTGCCTGTATCAAGATTTTTGAAGATATGGAACATGAAGAAGAAGTTTATGGGAATGGACACCACATGGCCCAAGATGTAGCTGCTTTTGCTGAACATTTGTTAAATGAGCGATGGCGAGATAAATTAGGTGGAGCCTACTTAGCTTAGTTGTACCAGAGGAAAGCATGGATACCGATAATTTGATCCTTCTTTTGGACAAATTGACCAAGCATTGCTACGTCAAGCAAAAGTATTGCATAGATGATTGTAAGGGATGTGGTGGGTTGCGCGGCAACCATGCAATGAGTTGCTATGTAGAGGAAGCAGAAAAAATCGTAAAGCAATATAACACTAAAACAGAAGAATTTGCTTTAGAGGAAGTGAAATGAAACTGTTTCTTTTTGGTCTTTGGCTAGGTCTAACCTTCGGCAGTACAATAACTTACATCGTTTGTGACCTTAATCGGCCTAAGATCAGAATTGAAGTGCGGACTTTACCTTCACCCTGTTATGTTCCAGTTGGGCGATGAACGGAGAGTATAATGAATATTGTAGAAAATGCCGATAAGATTGCTGAAAAAGCCCATAAGGGGCAGCTTCGCAAGTGGAGCAATAATGTGCCGTACATTGTCCACCCAATTGGAGTTACCGAAAAAGTTAAGACTCTTGATGGTGTTGACGATATTGATCTGGCGGCGGCAAAATTGCATGATGTTCTTGAAGATTGCGGCGAACATTGGGCCGCTGTTATTGAGGAAGAATGCGGCAAGGAAGTTCTCGATTTAGTTAAGGAATTAACGTTCCCGACAGAAGGCGCGGAATGGGCCAATCGTTCCCGCGCAGAAAAGAATGTTATTCGATTTGCTCAAATGGAGCGAATGACGCAAAGGGCCAAGCGTATTAAGATGGTTGATCGTTGGTATAATCTCAACGACATGAAGAATGCTCCCTATAAGCTTATCAAGAAGACCACTGAGGAATCTTGGAAGCTTTTGGAAATCTGCGGCGGTGCAGATAAGGCAATGGCCAAAGAACTTGAGGAAGCAATTAAAAACTTGGAAAGGCGGCTCAACTAGCTCATAGCTTAGTTGTACCGTTGTTCTTAGAAAGGCGGTTGAATTAACATGGGCTATTGTGCGTGGATTCAAAAGGCTGAGTTCAGCATTCTTTCGGAACGAATCCCAGAAGCTTTTGCTGCTGTAATGGCTTCTAAAGGCTGTTATCATTCTCCGAAGAATGCTGTCAAAGATGTTAAACATTTTGAACATCTTCCGCTTTTGCTTCAGTTTACCGAGGCTGTCAAAGCCACATATGGTTTTGTGTTGACGCCTAATAAGTCTGGGGATATTGACAAGATTTCCCATGAATGGGAAAAGGTGCATGGTGATGAACTTTGGGAAGCACTTGCACCCTTCGTCAAAAGTGGTTCTTATATTCAATGGTGCGGTGAAGATGGTGAAAAATGGCGGAATGTATTCCAAGGTGGGAAAACCAAGCAAGTTAAGCCAGTTTTAACCTGGCCCGAGTGATAGCTTAGTTGTACCTTTACAAATGTGGTTTTTGTGGTAGAATATAAAAGGAGGCTCATTGTGGATGATCTGTTGCAGTATCTTCGGAAGCGACGTGGCGGCAAGCGTATGCGTGCTGGTGTTATGATTGCACGCAAGGTCAAGAAGAACAAGAAGGTTAAGGTTCTGATTGGCTGGAGTAAGTGTAAGCTTGCCGTCGATAAGTTTGATGTTGTTCTTGGTAAGGAAATTGCTGAGGGTCGTATCTTTCAGAAGTTGCTTGGCAAGAGCAAGAGTAAGGTTCCGCATTCCATCAGGGATTCGGTCAAGGAATTCGTGGAGCGGGCCAAGCGTTACTTCAAGACTGAGAATGTCAAGGTTGCCTAAATCAAGAGCCTTTGTGCATACGATATGCACAAAGGCTTTTCTTGGATTGTTTTATGAAAACATATCGTGAAGAAGTAATCGTTAAAAAGGTTGTTCAGGACACAATTTGTAATTGTTGTGGAAAACCTGCCGTCTTTCGAGATAATAGTGATTATTGTAGTCTGCACTGGTATTGTGAAGTTAAAATTAATTGGCAAAATCATGGGTCGTTTCCTGGTCAACAATCAGGCGTGTCAGAGTATGATATTTGTCAAACGTGTTTTACCGAAAAGGTAAAACCACTTTTTACACTGCCCCCAAATGCACGAGTATATGATTCCGATAGTAATTCCACTACGGTTACACCTTAAAGGAGTCTTAAATGCCTGAAAGTATTTTGCATCGTGAAGTCTTTGTTTTCAATAAACATGACAATGGCGGCGAAAGTTTGTCGCTTGCCATTGAATACTTTGACAATGGGGATGCTGCTGCTGGTCTGCCAGATGGCATTATCATGAATCAAAAATTGTCTCTGCAAAGTTATTGTAATACTGCCTCTTTTGAGCTTGCAGGTGCCCAATTCACTCCTGAAAATCTGCGTGAACTCGCCAATGTTATGGAACGTGGACAGAATATTGCCCTTAGCAAGGTAAATCAATGAACTACGAAGCCTTAAAACCATTTTTGGAAGCTGCGATTGAAGGCTACGTTGCGTCAGACCGTGGGCAATTTATGCCAAATAATCCATATGCTCAATTTGGGATACAACCTGGGATGGAAGATAAGGCTTTAATGGGTGCGGCGTGGTTCTTTGGTTATTGGGAACGTGCTTACTGCCGTAACGGGGAAGAAGGAGTTTTCAAATGATAGCATATACCATATTGCCGAAAGATAGTAATTTTACGGATGGTCTAGTTGATTTTTCTCTTAAACTCGGCATGATTTATCCTACTTTGAATCTTGCGATGCAAGAATTCATGACTGTTCCATATGCTGTTAAAGAGCATGTGGTTTTAGAATTTGAATTCACTAAGGATGAAGAACTCATTGCTGCCGTGAATTCAACCAATATGGGAAGTCATATGCATAAATTCCATGTTAAATGGCTGGCTGTTTATGATAGGAAGAAATTGTCATGAATGACTGGACTTATGATGAAGTTGCCGATACCTGGCTATATGGCACAGAAAACTGTGGCTGTGGCGTCTTTAATGACGGCAACGGTTGGGAAGGCAATGTTGTTATCAGTAGTGAACATATGATTTTAGGCATCGGTCCCCTGCCCACCAAAGAACAAACAATGGAAGAGTGTATTAAACAATTGAATAAACTAAAGGAGGATTTATGCTGAGTTTAGTTAACCTAATCCTTATTCCGTTCCTTATGCTTTATGAAGGGTGGGTTATCCACCTTATGTGGGGTTGGTTTGTCACTTATACTTTCGGTGTAATCCAACCTAATGTCTTGACCTGCGTTGGGTTAAGTGCGCTTAATTCACTATTATTTCCATCTGCAATTCCATCAACCGATACTTCCCCAGAGAAGGCTTTTGACGCCATTTTAGGTATTTTTGCAAAAGTTACGGTCGTCTTGGTTACTGGATTTGTCTTGCATTTCTTTATTTAAGGGGATGTAATGACTGACGAACAAATTGATTTCTTGTACAAAGTTCTGAGTCTAACCAAGATGAAGGTATTTCTCAGGGATGATGGCGTGTTTATCCCCGTTACTGCCATTTCCATGAATTTCGTGGATAAGGATTCAGAGTTTGCCGAACCAGTTGCATGGTTGGGTGGTCTACCTGGCTCGGGCCGTTGTGCTGCATTAAGTTGTGTTGAGCCTAGTGATTTCCAAATTATGAGTAGTGGGGAGTGTTTCTAATGGGACTTAGTAACGAAGAACGCTATAACAAAATCATTTATAGCATCAATAATATCGTTGAACTTTCAGATTCCTTAAGCCAAGATACAGCTAAGCTTAAGAAGCTTGCTGGAAGTCTTTGGTATGCTTTCCTGAAAAAGGATTCCAACGGGGCATTCTGGATTTTTGGGTCTGAACTTTCTAATGACTATATGCCAGCAGGTTCCCTTGTTGGGGCAGCTTTTGAGGCCCATAAGCCACATAAAGAGGCTTTTGAAGCCGACAGTGAAGAAGACACGTATTACGATCATTATAAGGTTTTGAAGCACTTTGTTGATATTGAACAATTACTTGATAAGGAAAAGCGTGCAGTATTGCTGATTCATCTTCATACGCAGAATATCGCGTATGCCCTATGTCGATATAAAGATGAATTCATGGATAGGTTTGAAGACCTGAATTTTCTCATTAGAACCATGCAGGGTGAATGCTTCAATTTAATGAAGGAAGACAATGATTATGTTCATGCCTGGATGCTGCATAATCTCTGCGATAAAGTCTACACCATGAAGGAAGATGATATCGTAAATCAATGGTGGACCAATGATTGTAATTCCCACGATATCCGTATCCATCATGATAAGTTTGATGAAGTGTTCAATCTTTTCAAGAAGTATCAGTTTCGCACGTTGACAGTGCAAGACCGTATTGACATAACTCTTGTCTTAATGGGTGCAAAATATGGTGAGTTTGAACACCAACACAAGAAGTTCGTTGAAACGGTAAATGCTTACAATGAAAAGCATGTCTCTCGCGGAGAAGACTCCGTTCCATTGGTTAATGTCCAAGCCATTGAAGATGCTTTCAAGGCTGGCAAGGAAGCAAAGGCTAAGAAATTGGATGAGCCTTATGAGCGTGAATGTAGTTTCACTCATAACTATGTTAATCGTAAGGGCGAAGTGGAGAATTACTTTGAATAAGTTACCAGCACAATTTGCTCATATTGGAGATGAAGCTGAATTTCAACAAACATTGATGAGCAATGCCGTTGTAATTTATGAATCGGTCAAGGAAAATCCAGGCATTAAACTCCTTGATGGGACGGATCATCTTACAGCTTTAACCTTCAGGCGGCTGGTCTATTAGAGGAAAAAGATAGTAAATGGTCCGTTACAGGCAGGGACGCTTTGCAAGTTGCCTATCCTAAAATTATGCCAATCCAAGGTGGTTTATACCATATTTGGTCACGCAACTTTAATTTAGGCGTTTTTAGGAAAGGTAGATTCATAGGCATTCGTGAAAAGTTTGGTAGTATGCGTTTGGATTGTGAGCATAATTTTAATGTAAAGGAATTTCTTGAGCAATGTCCCACAGAAGTTCTAGAAAGCGCTCAATTCAATCTTGAGAACATAGCTTTATTTAATTGGTTGTCGCAGAAAGTAATTCAATATGGGAGCAAAATCCAATAAGATGAAGAAAAAGGAACTTCAAGAAAAGAAGTTCCGTTTAGAACAACAACAGGTGGTTCCACCCCCACCTGTTGTTCATGTTTTTAAGACCAAAGTGCGTAATATCGCAAAAGCAATTGAAGAGATTTTTGCTGGCACGACTAAATTTGAGTATGGAGAGCAAAAACTACGTAATATTGCAAATGCTGTTTCATATGGGACTGGTCTTAAAAGAATTCTATTACACTTCCATGCCCAAAAAGTTGAATTTGCTGAAAAAGCGATTACTCTGGGGGCTGTTAATGCTGAAAAAATATCATTAAATGCATTAGCCAGTTTATCCAAACATTTGGGCCAAGCCATTCGTCCAATCGAAGACTGGAAATCCCCTAGCCACAATACCCATCGCTGTATTTCTAGTTTTGCACGGCATCTATATTGCAAATATCATGTTCCAGCATTCATGGATTATGCATGGTATGGACTTGACAGTATCAGCGATTTACACCGTTCTTGGTTTATCCACATTGGACAAGGCCAAAATATCAGAACCGCACCAAGTCTTCCTGTCCCATTGACCAAAAGAGAAGCTCATTTCTTTCTACAATCACCCAAGGACTTTAGCCCACTGGAAGCCATTCGTTATGGTCAAATTGCCAATATGGGTGGTAATGAATCCTTTGTTCGGCAGATTCTTAAGACTAGAATCTCTACTGATTTCAATAAAGATCGTGCTGCATTCTGGCAAAGTATATTCGTTTGGCTTATGGCCAATCCTATGTTAGATACCTGTCATTATGCACCCATTCTTGACTATATTCATAACCAAAAGTATGTTGGTTATAGACTTAATGACGAAGGGTTTATGATTGCACGTCAACCTAATTTTAGCATGAAAGGTCGTGATCCTGAAGCATTACTCCGTCAAGTAGAAATTTGGCATCGACAAACGGGTAAGGAAGGCCGTACTAATATTCCTAGCTGGTCTTCATGTGGACTTAAGGGCCTCTATCATAAGTCTGGTAAGGGCGGATTTGAGACTCTTCATACAATTCGTGAGATTTGTACTCAAAAGGAATTGGGCGAAGAAGGTCGTAAAATGCACCATTGCGTTGGCTCATACGCTGGAAGTTGTGCCCGTGGGGATATCTCTATTTGGACTTATGAAGTCATGGACTCCGAAGGAACTAATAAGAAACTAACCTTAGAAGTAGATTGCCACAACAAATCATTGCCAAAGGTATTACGTCAAGCTCGTGGTAAATATAATGCAATGCCTACATCTAGTGATATGCACTTTGTCAATGTTTGGGTAAAAGAAGCTGGCTTAACTGTTTCCAAATACTTAATCTAAATAGTACCCAAATCCTTGACGTTTTGAGTGATATCAAATATGAATTGATTTGCCCTCTGCAAAGTTGCTGCTTGTTGTTCTGCCGCACTTGCAAGTAAAGACAAAGTTGATAATTCCTTGATTTTATACTTAATAGGCTCGTCATTCAGTATAGGAGAATAAGTTAGCCCTAAGTCTTTGCCCCGCATGTAGACTTCTCTGACAGCATTCATGGCTTGTTCTTCCGTTATGTCGTCCTTAAGCAGATCAAACAAGTTTTTCCAGTGATGTTCAGTAGGAATTTTACCATTTTGTAATTTACCAGATTTATGCAGGGGATTGGCCAACTTAGAAAGCCAGTTTATAAGGATTTTTTTCTTTATTTGTTCTAGACTTCTAGCAGGAAAATGTGCTAAATGAACCGATGATATAAGTCCATATGGTGCAGGAATCATGTTTTCATAGTATATCTCATGACCGCCTAAAGGAACGTGACTGCTAGGGTTTGTATATATCTTGTTTGGCACCAAGGCTTTATGTTGATTGGAGTCTATTGGAGTTAATTTATATTTGATCCGTTTAAGGACGTTTAGTTCCTTTTTATCATCGGAGTTTTGTGGTAGATAATTGTGCCAGTTTATAAGGGAAACTTTGTCAGTCGGCAGATTAATTAAGCTATCTTTGAAGTTGTCTGATATCAGGAATTCGTCAGCATCTATGAATGTGATGAAGTCAGCATCGACGTGTCGGATGAAATCATTGAATACTTCAGCTTGTATGTGGCGTGATGATGAATTAGTGGAGATTTCTAGGTTATGGCCTTCTTGCTTTAATTGATGTAATATTTCTAGGGTATTATCTTGACTTAGATGGTCTACGATGTAGAGTTTGTCTAGGAATTTTAGATTATGTCTTATGAAGATTTCAATAATATCGGATTCGTTTTTAACTACGGATATTCCTACGCATTTCATTCGCCTCCTTGCGACAATTTTGTTTAACTAAAACATGGCAAACCGAGTGAGAATATCATGTCTAAAGTCGTGTCTACACCATTACCAGCAAAAGCTAATTTTGTTATGGGTAGATTTTTCAATACTTGTATGGAACCGCCTTTTAGTATTAATATTGCGGTTGGTGAGTCATTAATTTGTATACTTGCATCCTGAACACCTGTATTACTAATTTGAACAAAATTAGAAACGCAAGTATTGATAAAGTTAGTATCAAATGTGTCTGCACCTAAGACTGTATATCCAGTAAGTGCATAAGGGGACTTGGTTTCCTCGACAATATCAATGAATCTTGTTTCGACTGGTTCTGTAAACCTGTCCCAATAGTCGCAATCTTGGAAGAGAAAGCCATCAGCGGTTTCACGATAAAGAAGGTTCTTTCCAGTATTTAACATGGTCCTTTGTTTACTAGGCTGCATTGGTTCGCCAGTTAATGGATTAAGGTCTAAATAACCCTGCTGAGTAGGATAATTCAAAAGCACTTTGAATAGTTTGCAAAGTATATTTGGAGTCGGTGCCTGATAATAAACCGTGATCTTGACTGTATCTACATTAATAAGAGGAGATTGTGCGACTGTAACACGTCTTGCTTGTGGTGTAAAACTAAAGTTAGGATCGTTTACGTCGGCAGGAGCTAGAGCTAACCCCCATAGTTCATTAGGTCCGCCATAGGTTGATATTCCGAATGTGGTTGGCCATTTGATAGTAAAGTCAGATAAGTCGTCACCACCTATAGTAATTAGATTATCACCTACTTGATTAGGGAGGGTAGACTTCTTTCTAACGTCTACTTGAATACCAACGATGGTGGCGGTGTCAGGGATGGTAAATCCACAATTACTAGCAATCAATAAATCGGTTTGGGTATGTCCAGTTCCACCTATAGTAAATGCACAAGATGCCCCAACATTATCTTGTGCGTTAAGGTTTGCGGGATTGGCCCAGAAGCCACCTCTTGAAGCACCATTTATAATAATAGTAGTACCCATAGAAGGGTAGGCAATTTGTGAGAGCGTTGTCATGCATATATTTAGATGTGTTGCTTAAAAATTATTGTTGATAACGTTTCCAGCCTGGTTGATTACCGTATTGACCGAAAGCAAATGGAGCATTTTGGACATGTCCTGGGTTGCGTTCTGGACTCATTGCTCGCTTCCAACCTGCTATTTGTCTGGCAGCTGGCCGTTCTTGATTGTAAGTCTGGAGAGCATTAGCTAACGTAACTCCTTTAGCTTGTTTGAGTTGCGCAGCATATTTTCTGACTTCGGGGTTTTGGTCATAAAGGTCTTTGAGTTCTTGGGGTAATTGCCAATATTCGTCGTCGTAATTTACTTTACTAAGATAATTGCCGACGCCCCTAATCATGTTTCCTAAGCCTTCATTTATGCAAAATTCTTTGAAACTGTCCATGAGCATATATATGCGGGAAATCAGGTTTACAAACAGCTATTTTTGTAGTATGATAGACTGTCATCTAAAGGAGATAAAATGGACCGAGAAATTTACGAACGTGATTTGAAGCGACGCCAGTATGAACACCTTAAAAATGTAAAAAGGAATGTGCGGGAATGGCAACCTTGTGCGCATAACAGTTGCTCTGAATGTCACGGCACTGGCGTTAAAGCAAATGGAAGTGCATGTATTCACATGCTACATTGCAGTTGTCCTAAATGTTCACCATGTATGCTTTCGATGGGAACACAATTAAAACAGGTTGAAGAAGACTTTAACAATTATAGCAATTATATTTCTAGGCGAGGACCAAATGAAACCACACTACGCCATCAAGGAACACCAGCCACCTTTTCAAGCATTTTGGAACGGTAATCGAGTAACCGTGACCCATGCCATCTTGACTTGGGACGGTAAAAATCGTAGTCAAGTGACTTTTAGTAATGGTGAGACTAAATTAGTTTCCACCAATCGTCTAAAATTTAGCGTTAAGGACTTATTTCCTTGGGATAAGGCGGAAGTCTAATGGGACTTGGACGATTACCAGTTGGTACTCCAATTCGCCGTGTAACTGAGCAAGTTGCTGGCGGTGCAGAATTTGCCTGAAACCCACATTCATTTGGCCGCACGGTCAGTGTGCCAGAAAAAATGAGATTTGAGGTTATGGATGGCCCTTCAGGGATTTGCGTGGACCTTCATTGTAAGTGCATGACTTCTGGGCAAAAGCCTTGGAAGTTAGGCGTGTTGAAACCTTGGTATAAAGGCGAGTATGAAGTTCTGACCGAAAGGGAATTCCAGCTTCTTGCCCGTTATCACGATGAGACTTGTTGCCATGACCGACAAAGAACTAATTCAAAAACTTGATGATGCACCTGATTACATTGCTAAATTATCTATATTATTAGCTATCTTAATACTTGTAATATATGGCTGCGTGAAGAGGTTAATATGGAGATGACAGATATAGAATACTTTAGGGCCACTTATGGACTTAGGGAATGCGACGTTACGCTTATTCCTTATGGTTCAAGGGTATACGGTACGCATAATGATAAGTCAGACCATGATTTCATTGCCTTAGTCCCACCTAATCGGATGGTTGACACAGGCACTGAATATCATTGGAATTCACTGAACGTCCATATTTACAATCGGTTTGCTTTTCAGAAACAATTAGAAAAGCATAAGGTTCATACTCTGGAAGCATATTACTTGGCTGATAGTTGTGTGCCAAAGGAATTTAAGTTTGAATTGAGTTTGCCTCTTCTTAGGGAGTCTATCGCAGAAAAGGCGTCTCATAGTTTTGTAAAGGCTAAGAAGAAGATTGAAAAGGAAAATGATTTTTATATCGGGTGGAAGTCATTGTTCCATTCACTAAGAATTTTGAATTTCGGTATTCAGATTGCGAGTAAGGGTAAGATTTACGACTATTCGGCAGCGAATAATCATTGGTTTGAAATTAGGGATGCACAGCAATACAATTGGGATTACTTCAAGACTAAGTATCAACCTATTTACAATGAACTTGCTACTGAGTTCAGGAAGTTAGCTCCAAAGGAATAAAAATGGAAGATTCATTTAGTACAACCGCAATGTTAAGGACTATTCTGTTGCATACAAAGGATGGTTTATGGACCGTCTTAAAACGGGGTGATAGTATTTGTATTGTTGATAATTATGGTCGTTGTCGGCACCAGAGTAAAGGGCACGCTGCAACTGCCGTATCCCTGGCGGGGATGCTTGCAGAACGACCCCTGGATCAAATTGAGAATGCGGATGGTGCGTTGTACTTGGCGGCAGAAAGATTTATTAAAGGAGAATAAAATGACTATTAACCGTCCTTCTTTAGAACGTCTGTTAAAGGCAGTCGATGAAGCTGTCCTTTACAAAACTGTGGGCAAATTACAGGAATTGAGACAGATTAGGGAAGATTTCCGTATGGCAGAATTGGCATCATTGGTTACTGATGTTGTCGAAGCATTTGCACCTGAGAACATTAACCAAGTAGCATATCGAGGGCTATTCAGAGATGATTACTAATCTTCTTAACCAAGATGTGATTTATGAAGACGTGACTTCCACGCGGGTCACTAGTGGCAAGGAATATAAAATTTGTGCTATTTATCAGTACGAAGATGAAGTTATGTTGGGTATTGTAGATGATGCAGGTAAGATGATTTTCGGAGTTGCTCCAGCCTTCGTAAGAATTAACAATAATCATAGTTATACGGTGTTCTTGTATTACAGTTTGAACAAGAAGATTATGGCAATTAAGGCTGCAAGAGAAATCACTGGTATTGACCTTAAAGAAGCCAAAGACTTAGTTGAAGCACACCCAGAAGGGGTTAGGGTCAAAAAGAACTTAACTCACTCAGAGGCTAGAGAAGTATTAAACATTATTGAGGCCAATGGTTTAGAAGGCCGAATCGTTAAGGAGTAAACATGGATTGTCCCACATGTGGAAGTGATGAAAAAGACATGCCTTACGTAGGACATGGTGCCACCATTGATGAATGGCAAAGATGCGATGAATGCGGTGATGTATTGTGTCCTGATTCATGGCACAAAATGGAAAAAGTGTATTGTCTTGTTTGCGATAAAGAATTGGACTATAACGCATGTCCGAGTCATCGTGGCGGCGTGAACGACGGTGGTTTTATGTTAGTTAGTTTCCACTATGGAAGTTGCCACGATCAATGTCATGGTTTTCATGGAAGAAAATCCCATAGAGATGCGCCGCCTATGCATCCTTATACTAAACTGCTTACCTGCGATGAAATTGAAGCCTTTATTTGCGATAATTGTTTTGAGAAAAAGTTTGACAAGATGAAGGGTTATGATATCGAAAAAAATGACAGAGTTAAAATAGTATAAATTACTAAGGAATAAACATGGACTTATCATTACAAATTACAGTATTAACTGTAGCGGGCCTGATTAGTGCCCTTTTAATAGGACTTGGTGCGTTTCTTGGCACAAGAGACGGCAACCCCGAACAAAAAGAGGCTAATAAGGTATTAGCTGGCCTATTTGGGTTCGCTGGTGTCGGCCTTCTAATATTCGCAATTGTAGTTGCAACAGGTTGGAAACCGCCCCGATAGCTTAGTTGTACCATCAGTGTCATGATTACCTACAAGCAAATCGAATGTTTACCACCAAATCATCCATTGGTCAAGCAGTATTACAGAGAACTGCAAGACTTTGAGATGTACGAAAAGCGTGTAGGTGACAATAATCCAGCGAACGGAGAAGAAGATGCTACCCAAATGGCCCGCAATCCTGGTTGTCGGTAAGAAAGTTACCGAACAGCAAGCTGCGCAAATTATTATTCGTACTTGTGGCATGTCTTTCTATACAAATGACCATAAGTACGAGAAGCAATTGTATGAAGCTGCTGGTATTAAGTTCAGCAAAGAACCTTTTCTTGACTATGACAGCGTAGATGCCGCCATTCTTAAGTATGGTTGCTGCAAGAAGCTTGATTATCTACAGAATCATCGCGTTGTTTCTAGCTGGATTGGTGGTTCTCATGGCTGGTGCGATTGGGACGGCAGCATTGGCTGCGATAATTATAATATCGGTAAATGGCCAAATGAAGAAGAAGTCTTGCAAGAATGGCAAACCATTGCCGAAGCCTTTCCTTATCTTGATCTTCGCTGCTCAATTAATGAGCGGTGAAAGTTGCGAAGAAAGCACGTATCCCCTTGTGGAATACAGTGTTAGCGAAGGGGAAGCGTTTATGTTTGAGCCTGGTGATAAGCTAATCGAACCAGTTGGGATTACTGATGAAGTCCTTTTGAACAGGCTTAACAATCCATTGGCTGAACGTGGGTGTGATTTAGACCGATTTAAGTGGGCATTGAAAATTTGTGAGGTATAAAATGTCTATTCAGTATGATGTAAAAAACAATCGCGTTAAGCACAAGCTTGATTATTTGTCCAACTATGACTTAGAAGGGGAGTTCGGCAAGGTAATTAAGTCCCTTGAAAAGAAATTTGAAGACGAAAAGACTTATTATTCAACCGCCCGTAAGGTAAGTGAGACTAACTATAATGGCGGTGCTTATGCCGATGGTACCAGCACAAAAATGGTCACTTTTGATAAGTTTTCTATTGAAATTGGCTATTTGGATGGCGACCATAAAGAACTCCAAATTTGGGGCGAACGTGATATCCTTCCCGAAGAGAATGAAGCCTTAATTAAAAAGGCACTTGAGGACAAGAAGAAGCATGATGAGTATAAGCGGGCACAGTATGAAGCATTAAAGAAGGAACTTGGCGAATGAATATTGAGAGTGGATTGCAGGTAATGGCAGACAAATACCCTAAGCACTTTGCAGATTTCATGAGTGAAGAAGATGATTGCGTTACTGCTGACGTTTTCCTTCAATGCTGTTTGTTTGGTGACATTATCTATGGCTAATTCCAAGGTTTGCAGAATAGTTATCCAAAGACTATTAAGCACAATCATTGTGCCAATTCTTGGCATAATTAGTTTTAACATGAGGTAAATTGTAGTGAGTGCGGATAAAGAAAGACGGCGAGAATATAACAGAAAATACTATTTAGATAACAAAAAAGAATTGGCGGTTAAAAAGCGACAGCACTACCTGGCCAACCGAGAGTATTATGATGAAAAAACGCGGCAATGGAATAGGAATAATCCAGAAAAGCATCTAATAATCAGTAGACGGCAACGAAAAAAGTTAAGAGATAAATATGTTCCACGATTAGCTAAACTAGATGCAATCAAACTGAAATATGGCTGTTGTAATCCAGAATGTAAGTGGTGTGGGTCTTTTAAGTCGGTACAACTAGACTTTCATCATGTTGATCCTTCGACTAAGTTGTTTACTATTGGTGGTCGTAGGTTGGCTTTGGGTAATGATAAGATCGTGGCTGAAATAAACAAATGCACTGTCCTTTGTGCTGTTTGCCATAGAGATGTTGACAATTTGGATTGTAGCAAGTTTATAATTTGCACCGTTAGAGAATTTTAGCTTAGTTGTACCATTAAGGGCACATCAAGTCTAACACGGCTGTAAAGCCAGCTAGGACTGATTTCCATTTTGCTGGAAAGAATGGGAATGCCGCTACCAATACGATGATTGGTTTGGCCGCTTTGTAATATACACAAAGTTGGGCTGCTGGGTTTGCCGCATTGACTTGCGGGAGTGGTGCGAACGACGTAACGTGTTGGTCTACTGCTTCAAAATCCATATGAATCTCCTTTTGATTATATAGAAGCCAAGGTCAAATAAAAGCGTAGTTTAATGGCGTGCTGAAGGGCACTCTTAGAACATCGGGCATGACAGCCCGAAGGTGCAGGGTGAGAACGACTCGCAAAGCGTTTATGCCTAATCCCTGCCGTTTGATTAAACAATGGGGAATTATTAATGAAATACAAGTATGTGTCTATAACCTATTCTAACGAAGACAATATGATGGTAGAGTTAAACATTTTAGGCAAGTTTGGATGGGAACTTGTTTCAGTTTGTTATTGCGAGAGTCGTTTTGTCGCATTTTTAATGCAAAAGGAAGTCGATGAGCCTATTGCTTAGTTGTACCAGTAAATCAAAGGGGACAAAATGACGAACTACATCCCGTGTATGAAGTGTGCCCAACGATTTACTAAAGACTGGAATTGGTATATTTGCGACGAATGCGGCTATCGAGTATGTCAGAGTTGTTTTCCAAGGCAAACTGGTCCTTATAATAACTCTGGCGGATTTAAGTGTTCACAGTGCCAATACGGACACCTCGAACAGGAGGATGATGACTAATGGAAATCCTGAATAAGCTTCTCAAGATGCAAGCTAAAGCTTTCACAGTTGAAGAACTTAAGTTCCTGATTAATTTGGATATTAAGTTGTTCCCGCATGATTATCTTCTTGGGAAGGAAGTTGAAAAGATTTACAATAGGCTCAGGGGTCTTCCGATGGAACAAGGTGGCATCGAAGGCGGGTATCAATTCTAATGAACGTTAGAACTATCCTAGAAAATGCCAGGAATCTCTTGCCATTAGAGGTAAGAAGCGTCGAAACTAAGCCAATACCGCTTGGTCCTTTAACGGGCACCTTAGACGAATTTGATGAGTTTATGTCTCATAATGAATATGAATTAGCCTTTGATGCAATTGAGGTAGTGGGCTTTAAGGCAAAGGCTAGTTTGGAATTTTGGAGGACTTTGGCTCAAGCTGGAATCGTAATGGGCCTTTTTAAGGAAATTAAAAATGGAAGCTATCAAGAATCAGTTGAACGATATCCTGAAGGATATGGAAATTCCCGCGATGAGACGGGAATTAACCCCTCATAACCTTCGTTGGCTTGCTCGTAATCTTCATTTTAATAATCGAACGAAGCCTGAATTCGGCACTGCAATTCATTTTATCCAACATCTTTTATGGTCCCAAGATGATAGTTCCTTAATCATTGGAGAATAACTATGTCTACTTCGACTGACGGCCAGATTTGTTATGGTATCCCTTTTGAGAACTTGGACTTTCCTTGGGAAGGGAAGTATGAAGGTGACATTGAAAAATGGTGGCAAGACGTTAATGGATTTAAGCATTCTGTTGAGATTTATTCAGACACCGATAAAAGTGGTTATATTGACGGGCAAAAGCCTAAGCAGTCAGTGATTGATACATATTATAAGGAAGAAAGGGAGTGGCTGAAGACTAATCCACTGCCAGTTGAATTGGTGAATTATTGCAGTGGTGGAGCCCCACTTTATATTTTGGCAGTCCCCGAGTCTTTCAAAAGTAACAGCCGTGGGTTTCCGCTTGAATTCAACCCTGCCGAACTTCAGGTGACTCCAGAACAGAGACAGAATCTTATTGATTTCTGCGAGAAATATCTGGGAGAAAAGATTGCAAAACACAACGACGAAGAATACAATGATGTTAAGATTACGCTGGAACCGAAATGGTATTTGACCAGCTATTGGGGGTAAGATGGATATTCATTTAACGAATGAACAAGCTAAATGGCTTGTTGCTCATTTGGATGCTTTGCTTGAGGACCGAGATTGGGGCCGAGTCAAAATGGAAGCCGATCAACGGGAACATGCTCAAACTATTCACGATAAAATTGACAAAGTATTAATTTCCAGGCAATGGTAATGTATAAAATACCAGAAGTTTTGTATGATGGCTGTATCTCCGATTGCTACATTGGAAAAGTAGTGAAAGTCCATAAAAACAATCAATATAAGTTCTATACTTTCTGTGATTTGGAATTAGTGAAGCAATTACATGGCGACTGCAATTATTTGCATTTAGATGAGTATGCATTTACTACTACCGTATATGATAATTGCCTATATTCTTGCGAACGATATAGTGATCTGCGTATTCCAGCAATTGGCTCCCTAATTCAGGTATTGACAGTAGGAATGGGTTACGGTTGCCATCATTATCTTGAATTTCTTGAGAACATTGGAGATGCAGTGCCAGTCCCAGGCATGTATCATGAATTGGTTGCTAAACGAGTAGACAATTATCAAATATAGGATTATACCCTAGTTGTACCTATGAAAAAGTCCAAGAAAATGTATCGGCTAGCGTTCCTTGTTGGGCTAATTCTTGCGCCATACATTATCATGACAAATTTGAGAGACCTATGGAGTCTTTCAGGCATTATTATAGGCGTCTTATTTGTTACTATGCTCAGTTTAACTTTCTATGCTTCTAATCTTGAAGAACGAGGAGAATGAAATGCAATATATTGAAGGTTACTGGTGGGTTTGGCTCATTGGCATGGTCGTTACTTTCCTTTATGGCGGCTGGAATCAGACTTCACGTATGAATCGAATGATGGCCCTTCAGCTAGAAACTAATTTCTTCCAAGGCGTTTATGCTTTGTTTGCCGCTGCCCTTCTTTATGTTGGATTCATGGTTCTGCTGATTACTTCTATCGTTCTCAATGTAATTCATTACGTAAAAGAGATTCAATAATGTATCAGTATGTATTAGCATTGTCCTTATTGGCGTCTACTGACCCAATTCCTACTGGAATTGATGGCGAAAATTTATTCAATCATCTAAAAGCCAGTCTTATACAAATTTCCATTGAGAAAGAGATTCTTGACCCAAGAGAATCCAGATACATACTGACCTCCTTTTACAATTGCTTTTATCTTGATATGGAGTTATTGAGAAAAAGGTATCATGAATTCAAGGACGCCCCGCCTGTTGAAGATGCAATGCGTTTCCCTGATCGGAAATATATTAATGAATTAATGGCTTTCAACGGGGAATATAGAAGTAATATGGATAGGATGGGGGAAGCATACAACCATAGAAGGGATGAATATAAAGAAGTAATAAAAGAAACAGATAAAATCAGATTGATTTTAGATGCTGCTTGGGATGCCAGTTGCGACTATTATTACGTGTCTGTCAGAAGGAATGCACTGCTTAAGCTAAAGTCGCTGATTGGTAATAACGCTTATTATTCTGGGGAATTGCCCCCACCAGTACCAGTATGGAGATTAAGGGAGATTAAATGAAAGTCTTAATGTACGGCAATCGTAAGGAGGGAAGTACTTATTGGGATATTAGTAATCCTGAAAAGGAAGTCGCTGGACTTAGGCGATTATTCCAGCACCTTGACGAAGACTGGCAAATGTTTGAAGTGGAAGAACACACCTTTGAAGAAGAAAAAGAAATCAAGGAATTAGAGGGCCTCAAGGAATTACTGGATAACAATAAGATTCCAGATATTCTATTGGAAATTTCCAAAAAGAAAGTGGCCCGCTTAGCGGAGATTCAGAAGGAAAAGCAAAATAACACAAAGCAAATTGAATTGGCTAAAAGGGCACGGGCTGGTGATGCTTACGCCATTGGCAAGTTACTCCGTGCTGTTCAGCACACTGACTATGGTGAATGGTCAATCATTAATGTAGCCAATCCGTTGGAGTAAATGTGAAAACTCTTGAAGACATTACCAATATGCTCGCCAGTCATATGGGGTCTAAGGAAGCAGCAGAACTTTGGCTCAATACCGTTGATCCTGTTGTTTCTAATGAAACCCCAAAAGAAACCATTGACAGAGGCAGAATCGACATTATTATTGCCTATCTAGAAGATCATTGGGGACCAGGCCCGAGTTATAGCTGAGGTAACAATGACCGATTGTTTAATCTGTCATAATCCTATCATTAGGCGTGCCCATCGTTCACCAAAATACCAACAGAAATACTGTGGTATTGCTTGCCGCGATGAAGCCCTAAAGATATACAGCATCCAACCTTGCAAAGTGTGCAAAAGACTTTTTAAGAAACGTAGAAAAGGCACAGTTTGCTGCTCAGTGGAATGCTTCAATGCTAACAAAAAGAAACCATTAGACAAAGATGCTCTTATAGCTGCCATGCTTGAATGCAGATTTGGCCCGTTACCCAATTGGACAAATATCTCCAAGAAACTTAAATGCTCCCATCATACAGCAGTTGATACAGCAAAGGAATTTAGCCTGATTGATTCCAAAAGACAAGGACCAATCGTCGATGGACAATATTTACCTATCCCAGAAAAACCACCGCTTTCCATTGACCCTAACCTAACTTCTAAAGAAACCCTTGAAAAAGATTTAGTTGCCAATAGAACCATAAATGGTTGCTGGCTATGGACTTGCAGAACTAACAGGCAAGGTTACGGGCTTATTTATTTGAATAGACCATATGACCGTGAGTTTTTGGTTAAGGCGGTTGCTCTTTATGTTTGGAAGGATTTACCATTAGATCAAAATAAGTTAATTTTCAATAAATGTGGTTTTAAGAATTGTTTTAATCCAAAGCATCTTAGGGTATGTAAGTCTAGGCGAGAAATGTCGAATTGTCTAGCTAAGGCGGGCAAACTTAGGGTGCCACTTGGTAAGCAGCATCCACGATGGAAGATTGATTTGCCGATGGCTCTTGATATCAGGGACGGTATTAATATGGGCGAAACTAATAAGCAAATAGTTAAAAGACTTAAGGTGTCGTCGCTTATTGTCAATAATATTCGTAAAAAGAGGACGTGGAAGTATATTTGGAAACTGAAGTCTGAATACATAGCTTAGTTGTACCAAAGGAGTTGAATATGATTGGCTGTATTATTATTGCTGAAGAGGAATGCAACGGCGAAGTATTTGAGTTTGAGACTCAAAAAGAAGCTGCCGCCTTTTGCACTGGAGTCCATGAAGGGGCAGGGCTTTATGGTTGCGGTTCTTGCAAAGCATATACGCTTGCAGATTTAGAGCAATTAGACTCAGAAGACGATGCCGAAGATATTGCATTTATTGAACAGTATTTGAGGTCTTAATGGAACCATTCAATAAGTTACAACGCCATGTCCAACGGGCACATGGTTTTCTTGAACTTTATCAAATGACTGATTCTGAAGTAATGCGTCAGCGTTATGTCGATGAAATCAAGAATGCCTTGAACGACAAAGAAATTGAAGAGATGTTTGACCGCATGGCTTGGGAACACGAACAAGAACGAAGGCGAAATGAAACTTCCCATTGAATTAGATATTGAGTTAGACACAATCTGGACTGAGTATAAGTCTCAGCTTGAGAAGGTGCAAACTCCTGCCGAATTAACAGAATTTGTCAATCGTTGGCGGGAGATTTTCCTCATTGAGATGAAGGAAGTAAATCAGCAAACTTTGGATGATATTCGTACAGCAAATATGAATTTGTCCCCTCCCCGCACAATGGATAATTTGGTTGCTGAATTAATTCTTCCACGCAAGATTATGATGGCAATGATAAATGCACAAAGATACATTGTGCCACTTAATTGTGCTTTTATTCAGGGCAATGGTGGTTTAGGAGCTTTTTATGATGACTGAACGCGAAAAAGACCTTCATTTGAAGATTGTCTGTATTACTGCTCGCTTGATGAGCAATACCAAGTTTGATTCTTCTCAAACTAGGGCTGAATATCGCTCCAGTTTGGACGATCAAATCGAAAGCCTTGATGATTATGTTATTGACTTGCTTGCTGAACACTTAAAGGTTGCTGAACTTTATGACATTGTGGACCTTAATCACGATGATGGCCCAGAGACGGATGGACTGACATTCGTTGGGTCATATAAAGGTTACGGCATTCATTCTGAAGACACTGGTTTTATGATTTCTAAAGGTATGGATTTTTTTCAAACTTCATTCGCTTCTGTTGAGATTTGTAAGTGGTTCATTGATGATGATATCGAGATTCAAGCATTAAAGAACACCGACCATCGTGGGCCACAACACTAAGTAGCATACATCGTGGGCCACAAATCGCTGCAAGTCCTTTTGTTCTTAGTATTTACGCCAGCGTTTTTGGCTATTTTTCTGTCATAATCATTAGGAATAAGACCGCGTGAGACTAGTTTAGTTTCTTCATCTCTCCACTCTTGCATCTTGGCTTGAAGCCATTGGTCATTAGCAGTGGTGGCGTCATTGATCCAGCTTTCAGGAACTAAGTGGTTAATAACGTCCTGAACATATTCGTGGGTTTCACGGGTACGAATCGCTCTATTTTTTAATTTTTCGCAGCCTGGTGGCTGAAATGTATACAGATTCATTTCTTGGTCATAAGTGGTGAATTCGTGTCTAATTAGGGCAATAAGGGCGTTACCAGAGAATGGTTTGCCGCTCATTGCTTCCATGATATGTTCACCTAATTTTTGTTTTTGCTCAGCGGATAAGAGGGCAATACGTCCAGGTGCAGGCCAGCCACGATGGGCAGGATTCCTTGGTTTGTAAATGATCTTGCCTTCTGTTAATAACCACTCTCTAAAGTTCATGAGTTATATATGTTTATCAATAATAACAAACTCGCTAAAACCAAACATCTTCCGCCTGGACATGTTGACAAGGCCAAAGCAGAAAAAGCCATCAAGAAGGAATATGAAAAGTGCTTTAACATTGAGAGAAAATGGTGCAAACGATTCCATTACAGATTTTGCACAGTGGCCAATGCTCTGCAATTTTGCAATGAGATTTGCTATTCCCTTGGTGAAAGGCGATTAAAAGGATTAGTAATTAATTCACCTGAAGTGGGAGAGTTTGCTGCTGCGCATTATTACAATCGTTGCATTCATTTCAAATACGGATTTCCTATCTATATCGGTACTCTAATGCATGAGTTAGCTCATCATTTTGAGTGTTATTCTCACGGAGAAAAATTTTGCGAAGTGTTGGACTTTTTATTCCAGATGGCTTATACTAAGGTGACGGGAAAGCGGCCTAAGAAGGATTGGAGTTATGAACGAAATCAGATTGTGGCTTGATGATGTGCGTGCAATGCCCCCGAGATATACTCATTGGGCAAAAACTGCAAGTCAAGCTATTAAGCTTCTCGAAACTGGAAAAGTAACAGAGTGTTCATTAGATCATGACTTAGGCAATCAGGTTGAAACGGGTTATGATGTTGCTAAATGGATTGAGTACCATGCCCATGATGGCACACTTCCTAAAATCCGTTGCAAGGTTCATAGTCAAAATGTCGTAGGTGCAAAAAACATCAAGATGGCTTTGCAAAGTGCCTATAGAGCTTGGGGAACTTAGCTTAGTTGTACCGAGTGTATCATGGAGAGAAAATTGACTAAGGTTTTGGAAACTTTTGATGGATTCGTCGATAAAATCGTTGGTGAAATTGCGTACATTACTCTGACCAGTGAACATGGAGACGTTCTTTGGGGTGAATATGATAGTGTGAAGCTTGCTGAAAAAGGCATCAAGGAACGTAGACGATTCAAATGCCAGACTGTGGAAGTGAAGGAAGGCAAGTGGAGTATTGAGGCTGATAAACCGCCAATCGGTTATCATGTTGTCCGAATTGATATTCAGGCTATTCCTGATATTGAATTGACTCCAGAGCGTGAACAGGAGATCAGTGAAGAAATTGACCGACTTCTTGGAGATTAAATTATGCCAGATATTCAAAGAATTGAGGAAGGTAACTGGAAAGTGTTTTACAACGGCAAGATTTACGCTATGATAAATGATGGACAATGCTGGAATTTGCACTATAGCCATGTCCAGAACCCTGTTCTTGCCCGCGAGGTTCTTCCTGAAGAAGTGCTAGATTGGTTAATGGAACATGCCAAAAATTAATTTCTATATCAAAGGTAAGATTGACGGTGCTACCGTTGAATGGGCAATTGACAAGCAAGGCAATGCTGTTGACGTGCGGAATATGTCCGTATACGACCTTCTTGAGAAACTTCAAAAAAGAGAACTAGTTCTTGATCCATACGTTTTTCTGAGTGGCAAGTGCGAACAGGAAAATCTTGAGGCTCATCTTTTTGAGAGGAATAGAGGCGAGAATGGATGCTAATTACGAAGCCTTTATCCTATATTATACCGCTTTCCATGAATTTGAAATCAGTGTTAAAGAATTTAAGGATATGTTGATTTCCGACATTGGGGAGGATGGCTTTGCTCAGGCTATTGCCATTTTTAAGCAGGACCGAGAAAAGAGAGAATCCGTTGGTGATAAGCGTACAATGTATGAGGCGACACATGAAATTAAAGGAAATGCTTAGGAATATGCCGACGTTTGCTGGTATAATCAACCTAATCAGCAACGATTTTGTTTTAATACCGAAGCAGAACGAAATTTGTTTCACATCCGTCTTTGGGAATTAAATGCTGAATTTGTCCTTTACGGTGATGGACACCTTTTCAAAGTAGATGTTATGCTATGAATGTAATTAAAAATTGCCGTCATGGTTTGATGTTATACAATACCAATGATATTTGGATTGGCCGCTCACTTACCCAATATGGCGAATTTTCCCAAGGTGAAGTTGAACTTTTTCAAGAGCTAATCAAGCCAGGTATGCTAGTCATCGACATAGGGGCCAATATCGGCACGCATACCGTTCCTTTTGCTAAGTTAGTTGGCCATAAAGGATTAGTATTCGCCTATGAACCGCAAAGAATAGTATATTATTGTCTATGCGCTAATGTTGCGTTAAATAACCTAACGAATGTTCATTGTTTACGTCAAGCAGTCGGTAATGCGGAAGGTAGCATTGATGTTCCTGAACTTGACTTCAGGAAGCCTAATAATTTTGGTGGACTTGAGCTAGGCAAGGTAAGTGGCACCCCTGTTAAACTAACCAAACTTGATAATTTGAAGTTACCAAGACTTGATTTCATCAAAATTGATGTTGAAGGTATGGAGTTAGACGTGATTAAGGGGGCAGAATCATTGATTTCTAAATATAGGCCCTTAATCTACATGGAAGTTGATAGACCCGATAGCGTAGAAACATTAACTGAGATGATGCAGTCACTTGATTATGAAACTTACTCTCATAAACCCCCTTTATTTAATCCAGATAATTATATCGGCAATGAGCAAAACGTGTTTGGCAATATAGTTTCCATTAATATGTTATGTCATCCAAAAGAATTAGAATTTAACTCTGCTAAGTTAGGATTAACATGACAATTCAACCAGGAATAGTAGTCAAAGATTACTATGGTAATAAGACTACGATTTACCCCACGGGGGCTGAGTGGATACTAGCCTTTGCATTAAAAGGTTGTCAGTGGGCGATTGATGAAATTGAGTCGGGCAGGCTACAGCAGGCCCAAGACTCTTTATGGGAAGGGGAGAATATCTAATGGGCTGTTTAATTACTATTTGTGCGTTGATTGCTCCTAGAGTGACCATGTTTGTCATTCTACTCTCTACTGATTGGTTCTCAAGGGCGTATGAAACTACCGTTTACCCAGTTTTGGGTTTCATTTTCCTGCCTTATACAACTTTAGTATACATGGCCGCTATGCTCAATGCAGGCGGGGTAATGGGCATTTGGACTTTGCTAATGGTTCTTGCTGTCCTTACCGATTTGGGCAATTATAAGATTGAATACAAGAGAGCATTATGAACGTTATCAAGGAAATTGAAGAAACATACATGCCATTAAACAAAGAGTGGTATCATCGTAGTATTGTAATGATTCTGCTTGAAGAAGCAATTAAAGCAGAACGTAAGGCATGTGCCGAACTGGCCTTTCTGAATGCTGCGCAGTCTCATAGTGACAATACAAGTCTAGAACGCAAATGAAAATCCAAGAACTTGAAAATTGGGTAATTCATGACGGCAAATTACAAACGCCTTGGGGCTTACACTATATTCAATGTAACAAAAAAATTGAAGTGTGTAAAAGCTTATTCGGTTATGTTTTTGGCTACAATTATGCCGAAATAACTTTTGATTTGCTGAACAAGAAACCTGAAAATCCATTTACTGACGATGATGGATTCTATCATATTCCTGGTTGGTCTGATAGACAAATGAACGACACTTTAAGTTATCATTTTTGGCTTAGTTGGAGTTGGGAAAGAAACTTAAAAGCATTCCGTTTATTCTGTGTAAATTCTGAGAACTTTCCTACAGTAGTCAGAGATTAGAGGTAATTAATGGACGCTAATCCCGCATTTTGGACGCCGCAAGTCCTTGAAGAAAAAGAACTTAACGACATTTGCACTTGGCTATTTAGTTGGCAAAAGGCATGTGTTACTAGTGATAGTCTATCTACTGATTTCCTTGAAGAAGGTGAGAAGTCACCAAGTCAGCAACTTGATCCTAATTTCAAGGTGGCGATGGGACATATTGAGGCATTGATTCGGCATATTAGGGCAACAAAAGGAAGTAAATTTAAGCGTGGTGATATTTTAGTGTGTAGTGGCATTGATATGGCTTTTCATACTTTAGGTGAACGTCCATTGCTTGGTAATACTTATAATGCTTGTTGTGATTCTTATATCACCCCACATAGAGAAGTAGTGGAAGTATTTGGGTTGGTGGGGGCGTATCCAGTCAGTTGGTTTAGGAAATATTGGGACTTACCTTAGTTGTACCAGAGAAGACATGGTTATTTGCATTGACTACTCCGAGAAAGGTTGTTGGATTGCATGGGACAAGGAAAGGGGAGTAAATTCTTTTCCTCGTTTAGAAGTCTGTGGTAATCCAGTCAGGCTACAAGTTGTAATGCAACGTAAATATCCTGATGCCATTATTGAAATTAGTGAAGCCGCGTCTATGGTGGCACTTCCGATGATGGACGATTATATTGATAAATACGTTGGAAGCAGCCTTCATAAGCATGATAGGGGACAATAATGCTACGCAATGACGGCAAATACGAAATTTGTACCATCGAAGCTAAGCCAGTTGACGACAAATACAATTCTGGTTGGTTTGGGATTAGCTTTGATGGTAGTTTTAAGTGGGGCAAACGCTGGTATCCAGATTACAGCGGCAAGGAATATGAGCCTTATGAATCTTTTAGTGCAAGTGGAAAATGCTGGCAAGAAACTGGCATACACGGCACTTATGATGTTGAAAAAGCAATTAAGCTTTACCTTATTCTCATTGAACTCAATCCTGAATATATGTTCAGGGTGAATAAGAAAACTATTTTGCAGGAAAGTGAAATCCTTTGGTGCGGCTCAAAAAAGAAGAAGCAACTGGTGAAGTCTTGAAAGGCCGATGCACGTAGGAGTTTTAGCTTAGTTGTACCAGAGGTCGTATGGAAAGAATCATCCAACCCGATGCGTGGCTCGTTACCAAACGAAACGGACAATACGAATATTCCCCATTCTATGGGAAGATCGAAAATTTTGTCCCTGAGTTTGGTGAAGAACTAATGGAAATCTGTGGCACCGAAGAAGCCGCAATTCGTTCCATGCACGCTTGCTACAAGCTTTACAATTCGTAAAAAGTGTGCTAGGATAGGAATATGCGGCCTGGTTGTGGTAACATAACCGTGTGAGTACACAAAGTCTGAAAAACCGTGATTACGATTGTTAGTTGTTATCGGTTCAACATTTATTACGTGGAAAGCACACCAAGAATTGACTTGGGGGCCGCTCCATTTTTGGAGAAAAGTCATGGCTCAGTTAGTTGCAGACGTGGATAATTTGCAGGTTCAATGGTTTTACAAGGATGGCAAGAAGCTTGCTCATTTGGTGGCATGGAATGCCGAGATGACGGAAATTGTGGAATCTGTTCATATTTCAAATAAGGTTGCTGAAATCTTATCTGATTATGGTGTAAATTCAGGTAGTTAATACAGGAGAAAATCATGGCAATGAAGATCGAACATCCGTATGGCAACAAGGGCGAAACCTACAAGTTCCCGAGCTATTTCGGCTCTCATGCTAGTATGATCGACCAGCCTCTTACCGATGCTGTCAAGCAATTGCAATCTGGTGAAGCTCCTGACGTTCCAAAGGAACAGATGGCACTGCTTAATAAGCTTGCAAGCCTTATGAAGGATGATTGCGTGGTTATTAAGGACGAACACAAGGAACCCTACGTCACTAGTCGTAAGGCCCTTGATAATGGCCTGGCAGACCCGAACCGCTATGCCACATGCCGTGTTGAGTACCTTTGTAATCAGAAGAAGGATTAATAACATCTGCACAAAGGGATATTTTCTATCCCTTTGTGCAGAATAGTGGTAATAAGAGCATTTTTTAGTCCAACCGAAATCCTAATTGGAGTAATAAATGATCCGAGAACCCAATGGCGGGAATTACCGCAAAGGTAAGGCTTTGACTTACCAAGGTGTATTAGATGAAATTGCATCTAACCTTGAGAACGCAAATGCATGGGCGGTTCATAAAAATTGGAGCAATGCAGCTAAGTACAGTCTTAAAGCAGAAGCTTTAATTGAATTACTTGAAGTCCATAATTGTGGTTCTATTGGTGGGTTTGATAATGGCCAAAAACCGAATTCAACTTTAGAAGAACGGTGGGAGTGGCTAGACGGCGGCAATCCAAACTAGGGTAAATATAATGAATGTCCTTGGTAAATTAGATAAAGTCCTTGAAAAGAAATGGGCAGAGATTAATGAAAAATGGGAAGAAATTGAGGCAAAGGATGGAAACCCTTACGAATTATGGTATAGTTTCCTTGAAACTCTAGGACATTATAAGACCGTAACTTATGAATCTCATTGGCATCCCGAATATGGTGTTCCTGCCCTTATTAAGGCTCTTTTTGACGTAGTGAATAGTGACAAACTAGTATATGCTATTGATTTTGATACTGGTAGTAATGCGAGTGAGGTACTATTCTTTGACCGTGAGGAACTACATGAAGCCCTTAAATGTGTTTAATCAAACTGATGAAGAATTAGAACAAAGACTCAAGGACCATAAGCGCAAGATGTGGCAAATGCTCTTGGTTTTTATTGTCGTAATGACTCTTAATGTTCTATTTGTTTTAGGCATTGCTTGCTATGGTCCCGCCTTACCTAGTGTGCAGATTCTCATTTCTACTCCCCTTTGCGTTATTAATTGCTTGTCTATTTGGTGGTTAGGCTTAGGCGGGAGATGGCAATGAAATGGGAATTGCCTTGGAGATATCCTGAATGGCTTTATATTGCAATGGCAATTGCTTTCATGATTGGTTGGTATTTAGGAGGCACTAAATGATTCAGCCTAATTTTGGATATTTTGATATCAGCGGTGGAAGATTGGTAATTAGTTTCTATTATCCAGATGAAACTGGTGCTACCAAAAGAGAAGAATTAACGGTACTTAAGAATCATATTGAAGTCACTGAACTTTGTATTAAATTGAACGCAATGCTTCCTTTGATGGCTCAAGCGTCGGCGCGATTTGAAAAGGGTGCATAATGGACGATATTGCTCTTTATGAAATTCTTGTTCCAACCGTTATGAATAAGAAGCCTGTTAGGACACGGCACCACAGGCAATGGGATAAATACGTTCAAAATATAAGTGGTGGTTTAACCATCCTTAAACCAAATAAGGGGAAATGGGTTTCTCCTAAATCTAAAGAGTTGTATGAAGAACGGAGTATCCCCGTTCGTATTGCCTGCACCAGACAGGAAATTGACAAGATTATTGATTTCACTATTAAGCATTACAATCAGCTTGCGGTCATGGCCTACAAGCTTAGCACCGAGGTAATTATCAAACATAGGGACTAAGATGAAAGATTGGTTAAATACTTTTGAATATTTGGGAAGCCATTCTGCAAATGGGCAGATTATATCTTCTTGGCAAAAGGTTTTCCCTAATGAATATCGTATTTGTTATCACACTTATGAAAATGAATACGGCGGGAAGTCGATAATCGCGGTAGATGTATTACCTGAAATTGGTGAATCAGAAGGGATTTATCACAAACGGTCCCCAAGTTTGAGTTTTTTTGCCACTGGCTTCGAGGAATTTGAAGAACTAGAAAACAAGATTAAAAGGGAGATTGTTCCAACTCTGAAAAAGTGGGCAATTAAAACACTATGAGAAAGAAATATTGGAATGATTGAACCAACAGAATTTGATGCAGAGAACCCATTTTTTCGCATTAAAGAGTGGAAATTTGCGGAAGATTGTGTTGCCCAAATCGTGGAAGATAAATTCGGTCGTCTTGGCACTGATTATAGGCTTTTTGACGGTAATCGTTGGCTATATGTTCCCATTGAAGTATTCAATCTTTTCCTAAAACTTGGCAATGCACGAAAACCATAAAAAAGAACAATACTTCTTTAATGATGAAACCATCCAAAAGCTAGCAGACTTTGCTAGTCAATTCGAGAATCCGTGCTGTCTCTGCACCCCCACCGTTGGCGTTGAACTAGAAAAACGTGGCATCCAAGTCACCACTTTAGATACCGACGAACGCTTTTCTAATCTAAAAGGCTTTATCAAATACGACCTCTACAGACCTATTGCACTAGACAAGAAATTTGGTATAATTCTCTGCGACCCACCGTTCAACATCGTCAAACTGTCCCAATTGTTCACTGCAATACGTATGTTAAGTGCAGGGTTTGAACAGCCACTATGGATCAGTCACCCAGAAGAACGAAAATACGATGTAATGGCGACTTTTTTCTGGTTTAAGCTGAAAGAAACAGGATTCTTCCCACAATACCAGATACCCCAAGAACATATTCAATTTTATGGAAATATTTTGTGAAAATTGAATTTCTAAAACTATATAATTATGCCAAACAATGTTGCAAGCATAAATGATACATTATACTTATAAATTCAGGTTATATCCAAACGCTGACCAGCAGAAACGTCTCAGCCAGCACTTCGGCTGTTGCCGTTTTGTGTATAACCACTTCCTTGCTCAACGTAAAGATGCTTACCTTGCTAACGAGAAATCACCGAATTATTATCAACAGGCTGGTGATTTAACTAAGTTGAAGAATGAAAAAGAATGGTTGTATGATGCCAACAGTCAAGTTCTACAATTTGAATTAAAATGTCTGCAAGCCGCGTATAATAATTTCTTTGAGAGAAGGGCGAAGTTGCCAAAGTTTCATAATAAAAAGAACAAACAGAGTTTTACAATACCACAGCATGTGGGCATTAAGAACGATAGACTTTACTTCCCTAAATTCAAGGACGGCATAAAGATTAAACTTCATCGTGAGATAGAAGGAGTGATTAAACATGCTACATTAAGTAGAAATTGTGCGGGTCAATATTTTGTGGCTGTTCTTGTTAAACGAGACATTGAACAATTGTTAGGAAATAATAAAGAAATTGGTCTGGATTTAGGTATTAATGCACTCGTTACTTGTTCGGATGGAAAATCCTACAAAAACATTCGTCCATATAGGAATTTGGAACACCGATTGCGAACATTAAGTAAGAATCTCCACCGAAAAAAATTGGGTAGCAAGAATCGTGAGCGAGCTAGGAAGATATTGGCTAAGTGCCATACAAAGATAGTAAATATTCGTAATAACCATTTGCACAAAGTATCCAAAAATATCATTGGCGATAACCAAGTCATCGTTTTGGAGAATTTGAATATAGATGGAATGTTGCGAAACCACTGTCTTGCTAAATCTATTGCTGATGTATCATTTTCTGAATTGGTTAGACAAATTGAATATAAGGCAAATTGGTATGGCAGGACAATAATTAAAATAGACAGATGGTTCCCATCTAGTAAAACTTGTTCAGAGTGTGGTTATGTTATGGATAACTTGCCTTTGAGTGTTAGAGAATGGGAGTGTCCTCAGTGTCAAATAAAACATGATCGTGATAAGAATGCGTCCATCAATATATTGAATGAAGGAAAAAGAACTGTAGGAATTACAGGGATAGCGTCTGGACTTAATGTAAGACCTAAGAGTGATCTTGGGCAATCAAGGACGAAGGACGAAGCCACGCCATCTTAGGGCGGCAATTCACGGAAATACACAATGAGCGCAACCGCATATAAACTGACCCACCATTTCACTGAGAAACACCTTACAATGTTAAGGGAATTCTTATCCTATGAGGTAAGATACCCAAAAGAATTCCCAATCCAAAAAGATTCTAATGGCTTCCTAATCCAAGCTGGCCCCTTCTCCACCCTACACTGGAGTCGCCAGGTGGAATGGCCTTGGGCTGTTCTTAATGCAGACCTTAAAAAGTCCCACGTTGCTCTTGATATCGGCAGTGGTCAATCAGTTTTCAAGTTCTTGGTTGCAGATAAGTGTAAGCGGTTAACCACTTTAGATCATGACTCTAAGACTGTAATTGAAACAGGTTTTTCAGCTAGGCAATTAGGATTTAAGAATATTATTCCTGTGGATGGGGATGCTAGGAAGTTGCCTTTTAAGGATAATACATTTGATCGTGTATTCCTGATATCGGTCATGGAGCATATGCCTAGTGGTCATATTAAGGCGGTAAAAGAGTTAAAAAGGGTATTGAAGCCAGGTGGTATTGGGTCGATATCGTTTGATATTGCGGTGAGTGGGCATAGTGATATTGACTTCCATGTAAATATCAAACAGGCATGGAATATCATGAAGGAATTAGGGGTGGAACGAGATGATAACCTATTAACGAATAGTGCTACAGTAACACTGAGAGATTTAGGTGGTTTGTCCATTACAGCGGTATTGGTTTCATATAAGAAGGATTAAATCATGGACACAGTAACGTTTACTAAGGACGAAGTTAAAGAAATTTACGAGTGGATTGATGCTATGTCAGGTGGCAATCCAGAAAATGGTTTTATGTGGGATGGGACTGATGATCCTAAACACCCACAGATTTCTGCATTGGTTAAAGTATTTAAGTGTATTGGGCGACGTATCCCAGAAAGTTGCGAACCATGCAAAAAATAAGAATTGAACCTAGTGTATATGCTGGGTTTTTGGATATATTTGTGAATGATGAATTTTTCGCTAATTACGGAAATGAAAAATTTTCTTTTGCTCCTGATTCTGACCTTATTGAACTTGATACTCTTAAAGAAATCATTAAACAACTAGGAGATTGATATGCAAGGTATCCGTATTCGTCATGGAATGCTCTTAAAAACCTTAGCTGAAAAGCTAAATCGGTTTCCATCGTCTGTCCGTCGCTCCCTAAAGCGTATGGGATATAGCGTCATTAGAGGTAAAGTTTGGCTACGAGGACAATTCATAAGGAGATACTAATGGAGATTTCTATTGGTGATTATGGTCGCATGATGTTTGAAGAGATGACTTCCGCAAAAAGTGGCTGTCTTCATTGGGATAGTATCCGCGATGAAGCTAAACCATTGGTGCATAAGCTTTTAGAACTTAACAATAAGATGAAGAATGCACCATATCAAATCGTAGGCATTAAAGAAAATGGGAAGAAGGTATTATCGAAAGCCAAGCGTATAGAAAAGGCTCAAGTTCAAATGTGGGGATATAAGGCTTGCGTGCTTAAGGAAGGCGATTATGTGTGGTTGAATGACAATAATGACCATGAGATGTATATTCGTCAAGATGACCCTGTAAAAGTTATTGATATCACCAAGAAAGGTATTTACTTGGCGATGCATGACATTATTGAGCGAATTAACATAGATGAAAACATATTGCTGGCACCTGCTGATTTTCATGGAAAAGAAGAATCTTACACATCTGATGAATATTGGCTGAAACAAGCAGATGCTCTTGGAATATAGGAGTCATTATGTGGGATTGTCACGAACACCGAGACGAATTGTGGATTAGTAACAGCTGCACAGTTTACCATAAAGAACATGGTCAATTGTGTTGGTGGGAAGTTCATTGGGACTGTATTATTTATCATCCTATTCAGTTTAAGGACAAAACGGCAGCAGCAAAGTGGATCGGTGAAGGGTGTATTGCGGATATTCAAGAAGGTTTGTCACGTCTTCAGGTTGGGTTTTCTTGCGAAGGGTTTAGCAAACGTGAATATTATCGCGGATAGCTTAGTTGTACCGAGGTTGACATGAACACCAAATATCCAGAACTTGATAAGGCAGTTGACTATGTTCTCCGTGTGACTCTTGGCAAAATTGCTGAGTCAGCGGAATTTGCTGACCAGCCAGAGATGCCATATAAGGCTCAGTATATTCTGGAAGAACTCATTAAGAAGTTAAAGGAGCGCGTATGATCCAGATATCCATACATGAAAATGACAGTATGAGCGCAGATAAGTTAAAGCCAGGTCAGTGGGGAGTCTTGACGGAAGGACATGACGGTGTTCCATCAGGGACTCTTTGCTATATGGCTTGGGGTGGTTTTGCAGCCCCAGATAAGGGAAGTTTGCAATTCCCTTTCAGGGGAACTTGGGCATGTAAAACAGAGGTGTATATGGTACGTCATTTAAGGACTGGCGAAGTTATTAGTGGACGAATGGAATGATTAAGGGAGAACAAATGCACATTAGGATCAATCTTAATGAAGACGGCACGGCTACATACTTTAGGTGGCTAGACGATGAAGAGGACTATGACTTCAGGAATCCCCTTCCATCGTATCTTGCCTTGAAAGCTATTAGCCAAGGTGCTACTGCTGATATTACTGCTTTAGACCCCGATGACAGTGACCGAGTTTTTGAAGGTAGCATTAAATTCTATGGAGGCTAAAAATGGGTTACATGGGATTAAGTTGCGTTTGTGATAGTGATGCCGCATCTGACCTTGCTGGTAATGTATTTAGTGGCATGGTGAAGACACTGCGAGCGGGCTTGAAAGAACGGGGTAACGAATATAATACTGATGGCCCTGTCAATGTGGCTTTGTTTATTGAAGAATATCTTAATCCCGATTAGAAGCACTTATGGTCAAGTCTAATAAAGCAGAATGGGATAATGAGCGAAATAAGAAAGATCATTTGACTGCATACAAGCGAATGCTCAAGAGTCTTGATGGATTCTTGGACAACGTGAGGTTATAGCTTAGTTGTACTAACAAGGGAGACTAACATGGATTTCAAAGTTCAAAGAGCTAGTTTGGTTGCGGGTGAGTGGAAGACTGTTTGCACCAATAGCAAGGAAGACTATGTGCGAGAAATCTATAAGAAACAGCTTCAACTCTACTCTGTTGGGCGTTTTCGTCTCTTAGACCCTGATGGAAAGGTGCTTGCTGAAGATAAAGCTGCACCATTATTCAGCAATAACTAAGGTGAAAAATGGCACTTACTTGGGGCGAAGAATACGACCTGAAGAAGCTGCTTGAAAAAAACAAAGCTAAAGAAGAAAAATCACCTGGATTAGGTGGTTGTTTTACTGTATTGCTTGCTCTTGCCCTTACCTATCTTTCCTATTATCTAATAATTAATTGGGTTGAGAAGGTCAATAACCACATGAAATCGGCGAATTCTCGCTTAGAAAGGCTTGAGAAACATGAAGGGCCGTGATATGCCAATGTGTTTCGGTGATAACCATAAGTGGACCCCCGCTGGTGGTTGTAAAGAAAATCCTGGGTATTATGGCGTTGGTGGTTCAGCCATTATGTATTCTGAAGTCTGCGAGCATTGTAAGACTGAACGTAGCAGGATTTTTGGTGATAAGAGCGCAAGTGGCAATAGGAACCGTGGCTGGCGTTATGACGCCTACGGTGAATATAATTATGCTTAAACCAGCAGAAACAATCAAGGAAGCTACCGATGCATTGAATGATGCTTGGACTGATTTTAAGCATAAATCCTCATTCTATTATCGTGTAATGCATGGTTCCGAAGACGCTAAGGATGCCCACGAAGAATTTAGAATGACGTGTCAGCAAGTTTCTGGTTGGCTTGAGTATGGCGAACTTGGTGAAGGCACAATTTTTGTTGATGAGTATGTGGGGAAGAAATCGCCCTTATGGATTGAGACAAAACAACTCCTGAATATGGCAGAATTTGTTCTAATTAAGTATCGACAATATAGCCGTAGGGATTTGCATTATAAGCCTAAATCCATGACTGAATTAAGTAAATTCATGAATTGGATATTTTGGCGATACTCATAGCTTAGTTGTACCAGTAGAGCAAAGGGAGAACAGACTTTATGGACCAAGATATAGTTAAGTTGAAATCTGCTAAGGCTACGAAAGATGGCCGTATCTGTTTAACCATGTGGATGCCACCGAATTTGCATGGCTGGTATGAGATTTCTTTTTCACCTTCCGAGAGTGAGTTGTTATCGTTGGTACCAGCAGAATATCAAGATATAACCAACATCAGATTAGTGATAAATGAAGTAGGTTTGCGAAGTAGCATAGCTGAAATTCAAAATCGTGGGTTACTAAAATTTGGAAAATCTTATGAATATAATTTTTGTCAAAAAATTCGTAAGCAAATGCAAAAAGAATTGTCGATAGTTGCGGATTGCCGAACCTATGAAGGTCAACCTAGTCGCAATATGGTCCAACAATTAGATTAAGACAGCTAATCTAAATGCCTTTAATCCTTTATATCCTGATTTTTTAAGTACAAAACTGACAGTGCTGTGGTGAATGTGCCGTAATTGACAAATCTCGTTAATTGTCTTGCCTGTCGTCAATAATTTGAGTATCTCCTGATGGAGACGTGTTGCTCGCTCGAAACGATTGAGATGACTTAGGTTTATTCTTGACCATTTACGTTCCAAATAAGGAAGATGAAGGGCTATGCCAGTTTGTTTTAGGAATTTGACTGCTATGCTATTAGCAAAATTGACGACTGCATAACCTTTAGTGTTAATTTTGGCCACAGGGCATTTAATACCCAAATGAGAATGTAATCTATGACTCATAAGGTTCAAGTTGGAAAGCCAACTACTATGAATTTTAATTGTTATAAAGGAATCTGGTCGTCCGCCTGATTGGGCACGGATAGAGCCGTCACCATCTATAAATCCAATTAAAAGAGGCCAAAATAAGTCTTTGTTGATTTTACTAAGGTCAGGCGGCTCATAAGTTTTACGGCAAGACATATTGAATTTTTTAGATATATTGGTAACTAATGGGTCTGAGAAGGCAGCACTAATTTGAGGATACGATTTACCATTGCACTTAATAGTTCTATAATGAAAACTATTATCATACCCGACGTATTTGAGGAAGGTTTTTAGGTGGGCTTCATCCTTGATAGACAATGAAACGCAAAGACGATTGCCTTTGAAATGGCCGTCTGCCAATAAGAAACCTATCCAATAGTAAGATATTGGGGACTCGTTTAACAGTGAATGTAATTTTGATTTCATACTCTATATGAGTATCAGCAATAATTATTTGTGTCGTGTTTATTAAATTCTCAAGAACTTTTAGGAGGTTGAAATGGACGCTAATCAGCAGGACAAGTTAGTGACGTTTGTTGCCACACTCATTGGCGTGGTTGCCGTGGCCGTTATTGTTGCGTGTGTTCTGGCACTTCCAGTTATGTTTCTCTGGAATGCTATTATCCCCGATATCACCAAGAATGCATTGGAACCGATTGGTTTCTGGCAGGCACTTGCTCTTAACGTCCTTTGTTGCATTCTTTTCAAGAGTAGTTCCAGTAGCAAGAAGGGGTAAATGCAAAAACTAGCTTATAAATGGAGCAAACGCCATAAGGATTATCTAATCCATTTCCCCACAAGACCTGATGGGCGTTTGCTCTATGGCTTTTTTGAGAGTGATTCAGCTAAAGAATTCCTAAAAGAACTAGAAGCCCGTGGCTACGATCTAACTACCCTTAAATTTGAGGTAAAACTGAAATGACTCTTCCTTTGGTGCCTATGAGGAAGCTTGTTGAGGAAGCAAACAATCTTCCTGTTGAGCCTTATGAACGTGACTACGTTCCACGGGACGTTGTTGTTTTAGTAATTGATAGGGCAAGTATAGAGTTTCAAGATGAAGATGCTTCCTGTTTAGATTATGAAAGGATTAGGATTAAGCCTAACCCCCATATTCTTGCTGTTGCTTCTACCGATGGAGTACGAAATTCTTATAGAATTTTGGCTCATTTCCCTCAGCGTATTCAGCAGAAAGCATTGCTTGCTTTTAGGTTACTAATTGGCTCGTTTGGCATTTACCCATTTAAGCGTATTTGGGCATTAACCGTCCCTGAATCGTGGCGTGGAGAAGATGGCATTGACCAAACTATCGGAAACGTCAGATAGCCTAGTTGTACCAGAGAGCCTAATGAAAAACTTCATCCATGACCCACATGACTCTGACCCCAATTCGCCTATCCACGTCCTTAAAGAGGACAATATGAGTTGGTGTGGCTTACTCTATGCTTTTTGGGAAGAAGTCCCAGATGAAAAGCTGCAAGCTACAGCCAGACATTGTGTTAAGTGCCACCAGAATTGGCAAGCTTCTACTGGACTTGCCGAGGCGTTACTTGGATGTAGTCCAGAATTACCCAAAGATAAGTTTGTACTAGTGTCGTCTAAGGGCTTAGTAAACGAAGCTAATCAACCTGTTGATTGGTCATATGTCAGTCCAGACTTCATGTTATGCCGTGTCGCTGGCACTATGCGATATGATGAGGTCAAGTATTTCTTAGAGACTTCTGAAATTGGTAGCTTTATTCCAGTGGACAATGACCTACTCTTCAAGGTAACTCCAAAATGACTACAAAACAACTTAAGCAAATCAAGTCTTTACTATTAAAGATTCAAAATAAAAAGGAAGAATTGGCAGTGAAGCGGGATGAACTGCGCACTCATCTATACGATTTTGAAGACTTAATCAATAGTCTTGAAGCTGGCATTGAAGATATTGAAGCGGGCATTGGTAACATTGAAACTGGCATTGATACTATTAGTGGCTTAATTTGAGGTGAAAAATGAAGATTAAGTATGTGATAATGAATTGCGGACGTGGTGTAACTGTGAGTGGGGACCGTGAAATTAAGCGGTTTGATACCGAACAGGAAGCCGAATTGGTCCGTGGACTTGGTAAATTGGATGTTACAAAGAACCCTAACATTATCACGGTTAAAACTTTATTTCTTAAGCTGCGTAAGGCTAACATTCCTGAGAATGAAGCAGTACAAATCGTCGGCAATCTTCTTGTAGAAGTGAACGACGAATTTGTTGAAAAATATCTTGATGAGACTACAGATATTTATGTTGATGTTATCTTGAGAATGAAATCGGAATTCGATAAGATTTCGCCTTTGTTGTTTCTCAAATATATTGAAAGTAATAAGCTGACGATTAAATTCTCTCTCTAGTGTGTAGCCAAAGAGCAAAGGATTCAGTCTGGCCAGTGACTTCAGCATGGCATTTTTTGCACATGCCGTGAGTTACTTGGTCAGTTGGCTTAGGCACATATGGTTCTCCAGCAGAATTGTCGGGTTTTAGTAAACGTTGGCACCAAGCACAAACTCTTGTTAAATCACTTTTCTCCATAGGTTTATTTATGGATATCAAAGAAACTATTAGGACAATTCGCAAGAAATACCGCGAACTAGCCGATGCTGAATGCAATACGGTTTTTAGTGATTATTATTGCAAGCAATTTGATACACAATATGTTGGCAAATCCACCGACAAAATTCAAATTGACCAATACGAAGTAACTGATATTGTAATCGACCACTACAATAATATGAATTGTAAGTGTGGTTTCATGCCTGTTGAATATCTGCGTCCTTTTCGTGTTATTTTCAATTCTCACTTCGATAAAGAAGACCATTCTTATTACTTGCGAGTAGGTTCCCATTTCTTCATCAATTACTTTCGTCAGAATCGTGACAAAATTGATGACGATTATCTCGCCGTAATGCTCCAGATGGATGACCATATGCCCAAAGAAACTGGCGGTAATCACTTCCGCGAATGGCTCTTAGGTCGTAACAATAATGGTTGTGGGGAACTACGTTACAACCCTAAGCCCAAGCTATTAAAGAACTTAGTTCAAACCAAGGAAGGTTGGACATGGGAGCGGCCAAAGGATAATTGTGAGATTTGTCATGGCGAATCTGGCGGCGTTAAGGGCAATGAGAGCATCGTTAATGGGAAAGTAGTATGCGACTATTGTTCAGTTAAAATGCAGGAGATGTCATGAGCGAACCTTATTTAGGCATTACTGTTGACTTGCACCTTTTTGGACGATATGTTTCTATTGCTAGTCCAAATATTTGATCCCTAATCAAGCTTATGACACAGAAGGTATGTGGGACGATGACTTACCTTAGTTGTACCATTGAAACCATGAATACTTGCACTGGTAGTGGAACTCTTGGCTACGTCTCAGACTACAATAAGCTGTTCAAGTCAGCAAAGTGTCCAGTCTGTGGCACCAAGGTTAAAGTGTCGTTCCCTGATAAGATGCACGAAAATCGTGCTAAGTTTAGCAGGCATAAAAATGAACCAAATTCGCATTCTTAAACGCTGTCCTATTTGCCGCGCTGTTAGAGTCGAAGGCTCTGGCGGTTGGTCTACTGACTATGTTTGCGGCACCCGCCGTGGCAATGTCAGTGAAGAAATCCACTGGCAAGGGAAACTCTGCTTCGACCGAAAAGAAAAGTCTGAAGATAGAAAGGCTAAGAAAGCGGAGAAAACTAATGCAATATAACGCACCCAATGTCCCTAATGGCTATTACACATACCATCTTCCTCATTGGGAAAATAAGGAACTCGCTAGAGTTTTTGAAGTTGATGGGGAACGATTCGTAGATTTCATTAATATGGACTCCCCACGAAGACTTAACAGTTTCCCCGCTAATGGGATTTTTGAATCTTCGGAACCGACCGATAATCTTAATCTGTCCCCAGAAGAAATTAAGGGCCGTGTTCAAGAATTAACCAAACACATTAAGGAATTAACCAAACACATTAAGGAATTGTTAGGCGGTCTTAGAAATCTTACTGGCATCCGTTGTACTTGCGACGAAAAGACTCTATGCGTATCTGTCCCAGATAAGCTAAATGTTAGCTTGCCCACAAAGACACTCGGCAGACGATTCTATTTCCTTCTTGACGTGAAACTAGAATCTATTGAATACACTAATGATGATATCGGTCGCGTAGAGTAAACCTTAGTTGTACCGAGATAACCATGCACACATATGAAGCATCATCGCTGGCACGTCAACTCATGAACAGTCATGGCCTTGGTCAGTGGATTTTTTCCTTTGACCGTGCCAAACGCCGCGCTGGTCAATGCCGATATAGGGCTAAAACCATTTCCCTTAGTGAAAACTACGTGCGTCGAAATACGGAAGATGACGTGCGTAATACCATTTTGCATGAAATTGCTCATGCCCTTGTTGGTCCAGGCCACGGGCATGGTCACGTCTGGAAACAAATGGCTATCCTGGTCGGTGCAAAACCCACTCGTTGCTACGGCGAACATATTGATATGCCAAAAGGCCGCTATCATGCCAAGTGCAATGGCTGTAATCTGGAATGGAATTTCCACCGTAGACCCAGGAAGACTAAGGGTCGTTATTGTCGTAAGTGTGGCCCTGTCATTGGCTTACTACAATGGAGTCCAAATTGTATTTCGATATTCTCGTAACTCATCCACGATTTACTAACCAATATATTGAAGTCCTATTAGATGCCCCCGAAGGACTATCTGAGAAAGTCTATCAGGAATTGGCTAGAGAATACCTCTACCGAACCAATTACGAAGCATATTGCTTTGTAACCGAAAATCCAAGGAAGAAATCATGAAATGGAAAGTTGAATTAGAAAAGACGTGGCGAAGACAACACGTTTCAGTCGTGTTTGCTAATGCAAATGATCCCTATGACCGCACTACACTTGAGGTTATTTGTCCTAATGCTAACGACGCCAGCGAGTTACAACTTGCCATGACCTTATGCAAAGTCCTTAATAAGGCTTGTGCGGAAGGCAAGGCTACACTTAGCTTAGTTGTACCAAAGTAAGGAGAGCTAGTCATGACCATTCGAGAATATCTCAAGGGCCTTACTGAGAAGTTAAATGGCCTTTACTTTGAAAATGACCTTGATCTTCGCATGACCACTTTTGATGTAGCTACGTTCCAATTAGCAGCTATTGAATACACCGAAAGCTGCAAAGACCAAATAGGAGAATTCAATGGAATCTGAAACTTTTAATTTCACCGTCATCAATCCCGATACCCAACGGGAAACGGTTATCCATGTTTATTCTAATCCTAATAGCAAGCGATTTGCTATTAATGGCACCATTATTGATGGCCAGCAATTAGCTGAATTGGGTATGCTTATGTTCGCTCTTGCTTGCCAGCATGATTCCCCCGACGTTGATTCTTGCGATGCATTGCTGGAAGGCTTTGAAATCCCTGTCCCCGTTCAAGAACTAATTGAGGTGGCTTATGGTAAAGCTTGATCCCCGCTTCTCCAAGACTGAATTTGCTGTGGAAGGCGATTCTTTCGTCTACCATGCCCTTTGGGGGAAGTATTCAACGGAAACACTGTATAAGACCCCAATGAGTGTAGTTCGTTGGGAAGAAGATTGTATGGGAACAGTAACCCAGATTGGCTACCTGGACACTATTGGCGAAGTGGGTGGCCGAATGAGAGGTCGTCCAATCAATATTAATTTTCGTTGGGCTAAACTCAATGGCCATTCAATTATGTTTTATGATCCCTGTTCCCAATTAGTGGATTATAAGATGGTTGAAGACTGGCTGGACAAGTATACTAAATTCCGCCGTTGTGATGCCAATAACTTCCATAATGTTTTGGAACTAATCAAGGCATTCCCGAGGTAAAACTATGAATGATAGAGGAAATCAGCCAGCCTTCCCAAACACGGAAACCGATATGTTCCAAAAATGGATGTTCCAAAAATGGCAAGGCATAACTTTAAGAGAGTATTACGCTGGTTTGGCGTTACAGGGTTTACTCGCTCGTGAATATACCGCTGACGCTGCACAAAAAGCAGTAGAACTTGCAGAAACCTTGTTGGATGAATTGGAGAAACCATGAAAATTGAAATCAATTTCAAGACTCCTGATGCTGTCTATGATGCAATCGAGCGAAGTTTTTCCAATACATTTCCTTTGCACATGACCCCGCTCGATAAACGCGCCACAATCGACCATTATAAGAACAAACTGGACAAGTGGATTGAGTATGGCGAAAGCGTCACCCTTGTCTATGACACACTGAGGCCGATACCTTAGTTGTACAGTAGGAGCTATGTCAATGATCTTTGAAATGGTCGTCTACTGCGGAGCATTGAAAGTCTTCCGCATCCTGAATAGCACATCCCGAAGAATTGAAGTATCGGCGTCCACCGAGTTTTAACTTTGATCCTAGTGGTGATGCAGGCAGTGCAAAACACTTGCGACGTAAGGCTAAGGCTAAGAGAATTAAGCAGCGGAATCCCCGAAATAGGATTAAGAACAATGGCGAAGAAGAAACTAACTCCAGCACAGGAACGTAAACAAATACAAGATTACATTATGTTCTTGGAAAAGCGCCTCGCATCCAAGAATTATAAGGCTAACGTCTCAACCGAAGAATATCAGAAGACAAAAGAAAAATTGGACAAAGCTCGTTTTCGTCTTAAAATCTTGAAATAAGATTGACCAATCGTATTATTAAAGCTTTGATTATCGTCGCTTTTCCGATATGATTGGGGGAGAACTAAAATGAAGAAACAAGGTTTATCTCAACTGATCGAAGCCCTGCAAATCTTCCTCAAGTATGGAGATATTGCATATCCTACTCATTGCGAACACGATGAAATGACCGTCTGCGTTGACCCCGCTAAAGTGTCCGATGAAGATAAGAAAAAGCTGGATGAACTTGGATTCTTTGAAAGCGACGAAGATTGCTTCAAATCATTCAAATATGGTTCTGCATAACATGAAGAAAATAGGCTCTATATTCACCGATGTTGCTGCCATTGTCGTTGCCGACCCATGCAAGATCATGAGTCCCGAAAAATATAAGGAATTCATGAAATTGGTAGCGGAACGTAATAGAACATTTACTCTCGAAGAATTCAAAATGCTTGCTGAAGCCAAAACTAAAAAAGCCAAGGAAGCGATTAAAAAGAAAATAGTCAAAGCCCTTCCGCACCCTGGCGGTATCTATAAGATGGAAGATTGCATTATCTTTACCACCCTCGGCCCCGCTGATGGTTGGCTCAACGTTAGTACAAAGAAAGACGCCAAGGGTAATCATACAAAAATCATTATTGACCTAAATCCAAAGACGATAGCTTAGTTGTACCAGAATAGCTATGTATAAGATTTTACTAGACGAACAGAAGCTTGACGAATTCATCAATTTTCTCCCTGATTTGGAAGAAAATGAAGTGTATTATCTCGCCCTCTTCGCCCGCCACAAATACTCCACCATTATGCCCAACCTGAAAGACAACCAACTTAATCGCTTTACTTCCAAGAAGGAAGAAATCAAAGAGAAAATCCTACGCCTTGAATGCCCCATCGGTGCCTACAAACGCGATGGCATCGACATTCCACAAGAAGCCCTTGCAGTCTATATCGCCCCCAATCCCCGTAACCTTATCAAAGCCAATAAGGAACTGTTAGTCGAACTGGCCAAGTGCTTCGCTGAAGGTAGAGCTAACTTTAACCCACTCTCCCTTGCTCGCACCGCTGTTCATAACGCTACTAATCGTAAAGTATTTGTAGACTTCGACTTCGATCATATTGAACCTGAAATTCATTTGCCTAAGATTAAGGAAAATCTGCCAGATAATGCATATAGAATCCTTAAGACTAGGGGTGGATTTCATGTTCTAGTGCTGTTGGCCAATGCGCCTAAAGCTAATTGGTTCAAGGCTATTGCTTCCCTTGAAGGCTGCGATGTTAAAGGTAGCAATACTCTATTCCCCGTGGCTGGTTGTAGTCAAGGTAATTTCTGCCCTTATTTCAGGAGCCAATATGAATAAGATTGTTTTTGAATAACCTGTGGGATTAGCAAATGACCATCAAACAAGAAATAAAGAAGATAGCCAAGCATTATGGCGTGAAATATAGAATGAGAAATCTCGTATATGCAGGTTCTTATGATTTACGAAATCCTCTCATAGAAATAAACAAAAAATTAAAAACTAGAAATGACATATTTTCTACTTTGTTCCATGAATTAGGGCATCATTACTGTAAGATGAATGATAAGTTTGTTGTTTTTCACACCGACACCACGGATAAACCTAATAAACATATGCGTAAACATATGCGTGATATGATAAAAACAGCCAATCGGGCAGAATTGTATGTTGACAAATGGGGCGAAAAAGAGTTCTATAAATGGTATCCAAAATTGAAATATATTCAATCATACAGAACGAAAAAAGAGAAACGAGAGTTGAAAAATGGGTTGCTGTGCTTGTTTTGAAAACAAGTGGAAACTTAGCTTAGTTGTACCAAAGAAACCATGAACGCATTACTTGAAACTGATAACATCTGGACAGCAATTGGAATCCTTACCAATGCCCACGGCATGAAAGTAGGTCAACACCTAGAAACCCTACTTTGTAAGGAAATTCAAGGGCACCGTAAAATGGACCTGGAACTTGTGGCCAAGGATATCCAGAAGCAAATCAAGAGATGCATTGGAGAATAAATGAAAATTCATTGCCGAAGTAACATCGACCTCCGACAAGAACAATGGCCAGAAATGGTGGAAGCTCGCCCACAAGTTGGCGACATTATCGAATCTAAGACCGCTTGGGGTCCAAATAAGATTCACCTTGAATTGGCGGTTGTTGGCGTGAAGTATCGTTGGTTTCCTTATTCTGGTGGGCCTCTCGGTGAGTGGGGACTTATTGTTGAATTGCATTTGCCCCCGCATACTTTTGAACACTTTACAGCTTTCCAACAATGGTATAAGGATATTTTGCGATAATGGACACAATCAAAATCGAACTTACAATTAAGAAGTCTGCATGGCTCTCCGAAGATGCCCTAATCAATCGTATCAAAAAGGAACTTGAATGGGCATTAGCCACTGGTGGTTGTGAACTCGTTGATGCCAAAATTGTACTTCCTTGGCAGTGTAATTCACATAACCCAAACGAAGCCCCATTTCCCGATAGCCTAGTTGTACCAACAGGATCATGACAAACTTCAAACAATTACTTGAAAAAGTCACCTTCCCTGGCTATACTTTCGAGCTAGGTGAAGAAAATGGCGTCCGATTTGTCCGTATTTATTACAATGAACCCGATACCGCAACTGGCATCGACGAAACCCAATATGGCCGCAAATGGTGGCTTGAACCCACTGACTCAGAAATGGGCTTCCTGCAATCCTGCTTCAAAGCCCTATTAACGTCCCTTGAACACCGCGCCCGTGAATGCTTCAAATACGATGGCTACCCCCTTATGTTCCCCCATAGGAGTCTGGCAGAAGCCATTGAACAAGCAAAACGTGAAAAATCTATTATTCAAATGCCTAAGATTGGATTCAAATGAACCATAAACATGATTGGGATGCATACCGCATCTGCACCCTTCAGGAATTTATTATGAATTCCTGAAGGACAAACGCGAACAAATTGCCCGCTTGTTCGGCGCTGCCCAAATTATGGCCCAAAAAGGCTGCTGGGAAGCCGTGGCTGAATACTGCGAAACTATCGCTAATATCGCCTTCAACAAAAAGAAAATTGGGAAGAATATGCCCATGAACTAGATTCGCCCTATCAGTGAGGTTTAATCATGTGCCTTGAAAGCATCCGTGATGAATTTCTAGCGATATCGCATCCTGGCAATGGCATCTATTCCATTTTTGCCTATAAGATTATCCAGCGTGACCTCCGCTCTATGCATAATCACCATATTTGGGCACCTGGACACTATTTCATCGAACATAAAGCCAAATATCACCCAATTCACCGTCGAATTTATAATATTGATAAGAGTTTTCATGCCTATCGCTATCTGAAAGATGCTAAGGAATCAATATACAACCTTAAAGAAGAAATTCTAATTAAAATTGAAATTTCAAGGGATGATATCACTGGAGCAAATCTCACCCAAGTCTCTGCCCGTAAAGTAACTTGGAATGGCGATTATCTCTGCCCCAAAACCAATCGCTGGAAGAAACTGAAGATCAACTGGTAAACCTTAGTTGTACCAAGAGGAACCTATGAAATACGAATTTGCTAGCCTACGTGGTGATAACTTCATCGCTGAGGGTAATACCCCAGAAGATGCCTACAAAAACCTTGTCGAACAAGAAAAAGACGAAGGAACCCTCTGGCGTCTATCTGACCCCTATTTGGTCGAACACTGCATCCGCCGTGGCTGGTCTAGGTTAGGCCAAAACCCAGGCGTAGCTTACCGTGTGGTAAATCCTAACCAATCCGAGATTATTGCTGCCCTAAAAGGCCAATTAGAATCATTGCTTGAAATTGGCTCAGTAGTCCAAACTGATGATGAAATCCTAGAAAATAACAAACGTCGCCAGAAAGCTAGAGAACTACTCAATGAATTGGAATGAAGCTAGAACTAATTCCCTTGATCGAAGAAAATTTGGCCAAGATGTTATTATCGTCAATCTTCACCCTGTTCCTGGCGCACCAGCATTAAATTGTACCTATTTTGAAGTAATTGACCGTATCCCACATCTCCAAAGATGCAAGGAAATCGGCCAAAAAGAAGCATTCGATGAACTAATTAAAGAGTATCAAAATGCATGACGACCTTGAAAGAGAATTAGAAGATGAACGAATACTCCATTATGCTGCTGCCAACGCACATAAAGTCTTATCTGAAGGCATTAAGAAAGCATTGCAACTCGAAAATTGGCCAGATTTCTATAAAATGTATGGGCCTGGCATGTTCGCTGAAGGCGTTGCCCGTTTCCTGAACGAAGAAGTAAATAAACTGAGGAACAAACCATGATCGACAAAACCCCCACTAATAAACAAGCAATTAACCAACACTGCCATGCAGTCCGCAATGAATCTTCACAAATTCTTGCTTGGATTCCTGAAGCAATTTACACAAATAATGAGAAAATGCAACAACTCCGCGAAGCCCTTATCGAATGGGATACCTTAGTTGTACCAGAGGAACGATAATGAACCCCAATGAATATAAACAGTACATCCAGCAGCGTAATGCAATCGAAGAGGAAATCGTTTCCCTAGCTATTGAATATGCCAAGCTTTTTTCAAAACTTAGCGAAACTGATCCTCTCAACCAGTTGAGTTATGATGATGTTAAAATGACTGAGGATTTAATAAGCATTGGCTGGACATACTACGGCTCCTATCAATCCGAAGACAAAGGCGTCATTACAGTAGACCCTGAAATTCTCCTCGGCACAAAAGAAAACTGGAAGCCAGCTATCGAAAAGTGCATCAAAGAAGAACAAGAAAAATTAGCCGAAGAAAAGAAAATCCAAAAAGAGAAAGAAAAACAAGAAGAAATTACCAAAGCAATGGTAATCCTCAAAAAACATAAATTCAAATTTATTGGAGAATAATCATGCGTTTTGCCGATAACCACTGCACCTATACCGAAGATTATAAGAACCATACCTATACCTTCATCGGTAATTGCGTCGTCACTGGCAAACCCTACTCCGTTACCGTCCCCGCTCAGGGCCTGTTCGCCTATCGTCAAGGCGCTCATATCCAAGACGCCTTCCCTAAACTCTCTACAGACGACCGCGAATTCCTTATGTCTGGTATCTCCCCAAAAGGCTGGAATCTAACCTTTAATAGCTTCTTGTAATTCAGCTTTACCAGCACGCGAGACTAGTTTAAGTTCCAGGCATTGGTTGTTATAGAAGCTATAATCATTCCATGCTTTAATCATGGCTTCATTGCGGTTATTGGCTTTAATAAGACCAATAACTTTGCGTTGGGTCATGGATTGATTGTAGTCATAGCGGATTACGATATAGTTAATCACTTTTAATGATAAGGACTTCGGGGATATCGAGTCCATCCTCCTTATAATTTGACATATAGGCCCAAACGGGGTGTTCTTCGCCTACGCAGTCAACGCCTACAACTTTGGTATCTTTTGGGTAATTTTGGAGAAGATTGATTAGGTCTTCGATGGTATTAATCATCATTTTCATCATCCTTACCATGCAATCCGCCCATGATGCACAAGAAGCCTGTGATCGAGCTTGGTACGACTGGTATTTGGGAGAACAAGCATGATTAACATCACTACGGCTATACAGCCTATATCTTCCCCCAAGAATATGAACTTGTTGCTGAAGTCGATAGCGATGATATCGACGAAGCTTTCAGACTCACCAACCATATCAACCACCCTTGGTGGATGAACGAAGAAGTTAAAGCCATCAAACAAGCCCGCTCTACCTCCGTGGGCGATGTTATCGAAATTGGCGATAAGTCCTTTCTCTGTGCCCCTTTAGGCTGGACTGAATTGGATAATAACCTTATTAATAGGGATTAATAATGGACCCAATTAGCTTAGATGGCCAATTTTCCAAGTGGGCCACACTACACCGCAAGGAAATGGGCCAAGAATATGAAGAGAAATATGACCTTGCCCGCGCCGCTTTTGAAGCTGGCTATAAATTAGCTGTAAAAGATATTAATTTCTTCGATACCTTAGTTGTACCAACCAAACCATGATCTATACTCGTTTTTGGTGTGCAGCTTGGGTCTATGTCACCGACCCCGATGCCGCTTCATTAGGCTGTGGTTCCAGCGTAGGCGAATATATTGCCGCTGATACATTAATTGGGTAAAGGAGTTCTAAATGGAAATTGTTAGCGTTACCATCGCTGTCCTAGCTAAATGCAATTGTGGCCAATTCGTCCAGCAGTATTTCAATGAAGATTATAGCCCCGATGAAGCCAGTATCGACACCCTAATCGCTGGCTGTAACCATTGCCGTGCCCGCTTGACACCAGTTCAAGCTATGCACAAAATTCTGGGCGATTAACCTTAGTTGTACCATTATCTGCGGAGGAACTCATGATTAGTCGAGAAAATTGCCGCATCGGTATGAAAGTCTATTTTGGCCGTCCTAATGGTGCGAAAACCCTTGGCGTTATTACCAAACTTAATTCCAAAGCCAAAGTCAAAACCCTTGAAATTCGTGGCTCTGGTCGTGGCTCCATTATCGGCACTGAATGGGGTGTCCCCTATTCCATGCTAACCCCCGCTGATACCGTTGTGCCGTTGATAACCCCAACACCCCAAAGCAGTTACGGCGAAGATAAACACATTATGCAAGCTATCCGTGCCCTTTATAATAACCTTAGCCCCGAAAATCTTACCTGCGATGGCGAGATTTCAGGCAACGAAGTCGCCCAACGAAGTGCTACCTATCATCGTAAATTAAACGCCCTTTTCACCGCCCTTGGTCGCCATGTCAGCGAAGAAGAAGCATATAGCACCCTATAACCACGGAGCAAATTATGATTTTTTTCTATTTCCTATATTGCCTTGTTAGCGGCGGTATTGTCGGTATCCTAATAAGTCGGTTCAGTAACCGACCACTAATCGCCATCATCCTATGGGTAAGCATCATACTCATCGACGGCTCTTTAGGATTGCTTATACTGCCTAAGTAAGCCCTATAACCGCGCCAATTTAACCAATTGTGATACGCTTGTGATACTCACACAAAACCCATCACAAACCTGTGACGAAGGAAATTATATGTGGCTCCGAACCAGAACTAAAAGCTATTCAATTTGTAACTCAGACCTACTCGGCATCCCCGCTAAGTCTGTGAATGAAGCCTATTGCCCTAAATGCAGGGATATCTTTCAACTTAATAAACCCAATAATGTCCATAAAGACGCCAGCAATGAAGACGTGTATAACTGGGAATATACCCATAGCTGCGGAGCTAGATTGTTGATAATTAACGATTAATTGGTCACAAATCCTGTGATGCACACTACTTATAGCCAATTTCTAATGTCGAGCGCAAATAGTGGGAGAAAATGGGACTTAGTGGGGACTTAGTTTGTGATGGGTGGGAATTTGATAGGCAGGGGTCTAGCCCGTTCTCTATTGTGTCCTATTTCAATTGTAAAATGCATTCTAATTGAATTAGAATGAAATAATTCAAAAAGGCCATCTGGGTCGCTGAAACGAATTTCGATATAAAAATAGCCACAAACCCAGTTGTTCCCGAAAGGGTTTGTGGCTTCAAATCTCAAGTGGATCAGTTTGACTTGAGACACTCTCATCATAACACTTTTTTGACCAATGTAAACCCCAATCTTGTACAACTAAGGTATTTTTGTTAAAACAAATCCATAACCATTATCCATATAGGCTTCACCTTTATAGCCTAGTTGTACAATGTTTGTGATGGTTAAATCCTACTACTACAAAGGTTGGATGGTTCATTATTACACTCTCGGAGAAGAACAATTTATTGCTTGTCAAGAGCATCGGGTGTTACGGGCAGCAAGAGATTAAGCAATTGATTTTAGATAGTATTCCTGTTGGGGCCACAAAGATTCGTGTTCATAGCAATGGGGATTTCTTTTCTGTAAAATACTTCCAAGCATGGATGTTGGTAGCGAAAGAGCATCCTGAAATACTGTTTTATTCTTACACAAAGTCGCTTCCAATCTGGATTAGATATAAACATTTGGTGCCTAAGAATTATGTATTGACGGCATCATATGGTGGCAAATGGGATTATCTAATCCGTAAGCATCGTCTTAAATACGCAGAGGTGGTATTTACACCGAATACCGAGCTTCCTATAGACATGCTTGTGATCCTAAAAACAAAAGATTTGCTTTATTGCTTCATGGCATTCAACCTGCTAATACGGAAGCTAGTTTAGCTTTGAGTCAATTGCGAAAACAGGGTTTCAAGGGATATTCTAAACCTTAGTTGTACCAAATGGCTTGAACGAAATCTAACTGGAGAAAAACATGGCGACTTGGACTTGCAGTTGCGAACGGTATTTCCCCGAAACTCAGGAATTGACCAAAAAGGGCGTCAAGAAGAGGATGATGGTGGATGTCCGCAAGATGAAGATTGAGGGTGATTTCATCGGCACTACCAGCTATGAAGTCAATTACCTCAAGCGTAATGGCGAATTCAAGTTCTATGTCAAGCAGTTAGTCCCGCCTAAGAAGGAAAAGTGGCCTACCCTAAAACTGAAGGCCGTCATTCTGCTGGACAAGTGGATACGGGAAGTGGCCTATACCCGTGAACAGTTCAAGCAATGGTTGGACAAGCGTATTGGGACTGGTGCAGAATCGGCCATTGTCGATTTGATGACGATGCCACCGCAAAACCTTGCTGCATAGGCAGTTAGGGCAATCGCCCTTTTTTTCTTGTCTAGAAATACTGAAATCAGATTTACAAAACGGAAAGCTAGGCTAGAATAAGCTTAGTTGTACCTTGAAAATTGCTGCCACGCACACTACCATATAACAACGGGGGTGTGACATGGCAACTAAAGAATGTCTTGGTTGTGGGCCGAAAGAAGAAAATGAATTTGCGGCTGACAAATCGCGTGCAGATGGCAAATGTCCATACTGTAAAGCGTGCAGGGCAAAACAAGAAAAAGAAAGACGGAAGGAGCGCGCCGCACTACCTACGCGGATTTGTTATCGGTGTGGGTTGGAGAAATTAAAGACAGAATTTTCTCCTAAAGAACGGCGTTATAGTAGGTCATTGCTTTGTTTGGACTGCCAGCAATTGGCGGGTGATAAAGCTTATCCTTTACATTTAGCGGCGTGCAAACGGACTTACGATAAAAGAAAAACAAAGATAAGTCAGCAGAAAAAAGACAAACGAATCGAGTTTAAGTTAGAGTTAATTCAGTTGGGCGGCGGTAAATGTTTGGATTGCGGGCTAGAATCAAATGAAGAGAATCCGCCAGCTTGTTTTGATTTCCACCATAAAGACCCTAAAGAAAAGAAATTTTCTGTTGGCAGGGCATTAGGGCACCATGCAAACAAGGATTTGAGTCTCGAAGAAATCAAGAAATGCGATCTTGTGTGTGCGACGTGCCACCGTAGAAGGCATGTAAACCTTAGTTGTACTAAGGTGGATGAACAATAACACTTTTTTCAAGGAGTTAGACATGGTTGCAGCTTTGGAATTGCGTGAAGATGGTACTGCCTCAATGGCCTACACTGGTGAAACGCCTTGGCATCGTTTGGGTTCGGCGGTTGATGAGAACATGGCATATGATGCTGAGGGTTTCATCAAGGCGGCTGGATTGGATTGGGAAGCGGAAAAGGTTCGGTTGCAGACGATGGACACGTTGGAGCCAGTGGACGCATACATGGTGCGTCGGTTGAGTGACAAGAAGAAGCTGGCGGATTCGGTTGGCCCACGGTATACCATTTTGCAGAACCGTGATGCCTTCAAGTGGTTCCAACCGTGGTTGGATACTAAGGAAGCGGCTTTGCATACTGCTGGTGCGTTGTTTGAGGGGAGTCGCATTTGGATTCTGGCCAAGTTGAACCGTGATCCGATGGAGATTGCGGCGGGTGACATTGTGGAGAAGTACGTTCTCCTAAGTCATTCCCACGATGGGACTTTGGCAATTCGTTGTGGATTTACGCCGATTCGGGTTGTTTGTTGGAACACGTTGAGCATGGCGCACCATGACACGGCGAGCAAGTTGATTCGGGTGAAGCATAGCAAGAACGTTATCACGAATATCGAAAACATTCGTGACACGATGAACATGGTGAATGCGGAATTTGAAGCGACTGCGGAGCAGTATCGGTTGCTTGCTTCTAAGTCCATCAATCAGAAGGACTTGCAGAAGTACATTAAGATGGTATTCGAGCTTGATGGGGTGGACGATAAGGATGTGTCCACGCGGAGCAAGAATATCATGGATGAGGTGATCGGTCTTTGTGAAAGTGGCAAGGGGAATAACTTGCCGAGTGTTAAGGGCACGCTATGGTCAAGTTACAACGGAGTATCGGAATATCTCAGCTACGTTTCGGGGCGAAATGAATCCAATCGTATGGATTCGCTCTGGTTCGGCAAGGCCAACGGCACCAATAAGCGGGCACTGCAAGTCGCTGTGGATATGGCCAATGGAGTGGCTGTATAAATAATTTCCAAATATATAACATAATGGGTTGATTTATTTAGCCCATTATGTTATATATAGTTTATGGAACATTATTACGTTGAAAGCAAGAAGTGCCCACGTTGCGGCGAAACAAAAGGTAGAGATGAATTTCATAAAGATTCATCCAGAAAAGATGGCTTACAAGCCATTTGCGCTGAATGTTCAAGAAAGAAACGACGGGAACAGAGTCGGAAAAACGCTGCACAAATAGAATACCCTTACATTGAGTTTAGGGTATGTTCCACTTGTCAAGAAAAAAAGCATCGGTCGGAGTTCGGTAAAGACCGTTACGACAAATATGGTATACGTTGCATTTGCCTTAGTTGTACAAGAATAAGGAACAGGAAAAACTATGTAAAATATGATCGCCCTGGAGAAGAAGACTCTAGGTCACGCCTATACAAGGCGACTGTCAACGGTAGGCTTGTGAGCTTGTTAGGTAACGCTAAACGGCGGGCAAAGCTAAAGGGTTTAGATTATGATTTAGACCTACAATGGCTTCTAAATCTGTATCAGATACAAAACGGTTCTTGTGTATTGACGGGGTTGCCGTTTTCTTTTGAATTTAATAAGGAATTCAAAAGACAGTTTATGCCGTTTTCGCCTTCACTGGACCGTATTGACTCAAGTAAAGGTTACACAAAAGAAAACACGCGATTAGTATGCACGGCAATAAACATTGCTATGAACCATTACGGGGAGAAGACATTTGCGGAAGTGGCGACGGCATATTTACAGCGGGTTAAACGGTGATGGAATCTTTTCCCTATCCCCTTTTTTTGTACCTTATAACTTATATGTTAGTTGTACATTGAATTGTGATAAAGGAAAAGATTTCAAGGGGACAAAATGAAATACAAACTACGATTTCGTGGGACTGACCACATCCTTAATTGGATGGGTCATGAAGTAGCTTTCTCTGAGTCGGTGGCGGACATGCTGATATGGGATTCGGGTGGGGAGTTGGAGATTGTGTGGCCGCACGATTATCAGATTTAGCTTAGTTGTACCAAATCAAGGTAGAATTCCTTACAAAGGAGATGTGATGCAGCTTCCTTCATTCAGCAATTACGGTGGTTATGCGTCGGATAACTATGGGGCGCATACACTTAGGTTCAATCTGGGGGCGATTTCGGTTTGGTATAGTTATCAGACTGTGGTTGCGTTCAGGGCGGGCCAGAGTGGGGAGTTGCGGGTATTGGACTATAAGGATTCGCAGACTACCCGCAAGCATTTGAACAAGATTGATGGCGGTGCGGTGGCATGTCGTCTGAGTAAGGATGAGTTTCAGACGTTGTGGGACAAGGAAGTGAAACCTTACCTTAAAGCTTAGTTGTACCAAAATTCCCATGAATACATTAGCATGGTGTTTGTTGTTTTTGAATCCGCCCGACCGAACAACTGAGTTTGTCGGTTTAATTACTGACAAGAATGGGCAACAGGTCCACATTGAACTTGAAGTGAATCAGGTTGCGGTGGGCTATGACATTGTGCAGAATATCATAGTCAAGGTGGACAGGGAAGACACTAGCGATTTTCGGGTGCAGTGGGGCCAATATGAATTGTGTACTGACTGCTTCATGGAATACGATGGTTCAGGTTTTGGTTGGGAGCGGCAAGATGAGTGGGTTGAACTAATCCATGACGGCGAAGTAATTTTCAGAATGTATGTAGCTCACTGGAGATAAAATGATTACTGAGAAGGACATTGCGGATCAGTGCGAGTTAATTCAGGATGATTTGGCTTGCATTCTGGATGGGGTAGATAATGAAACTTTGAACGCGGTTTGTCAGGTGATCGTGGACAGGCTGGCAATTTTGAAGGGCAAGATAGCTTAGTTGTACCAATCCCATTGTGATTTAACATAAAGGGGAAAACATGGCAAAGAAGAGTGACCGTCCGACGTTTGGGGTGCCCGATGACATTCTGCCGTCGTTCAAGCGGTATGTGGTGGCTAAGCAGATTTTCGAGATTGCACAATCCCGAATGGAAGCGGAGAATGGGGCAATCAAGGCCAAGATGATTGATAGTTTCACGGATAGTCTGGTGCGTATCAAGCGCCGTCCTGCTAATCCACGTTTGACGTTGGCGGATGCTGGCAAGCCCGACATTGAGGGCCTGTTTCAGGTGCAGGAAAAGTTTTCTCCGCAAGCTGTGGAGGGTGATGGGCCAGTAGCCGAGCGGTTGAAGACTGCCTTTGTTTCCGCTGGTGTTTCGGCGGATACGGCGGATAAGATCGTGGCGAATGAGGTGGTTTGTGAAGACAAGACTACCTTAAAGCCTTTCAGTGAAATGATTAACGGTGCGCCTATTGAGCAAGAGTTGGCGGGCCGTTTGATGAAGCTTTTGCTTGATAGCTTCACGGATGATGAGCGGAAGTTGATGATTCAACCCGCGTCGAAGATTGAAGTTAAGGAAGGATTCTTTGAGCGGTTGGGCATTTACGTGAAGGATAAGGCCGAGGCGATTGGGGCAATTCGTGTGATGAAGCCTGTTCACTTCATGTCGCATATGAAGTTAGGGCTGAGTGATACACCGCAAGGGCGGTTGAATCGGCTCTATGAGTATAGTAAGGAAATGATTACTGGAGAGGTGCCCCCTTCCAAGGGCTAGGGCCAATCGGTCTTAGTCAACCCTAGTGCTTTCTGCACTAGGGTTTTTTTATTGTTATAAATTTATAGCTTAGTTGTACTAAAAACCATATGAAACACATTACTGAAGATTGTGAAGTTACTGTGGTTGATGGCGAAATTAGTGTGGATTATCGCCATGAGCGGGAAGTGACCATTACTGATAGTAATGGGATTCAACGGTTGCCCGCGTCGAGTGTTATTCCAGGGCTATCCCGCAATTGGTGGACTGCCAATTGGTCAGGGAGCCAGTGGAACTTGGACCTTGACTGTGGTTGTCAGAGGTTCAATGGTGTTACAACGACACGTCGCATCAATGAAGCGTTAAAGGTGGCGGGTTTGGACGCTGCTAAGGTTAAGGCAGTGGTGAGTGCAGCTAAGAAAAGGACGCATTTTTCGGTAGGTAGGAAAGCTTAGTTGTACCAAATTGAACATGCCGCATTCGACTTCTGGCGAGGTCAGTGGTCCTTCACACCACTTAGACGGGATCGAAACCCGTATGCGGTACTAAGGAGTAAACCTATGCCAGTTGAAGCTGTTGAAGGGGTTGATGGGAATTGGACCCTATATGAAAAGGGTGGCTTGCGAGCAACGGCACGGGAATTCAAATCGAAGGAATTGGCCTTAGCTTGGGCTGTGAAAAAGGGCTGGAAGATAACTTAGTTGTACCAATTGAAAGGAATGAAGATGCTTTTCAAAAAGGTTACTGAGGGTTACGTTGAACAGACGTTCAATGATGCTGGGGAGTGTATTGCCCAGCGATTTGTGGCGGGTGAAGTGGAGTACGAGACGGAAGACGGTGATCCTATCAACGTGATGGATATGCCATTTGGCGGGAGGGAATACTTCCCCTTCGATATGAAGCAGCCTTCCGATGAGTGTTATAAGGAAGGCTAACTTAGCTTAGTTGTACCAAATCAATTGTGATTTCCTTTACTCAGGAGAATGGACAATGCGGAATTCTTCTTCGTTCGCTGATTCGCTGGTTGAACTCATTGGCGGGCAGGTTCAGGAGGCCATCAACGATATGGACCTCAGTGACCAGATTGAGAAGGCAATCAGCAATTCCAACGAAATCGAGAAGCAGGTCGAGAAGCAGGTCGAGAGTGCGATGGATGACCTCGACATTGACGACAAGGTGAAAGATTCGGTGGCGGATTACGACATGAGCGAAGCCATCGAAAGCGTAATCAAGGACAATTACGATTTCCCCGAAATCTGCAAGGAAGCAATGGATGAGTTGCTGGGACAGCGTGTCAAGGATGAGTTGGAAGAAATCTACAAGTCAGCGGGTTTCATCGACGTGGTTGATGCGATTGTGCAGCATCGCCTTCATTGGATTGCCGCTGCAAAGCGTGCCAAGTTGGTGGATTATGTCAAGTTTGGCCCGCTGGTGCGATTTGTGAAGGGCAAGTATGCTGCTCTGGTGCAGTGGGTTGTCAAGAGTCGCTAATTCTTATAAGGGGAATCGCCCATCCCCTTATAACCTGGATAGCTTAGTTGTACCAAACATGGAGATGAACATGGAAAGCAAGACACTTTCGCTGGAAGAAGTGGTTGAACGAATTGCTGAGTCACTTCGCCATTCAGAAGGCGACTTAGTTGCGGAAGTTTACAACGAGGTGATTGGAGGGAATCTGACCTATATGGGTGATTCCTACTTTAATGGGGATGGATAGCTTAGTTGTACCAAAGTGTGAGTAAGAAACAAGTTTTTCTCTTCTCTTTTTTGAAAGGGTTTTCGCAATGGTCAAGAACGAACAGGTTCACGTCTGCGGTTCCGAGACTTCCAAGGGCTTCAAGGTGCTGCCGCTTCAGGTTCGGCATCGCAAGGTCAAGGAAGTCAAGGTTGTGAAGGCAAAGGGCAAGGTGGGTCGGCCCCGTGTCTACAACGGCACCCATCGTCGCATCGTCGCGGCGGCTCTGAAGAATCACGGCCTTACCAAGGGTCTGGAGTTCCTCGCCAAGGAACGCAAGCTCAAGGTGTCCATGACTCTGGCGCTCGCCGTCGCCAAGGAAAACGGGATTGAGTTCAAGCGTGGTCGGCCCGCCGCGTAAAGGAATGGGGGAATCGCCCATCCCCCTTCCCTGGAGTTAGACTCGGCCCTTCTTGGCTTGTGCCATTAAACGGGAGGCCCGTGGTGGGGCGGAAAAATTTACGGTAGTCTAACTTAGCTTAGTTGTACCAATTAGATTGTGATTTCTTTTCTTTATGGAGGGCCAAACATGGCTCAGTCCGAATTGACCGAGGGTTTCGAGGTGTTTGAACTGCCGACGTATCAGACTTCGGCCAAAGAGTTTGCGGAGAAGGAAGGCGTTGACTACGCTGTGGCGCAGGGCTTCATCAAGCTGCTTGTGAAGCGTGGCGTGGCCGTTCAGCTTGCTTCCCGCAAGATTGAAGGGCAGAAGGGCAAGCCGACGAACATTTACGAGTTGCCCACCAATGTCTCTCTGAAGTTGGCTGCGTAGTCGGGCATGGTGGTCTGGTGGCAGGGAGCCATCAGCGTAAGGTAGGCATACACTCCTACGCCACCTTAGCCTAGTTGTACCAGTCACTTTGGCTGAGTGGTGGAATGGCAGACACAAACCTTAGAAAATTTCATATCCTTTACTCTAATAGGATATGAAAACTTGCCCTATATGTTCTAAGGTGTTTAACTGGACTAAGAATGACGTATGTTCTTCTTGTCGTGTAGCTTGGTTACGGTATAAACAGCGCTCTAAAGCATACGAAATTCTTGGTAACGAGTGTGTTAAGTGCGGGAACAATGACCAAGACGTATTAACGTGCCATCATCGCAAACCAAAAGAAAAATCGTTCATGCTTTGCTCTGCATGGGGTAGTATCGCATGGGAATTGATTGTAGACGAACTGAAAAAGTGCGAACTACTTTGTGCCAATTGCCATTTGAAATTCCATGCCAACGAGAATCAGAAAAGATTTAAGTTGGTTGAGAATTACTATCGGCCTCATGGTGGAATGGCATACACAGCAGACTTAAAATCTGCCGCCTATAACGGGCTTGTGGGTTCGAGTCCCACTGAGGCTATTCCTTAGTTGTACCAAAAAGAGCATCAAACCTTTCGCCAGTAGGAGAGTAGAATGCTTGTGACTGATTGCGAATCGAAACAGATGAAGCACGTTCTTGTACGCTGGTTTCGTCACCTTTTCGGGAAAACTTCTTGGAATGAGATTTTTCCTAATCATGATGAGGGATGCGTCACAACGCAAAATAAAGGACGTGACAAATACCATCTCTATGAAAAATGGTTGAAGCGAGTTACGGCTTTTTTCGTTTCTTCTGATGCAACCTATGAACAAGCGGAGAGTTATTTCATCAAAAAACTACCATCTGAGTGGTGGTATGGTTGTCGGTCGGAATTGGTTGCTATCTTGAGCGTGAGTCACAATGCCGCGAAGTGGGTAGCTGCAAATAAAGAGTTGGTTGCCAAGGAAGAGAAAACGTATTTTGATTGTCCCCATTGCGGCGGTTGTCACGGTTACAAGATTCCCGCAGACACCGATGAAGGCGAAATTACGGTGAAGTGTAAGCAAGAAAATGGCCAATTATTCAAGGTGCAATATGAAAATGCCAATGACCTTGGATTGACGCCAAACAAGGCAGATATGCCCACGATCATTAAAATCAAGAATTCAAATCGTGCTAGTCAGATTAAGACTGCCTTAGAGCATTTGGGATTGGGATTGGGATTGGCACTAACGCCAGCGGCTTAACTTAGTTGTACCAAAGGGGGCAATGATGTACCGCGTAGTAACCAGAAACGCATTTGGTCATGAATTTTCTGTGATGAAAGAAGGAACAAGGGCCGAGTGCAAGCGGTTCATTCTTGGACGGTGGGGACATTGGCCCCCGTTTGCTGTCATTACGCAACGGACTGAAAACTTTGAACGGTGTTTCTAACGGAGGAATCCCATGTTTGTGTTGAATGGTTTTTGTCGAAAAGAAGGCGATATGGAGCAGAATTTTAGTTCAGGCGAGACTGAACTGGCGCTTCATGTGGCCAAAATCTGGCAGAAGTTAGGCTGGCAACCGCGTCTCAAGCATTATGACGGCAGCGGTGTTCATTTCGTTAATTTCAATCCTCCGCTCCGTAAGGCAGCTTGATGCCAAGGGTTCGCCCACCCTGGTTTTACCTTAGTTGTACCAATCCCTTTAGGAGGCTGTTCATGAAGACTTGGAAATTTTATGGGTGGGGTGGGGGAAATGTCACTTGTCAAGGTGACACTGTTGTTGATGCACTAAAAGCAAGTGGTGGCTTATTTGAATTTGTGCGATATGAAGAAGTTGGCAAGGAGCCACAAACAACCGACGATGTTGATTTCTTGCTATATATTGCTGAGCGATTTTCTCGCCAGCTTAGTGGACAAGACCAGCGTGAATTTGTGCGGATTTACGATAAATACGCGCCTAATTCAAAGCGAACTATTCTGAAAGAATTGAACAAAGTTGTTATTCACGCGGCATGGGATGCAAGGAACAACGCCGCCTAATCAGGGTTCTCGCCCACCCTGGTTTTACCTTAGTTGTACCAATTCAAGCAGATTACTCTTCTCTTTCTGGAGTTAGTCATGCTGACTAAGGACTTCTTGACCGCTGGCAAGGCCATCTTCACCCTCGAAATCCCCCATGACTTCGCCAACAGGAACAACACCAAACCCCATTACACTTGGAAAGTGTCCAAACCCAAAAACCCTTCCTCATTTCTTTTTGTTTCTCTTCTCACTGGTCCCGATAACACCAACGACTATAAGTATTTGGGTCTTCTCTTCCCCCGTAATGGCATTGTAAATCTCACGGCCAAAAGCAATTTCGACGCTAAGTCATGGCCTGTCTTGCTCTTGCATCGTATTTGTGCCAACCTTTGGGGCACGAACAAGATTGAGGCTAGTGGCTTCAAGCTGCACCATGAGGGTTATTGCTGCAAGTGTGGTCGGCTCTTGACGGTGCCAAGTTCCATTGAAAGTGGAATTGGTCCAGAATGCGGCAAGAAGGCTGTTTTCTATGGTGCCCCTGTTGTGACGGCAATGGATATTGCCAGCAATGGTGGTATCTATGAAGATGTATATGGGGGCGATTAGCCCTTATAATAACATACCTTAGTTGTACATTATAAGAAAAGGAGAAACATATGACCTGGCGTGACGTGCTGCGTGGTTTACAGAATATGGGCAATAGCAAGCTGGATAGTGAAGCATTGCTTTATCTTCCAGCCGCGTTCTACAAGGACAAGGGCGAAATCGTTGCCTTCTCAAGGTTTACGACGATTGACGGTGACGTAGCTGAGGAGCATGACTGTACTGAGGGTGATCCTATTCTTTTGCGGTATTAGGGATTGCCTAGTTGTACCGAATGTGCTATACTCAAAAGGGGATTGTGATGAAAGCGTTTGTATATGAATTCAGGGATGGACAGGCAAAGTGTGGTACGGGCCGTGTTACGCCGAATTATAAGAATTTGGCTAACATGAAGCGCTATTTCATCCAGAATCTTCCTGCTGGTTGTTACCAAATTCTTGCTTTTTTTGATTGGGACAATCGGTATAAGGATGCTGACATAACCGAAGTGGTTACTGTGTATGGTTATCCGCCCGAAGTGACACGGATTTCCGTTCATAAGGGCAAATTGCTTTTGGGCAACGGGTGGATGATACCTTAGTTGTACGGAGAATCATATGACTATTCTACTCTTGATGCAAGGTGCTTCTGGTTCGGGTAAGTCCACCAAGGCCGAGGAATTGGCTGTGGAGCTTGATGCCGTCATTTACTCCACCGACGATATTTTCGCTGAAAGTGGCACGTACATTTTCAATCCGAAGTTGTTGGGTGTGAACCACAAGAAGAACTTGGACCGCACCATTGAGGCATTGAAGGCGGGCAAGAACGTCATTGTGGACAATACCAATACTCAGCGGTGGGAATGCAAGGGCTACGTTGAAGCGGCTCTGGAGTTAGGGGTAGAGGTTCGCTTCCATCGTTGTGTTGGCAATTACCAGAACATTCATGGCGTGCCGAGCTACAAGGTTCAGCAAATGCGTGACCGTCTTGAGGATTTGACGGTTGAAAGCGTCATGGCGAGCAAGAAGCCTTTTTAGCTTAGTTGTACCAATTAGGGTATGATTACCTCTAATAGGAGAACGGCGATGAAGATTATCTGGACGGATGCGACGGAGGCCCAATTGCTCAAAGACACGCCGAAGTTGCTGGAGATTCATGAAAGGGCTTTGAAGTCGGACCCCACATGGGCATTCTTCGGGGGCACAATCACTATCGGTGAGCATAGCTATCAGATAGCTTAGTTGTACCAATTAGGTTGTAATTCCTTTAACTGGAGAAAGCCATGAAGACTTGCGATTTGAAGTTGGGCGACATTGTTCACTACAAGGGCAACACTGGCTTCTACATGGACATGACTGTGGTGAGCATTTTCGATGATGAAGTCGTGGTGTGGCGTCCTTATATTTGGATGACACAAGATGGTCCAGAGTTGAAGACGGAAAAAATTGTCTTCAGCGTAGAATACTCCAAGATGGAGTGGGAAGTCAAGAGTCGCCGCGCCGATTTGAATGCCAACCGCGATTGGTACAATTGCGGACATGAGGTACCGAAAAAGGCGGAAATCAGTTGGTGTGGCATAGCCTAGTTGTACCAAATTAGATAACTCTTACTGGAGTCCAAAATGGACACATTTGAATCAGATGAAGAAGTTGGGCACGAAGAAGAAGTCAAAGAGGCTACGCACAAGGGCGTAATTTTGGCTGAGGATGATTTTGAGCTTGACCAGCTTGTGGTGGTGCATAGTCTCAAGGGCACGCTTGATACGGCCCCAATTATGGGGCAACCGCTCAAGTTCAAGGCGATTTGTCTGCCCTTCATTATTGCCACAATTGTCCTTGAAAATCGGCCAATCACGCTGGACGCACGGTATCTACACTTCATGAAAATCAGTGAAGAGTTTGTGCGGGCGCAAATGTCCTTGCCGAACCAGCAGCAACAGCAGAAGAAGGGACCGCAAGCATAGCTTAGTTGTACCAACCAAGACGTAACTTAACTCAGTGGAGAGTAGAGATGCGTTACTTTCTGAAGTTGTCAACGAAGGATGGCTGGTACGAAGAGGTGGACGAATACACCTACAAGAATGCGCCCTACGCTATGGACGAAGGGGGAAATGATCCCCGTTATTGTGTGGGTGGTATCACCACTGATGGCGTCACAGTGGACGCTGATTTGCGTGGGGTTCCGCTCCGTGACATAGCTATTTTCGCAAGGGCATTGCAAGCCTTGGAACCAGCAAAGGTTGATGGCGGCTTCATTCGTCCAATGCCCGCGATCATCTTCAAAAAGGGCCGTTCAAACTTCATGCGAACAGCAGATGGCAAGGTGTGGAAATCGGTGGCTTAGCCTAGTTGTACCAAAACATTTGCCCCTGTAGTGTAAACGGTAGCATACCTAATCACGGTTCTAAGGTAACGGGAATTCACGTTATGCTTATCATCTGGGAAGTACAACTAGATGCTGCGTGGTTGGTGGAGCAGAAAATCGAAAACTGCCAGGGGCACCCTAATCTAATTGAAATTTATGACAGAAATAACCTTATACTCGGTCTGATAGTTGGGCGGTAAGCTGAAAAATGCTTATCGCCTCCCATAAAAAGAAACAATGATTTATATTGAACCGCTATACAGCGTTGTATAGCGGTTTTATCTATATCTTAGTTGTACAAGGATTGTTATGATTGAAATACTTGACCTTAGCTGTGTGCCAGTTGATGAAAAGTGCGAGCAGTTGGGAGTCAATTATGACCCCACCAAGGCAATCAAGGAATGCCGTGCCTTCATCCGCCAATTGCGTCGGCAATTCGGTGAGGAACCATTCGGGGCGCAGTTGAAGATTACGTCCAATCCACATGACTTCGGCACCTATCATGAGGTGGCCGTCAAGTTCCATGACCAATTTGAGGAAGCAGTTGAATACGCTTTCAAGTTGGAATCGGAATTGCCCGAAAAGTGGGACGATGGTGCGCTGCGAGAGTTGGGCCTATTTGACCGATTAGTTTCCTAAACCTTAGTTGTACCAAAATCCCCATGAACGTACAAGACTATCTTCGCTCTGGCAAGACTCTGGAAAACTTGACTTCCGAGCTTGCTATCAGCGTAACCAAGCATGACTCTCTGCCGCTGGTCATTCTCAATTATGACCAGATTGATTCGCCTAAGACCAATCCCATCGTGCGGGAATGTCGCGGTCTGGTTCTCCAGTCTGAGAACTATTCGCTGGTGGCCCGTGCTTTCGGTCGCTTCTTCAATTGGGGCGAAGTGGCTGACGAAATGCCCTTGTTCGACTGGAACACTTGCATTGCCGACGAAAAGGCCGATGGTTCCCTTGTCCTCATCTATAACTTTGAAGGCCAGTGGCTTGCCAATACCCGTGGCTCTTTCGCTGGTTGGCCTATCTTCAATGATGAATACAAGGCAAAGTATTTCGGCGTTGACCCGTCAATGCGCTGGTCCGATGCCTTCCTAAAGGCGCTGAACGTCAACAGCCTTGATGAGTTAAACCTTGACCCGTCCATTACTTACGTCTGTGAGTTCTGTTCGCTGTGGAACAAGGTTGTACGGGAGTATCCTACTCCGTGCATGTATCTGTTGACGCGGTTTGCTGGTGAGCAAGAGATTGGCCCTTTGACTCATCCCGCATTCCGAACGTTGCAGCGATTTCCCTTGACGAATGTTCAGGAAGTGCAGAACTTTTGCACGGATCATCCCGAAGCAACCTTTGAGGGGGTGGTTGTGAAGGACTCCAGCTATCGCCGCTGGAAGCTGAAGAATCCGCGATACGTGTCTCTGCACCACATGAAGGGCAATGGGGATGGCATGTGGCGTCCTAAGTATATGCTGCCCTATATCCTCAAGAATGAAGGCGATGAACTGTTGACCTACTTCCCCGAAATCACCGAACTCTATAATGAGTATAGGGATAAGGTGAATGCAGAGTATGTCATGCTGGAGGCGCTCTGGCTGAAGAACAAGGACATTGTGAACCAAAAGGAATTCGCTTTGTCCATTGTGGGGAAGACTCCGTTCACTGGTGTTTTGTTCAATCTCCGTAGGGATGGTGGGGATTTGAAGCGGTCGTGGTTGAACCATGAGGATGGAATCTTAAAGGTGCTGTTCAAAGCTTAGTTGTACCAATTTGGTCTGATGACTCCCACTGATTACCTATGGGGCAGTGCGGTGGAGTTAGGGTGAGCAAGCCCTAGCGAAAAAGGTATAAAGAGCAACCGTCATTCCGTGGATTTGCTGCACGGATTCTTTTTTCCTTAGTTGTACCGAGTTCATCATGGCTGAACTTTTGGTTTGCATCGACAAAGACTTGATTGAAATTAACGTCACGCATGAACGTGATGGTGGTTTCCCTAATCCAGGGTGGGAATCAGCGGGATGGTTCCCTTCTATTCATGACGCTTTGACCGAAGGCAAGCTGTGGCTGGACATGGGCAAGGACATGGGCCTCAAACGTGGGGCTAGAAGTCGTCCTCGTTACTGGTTGCAAGCGGCCTAAACCTTAGTTGTACCAATTCAATCATGAAACAATTCTACATTGAAGTGATGATGCCGCCCTTCCCGATCAAAGGGAAGAAGTTCAAAGTCTGGTCAACCTATCCTGGCGATGCGTTGTCGCCTGATTTGACCATGTTGTTCAGCGTATGGGCGTTGGACAAGGAAGATGCAATTTCCAAGACGCTTTCGGGTGAAGCACATACGTTGCTTTCCCCCAATGCGAAGAAGCTTCAACTAGCATAAGGGGATACGATGATGGGTTGGCAGCGAAAACAAGATGAAAAGCGGAAGCTGAACGGTCAGAAGGACTGGACACGCGAACAGAAGGAGCAAATGAGGTTGTTTCTGAAGCAGTATCCACAAGGAGGGGAGCATGACCGAGAACGGCGAAAAGCTGGATGACCTTTGGATTGATTTGGGCGGGGAAGGCTAAAAGGGGCCTTCCCCTTTTTTGTTCCTATAATTAGCTTAGTTGTACTAATTAGGCTGTGATTCCTAAAACAGGAGCAGAACATGAACGAACGACATGCGGGAATTCCGTGGATACCTGAAGCAATGCACGGATAAGCAGGTGCAAGGCGTCTACGATAAGGAAAACGAAGCTGACCGCGACAATTACGCAGAATTGGCGATTGCGGAAGCAGAACGTCGTGGCATTATGCTGGACCTTAAACCTTAGTTGTACCAATTAGGCTGTGATTTAACCCTTGCGGAGGATCGTCATGGGTAACATCGAAGCCTTGGAAATGGTCGCCGTTCTTGCCAATTCGGCCCGCGAACAACTCTTGAAGGGCGAAAAGCCCTGCATCAGCAATCTCAACCGTATCATCCACCTTGCCGTGACCGTCGAACGGGAATTCGATGAACAATGGCAAGCGGAAGGAGAGAAGAATGAGAATTGCAGTTGATTACGTAGACGGGGACTATAGGGAATATAATAGCCTCGAAGCTGCCGTCGAATTCATCATGGACCATGAGGCCGAAGTAGAACGCATCTATGAGGTTGACGTGGGCCAAGCTAAAATCAAAGAATACGGGTGCGAATGGAGTTTGAAGCTGGTAGAATTATAGCTTAGTTGTACCAATTAGGTTGTAATTAACCCCAAACAGGAGCAAGGTCATGCGTTATTGGATTCGTCACGAAGACCTCAAACAGGAGCAAGGTCATGCGTTATTGGATTCGTCACGAAGACCTCAAAACGGCAAATTATTGTGACAACTATGATTGCCCGCTTGCACGGGCCGTCAAGCGGAAACATCCCCTCGTCCATGTCCAAGTCAATTCCCGCTATGTTTTCATGAACGGCAAGGCTTACCACATTGCCACGCCGTCCGCTGACAAGCTGCTGTCATGGTCATGCAAAGAAATCATTCTCGACAAGGGCTTCCATGTCCGTCTCAGTGCGGCCTAGTTTCAGGGTTCGCCCAACCCTGGCTTTACCTTAGTTGTACCAATTAGGTTGTGATTTCTTACCCTTTACCTGGAGTCTTGACAATGGGCAATGCTTTCCGTCTGGCCAAGCTGCTGGTGATCGAGAATCCCAATCGTTCCGCCAAGTCCATCCGAGAGGAAATCGAGAAGATGACGGGCATCAACCTCGATGGCCGCGTGATCGGCGGCGAGAAGCGCATCCTCATCTATCGCAAGGGCAAAGCGGCCTAAGCCAAGGGGTCGCCCACCCTGGCTTAACCTTAATGGAGAAATCCCATGAATGAAGAACTCAAAATCAAGCTCCACGAAATGCTCGAATCGTATTCAAGTCAACTTGATACGATTTGGTATAACTCTGATTCGGGTTCGCACATGGATTGGTGCCGTAGGCAACAAGCTGAGATTGCCGAACTCATTGCCGAACTCGAAGCTGTTGACGCGATTTGCTGGTAGGCATAACTTAGTTGTACCAATTAGGTTGCCCAAAACAGGAGAATACAATGCGTTTTTGGATTCGTCTGGCTGACCTCCGAACGGCGAACTACAGTAGCAATACGGACTGCTTTTTGGCCCGCGCCATCAAGCGTAAAATCCCAAAGGCTAAGGTTCTGGTCCATCCCGATTTTGTCGAGGTGGGTAAAACTCACTACGCGATTGTCGGCAATGGAGTGGACCGACTCAAAGAGGACCATGACACCAAGGAAAAAGGCTTCCACGTCCGACTCCGTAAAGTGAGTGGCTGGCTAGAGTGTAACCAAGCGAAAGCCGCAATTGACCACATCAGGACGTTCAATTAGCTTAGTTGTACCAATTAGGTTGTGATTCAACCCAAACAGGAGAACGGCCATGTTTGAAGTCATTCGCAACGGCAAGGTTCTGTTCCGCAATGCTTCCTATCAGCGTTGTCTCCAATTCAAGGCCCGCCACAAGCTCAATGCCATCATTCGGCCCATGCCCCAAATGCTCGCGGCCTAAGCCAAGGGGTCGCCCACCCCTGGTTCTATACCCTAGTTGTACCGAGGTTCACATGCTTATTCCCCGCGCCGTAGTGTTTGATTCAAAAGGCAAAGCTCTTTGTGCTGGCAATCCCTGCAATGGTTACTCTCATCGCACCGACTGCCGCCATACGACCATGCACCTACCATCGGAACATTTCGATTTTATCGACGTGAACGTGGAAGGCAAGACTGAGGCCGAAATCATGTATGAAATCACGGCGGAATACCACATCTAAGGGCCATTCAGGTCTGAGTTGAGAGTGGCTTAAAATAGGAGCAAACCTATCCGTGGCCGCATTAACTTCGGTTAGTGCCCGCCCAAGAAAGTAACGGGAGCCAACGGGAAACACCCTCCAAAAGTGGATTACCAATGACTCATCAATAACCGCTCTTACCTTAGTTGTACCAATTAGGTTGTGATTCCACCCCAACAGGAGCAAAGTCATGCTGGTTCTCGACAATCCCAAAGACATTGCCGCCTTCCGTAAGTTGGCACTACGTAGTGCTTTAGGGCTGGAAATGAAGGGCTTCAAACGGCATGGACCGTCTTGCTTCTCCATCATCAAGGCCGAATTCGGGCTGAAGGGCAACAAGCAAAAGGTCTATGACCAATTCACGGCACTGCTCAAAGAGCAAAACATCCTAGTCTAAGGGCAGGGGTCGCCCAACCCTGGCATACCTTAGTTGTACCAATTAGGGTGTGATTCAACCCTAACAGGAGCAAGCCATGCAGCAACTCGCAATCTTCAAGGATGGCAAACCTTTCGCCAACGTGCCTTGCGACAAGGATTACTATCTTAGCCCCATATACAACGTCACTGCTCTGCCGTATGAAGTCAAGCAGAAAATCTGGAACTTCATCGGTGGTCAATCGGCTGATACCAAACATGGCGGACGTGGTTGGGACGTTGGTGAGTGGTCGTGGGAGTGGAAGACTCCCTCCGTCCATCGGAAAGCTTAGTTGTACCAATTAGGGTGTAATTAAGGAGAACAAACCAATGTACTGTGCATTCTGCCATCGTCCTTGTGGCCAACGTGAATACTGTGCCGAAGTGTGCCACCAAGAGCATGATGACGAACTGAAGTCCTTTCAGCAAGGCAATGCCGATGAACTGCCCATTGGCGATAGTTCGCAAGGCGCAAGCCGATACGGGGAGTGGGAACCAATCGAGTGGGACGTAACAGGTGGACTATAGCCTAGTTGTACCAATTAAGCAAATGGAGGAACGAATGAAAACAGGGTGCTACGTGGAGACTCACGGCAAAGTCTATCCCGCAAATGTAGCTAGCGAAAGGCGTTACGGCCTTGGCTAGTTGCGTCCCGAACGCAATGAAGACCGTAGAGGGACTATGTGAGTTCTATTGCGTTCGGTACTACGTTTGCCTGGAAGACTTCAGAATTGCCGTATACAATGCCCATGATGACAATTACCATGTCTTTCGCTGGTCAGTCAACCGCTATGTCTTAACTGGCGTCGAAGACTCAGTATCCCAAACCCATAAGGTGGGGATATCTTAGTTGTACCAATTGGGTTGTGATTTCCCAATCAGGAGCATGAACATGTGGTGGAAGTGCTTTGCTGACGGTTCCGAGTTTGATATCATCTATGCCAACAGCAAGGACGAAGCAATCCAATTCGCCCGCCTGCGTCATGGAGAAGCAATCTGGACTGCTCGCCCTTACTAAACCCTAGTTGTACCAAACATGCTGCAACAAAAGATCGAACAGAAACGGCGACTTGCCGTCCTGCGTAAACGACTCAATCGCCTTCGACTGCGTTACTTCGATCATGAGGACGCGGGCAAGGCAACGAAACATCAGCGGCTTGTCACCAAACTACTCAAGGCCATTTCCAAGGTGCAATGATGTGTCTCTGCGGCGATACCTATTGCTGGTCATGCGGTCCTGCTCAAGGCAATGCCCACTGTGAAGTCTGCGGCAGCTGGTCCGAAGACGGGGGCTGCGAGAATCCCGCCGAATGCGATGCCAAGGCCCGCGAAATGGACAAGCTTTACGCGGAGCAAGAACTGGAAGCAGAACGGTTGGCCAAGGACTATCATTGGATACCTTAGTTGTACCGATTAGGGTGTAATTCACCCTCATAGGAGCAAGCCATGAGTAAGACCAAGCGATTGCGGCTCGAAGCACGACTAAGGCGAGTGTGGCGAGATATTCAACGGGCATTTCGTGGTGGAACATCATTCGGAATCGACGCGCCCACCCTTTGGGCATGTGAACCCGAACTTGCTGCCGAATTCTTCGCCCTTCGCAAGCAGTTAGCTTAGTTGTACCAATTAGGGTGTGATTACCCCTAAACGGAGAACTGTCATGCTCGAAGACAGCAATGCCCTAGTCCACCAAAAGAACACGATCATCGACCTAATCGACTTTCATAGCTACGAGGAAGCCATTCTGCTCCTCGCCTTCACCAAAGAACTTTGGGAAGAGTGCAGCTACGGTTATAAGTGGAAAGAACTGCAAGATCGACTGCTGACCACACTCAGAAGCCAGCAAGAGGAAAACACTCACTGGAAGCAAGTCAAATCGCTCCAAGCAATCGCACAAAGGGTAATCAAACTATAAGAGGAAAAGGCAGGGTAAAACCTGCCTTTTTTCATTTCAAATAGGAATTGGTACAACTATGTTTTAATAACTTATAGCTTAGTTGTACCAATTAGGGTGTAATGCAACCCTAACAGGAGCAAGTCATGCGATTTGAAGTCTATGCCAAGTATGGCAATCGCTGGTCTTACAAGGGCATTTATCAGGCCCGCGATAGCCGACTGGCGGCTTATCAGGCTCAATACTCCACTGGCCGTAACGTTCTCAAGGTGCGGCCCGAAGATTCGCGGGACAAGTTCCTCGTCTACCGCATCACTTCTGCCCCGACTGTCACGGCAGGATAGCCTAGTTGTACCAATTCAGTTGTGATTCACCCTTAACCCCTTGGAGTCAAGTCATGGCCACTGTCCTCGCTACTGGTCTTACCGCCACGGTTCGCTACACGGAGGTCCGCTCCGAAGGCCCCAACGGGCGTCGGAAGCTCCTCACCGAAGTCCGCGTAATGGCGGGCCAATTCGAGGTCGCAACCAAGACGTTGGCTGGCCGTTGGAGCCAGCAACAGGCCATGCGGGAGTTCAAGCGACTCCCAAAGGGCTGGTCCGTCAAGGACGCGGCAATGGCACTGCTGCCCGCCGCCTAGAGGTGGGGCCATGAGGCCCTTCCTGGTCTATACCCTAGTTGTACCAATTAGGGTGTAATTCCCCGAAACTGGAGAACAGTCATGATTGCCCTTGAACATGCGGCGCAAATGGTCGCCAAACTGCGTCAAGTCGATCAGAATGACGCAATGGAACTGTTCTTCCACTTTGATGATGTTTTCAAACTCAGCGACATGTACCGCCCCGATGACAATGGCAAATATATCATCATGTTTGCTGACCTCTGCGGGTATGGTATCGCCACCAACGTCAAGATAGCCTAGTTGTACCAATTAGGTTGTGATTACCCCCTAACTGGAGAAGACCATGCTCGAATCAATCCAGCAAGACTTCATCGACGAAGGCTATCAATGGCATGAACACATTTTCAATGACGGTCATGCCGAGTGCATGATTGAATTCACGAAGGACAAAAGCCCGCAAGCTCTTTCAACTTACCCACGTCCTGCCGATTGCGTCGGTTGGGGACGCTTTCCCCGCCTTCACGCATGGCAGCAGGCCCACGACTGGCTTCGCCAGCAAATCATTCGGGCGCAGATAGATGAATATGATGACGCAAGCTGTTAGGGGTGGACGAGGGGACTGCCAACCCTCGCCTGGTCTATACCTTAGTTGTACCAATTAGGGTGTGATTAACCCCTAAACGGAGAACAGTCATGTACTACCTGACCTTGACCACTGCCGAACGACACGCCATTGATTGGGTCGGGCACCGCTATGACCACGGTTACGACCTTTACAAGCTGCTATGGGTCGAATCGGAACAAACTGACAATTCCCTTGATTGGGACAGCGACGATGATATTACTTTCCGCATTCCCGAAGCGGTTAGCTGGAAAATCGCCATGATTGGCGAACAATGCGGGCACCTTTGGGATTGTTTCAGCAACGCGCTGGCTCTGAAGCTGAATGAATTTTGTATGGAAATTGTTTAGGGGTGGGTTGGGGGAATGCAAACCCCATCCTGGCTTTATAGCCTAGTTGTACCAATTAGGTTGTAATTCACCCCAAACCCCATCGCTCTGAGCCACGAGGACTACATGGAGGCCATTGACCGCGAAGACGACACGGACGAAAGCCATCTCTTCGACAACACCGACTATGATCCGCTGGACGACGGTATCCTCGAAGACGAGGACGACGAGTACGAAGTCGAATTCGAGGAAGAAGACGACTGACCTTCACGGCGGGGACTTCCACCCGCCACCTGGCTTCATACCTTAGTTGTACCAATTAAGGTATGATTCACCCCCAAACGGAGCCAAGTCATGAAGCCGACAACGCAACCGTGGCGAACGTATGAACCAACATGGGCCGAACGTTTGGCCCGCACGACGTTGACCAAATGGCAATTGATGGACGCTTTCTTTGGCAGTGGTCGTCTCACCGTTAACGGTATTGAAGTCGGACTGGCTTCGATGCAACGTGAAGACGGAAGCGGTAGTTCTTTCAATCTGATTCTCAACAAGGGCCTCAACAGCTACGCTTGCTATTGTCGAACAACGGATTGAGAGGTAATTCTTTACCTTAGTTGTACTAATTAAGGTGTAAGATAACCCTAACGGAGAACTGCAATGCACGCTACTAAGGAACGGAAGAAGTCGGTCAAGGAAGGCTTCACCATTTCAACCCAAGTCATTTCGGGCCGTATGCCGATCAGCGTTCAAATCATGATGGCGGCACGTTGCCGTCGTATGGAAGACAAGCGGCGGAAGCTCAAGGCGAGAGATGAACGCCGCCTAAGTGATTGAGAGGCCAACATGGTAGATGGAGAGAAGCGTAAGCGACGTTCAGCTACCATTGCACGCACTACATGGTATGCTAAGTGGCGTTGCTATCGTATGTCCAAACGATTCGGCTATATCTAATGGGCTATTCAGCCCTAACCCATCTCTATGTACAACTAAGCAATGCACTTATAACAATGCCTCTAATCTATAATGCCTCTAATAGATTAGTGCCTCACCCATTATAACTTATAAGTTAGTTGTACTATACATTGTAACAAAATAAAGAAAGGAGAAATTATGTTCAAAAAAGTTTGAAAAGGTTGAAGAAAAAGGCACCCCCGTACCCGCCATACCTGTCTTCTTATAGAAAAAGACTTGTTGCAAAATTAACGCCCACCAATTTTTGATTTTCCCCCTATAAGCTAAAAATTTATTCAAAATGCGATTTTCAAAAATTGCGGCACCAAAATTTTCCCCTATTGCCTATAAGGTTCTAATTTGGTAGAATTTTGGCAAGGAAGTGGTTAGGGATAGGGATTTATACATGTATGGCTAGATTAAGCAGTCGGGAGAAGGATTTGGTTGCGTCAACATTTCCGTGTTACAGTGGTTATGCGACGACGGAAGAGGTGAAGGCAGCGAAATTAAAGGCTAGGGGTCATTACTGGCATGAGCCAGAGTATTACAATTTTTGTGCAATGTCTCCAAAGGGGCACAAGAAGTATTTTGATTACTGTCATCATCCTGGGGAGATTGAGTATACAAAATGTTCTTGTTCCAGTGAAGATGACGAATCTAATTTTTACAGAATGAAAAAGGAAGCAAAGGAATGGACGAAATAGTATCAATTTAAGATAAACATGAACTTGCGGTAGCAAGTTCATTTTAACAGGGCTTGTTCGAAGGTAAAATTGCATAGTTGTTGTTCATGGATGCCTTTAAATTGGGAGATAAAGCCAGAGGGGTGGGTAGGGCCGCTTTTTTCAAGTTCTTTATAGAAGGCGGCGTCATGGTTTTTATCTAGGTAGTCAGGGAACCAGGCATTGAATTGTTTATTGCAGGATAGACGCCAGGCTACTTGGGAGGCGTCAACGATATTGTAGGGTGAGATAGGGTTGGTTTGGTAATTAAGATAGTATTCAAGGTCAACTGGACGGTTGATGGCATCTAGGTAGTATTCTTTTAGTGGGTCATAAAGGATGACGTTGGAGTAGCAGCTATTCACTTCTGGGTTTTTGGTAAAATAATCATTAAGGTTTTGGAGATAATCGGGGTGTAGGGCATCATCATCGCAGAGCATGATGGCGATATCGGCTGGGGATTCTTTAAGGACTTTATTGACAACGAGACCTAAAGAAGACCCTTTTTTTGTTCTTTGGTATCGGTATTGCGGTAATAGGTATGTGGGATATTGATTTTAGCGGGTTTAGGGGAGTTATCATCATGGAAGAAGAGGGTCCAGTCATGGTAGGACGAGTTTTGGATGCTATGGAGGGCATTCTGGACTATTTCGGGTCTATTGTAATAGAGGAGTAGGATAAGTATATGCATAGTATTATTTAGTAGTAAACTGGTGGAAGTTAATAAAAACGGATTTTTGATTAGTTTTCTAGTATATATGGTCATGTATAGATTCAAAGAGTGGTTATCAAGAAGGGATGAGGTAAGTTACAATCCAAATCTTGGGAATGTCTTACCGAATGCAGTTCAGCAGAATCAGGATTTTTCTTTACCTACGGCGGCGATGAAGACAGGTGCAGCGGCATTACAGGGTGTAGGGGCACTGGCAGGTGGGATGGTAGCGGCGTTGAGTGGGATACCAGTGACGATACAGGCGATGCAGGGGGCAAAGGCAAGGTTTGAGCGGGCACAGGGTTATGTGTTAAATTACTTATTAAAGAATCCACAGGGTAAGGATTTTCTTTTATCTAAGGTAGATGAAGTATTGGCATTTTTGGAGAGTAATAAGGATACGGGGGTAATAAGTGGTGGTGGTAACTTACCTGCTGTGAACATGGGTGGGGTGCATGGTGGGACGACTGCGGCGTTATGGAGGGGGATAAGTACATCGTTTAGGAATTTATATGATACGTTGATGAACAAGAGTAATTACGATGTTGCATACAAGAAGTTCTTGGATCAGTACAAGGTAATGTTTGAGTCATTGGGGGAGATGACTAAGGAAGTGGCGTATGGGAAGTTAAGGGCATTTAAGCAGGCGGCATCTAGGCCAGACAATTATATTGATCCAGATACGATGAAATAAGGATATATAAAGTCATGAAGACATTTCAAGATTGGTTAAAAGTTAAGGAATCGACTGCATTTACTAGGAGTAGGAATGCGGCTGCGTTGGGTATAGGTCCATCAATACCAGATGCGGAGATTAACAGTCACGATACGGCGCGTCCTTGGGTATCAAAGGCGATTCAGAAGAGGAACAAGAAGAAGAAAAAGAAGATGTGAGGTTAGGGCTTGCTAAGTAGTTTACTTGGCACCGATTGGGCAATAAGAAACCTCGCCGTTATTACCTACGTTATAGCCAAAGAAAGAGATAATATTTCCATCATCAGTGACCATATCAATTTGGTTAACGCTGAATCTTACTTTTGTTATTTTCCTACCTTCTAGGTTTTTCGATATGTCGAAGCTGGAGTCAATCATTTCTTTACGAACTTTATCGCCAGCGTTACAGCCGACGAGGAGTAGGAGTAGTAAAAGGCATAATAGGGTTTTCATTCTAACCATTCCTTTGATTTATAGTTTCCGAGTTGGTCACTTTGTTCAAGAATTTCGATAGTAGAGAAGTAAAAATCATCATCGCTATTTGAGTTAAAGCCAGTTTCGCTTACCATAACGACAGAGCCTAGAGAGTCAACTGGTTTATGGGTAAGTTGTTTAAAGGCATCGACGGCGGCTTGTTTATGGGAATTCCGTTCGATTACGAGTTTAAAGTCTCCTGAAGAGACGTAATATTTTGCCATTTTATTCCTGATTGTCTGCGAGTTGTTTAAAATGATCTGCTGCAACTTCCATTAATTCGCTTACTTGAATTTCGGTAAGGTTGCAGTAGATGATATCCCAACCTTCATGGACTAGATTTTGGTTGGTTTTAGCTTCTTTGTTGGAATGAAAGACCACTCCAGCGAAGGTATGACGTTTTGAGAGTTCTTGGATAAGTTCCTTGGTTGAGAAGTAATCTAGGTCGTTCATAAAGTTCTCCTATTTAAACCCGTATGCAACGCTAACTTTGAGGCTAATCTCTGGGAGGTGGATATGGTCGCACAGTTTATGTTTTTTTGCTTCTTTGGCATCTAAGTACCATTCTGCGTGTGCTTTATGATGAATGATGTCTAGGAAATAGTCAGGTAGTTGTCCACAATTTTTGGAGAGTAGGCCAAAAATCTGTTTATTGAGTTTTTCAGTTTGTTTAATATCTGCTTTTAGTTCTTCGACTTTGCCGCCGATAAAGTTAGAAACATCATGCAGCATAAGGGTAGCATGTTCGGACATAAAACGCAAGCCTTTATTTCCGAATCCGAAGATAATTCCGCCAGCTGACATGGCTTTGGATTCACAGATGGTGGCGACTGGTAATTTGCAATTTTGAATTTCTGAAATCATGGAAAGGCAGGCATATACTTGACCGCCGTAGGAATCGACGACGATAGGTACAATAGTTTGTCCAGTGTTACAGGCTTTATTAATGTCTTCTGAGAAGTGTTTGGAGCCATCTTCGTCAAATTTGGTTATTCTGACGACGATAGGTAGGTCAATAACATCTTCGACAGTTTTTATTTTGAGTCTGGGGTCAATTTCGATTTTTCTGAGCATTGAATTTCCCTTGCGAGCCAGATTATTCTATTTTTAATGATATAGGTGACACTACAATTGGTGATTTTGCCTATATTGGATATACAGTGGGTGATTTTTACTACATTTTGGATAAAGTCTGTATGTGTAACAAGTATAGATTTTTCTGGGATAAAGTCAAGGACTTGCATTAATCTGTTACAAAAATCGCTATCATTTTCATGACAAGTTCGTTTACTTAGGTCTGTGCAGGGTAAAAATGGGATGGGGCAATTTTCGCTTATGATTGCGGATGTTTCGGTACATCTATAATAGGGGCTACAGAAGCCGACGAAGCCTTGGAGTTGCATATTGGTAAGGAATTTAGCGGCAGTTTCGGCTTGTTTACGGCCTAGTTCTGTGAGTGGGCCATTTTCTTGGGTGGTAGGGCTTTCGGCATGGCGAAGGATTATAATTTCCTTCAGGTAAATAATTTGGTTTTCATCGGACACAAACTTTAGTTTTTTGCAATCAAGGAAGCCAGACTTCAGGTCGCCATTTTTTTCTTTTTCTGTTAGTTTGCTAAAGGCATCACCGTGATTTGGACCAGTGACGATTTTATCATCCGTTAAAATAGCTGGGACCATGTAAGCCTCCATTCTTCATATCTACTTATCAGATGAGTTTTTATAGGAATTAATAACTTTACCAACATAGTCCATTACTTTATTAGCGTTATATTTAAGTAGTACTTCATAAGGGTCGCCCATGCCGAACACAGTTGGTGGTTCAAAGCGGAACATATTTTTGTGGAAATAGGGTGGTAGACCGCGTTTGTAATGGATGAGTTTTTTAAGTTCATTATCCAGTAGGTTATTTTCGATATTAACAGTGCCGTAATAGGTTAGATGACCATAATATTCCAATAATGTCAATGCCCAAGCAGTTTTTTCTGAATCTACCCAATTAGGTTGAGTTTTTGAAAAATAGTCAGCAAATTCTAGGACTCTTTTGATGAATTGGTCTGGTATTTTTTCGATACATATTGTATCGCCTAATGGAAGCCACAGTTCTTCTTTGATATTTTTTGCTTCTCTTACGGTTTTCACAAAATCTTCTGATCTACTTTTTTCGACTGTAAATTCTGGGTCCATTTGGAAAACAATGTCGATGGAGCTAGATTCAAATGGTTTTATTAGAATTGTATCTGGATGAAGGATTGTCACAGGTGGTTTTAGTAGATTCTTGGTCAGGGCAACATAGAGTCCGTATATTCGATTAAAGCTTGGACAGCCTTTATCTCGACCTATATTATCATGCACAAAGACATTTTTATGGTGGCGAAGGTTTTTAGCTTCGGTATAGATTGGTTGATTATTCTCAGCTAGACCGATGGTTAGCGAGTCTTGCAAATTGTGCATTTTGAAACTTTCAATAAGAAGTTCCAATTGCCAATGGTGATAGGCTATGTTTTCTGCGCTTACGAAATAATGCATATTAGTTTTCTATAAAATTCTCTAAGAACAAACGATAGACTTTGCTATAGGCTTTGCCCCAATTGGGTCCATGAACATCATTATCTTTATCCCACGCAACGGCATGAGCGACTTCATGGATCATCACATCAATTGAGTAATTTTCGGATAAAATTCTGTTTATTTTGATGTGGAAGCCATTCTTTTTAAGTTCACATTGTCCATCTAATGAAGAATTGAGTTTAACTCTTCTGATAACAAGGGGCTTTTCGGCCAGATTGCTATTTTTAAAAAATGTCGCCACACGGCGATAGAGGTCGTAATCCATGAACCCCCTAGTTTAGATGTATTGTTATTTAGTTTAAACTGAGTAGTTTTTGCCACTTCGAACGTCATATATAAGAATACTGCGTAAATTAGGCCATTTATCTTTTAAATTTCTACCAAGTTCCAAGAATTTTGATATATGTTCGGCTCGATCTTCGAATACTTCGACAGTTTGTATTTCTTGCGACATAAGGCGGTTAATAATCACGAATGCTTTATAGTCAAAGGTATCGTTAGATTTAGGGTATTCTGGGTGGCTAGTTAGGTCTTTCTGACCTTTAAAGAAATATTCATTTGCATGGACGCCATAGCTTGAAAGAATTTCTTTAACGCGATCTTTCAGGGCTGCGTGTCTTCCTGTCATAATTACTGTATAGGTTTGTGGGTCATTATGGAAGGATTTTAGTGCATTAGCTACGTTAGGATTAAGTTTATCTGGGGTTGGGTGAAAGATAGGTGGGTGGAGTGTTTCTTGTCTGCCCCACCAACCAGTTCTTCTAAATTTAGGGTCAAAACCATTTTGTATGGCAGTATCTTTATCTTTTACGTACCAGGGTTTGCCAGTACTTTTTTCATATTCTGGGATACCTTCTTCGGGGGTTGGGGTAAACACAAGGGTATCATCGAAGTCAATAATGACTAGGCGATTGATCCCTGTTGGGGCACTTTCCATAAACGTTTTGAAATTAAGCTTCATTTGGCTTGGTCATATTCTGACGGAACTTATTGGTTTCAATGGACTTAATAGCGTTTCCAAATTCTTCGCCTTGTGGTATTTTGCCGCCAAGTTGTTGAATAATTTCTGGGTTGATAGTTTTTCTATCGCCATCTTGCACATAGCCTTTAGTTTGAAGGTTATGGTTCATAAACTTACCAATAATATCTTCTGGTAGTTTATTCATTCTTCCCCATTGTTTAGCGAGGCTAGGAACGATGCCTGTTCTATGGAAATCTTTTTTCATATCATAGAACTTATCAAAGAATGCTTGTGGATTTTGTCCATGAGAAGAAACCCACTTAGAAAGTTCGATTAAGTGAGTAATATCACGGATTTCATCATTGGTCCAGGTGCCTTGTTTTAGGACTTGTTCGATCTTATTGGTTGGGTTATTTCTCAATAGCCAAGCGATAGCGAGTCTTTTTTCTTTCTTATCGCTGAAGTCTTCTGGGGCATCTAGTTTAAACTGTAGGTCTGGGAATACGGTATTAAGTAGTCCAAGGTCTTTGAACAATTTAACATATTGAGTTGGGTCAACATCTGGGTGTTGTAGGCCCTTTAGGAATTCGTCTCTAATACGTTCACGGCTTACAGATGGAAGGTCTTTAATATCCAAGATAGCTTCTTTTACTTCATCTGGAATCTTGGTATTTTTACCGTGAGAAGCGACGAAGCGGAGGTAACGCATAGCTCTTAGTTGGTCTTCTTCTAGGCGTTCTTTGGCATTGCCAACGAACTTAACTTCACCGCTTCTAATGTGGTGAGCGCCGCCGTGTGGGTCAATAAGTTTGGAATTGGCACCGTCTGATGAGGTTAGTGGGATGTACATGGAGTTCATAGTGAAGTCTCTTCTTTGTGCATCGTCATCTAGTCCAGCGAATTCCATACGATCTGGGGTGCGGCCATCGCCGCTTTTTGAGTCTTTTCTGAAGGTTGCAATTTCGAATTCTTCACCATTAACTCTAGCACCGATTACGAATTCTTTGCCGCTACGATCCCAGCCTTTGGCGTAGAAAATTTTGCTCTTATTACCAGCTTCTGGGTGTTTGTCATACTTTTTATCTACAGGAGCATTCTTACCAGTTTGTGGTTTAGTTTCAGCGAAGCCTGCGCTTCTAAGGATAAGTCTAATTTCATCTGGGGTAGCATCTGTGGCAAGGTCATAATCTTTAGGTGTTTTGCCTTTAAGATGATCTCTTACAGCGCCGCCAACAAGGTATAGACCTTTCTTTTTTAATTTAGGTGTAGTTTCACCTTTGGCGTCGATAGTGGTTAGTTTCTGTGGATAGCCATCTGGACCTGGGAAATTAACTTGGCCGCTATCAAGGAAAGCCTTGATGATGGTTCTTAGGTTTGGATGGTGTTCCGCATCGACTGTGAATGGCTTAAAGTCACTATCGTCACCGAGTTTAACTTCGGAGGGTGCTTTCTTTCCACCTTCTTCTACATTTTCTTTCAAGCTCAAATATTCTAAAAAAGTTTTTCTCATAGCTTTACCTTATTATTATTTATGGTTTGGCTCAAATTTTCTATAGAATAATAGACCGTCTTTTTCTAATTGGTTCTAGGAAAAACTCAAATTTAGCCTAAATAATTATTATGGATAACGAAGAATTGGAAAAATTACTTCCACAGATAAATGTAAGTGTACCACAACAATTGCCGCAACAAGAGGAAAAAGAGAGCATAATTCCACCTGAGTTAATTCTAGGGTTATTTGATGAATCTTTAAACGATATAAAGAAGCAGGGGGAGCAGCTTGATACTTTGATAGATGCCTTTGTAGATATGGTTATAAATGGTGGGGACTCGACTACATCGAGTAAAGAGGCTTTGGTAAATTTGGTTAAAATCAAAACAGATACGACGAACAATAAGAGTAAAATCTTAGATTTAATGACTAGGATTCATTTAAAGGATAAGGACACTTTCCCAAGGTATTTGAATTTGCACGCACAGCAAACGAACAACATAGCTGGGCCGACTGATAAAAGGGAGTTAATCAAGCATCTGAACAAAATCCAGAAAAAGAATAAGGAAAATAGCGGCGCATAAACGCTAAATAATAAAATGACAGATATTATAAATCTTGAAGATTGGTTAGAAGCTTATGCAACTGGTACGGACACGATAGATACTCCAGCAGGCAATCCTGCTGCTGATCCATACAATCCAGCGGGTGGTGGTTCCATTGATCCTGCTGCATCACCGAAAGGTGATCCAAACATTTCTAACATGCCTCCAGAAGAAATGGACAGTCATCCAGACGATAATGATCCATCTTCTGACCCACAAAATCCAGACATGCCTGAAGATAAAGAGCATTTGGATTATGAACAGTGGAAGAAACAATTTTTGATTTCCGCCATTAAAGGTGACGTTCAAGAGATGAAGGAGTTGCTTAATGATGTAACTAATCGTGATTTAGATTCTTATCAAAGGAAGTTTGTTGATGACAACCTGAACATTGTGCAGCTTCGTGAATACACTAATATTGAGAAGGCTTCTAAAGAAATCAAAAAGATGATTAAGGATAATTTGGACCACAATAATCCTGGTACTTCTTTGGCTGAGTATATTACTCAGGTTTTGGACACAATTCCTTTGTTGAATCCTGTATTTATAAAGTTGAGTGGTATGCATGGTCAGAAAGCAGATTTGCATCGTAAGTATATTGCTTCTTTAACTGGTTCCATTCAAGTGGGCAGTGGAGGCAATGCAGAGGATTTGATTTATAATGATAAGGATTATTCCATTCGTATTTCAACTAGAATGAATGCTAGATTTGGGGATTGTCTTATTGGTAGTTGGAATTTGAGAGCGGATGATCCAGAGAGGTATTTAAAACCGCCTGAAATTCAGCGATTACATGAAGGAAGTCCAGAAGAAAAAGATGCTTTGAAGAAACGAGTGATTATAGACTCCATTTCTGAGACTTGGAAGACAAGGGCATTCATCATCAATGTTGTTGGTACTGATGGGACCATTTACACTATTGGTTGGGACATTGCAACATCTTTGAAGGCTGCATTTACAGAAGGTAAGATATTAGTCAAGACTAAGAACAATGATGGTTCAGAGGCTATGATTGACAAGGATGGGGCAATTATAACTTTTGACGACATGAAAATTGTTTATGTTAAAGAGACAGGTGAGACTGATGAGGATGGTAAGCCTGTCAAGAGGGAAATGGAGTTCATCAATAAAAGACAGGGGCAATTATTTTTGACAGCACAATTGGGGACTTTAAAGGGTGCGGCATCAAGTTTTCCTGGCATAAAGATAAAGGAAACACCTTGGCAAGGCAACCCAAGTGATTTGAGAGTCTTGCAAAGGTGTGTCCCATCTGCGTTGGAAATTTTGATGAGAACTTGTGGTTAACACTTAATCCCAAGATATCCATATTCAATCTTAACTGGTCCCAATAGACTATTAGGAACTTCCATAGGAACAAAAGAAGGCAATTTTTCTATATCTGCATATTTAAGAACTGTCATAATGCCACGATGGAGTTCGCCTTTTTCTTCGGCAGGGCGAGTATAAATTTTGTATAATTCGCCCTTCTTGGCAACGATGTTATCCTTTATAATCTTACTGAGCATGTCTTTAAGGTCTTCTGTATGATACAGACCAAATTGAGCCTTTGTTATGAATTTGGCTTCTTCATAAAGCATAAGTTGAGCAATAAGTTTATTGGCGAATGCCCAACCTGAACTTATTCTGCCATTTGCCCTGGCTAATTCAATCCAAGTAGAATTAGCAGGGATTCTTTTTTTCCTGGCTTTAACATCTAATTTCCTGCCATTTAAATAACCATCTATCCCAGCGCAGTCTTCTTTGAGACTTGCATTAACATACTTTTGTTTGTGAATCTTGCATACTTCCTCGAATAAGTTTTCCGCAAGTCGTCCTTCGAGACTAGAACCACGTCTATCATACTTATGAGCTTCCATAATTCTCCTTTTAAGCTGCATTCTTAGTTAATGTATAGCCAAATTTAGCTATGTGTTCGTAGAAAGATTTTTTCCTCCACCCACTAGGCTTAAGTGTGCCGTTATGCACGCATCGCAATAATTCAGCACTCTCTAATATGAACAGGTTCCATTTTCCATATGCTGTGATATCAACAATTACAAAATAAGGATAAGAATCAATTGAATAAATTAGATCATCTATATCGCATGTTCTGCCTTTGCCCATAAACTCTGACAACTGAAATTTTACACCGCATTTAGTAAGACACCTTACACTAAGGGGATATTCAAGCACCGCTGCGCTAATTTTGATTATAGCTAAAGCATCCCTTGATGGGTCAGACTTATCATATATCAGTGATGCTTTATTTCCACCAAAAGTAACAGGTGAGGTTATATACTCAACCGCTCTTTCTGCAATTACGGAGGCGTGTCTTCCATCGGAAAAACTTTCGGCTAAGTGTGTAGCAGGCATAGATTTTCCATTCATGCTAATTGAGATGCCCATGTCTATAGCATGACATATTTTTTCACAACTATTTAAAATAGGAGCATTTGACCACATATTAAATCTCTTTTAATCTTTCTAAAGTCATTTGACAATAAGTTTCGTCTAATTCAATTCCAATACCATTGACGCTTAGTTTTTCTGTAGCTAGGAGTGTTGTGCCTGCACCTAGAAAGGGGTCCAACACAACCATGTCATTGCTAACTCCCGCCAACTTAATGCACATTTCTGGCAATTCCGTTGGAAAGCCAGCAGGATGTTCTTTTTTCTTTTGGACCGTTTTGTAAGGAATGAACCATGTATTCCCTCTACATCTACGGTCGGGTTTGCCCTCCTTTTCTCCATGATTCCATCGTTCAATATTGCTTTTGTCTTGGTATGGGACACCCACACCGAGTCTGTCCAATGTCACTAGCCCACTTTTAGTAAAATGGAAAATAGACTCATGTTGGTCATTAAGATACCTTTTACTATTAATGGGTTTGAAATGACCACTACTATGTTCGTTGATGGTGATTGACTTAACCCAAACGATGTTGTTTTGTAGTATTAATCCAGTATTCTTTGCTATTTCCATACAGACTTGCATAGCAATATATGGCAATGAAGGTTTATTACCGATATTAAGAAATAGTGAACCATTGTCTTTAAGGACTCTTTTTATTTCCGTTCCTATCTCACAAAGCCATGCAAGATAGGCTTCATTGGTCATACGATCTTCATAGGTCTTATATTTGATGCCAATGTTATATGGTGGACTAGTAACAACAACGTCCACAGACCTATCTGGCATCAGTTTCATTTCCGCCAAACAATCGTAACAGATTACTTTCTGTTTATTAACAATCCATTCTTTTCTAGTGTCATTCATGGAACAAAAGATACAAGAAATGAAAAAATAAATCAATATCATCCTAAATACTTTGATGGAAAAGTTTTTTCAATTTATTGACAAAAAAGAAAGAGAAGCCAAACATCAGCTAAAGATTATTGAGAAAATCCTTGGTGGGCATGGCTTTACGGTCAAAGACCATATCAATGACGATGACCCATATGTGTTTGTTTACAATCCAGCAAAGAACACATTTTTTGATGGGATTCGCGTCTACAAGGTGGGGGATCAGTTGTCTTTCCGAGTTCAGAAAGAAGAAAAGACACACCCATTTGGCAGGGCATATCCATTAGCAATTGAGGACATGTTTACGGATTTAGTATCAGACCACAAACCTGAAGAAGCTGGCAAAAAGATTATTGAAGCGGTTTTAACAGAAGTGAAGAAGTTTTTTGAAAAGAGTTCGGAGGCAGAAAAGGATATCAGGGACAAGCAGTTTGACAAAGACCCATTTGGTAAGGTTCAGGTTAGAAGTTCAGATTTTGGAATGGATTATAGTAACCTCACATATCAAAAAGCATGATTTTTTGAACTTGACTCAAATGAAGAAGTAGACTATAATATGGTCTATGAATAAATACACAAAAGAATTTGTTGAAAAATTTTACAAACAAAATGGCTGCCAACTCCTAGAAACGTATACTAATGCTCGTGATTCTTTAAGATATATGTGTAAATGCGGTAACGTGGCCAGGAACAATTTCTTCAATTTCATGAAATCTCCATATTGCTGGGATTGTGCTGCTAGGAGTCAGTCTCATCCTCAAGAATATGTTGAGAATTGTTTCCAAGAAAGAGGATGCGAGCTTTTAGACACTTATAAAAACAATGGCACTAGAATGAAATTTAAATGTAAGTGCGGGGAAATTTCAACAATAACATTTGCATCATTCCATGACAAGGGTTGTTATTGCGAGAACTGCGGTGGTAAGAAGAAATTAAGCATTGAATACATCAAGGACGAGATGAACAAATTCAACTACATTTTAATAAGTGATGAATATATTAATGCTCGGTCAAAACTCAAACTCAAGTGTGCCAAAGGGCATGATTGTGAAATAAGTTGGAACAATTTTCAAAAAGGGAAAAGATGTAGAACCTGCTTCATAGAAACAAAGTGGCATAAGCCAGAACATCGTCCATTTGTTCTGATGTGTAGGTCTTTACTAAGAAATTGCTTAAGAAATATTAAGGTAAAGAAAACAGGCAAAACTGAACAGATGCTTGGCTACGATGGTAAACAACTTTACGAGCATGTTACCAATCATATTAATTGGAATGCAGTTAAAAATGGTGAGTGGCACCTAGACCATATCTTCCCAATCAAGGCTTTTTGTGATTATAATTTGCTAGATACTAAATTGATTAATTGCTTGGAAAACATACAGCCATTGACAGGTGAAGATAATCTATTAAAAGACCAACATTCGCCTGTATCGTTAAAACTAGCCAAATATTCTAAGGAAAAATTTGAGAATTGGCTTCAATCTAAAAACATTAAATTTTAGGGTTATTCATTCTGCCAAAAGTCATGTTTTTTTGAAGTCTAATTTCTGGATTTCCAATAAATACTACCCAAATCAAGTCATGTTCTTGTGAATAGTCAATTATAAAATGTGCAAAGCCTTTTCCTCTTGGTGTTTCGAGTGGAATAGCAGGGTTTAGTTGTAGCATCATATATAGTTATATATGGCTGATATCCAATTACCTTCGAATATAAGTAGTCTTTGGCGAGCGACGGACTTTCCACAAAAAGGGACAACAACGGTAGTTCATAAAGGTAGTGTAATTAATTTTTTTTACATTGGGCAAAGAAGGACGCCAATTCACGATCCTTATCCACTGGTGCTGGTTTCGGATATTTTTACAGATGCGGTGAGGGGAGTTAACTTAAATTTGTTGGATGCACCTTACGTAACGTCATTGATTAAGACTTACTTAGACACGCCTTTTTCTTATGCTAATATAAAGGCGGATAATTATATTATAGATGCGTTTAGGACTTATAAGAGGAGTGGGATTAGTAGTTTAAGGATGATGGATAGTAATTTCTTGAAAGGTTTGGCGCAGGTTGCAAGGTCGTTGGATGTGAATGAAATTGAGCAGATGCGTGGTCAGATTGAGGCATTAATAAGGCAGGCATCGCAGCAACCAACCGCACAGCCAGGAGAAATGGACTTTAATGCATAAATAATTTGTCAATTCCATTTCATTTAATAATTTTTAGATATAAATAAGGTAATATGTTGGACTCCCTTGGTAGAGACGTAGGCGATATTAAGAACAATGTGCAGGCTATTAAAACTCAAATGTTGCAAGACATTGGGAAATCGGCCAAGGCTAATGGTTCCGACCCAAATAATAAGGAAGTTTTAAATAAAATTGCCACTCAACTAGAGACTATTGTTGGTTACAAACTAGATGTGCAATTTAAAGCTTTCAATAAGGCGCTGAATGATCTTGCTGAAGCCTGTGAAGACCTCGATAAAAAAAAGGAAGATTTTAAAAAAGAAGCCAAAGAAATGGCGAAAGCAATTAACAATGATCCTACTGCAAGGGCTAACCATGCATTATTGCAAAACATAGCTGCCAACAAAGTAAATATCGGCGGCGGTGGAACAGCAAAACCAATTCCAGGACAACCCCGCGCTATTTCATCTATAAATAGCGGTGTTAACATAATAAGTAAATTTTTCCAAAATATGGTCGGTTTATTTAAAAAGAATAAAGGTATAGCAAGCGTGGCAGCAGGGACAACAGGTATGGGTGGTGGAGGTGGACCACCTCCACCAAAACCAGTGGCTGCTGGTGGTGAAGATGATGAGAAGAAGAAGAAAGAAACATGGAAAGAGTTCTTTAAAAGAACAGGGCAAGATCGTGGCAGTGAAATGACGGGGGTACTAACAGGTGGAAAGCCAATAGAGGCTATTGTAACTGGCTTGGGTAATTTATTAAGTAAAGGTTTAAGTAGTATTCCATTTGTAGGTGGGTTTTTAGGGGGGTTATTAGATGGTATATTAAAGCCACTATCTGATGAGTTAGAATACATTCGTGACATGTCTCGTGGTATGCTTAACACTTATGGGACTGGCATAGAAAACCTTAAGGGAAAAGTAGACGAATTTAGAGAGGCGTCACTTAAAACAGTGAGTGTTACAGGTCAAAGTCAATCACTTATATTAAAAGAACAAGCGAAGTATTACAAGAGGGGTATAACCGACCTCAAAACTCAAAATAGTGTTATGCGTGCTGGTTTACAGACTGCCACATTGATAAATTCTGATGCCGCTGAGACCTCTAGCATGTTTGCAGATTGGAGTCAACATCTTGGGGCATCAGAACATCAACTTAACATGATGGGTCGTGGTTTAGTTAATATAGGAAGACAAAGTGGTTTGACAGGTCAAAATTTACTTCAAGTGGCAAAGGATTCTAAAACCTTCATGGAGAATATGAGATTGGCTGGAACATTCACAGCAAGCGCCGCCAATAACATCATGGGTATTATGGCTCAGGCACAAAAAACTGGTACGACGGCAGGCACTAGCAGAATTATGGCTGGATTAACTGGTGGTTTAATTGGCCCAGCTGTAGATGAAGGTACAAAAAGTACAATAATGAAGGCAGGTGGCTTAGGTGGTGCCAACATGATGGACCTTTTGGCTGGTACTGGAACGGAAGACCCAGAACAAATGAAACGAATCGCTAGTGGAATGGAGAAGTTAATTAGAATCTACAGTGGCGGTAAAAATCTAAATCAAATGACAATGCAGGAACGTGGCCTTGCGAGTCAGAGGATGGAGATTGGCGAAAGAGGACTTAAACTAAATGAAGCAGTATTAATTGCGCAAAACTTACGTAAAGGAGCCATGTCTTTTGATGAACAATTGGCAGAGATTGGAGATAAATTAAACAGAAAGATTTATGCACCAGAAGAAGCACGAGTATTAAAAGAAAACGTTTTATTTGAAAAAGCGGATAAAACAATAGAAGGTTTTAGGGACAATATGGAGCAAGCAAATCCAGAATTAAAAGACGCTTTAGACCAACAGGTGGCAATAGTTAATGCTAGGTCAAAGGAAGCGGGTGGTGCTGGTTTTTCCAGAGATGCTGGAGAAAGTAACGCAACATTATTAGAAAGAATACAAAAAGTTAACCAAGAAGCCGTTATAGCAGCAGAAAAGAAAAAAGACCCTTCTTTGAAACTTCTAAGTGATATTTATGAGATTGAGGCAATGATAAGGGAATATGTGTATGATGCAGTTTTTAATTTATTGCCGTTGATTGCAACAGCTACTGGTGCGGTTCAAGAATGGGTTAGAAAAGCGTCCACTTTTATTAAAGAGACTGTATTCCCATTTTTCACAACTGAGTTATTTCCATTATTTGAGAGAATTGGGGATTGGGTTTTTGGTATTTTCAAATTTCTTGACCCAAGAAGTGCTGCCGAAATTGTTGCAAACAGTCCTTTAACTAAGAAAATGAAACAAGATGTAGAAGATCAGCGTCTTGCTAATGCTGCCAATGCTGCTGGTGGGTTCGCAAACATGTCTCCAGCTGATCTTGCTAAAAAAAAGGCGGCAGTTGAGCAGGCACTTGCGGATAAGCAGGCAGTAAAGCCAGGGCTTGCGCAGGATATTAAAGATGCAATGGCGGTTAAGAGAGAAAAAGAATTTTTTGGGGCAGGACTTGTGCCACAAATTGCAGAAATTTTTCTAACCCCTGTTTGGAAAGCAAACGACATAAAAGAAAAACAAGCAAGAGAAGCATGGACAAAATTAGATGATTCTACAAGAGTGTTGCAGAAAGACCTACAAGGTATTCAAACTCAAGAAACTTTTAATAAAGCCCTTCAAAATGCACAAACACCAGAACAAAGACAGGATGTTCAGACTAAAATGGACAGGTATTATGAGTTGCAAAGAAAATCTGATGAGAATGTCGGGCCACGGGGCATTTTAGATAAACTTAAGGCATTCCCAGAAATGCAAAATATCTTAAAAGAAGTAGGTAAAATGGCTTCAAACGCCGATAAGCCTGGTTCTATTTATACCCATGATGAATATCTTGAGGAATTGTTGCAAGGTGTGCCATCTTTAGTATCCGCAGCTATGCCAGGTGTAAATGTAGATGAAGAAGTTAAGAAAAGACAAATTGCCATTGACAATAGTAATGCAGAAATTGAAGCGAACACTAGTGATACAGCAAGCAACACTCGTCAAACGAATGTCTTACTAGGCACGCTTTTGAATGTCATAAGTAGGTCAGCTAGAAGGAGGGGCACAGATACACCAATTGCTGGGGAGGATGTTGATGATTCAGTATTTTTTGACCAGTTTATAGATGTTGATTGGGTCGATACGATAGCCAGAATGGTTGGTAATACATGGGCACAAGGAAACCCAGGTAAGCATAACTAAGGAGATTAATGCCAAGGGGAACTGAAAGAAGTGGTCGTTTAGCAGTATTGAGCAAGTGTAAGATCATTACACCTTGCGGTACTATCTGTCTAAGAATTCTACCAGATATTTCTGACAGCAAAGGCGCAAACTATGCCCAAGAAAATGCCATAGGTAGAAGTAATCCTATGATTACTTTCGCTTATTCTGAGCCAAGAATGATTAATACAGAACTCCGCTTCATGACAACTACCACGGATGACATAAATGATAACTGGCGCTCAGTAAGTATAATAAAAAGTTTAGTTTATCCTGGCACAGCGACTGTTGATGGTGGGGCACCTTTTACGCCGCCACCTGTAGTAAAGTTTGTTTGCGGTGATTTAATGGATGGTCCTAATGGACTTTGCCTGATACTTAAAAACTATAACTTAAGATGGCCTACTAATGTAGCATGGGATGAAGAAACTTATCTGCCATATCAGTTTTCAATAAGTTGCAGTTGGGAAGTTGTATATGCCTGTAAGAACTTGCCATCTAATAATTGTAGTACATGCGCTCCTGATAGTCAAGTAGATTGCGAACCAATTACTGGTGTTGGCATACCTTATGTTGCTGGAGGGGGGTAATCCAAAACCGATTACGGGGTAAAATATGGCCAATGAAATGAGTTATACGAATTATGGAACTAAAAACTTAGTCACGGCAACTAGTCGTTATGCATATAGGTCCGTAGTACATTACGGTAGTTTAAATAAGGTCACATTTGCCATTTATAAAACACCTGCAATCGGCCCATCTTCAGATGATAAGTTTTATGAGATAACTAAAGAGGTAGAGTTTAGACCAGATTTAGTATCTTTCAGGTTCTATGGATTGCCAGATTTTTGGTGGCGTATTATGGAAGTAAATAAGATGAAGGATATCATGGAGTTCAGAGCGGGCAGAAATATAAGATTGCCTGGTGGTTCATTGATGTAAGGAGGAATATGGGACGATGTGATCCTGTAGCAGGCCCTGTAGATGTATTTACATTATGTTCAAGCATTCAAGACAGTTTTAACGACATATATTGTTGTTCTGGAACTGAAAACAAATTCATAGGCTTTGACCCATTAGAGCCTGACATACTTTTCGTAGCCAATGGTACATGCTTGAATTTTAATTTTCCATTAAAAAACGATGACGGTGCGCCAATGTTGAAGTCTGTTCTAAATGCAACAGCACAGTCACCGTGGGTAAGAATAGCATTTCAAGAATATTGTGCAGATGGAAGCCGTTCGGTATCTGCAACCAACCAAAGCATTATAACTACAGGAAACATATCACAGTCTGGTGGCGGTGGAGCAGAAACTTGCAATGCCGCAATTAAATCGTTCCAATATGGCTGGGGGACCGTAGATGGGGGAAATAGATGCAGAGTAACAATTATTGACGAAAAAGGTGGGAGTTTTGAAACTTGGGCCAAAAGAATGGCGACTAACACAGAAGCAGCATCTACCCCTGTTAGAGGCTCTTATAAGATGAAGGTACAGTTTGGCTGGTATATTACAGGTGGTGGACCTGATGACCAATGTGGCCAACCTGCTGCACAACCAGGAGTTGCACCTGACCCAGGCCAAAACACATCATTCAACGTTTGTAGTCCTACTATGTGGTTCCTCCCAGACGCAATTACTGTTAATTGGGAAAATGGTAAGTTCATATACACTCTTGAAGGTGTTGATTTGTTGGTTAGAGGGCAGGAACAATCAATCAACAAAGCAATCGGGCAAGATGGTGGAGATGGTAATCCATTTAACAAAAAGATGTTCTTCACAGATGCTGTTCAGCTTTTAGGTTCTTATTCAATGCCCCCTTTCCGAGTAAGGTTTTTATCATACAATTCTGACCGTAAATTAGTGAGCATGAAGTTCATTAAAAGAGAAAATAACGCAATGGACGATGAATGCAAAGGTCCGTTTTCTCTTTATCAAACCAAGGAAATGAAGCCTTTAGACATTATAAGATTCTGGCTTAAGGGAGTTCCAGTATTGGCAGTAGATCAAACTGGTAATATATCAACTCCAGGTAAAGAAATAGGTGTAACTATAAATTATGATTCAATACAAGATATGACAAATAGACCACTTACTAGTTTTCCAGTTGATGATTGTGAGGCATTTGTTCAGCTTGGTAATGAAATATGCGTTGATAACTTGCCAGACGTTGGGACATTAATACTGTGGGCAGCAAATGGTGTTCCACATTGTCAAACGAACTTATCCGAGGCTCAAATCAATGCCAGCATGAACGCTGTTTATATTGTTAATGGTGGTAATTGCTCACCTGTTTTAGCCTTTAATCCAGTAGTGAGATGGCATTTCCTATTAGGCTTGAAAGCTGGTGGATATGTATTGCCTACAAAAGGCACAAATAGCAAGACTGCCGAAGCTTTAAATGCTACTGGATGTGCTGTATCTGGTGGTAGGTCAATGGTTGAGCAACCTAAAGCTAATCAACCAGCAATGGGGGAACAAAACGATGCTGCGGCAGCGACCCAGCGCGCGGCAATATTGCATACAGCAGGTAATTTGGGTATCACAGCTATTGAAGCGGAATTGAGAGTGCAGGGTGATCCTAGTCCTTGGTTATGTTCTCCAATATTCGGAATGGCTAGGTGCGTGGGTATCATTTTCATCAATCCATTCTTTTTACAAGAAGACCCAGAAGGAGATTGTCCACAATTTATGCAGACGACTTCCAGTCTATGTAATAATTTCTTGACTAACAAGGCTTGGTGGATTAAAGGTGTGGAGCATCAGATTAAAGAAGGTAGTTATATTACTACTATAAAGTTATCACTGCCTGCTCCTGGTGCCGAATTAAAGTTTGGTGCTGGGCCTGGGTCTGCTGGACCAGCAACTGGTTTGGGCGGATGCGCTGGTGGTGCTAAAATGCAATTTGGTGGGTTGAACGCCAACACGATTGAATATCCATTAGGAAATACGGCGGGTGAATGGCTTGTGGTAACTGGCGGTGCTGTAGATTCAGGTTGTCCGCCAGTATGTTTCATTGGTGGTGGTAGTGCATGTTCAAGTGGTGATATATGTGATTTTATCGGGCCTGATGGTAAAGGAAGATGTAATGATGGGAGTTTTTGTGACGGGACTCAGGTAGGCGTGCCATGTCCTGGTGGAGATTAATGGCTAATAGAAGAGAAACTTTAGAAAAAATATGGAAAATGCTTAATCGCCATGAAAAGCGATTAAAAGAAATGAATTTTCAAGAACTGTTCAATAGACTTTTCAACAAAAAATTCAATCTAATCCAGCAAGCAAATACTTATTTGGGCGTGCATCTTGCCCTTTGCGTAGATACCCGCGATCCATTCAAACAAAATAGAGTCAAATATTTTAGTCCTGTAATTGATACGCCTCTTATAGGCAGTGGTTTAGGTGTAGCTAATGCCCCGACTGGTGCTAGTCAAGTAACTAAAATTTCACAGTTAGATTGGGCGTGGCCAATTTCTTCTATGGGTGGTTTTGATGACTGTGGCTTGAATTGGGTTCCACCAGCAGGCTCAATGCTAGCCATTATATTCCTTAATGGTGATCCTGGACAAGCCTTCTATATTGGTAGCACTTGGTATAGAGATAAAGGCCCAATTCAGCACGATAACTGGAACTATCAAATACCAGAATATTATAAAGTATCTGAAGGTCATCGTGGCGGTTATATGGTCGGCAAGAACGACGAATCACAAGTTTTACCACCACAAAATACCAATAATTATCAAGGCTTTGATGTAGAAGGCAATATAGACGTAGAAGTAAATCCTGATCCTACTACATTAACAACTTACCCACATCTTTACAGCATTAATACCCCAGAAAAACACCGTGTTATAATGGATGACGGTGATCCTAAATGTAATCGTAGATGGAAAAGGTTCGAGATCATTTCTAGTATGGGAAATTTGTTCTTGATGAAGGATGACCCATATCATCATTGTGGGGAGTGGCTCAACCCAAAATGTTTCATACCAGCAGTAGAAGTAGTTCCAGATATATGTCAGATATCAATTACAAATTATGTTCTTCTGGACGCGAGGGGAAAACCTGTTGATGGTAAAATCTCTAACATAATTACTTTCTACCCAGATGGAAATCAATACCCATGTGCGCAAGGAGAACAGTATTGTTCCTTTATAACTGGCCCTAATGGGGATGAACCACCAAGTTTAACTACAGACCAAGCATATTTAGGACAGGAGTTCCTATGTCCTTCTAAAACACCATTTCCAAACGTGGTGCTGCCGCAGATTCCAGAAGATTGTTTGAATGGTGTTATTAATGGCATGACTGATTTTTGTTTTATCTTTAATAATATGGGTAAGAACAAATATCAGAAACATAGACAGGAATGTTTTCCATATTACTGCCAGGATTGCGGGTTATTGCAATCTGGCATTCAGATACGTTCACGTTCTGGTGCTACGTTAGTTATGGATGACTCGGTTGAAGAACCAAGAGAAAGAACAGAATGGGAAAGAACGCTCAAAGAATTTGATATGGATGGTTGTACTGGTAATTTCAGAGGTAGGACTTACTGGAAGTCAGCAACGGGTCATTATATTGAGATGTGTGACATAGAAATTCAGCCTTCACTTAGAAGTGAAAGAAACGGAATTAACATCGTAACTGCTTGTGGCAACAAGATTTGCATGAATGACCAAACATTGCCTGGTTGTATAGCGGGGCCAGCGAGGGGTATTCACATAAGGAGTACGGCGGACCACACGATTGATTTATGTGACAGTACGAATAAGCAATGTAGTGATGTTAGAAGGGGATGTGAAAAGGGTGGTCCTTATGCTAAGAAGGCATTTGTCAGGATTAGAAGTGGTTATGGACTAACGATGACTTTTGCGGATGCGGATGACCAGATTAAAACAGATCAGCAATACATTCAGATCATGTCGCCACAAAAGGACAATTTGATTAGAGGTCCGCATGTTTTGCATATGCAGGAGAAGGCTGATGGGCCAGGTCAGGTATTCTTAAGGGCTGGTGGTGATTACATAGTGTATTCTTATGACCAGTTTGTTGAGGTGGTTGGAGAAGAAAAAGATAATCCAGCAGATAAAATGGAGTTTATCTCTAGGAACAAATTAGTTAGTGTAAGAAATGTTTATTACAACAAAGCGGAGACTCATGTATTTTGGGCAGACGACTATATATTTCTACTAGCAGGCAGAGATATTGGTAAGGGGCCAGTAGGTCAGGGTGATCCTACAATATATCCTGTTTGTGTTGCTTATGAGCAAATCCCTGAGTATGTTTCACAGGTTACTGGAATTAAGGCTAGTGAGCATGTATTTGCTTCTGCTTTGCCAGAACCTGAAGGCTGTGAAGGGGTTGCGAGCGATTTATAAGGAAGGCTATGCCGAAATACAGAGGAATAGTATACCCGCTAAGCAAGCATCATCAAGGGTTCTTGCATAACGCTGACACGGATTTAGAGCAATTAAAATCCAATATGGCGACTATTATCTTGACAGAGCCTGGAGAACGGGTTTGCGAGCCTTATTACGGCACAATGATACTTGGAGTCAACTTAAACAACCCTGAGCAAGTGGTGAAAGATACTTTTAGGCAGAATGTTGCAAAGGCTTTAAAAAGGTGGGAGAAAAGAATACAGGTTAATGACGTTCAAATTAACCTCAACGTATACGAAGGTAATCTAATATTAATGATAAGTGTGTTCTTTATAGACCCTTTTAATTTAAAAAACAAAGAAGAATTGCACGTTCAAAAATCTCTTGGAGGAATTGATGGCAGACCTATGCCCTTTTGATGTAACACCTTTGGCAACTGCCAAAGTTATTAATAATACTCCTGTTTATAATCTAAACTACACGAGTCAAGATTATAGCTCGATGAAGACAAGGTTATTAGAACTCATACATGCTAATTTCAATGATGAGTTCAATGATTTCACCGAATCTAGTTTAGCGATGATGTTAATTGAATGCTGGGCTTGGTTAGCTGACCTGTTGTCGTTCAAGATCGACCAAATTGCTAATGAGTTATTCATTGATACTGTAACGGAGCCAGAGAATGCGTTCAGAATATCTAAATTAGTGGGTTTCAAACCTCAACCACCATTACCATCGAGAGCAATGTTTATAGCCTCTAAGAATAGCCCACATTCCTTAGACGTGTCAATGAAAACACCTGTTGTGGTACAACTAGAAACAGGGGTGAGTGAGATCAGGTATGAATTGTTTGCGGCGGACGTTAATAACAATCCTATTTTTGGCCAGGATATAGTGATACCTGCTGGTAGTACCTTCAACAAGTCAGTAATAGGTTTAGAAGGTTCAAGTCATTCTGCAAATTACAAGAGTACTGGTAAGGCTAACCAAACTTATACATTGCCTTATCCTTCAGTATTTTATAACTCTATTCAAGTTAGGTCTGATGATTTGGTATGGGAGCAGGTAGAAAATTTCACGGAAGCAAAGGTTAGACCAGAATACATTGTTGAATACGATGCGGATTACAGGGCAAAAATTACTTTTGGCAATGGTAAGGCAGGACTGATTCCACCCCAAAACTCAGAGATTAAGATTCTATTTAGAATAGCTAACAGAAATACAACTGAAATTATAACTGGAGCCTTTGAAAACAAAGTTCACGTTTCAGTGCCTGGTATACCACATGGAATTACAGTGGACTTTAAGAACTTCACGAAGAGTGATTATGGCTATCCAGGTGACTCTATCAATGAGATTAGGAAAAAACTACCAAGTTTCCTAAGAACCCAAGATAGGGCTGTTACTGGTGCAGATTATAAATATCTAGCAAATAGATTTATGTCAGCACACAATGGTTCTATAGGAAAAGCTACAGCCGCGTTAAGAAATCATGGATGTGCTGGTAATATAATTGATATAATCGTTTTAGCTCAAACTGGAAATTGGAAATTAGTCAAGGCAAACGATAATTTAAAGAGTGAATTATTAGAAGATTTAAATGGCAAGAAAATATTCACTGATTACCTTTGCATTAAAGATGGAGAAATAATCTTAACGGATATTCATGTAGATATTGTGCTAGACAAAATCAATAAAAAGAATGAAGAAGCGGTTAAAAGAAAGATTGTAGAAATTTTAGATTGGTTTTTTGATCTACCAAATTGGGAATTTGGTCAATCGTTAAAAGAGTCAGATATAGTGAAAACGTTGGCTAGAGTTTCAGAAGTTAGAAGTTTTGAAATTGCTTTCGTGACTGCTAAAAATGTAAATACGGGGTCTACGGAGAATGTTTTAACTCCTAATTACAATGAGATCATAAGACCAGATAATATAATAATAAACTTTGTTTACAAATCTGCTGGGGAGTTATAAATGGGCCGCAAGAAGTATACAGACAATCCTTCTGTCAACGATATTATTGTTTTCGACCTTAACACAGAAAACGATGACGGTCTGATTGCCGACCCATTTTCCGTAGAAAAGATAACTATATTCTACCTAGAAAGAGGTTCGGGAAAAAATAACTTAAAATTAGAAAAAAAATTCAATAACCCAAGTTTACAAGAGCGGTATGATAGGCACAGAGAGATAGCTACAAGTGATCCTTCCCTAGATAACATCAAAATATTAAAGGACTTAAAAAACAGTCTAGACGCGACTGCTTTCACCACTCACATTTATTATAAAGAAGCTCAATTTGCCATGTCTACGCCAAGTCCCATATGGACAGCAGATGGTAAAGTAAGAAAGCTAGTTAATTTCGTTAATGAAAAAAAGCAAGTTTTGCCAGGAAGATTTTATTTTGCATGGCAACCGAAAGGTATGAGAGAAGGAACCTACATTATTAGATGGGAGTGGAAACTCGAAGAAAGTGGTACTATAAGAGCCGCAGAAAAAACTTTCACTATAAGTGCAGACCCCGAAGAGATTAAAAGCAACAACCTTAATCTAGCCCCAGAGGAGAAGTATGATTTTCTTTTGAGAAAGTACATGCCAACGATGTATCAAGTAAAGACTAAGCCCAATGATTTAACACCATATGTTTTAGAAAAACTAAATAAGTCTGTAGGTAAAGGATTTCAAGAAATAGAGAACATAGCAATCCAGCTTTCTACTTTACTCGACCCAGATACAATCAAAACTGATTTTCTACCTTTGCTTGCGAACACTTTTGGTTTGACTTTAAGATCAGAGGACTCTGACGCATGGCGAAATCAAATAAGATATGCCCTCAATTTGTATAAAAAGAAAGGCACTTATGAAGGTTTAAGACAAGCCTTGGATAAGGCTAAGATTACTCTATTAAAACTAACTAATCTCTGGCAGGTTGTCTCCCGCAACATGTGGACAGATGGATTTTTGATTGACAGGGACATAAATCTTGAGACATTGATATTGGGTTATTTAACCAAAAAGCCAATTAATGATTTAGAAATAGAAATTCGTTCATCGGAAGATTTAAATTATATAAAACTACCAAAAGAGATCATTAGTTTGCAGGAAGTGCAAGCCCCAGAAACGAAGACTGCTATTATCTGGCAAGGCGGCAATATTACGCCACAGATACCTTTACTAAAAGGGGATGTTATCAAGATAAGGTATGCATACAAAGATATACCAGATAGCGATTTAGCTATAGAAAAATATATAGACTCTTTGCCATTAGCGGATCAACGGGATGAAGCAGAGATAAAATACCCGCTCAAGAACTGGAACATAAAACTAATAGAAGAGGATGATCCTTTATTTAGTTTACTCATTACAGATAGAAATCCTTTTCAGAGTCCAGTTGTGTTCGGCAAAATCAGGACAACATTCCTTTACAGTGAAAAGGTGTTCAACATGGATACCTACAATGGTAGTTTATTCAACTCGAACAATCCATGTGATTTAGATAAAGATTTTATTGATACTTGTCATGGTGGTAGAAGCAGTAAGTTTAACGTTCATTTGGAATTTGATAATGTTACTAATGATAAAATAAAAGAAGCTAAAGAAATAATCATAGATTATTCACCATTTCATGCTATGTTACATAACATAATCATAAGCAGTAAGACAACGGACTATATCTTGCCCCCTATCGAGTCAATCAATAGCAGCATAAAAGAAAATAATAACAAGGACAAGGTTGGTGTAGGCGAGAATATAAACTGCAAAATCAAGTATAAAGACGGGAAAACAATAGAAGGGAGATTATGATAGACCATATAGTGCCAAAAGGCTATATCCAAGCTAGGATAAAACATAAAAATAAGGGTATTGAAACTCTAACATTTAAAAACCAAGTATTAAATACAGGAAAGATTTTCCTAGCGAAATGCTTACTTGAAGAATATAAAGATACAGTTCATATAGCAAATATGTTGTTTGGTGATGGCGGAACGCAGAATGGCACACCAAAGGAAGTCTCCCCGAGTGCCCAGAATTTAAATGGTGTCACTAGAATCAAAAAACCAGTAGTAGCACAAATTAATCCTGATTCCCCGATGGAAGCTATTTTCGTGGTAATCATCAGTGAAGATGAAGGTAATGATTTCATCACTAACGAGATGGGTCTTGAGCTTAGTGATGGAAGTCTCTTTAGCTTATCAACTTTCGCAGATTTGAATAAGACAGACCAAATGGAAATTACCTGGAGTTGGAATATTAGTTTCCTTTAAAATGTCATTGTCTTCCAAGCGATATGCATATATAATTATGTTATGAAAAAACATATAGCATTCCCACCGTTGACGCCTATTCAATTAGAAGTAATAAATGGAGCATTACTTGGGGATGGTTCATTGCACCATATTAAAAACACTAATGCAAATTGGAAATTTGTAACAAGTCAGAGTGCGTATGACAATAAAGGAATTGATAAATCAACTTATATGCAATATATCTTCGATGCATTGCAGCCATATAGCAGTAAATTAGCAAAATATGATAACAACAACACGATTTTAAACATAAATGGCAGGATGATAAATTTACATAAGGAAGATGACAAAAAATATCATTCGCTTACAACTCATTGTCATCCTGTCTGGACAAATATGGCAAAAGATTGGTACTTATGGAAAAATGGAAATCTAGTTTTAAAAGATAATAAAATAATTAAAATAGTTCCAGAAGAATTAAAATTGACGCCTCTTACATTGTGTATTTGGTTCATGGACGATGGATCATTGGATAGCAAAAGAGGAAATGCTACTATACACACTGAAGGTTTTACTGTGAACGAATGCAATTTATTAATAGAAAAGTTAAAAGATGTTGGCATATTTGCCAAATTAAAATTCAAAAAAACATATCCTATAATTTTTATTGGGATTAAATCATATTACAAGTTATTGAGTTTAATTACGCCCCATGTGCATTGGTCATGCTTCCAATATAAAATAGACAAATCATACTCTAAAAAACATCAACAAGGCGAACATCATTCACAAAGCAAACTGACGGAAATAAAAGTTAAAAAAATCATTGCATTATACAACGAAGGAATATATCAAAAAGATATTGCAAAACAATTCAATATATCACAAGCTACTATTTCGGAAATAGTAACTGGTAAAAATTGGAGTCATTTAAATTTGGGTACTCCTGGAAGAAGGTTTTCTAAACTTTCTATGGACCAAAACCAATTAATCATAAAGGAAGTTAGAACAGGTGCAAAACAAAAAGATATTGCTCAAAAATTCAATATAGATCAGTCAACTGTTTCTAAAATACTCAAAAATGTACAAATTATATCAATATAAGTCCATAAAATTTGGATTTATAATTTTGTGTCCAAATTGTAATTTTGGACACCTTAAGAACACATTAAATTCTATAAACGCTTTTTATCCCAATAGTAAAATAACAATAGTAGTCCCTGATAACTGTAAAACAGATGAATGTCCTAAAGCCGTAAAAGGCGGTACTACTTTGGCATCTATGATAAACAGAGGTTTAAAGGAAAGTGTCGAATGGAGTTTTGTTGCTTGCACAGAAGGTTGGATTAAAAATCGCATTGATATCAAATATTCTTATTTCATAGAATCTAAAAAAGACATTCTTTTCCCGATTTTGAAAACAAAGAGTTTAAATTATAGTTTCACAAATCAAGATATCAATGGACTACTTATGCATAAAGATGCATATACGGATATAGGGGATTTCCCCAATTTCGAGTCTGTTGAGAGTAGTAAGCTCATATGGACCACGAAAGCCTTAGAGAAAGGCTACAAATTTAAAGGTGTGGTTGGCGGGAGATTATTTTAGATTAAACCGTAAACATACGCCCAGCGATTATTGTCCATATGTTTTCCAGCATTAACTTCTCTTAAATAGGCATACAAGTGATTCCAGCTATCGAACATAAATTCATGCGGAATGAATCCATAGTACCATAATGGGATAAACTGTTTGCCTTGTTCACAAACCAAAAGAGTGGGTTTTTTGGCGTTGTTGCTATTAATGATTTCATGATGAGACCCACAAGTGGGCACCTGATAAGGCAGGCATGAAAAAACTATATCTGCACGGTCAACGATTGATAAGTCTTTTCTTACAAACCCTTTAGCGATTTTGGTGATTGTGTCAAAGTCTCTGTCATTTCTTGCTTGTATCAAGGCAGGTGCATGAACTTGCTTAGGGTCTTCATATGGGTCAAAAAGGTTGATGCCAAATTCTTGTGTAAGAATTTTCTTGGGTTCGGTACGCCAGTTGTGGCTAGTGGACCCATGCTCTATTGGTCCAGATAAATAACCACGCTTATCTTTAGTATACATTATTAAAGCCTCACTATGATAAATAACAAGGAGAATGAAATGTCAAATAATTTAGAACTTTTCGAGAAAATCAATGTTTTAGTAGAAAAAGCACCTGAAAATAGGCACAGTTACTACCAGTTGAAACACTTCATAATCGGTAAACAGCCTACCACACAATCACAATTATGGCAATGCCTAACGGAATTACAATCCAGAAAAGAAACAATTGATAATTTAACCATGCAAGTAGAAGACTTACGTGATGATTTGCTACTTTTACAAATTAAGGAGTCTAAGGTCAAAGTCGTTTATAGCGAAGATGAGCAAGAAAAAGAAATTAAGCAGAGAAAAAGAGAAAGAAAAAGAGAATCAATTGTCAAAACTATAAATAAACTAGAAAAACAACTTGAGTTCGTTGTGCAGGAAGCAAGATTTTTCGTACAGGCTTTTGAAGCTATAGAGGAAGTGGAAAAATTAAAGGATTTTGATGATTACGATGCCCAAAAGGAACTTTGGGAAGCCAAGGTTTCAGAAGAAATCAATCTAAGGTTGCTATTCCATCAGCCTTTAAGTCCAGATACTTTAAAAACTGCATTATCGCTTCACGATGAGTCTAGGGTTAAGAAAGAAGTTTTAAAAATGATAGAAGTTGTAGAAAAAGCGAATATTAAAATGTTAGGAACTAAGAAAAAAGGGGAATAATGAAGAATAAGCTTTCTTCGGGTGTAGACTATAAAAGTGGAACATTATCAGTATTTCCTAAAGGTAAAGATTCTAAACTAAACCTACATGAAGCCAAAAATAATGCCGAAGACGTACTTCGACAAACATTAGCCATCAATGGCAAAACCATGTTGTTGAATGACGCTAGTAAGTTCCCAAATAGTGGCATCATTAAAATAACCCCTGCCAGTTCAACAAATCTCCTAGATTCTTTCGAAGTCATCTTTTATGCCAAAAAGACTGGCAATCATTTATTGATGCTGCATAGAGGCTATGGTGGTTCACCAATAAACACATGGCCTGCTGGCAGTAAGGTTTCTTGCCCATTAATGGCTGAGCATCACAACGTACTAAAAGACGCTGTAATGCAAATTCAAAAGAAGATCGGGGAAAAAACTAATCCTTCTTCAGATTCAATCAATGGCATTTTGAATTATTTGGAAAATAAGTGGTTAGCCCCTAAGCCAGTTTTTAGGGCTTATCCGAGAATGGGACCAGCCCCTTTGCCTGTAACCTTTCACAACTTTTCTACTGGATTTGGTGGTAGATTCTTATGGGATTTTGGAGATGGTACGAGTAGCACAGAGAAAAATCCCACACACATTTACCATGACGAAGGTAAATACAAAGTCAGGCTTACAGTCATTTCTGTCAATGGTTCACAAGGATTAACAGAAAAAGGCGATTACGTTGAAGTTAACAATGAGCAACTTCCTTCATTTTTTTATGTTACACCTTTACAAGGTTCTATAACAACAGAATTTGAATTAGTAGATCAAAGTGACGGTGACATAGCAGAGCGTCATTGGTTTTTTGGTGATGGTACAGACGTTACCGTTAGCAATCCTAATATCCACTCTGTTATACATCGTTATGAAAAAGAAGGTAATTACATTCCTTCACTGATGATAAGACTAGCGAACAACAAAACAAAGAGAGTACATTTGCCAGAAGGAATTATAGTAATATGAGTTATCCGTTTAAGTTTGATACAGATTCTGAACTATACTTGGTAAAAGACGCTTTAATAGTGCCATTAAGTGTGGACCATCATCCTGGGCAAAACATGATTATTGCGGATGGAGACATAAGTAAATTCCCACTAAAAGGCATTATAACTCTCGTTGACCAAGACAGTCCAGCACATGAAAGAGCAGTGTCTTTTCATTATGGTCGTAGAACAAGTAGAGAATTTTTGGACTTGGAATTAACAGATAACTCTGTTGATTGTTTCAAACCTAGAAAATTCACCGTGATTACTATGCAGGTAATGCGAGAACACCGTGAAGCAATCAAAAATGCCATTTTTGAAATAGAAAAATTCTTAGGCCCAAAACATAAAGTAGATACTGAACCTAACGGAGATACTATATTCGGAAGGATTAACTTTTTAAGAAAAATACTATTTGCCCCTAAAGCATGGTTTGAAGCTGACAAGGTAACTGGAGCAGCACCTTTTACTGTAAATTTTACATTCACTGGTACTGGCAATACGGGACCAGTGGGAGATGTATTATATATATGGAATTTTGGTGGTGATGATGAAACACAAACCACTGAACCTAAAATAGAAAAACTGTTCTTAGACGCTGGCAATAAAACAATATCACTGACTATTAAAAATGAGTATGGTGAAGATTCAGTATCTTTCCCAGATATGATTAAGGTCAAAGGTCAAGCACCAGAACAAGCCCTTATTAGATTTTCGCCACAACAGCAGCAGCTTAATTTCATGCAAAATGATGTTATGCCTAAGATCAGAACACAGATTCGCCAGCCAGTGACAATCGAAATACCACAAAAAATGGTAAGTGATAAAAGAACTTTTGCTGGGGAAATGATCGACCCCAATACTTCAAGGGTGGCAGATGCGATTACAAATTATACATGGAATTTAGGTGACGACTTACCACATGCAAATTCGCCAAAGACTAAAGCACTATACAGTGTGGGTGGATTGTATGATTTAGTGGTCAGGACTGATACTGCGTCTGGAACTCACAGAACTACTGTTTATCCTAACGCAATAGATGTTGTAGAATCTGTCAATTTATGGTTATGGACTATCAACAATACTGCAATTAGGTCACATGAATTTGGACTTTTAAGCGAAGTGTTTAAAACTTCCAGCAACACTTCAGAGATCGAAATAAATGATTCTTTTATCGACATGCCCCACACCAGAGAAAAATTTGAGTTCTGGCGTAATAATGGCTCGGCAAAAAAGAATGAAATGAAATCTGGACAGGGTGGTGATTTACTAATGTATTGGGCAAGTGGTAGGGACAAAGGATACGACCCAATTGCAGAAAAGATCAATTTCACCCAATATAATGGATTCGCAGACACTTATACTACCAAAGATTCCATCCCAGGCAAGCCTTGGAATTGGGTGTCTTTAGCTAGCAACAGTAAAATATACTTTATTCTTGGTGGCAGTCTTAATGGGCCTATGCCCACTTTATCAATGACTAGTCAAACAAAAAGTACTTATGACATGGATTCTTCAACAATCATCAATGAAGAAATTGAATATAGGAACTACAAAAATGGTGCGCACGATCTAATGAAACATCCTGATGTTTTTGATTCAAATTTTGACGCCGCACATGGTTATTTTGCTGCTTACAGGACAGCCTGGAAAAACAATACAGGATACATAATCAGGAATTCATCTTTAGGCGAATACTTCTCTTTCCATGATTTTTACAGAACAGAAGGCACAATCGGTTTACCTTGTCAAAACATAGTGAAGCTGCCAAATTTACCTGGCGATAACCATAAAGACGGCGATTTAGTAGCATTGAATAAAGGCATATACTTCTTTAACAATTCTGGAATGACTTACTGTTTTGACGGGTCCGCTGGTACTTGGGAGCTAGTGACACCGCATAATAAGGTGGCTATCAATGACTTGGATGGTTTGATGGCAACCTCCGACTTGGATTCTAAGGCTTATATGGTTTTGGAAGGTGTTAATAACGGATTTATTAAATTCAACGAACTAGATATGTCTTATACAACATTGAATCAAAAACCACTAGATAAACAGTGGCACATCACACTTTTTTAAGTCGGATATATAATACATAAAGGAGAAGATGCCAAAGGCAATCCCAAAACCAGTATACCCAATTGCTTTAGATTCAAATTACACTCTATTTAGCACACATAATAGTGCGCAAACTCTCCTTGCCAAAGATTTAAGCATTACCAGTGATGTAATAGAAATCTATCCTAAGAGTGCTAATGATGCCGATGTTTGGGCCGAAAATGGTTTTGTCACGATTGAGAAAGAAATTATCTACTATGACAGTGTTACCAAAGATAAAAACAGCAAAATAACCCAATTAAAAGACTGCATAAGGGGAGTAGAAGGAGAAGTTAAAGCGTATGTCTCTGGCACTGCTATTTACGCAAACGTCGTTGCCCAATTACATAACCAATTAGTGGATGCAATCGTAGCCATAGAAAGCACAATTGGTGATATTTCTGACATGCTGAAGGTTGGAAATGACCTCAAAACACAGCAAAAAGTCAGAAAAAACCTTGTGCCTAAAAACATGGCAATGACTCAAATGGACACAGCCTTTACTGCGTCATTGCATCAGAATTTAACCGCGATGCTAGGTTGCGCTCCAGTTCCAGATGATGCTTGCCCAGATGTGGAATTTGAATTCAACATTCTAGGTTCTACTGCTGAGTATTGTGTAAGAATTTTTGGAGATTATACAGCATTTGAAGTCGATTTTGGTGATGGTAATTCAACTACAACTCAATTGTCTGGCACCATAACATTCAATGGAGGTAATCCCACAGTAACAGTCACAACCCCAACATGCACCCTTGTACAAATGCCGACAACTCCAGATGGTTGCGAAGCACCAGTATTGCCTAATCCTTCAATTCCTTTTGTAATTGCGGTACCGTTTATACCAGATTGGCCTGGCTTTACTCCAAACAAGAATATATGTCCAGGTCCATTGTTCAGTTTGCCACCAATTCAGTTTCCTAAATCTGAACTATGTTCTGTAATACCTAGTACATGCATCCCAAGTGTAATTATTTCTGTTATAGAATCCTGCAAGACCCCACAGATCATCAGAATTGTCAGTCCTTGTAGAATCAGCATTATATCCTTAGTAGGATGTGAATTGCCTAGCATTATATCCCTAGTAGGGTGCTGTCCGCCTAGTATAATCAGTGTAATTGCACCTAGTTTTAATTGCATAAGTTTCTGTCAGGTTCCAAGTTTTGAATGCATAAGTTTTTGCCAAGTCCCAAGCTTTGACTGCATAAGTTTTTGTATGCCGCCGAGCATGGCCCCTGTTAGTTTTGCACCATTCCCAAGCATTGGTACTGTGTCTTTTGATGTTGCTATAAGCCTAAGCCCATTATGCTTCTGCGAACCACCGAGTTTTGCACCTATTAGCTTTACTCCGTTCCCAAATATTAGCGCTGTATCGTTTGATGTTAATGTCGCATTGAGCTTAAGCCCAATATGCTTCTGTGAACCGCCAATTATTAGTTTTGCTCCATTCCCAAGCATAGGCGCTGTATCTTTTGATGTTGCTATAAGCTTAAGTCCATTATGCTTCTGCGAACCACCGAGTTTTGAGAAGATAAGTTTTGCTGAATTCCCGAGCGTTGGGAAAATATCATTCGATATCGCTGTTGAATTGAGTTTGAGTCCAATATGTTTTTGTGACCCACCTAGTTTTGTGTGTATTGATTTTTGCACTCCACCAAGTTTTGGGATTGTTAGCTTTGCTCCGTTTCCAAGTATAGGGGCTGTATCATTTGATGTTAATGTCGCACTGAGCCTAAGTCCAGTATGTTTCTGTGAACCACCTAGTTTTGCAGCTATTAGCTTTAATCCGTTCCCAAGCATAGGTGCGGTATCGTTTGATGTAATGCTTAGTTTGACTCCGTTGTGTTTCTGTGAACCACCTAGTTTTGCAGCTATTAGCTTTGCGCCGTTCCCAATCATAGGCCAAGTGTCATTTGATGTTGCTATAAGTCTAAGCCCATTATGTTTCTGTGAGCCACCAAGTTTTCAGTGCATTAGTTTTTGTCCACCACCTAATTTCGACCAAGTAAGTTTCGCACCTATAAGTTTTACTTCTTTCCCGAGCATTGGGACTGTATCGTTTGACGTTGCTATAAGTCTAAGCCCATTATGTTTCTGTGAGCCACCGAGTTTTTCTCAAATTAGTTTTGCACCATTCCCAAGTATAGGGATGGTGTCTTTTGACGTTCTCCTAAACGCAAGTTTGACTCCAATATGTTTCTGTGAGCCGCCAAGTTTCCAATGTATTAGTTTCTGCCATGTGCCTAGTTTTGATGTTGTTAGTTTTACTACACCACCAAGCTTCCACTGTGTAAGTTTCTGTGAACCACCAAGCTTTAGCTTGATAAATTTTGCTACACCACCGAGCATTGTACCGATTAGCTTTGCACCATTCCCGAGCATTGGGACTGTATCCTTTGATGTTGCTTTGAACGCAAGTATAAGTCCTATATGTTTTTGCGAACCACCGAGTTTTTCACTTATTAGTTTTGCACCATTCCCAAGCTTGGGGGTAGTATCTTTCGATGTGCTTTTAAATTTGAGCCTAAGTCCAATATGTTTCTGTGAAGTGCCAAGCTTTGCATGTATTAGTTTTTGTGAATTCCCAAGCATTGGCAAAGTATCTTTTGATGTTTTATTAAGTTTAAGTCCAGTTAGTTTTACTACGCCACCAAGCTTCCATTGTGTAAGTTTCTGTGAGCCACCAAGCTTCCATTGTGTAAGTTTCTGTGAGCCACCAAGCTTCCATTGTGTAAGTTTCTGTGAGCCACCAAGCTTTAGTTTAGTAAATTTTAATGCACCGCCAAGTTTTGCACTTGTTAGCTTTGCTCCATTTCCAGAAATTGGCAAGGTTTCATTCGACGTTATGTTGAATGCTAGTTTAAGTCCAGTATGTTTCTGTGAACCACCAAGCTTTGAATGCATAAGTTTCTGTCCTACTCCAAACTTTAACTTAGTGAGTTTTACTACTCCACCAAGTTTTCAATGTATAAGTTTTTGTGAGCCGCCAAGCTTTGGATGTGTGAGTTTTTGCGCACCACCAAGTTTTAGCTTAGTAGGATTTACTGCTCCACCAAGTATTGCACCTATTAGTTTTGCTCCGTTCCCAACAGTATCAACAGTGTCATTTGACGTTATTGTAGACTTAAGTTTGAGTCCAATATGTTTCTGCGAACGACCGAGCTTTGATGCCATAAGCTTTGCCCCATTCCCAAGTATTGGTGCTGTATCTTTCGATGTTGCATTAAACTTAAGTTTAACTCCAATATGTTTTTGTGAGCCACCGAGCTTTAGTTGTGTAAGTTTCTGTACCCCAAGCTTTAACTTGGTGAGTTTCGCCACTTTGAGTTTTGATAAAGTATCATTTACAGTACCAAGCTTCGCTTGTGTAAGTTTTTGCAGCCCACCAAGCTTTGAGAAAATAAGTTTTACTGAATTCCCAAGTGTTGGTAAAGTATCGTTCGATATTGCAGTAGACTTAAGTTTAAGTTCTATATGTTTCTGTGACCCACCAGTTTTTCAGTGTGTCAGTTTCTGTCCACCACCATCATTTAATGATGTAAAGTTTGACGTTGCACTAAATTTAAGCTTAACTCCAGTATGTTTTTGTGAGCCACCGAGCTTTGATTGCATAAGTTTTTGTGAGCCACCAGATTTTGATTGCGTAAGTTTTTGTCCTGTGCCGAGCTTCGATTGTATAAGTTTCTGCACACCACCAACTTTTGCACCTATAAGTTTTACAACCCCAAGTTTTGGGCTTATTAGTTTTGATAAGCCACCGACTATAAGTGTTGTATGGGGAACACCGCCGCCATTATCGTGTACTGTGACTGTGGCGTGCCCATCGTCTTCAGGGTTTAGTAGTCCTAATCCATTTGGAAGTGCTGCACCTCAAACAGATTCTGATTTTAGTGAAGATTTTGACATGAATGTACCTCTCACTTATAAAGACTTAGGTATACCAGAAGAAATTAGGCTTATAGGCCCTGACTTGCCTAGAGAAATATTTATTAGGGGTATAATTCCTGATGAAATTACAATCAAGGGAGATATACCAAGAAGCATTGAAGTTCATTCTGATATACCGCATAAGATCATGTTGGATGCAACGGATGTACCTAGAAAGATCATGGTAGAGATGGCCCCTAATTTCCCATCCACATTAAGAATGGATGTTACGCACACTCTACAGGTCACAGGGATACCAAAATCTATAGAAATAATTGAAAATATTCCTAGAACTATTCAATTATTGATGCCAGAGAATCCAGTAGTTGAATTGAAATTCAATCAGGTGGATATAGAACTGAAACCAAGTGCGGACCTAGAAAAAATGTTTTCTAATTTAATGATCCCGCTTAAATAATTATGAAAATAAAAAAGCATAGAAATAAAAACGATTACGCGCTTGCTAATAGTGGCGTTTGGGTAAGAGATTTTACTAAACCTTTAATCAGAAGTTTAGATATAAACAATCTAATTTCAATTCCAGACATGCAAATCATGTTAGAAAATGAAATTAAGAATCATGATAAACTATATCAAAAAATAGAGACGGAAGATTTCAATCATGATAAAATTGTAATTATTGGAGATGGTTATAAACAAAAAGAAAAACAAAAACTACTAGAAAGCTTGCCTGCCGATGTTCTGGTCATAGGTGTGAATAAGGCATTTGCCATGTGGGAATGTAATCACCGTTTAAATTACTATGTAGTTAACAACCCTTACGATGAATGTTTATTCTATTACCCGCCTTCTGTAAAATATTGGCCAAAATGTATTGCCTCCACGAGGACAAATCCAGACTTTTTAAGGAATTATCGTGGGACGACTTACTTATACAATCCAGTGCCTGATGAAATTTATAGTGGTATTAGGACTGAGAGTAATTATTTTGTGGACGATTATAGAAATCCAGTTTGTGCAGCACTATGCTTGGCTTATAAGTTTAAAGTTAAGAAACTCTTACTACTATCATTGCTGGACTTATATGAAGAAGAACGGCCAGGGACAGAACAGCATAAAGGTTTATGGATTTATCCACAACAAAAAACTGCGCAGTCTATAATTGATGCTAATTTATATTGGTTACAAAAAGCAAAAATTAGCGTAACTTACAATGATAGCGGCCCAGATTATGAGTTTGCTTCATATATAACCGATAGCGAGGTCAAAGGATATTTCAATGTCAAATAAAGATGAGGGGAAGGAACCTAACTTTTCATTGAACGATTTTAGGAAATGGGTTGGGAAGCAAAAGCGTGAATCCAGGTCTATAAAGTCAAAGTATAAGGGTTCCATTATTGAGTCCAGATTGAGTCTTAAAAGGCTTGTAACTAAAATGGACGTAGATCAAGGTGAACTCTTTGAAATGGCGAAGGATTTCAAGCGTAGAGGTGGTACGATTCTGGAATGTGACGGCGATAATATCTTATTGGTAGAAGTACGGTCAGGCACTTTTAGAATCCCAAAATTGTTCGTTACTATTTTGTCTAGTTTTGGGGAGTGAGCGATCCATCAACACTTTAAAAAGAATCTCTATTACCATTTTACTATGATAATCCAGTGGCTGTAATTCTTCAAAAAAACTACAGAAACTTTCGTGTATAGACTTACGATTATCGGGGATATTCATGGCAGTACCTTTATTTGAATATATATCTATAAAAAACAAGTATTGTATTGGTTATTTTGGCAGTGACAAATCTTTGATCTCTGACCTATTAAAAGCAAGAAAGGTTATAGAAAAAGATTTCCCTGGTTTACAGGTATACATCGCTTGCAAAGACGAGATGCTTGATTTAGTCAAGGGAGTTAAAAACATAATTTTGGAATCAGTAATGTCTAGTTTTACTGGCAAAGTTGCATATTTACGTATTTTGGAAGAAAAAGGTGACTTAATTAAGATTTTAGAAGAGTCAAATATTAAAGTAGATGCATAGATACACTCTAGACAGATAGACCCACATAACAAGGAGTCAGTTTAAAATGAGTGTATTTAAAGTAAAATTACAGAACCCACCATGCCAGGGTAACTTGGACCTTGATCCAACGGGTGCTAATTCACAAACAAACTTTTTGGGCAATCCGTTCGTTGTAAGTAAGCAGCGTACAATGTTTTGCACAGGCCCAAATTTAATTTACCGTGAACTAAATGACGGAGACGTTTTCACAGATTGTAACTATTGGCTAAGATTTAACGTAGCAGACGACCCATGCCACGGTTTTATCGAAGTATTGTTCAATGACGGTAGCATCTTCTCAGATGTTGCTTCGGAAAATACTTTCCCAACTATTTACTCACCTTACAACGTCCTTACAACAGATACGTTCGCTACTAACTCCATCGACATTCTTGGTGGACTTGGCGGTGCAGCCATCTTCGTAGAAATGACGAACAATGGTACCATTGCAAATCAGGACATTAAGGTACAGCTAAACGGTTCTTCAAGCGCAGTAATGACTCTAGCACATGGAGCCACCCAGATATTCAATGCTGGCGACCTCTCCATTACTAAGCTCGCCTTCTTAGGCGGTGTAGCAAATACTACTCTACAGATCATCTTGTCTGTAAACGTTGTATGCAACAGCTAATATAAAACGCAATTACAGCAAACCCAAGCTATGAAAAATAGCTTGGGTTTTATTTTTTGACACTCATTTAAATCATGTTCAAAATAAAAAAGCCACCTAAAAACGATGGCAAAATGTCTATAAAAGAATTCTACGGGAAAAGAAATAAAGTCTTGTTGATTAGAAATGCAAGAGGTATAGGAGATATTCTCAACTGTAGAATGCTATTCAAAGCTTTCAAAGACATGATGCCAGAAGTATATCTGGTATTCGCGTGCTTCAAAGAGTATAAAAGCCTAGTACAGGATCATCCTTATATAGATGAAGTTGTTGATGTAAGAACTGTAGTAAAAGAAGACTACCTAATATCTTATGACATAAGCACTTGCTGCATATATCATGAGTCTCTGAAAGCAACCAAAAACGAGACACATAGAGCAGATATTTGGGCTGAACACTGTGGTTTAACTATTGAAGAACATGACATGTTTTTACCATATATAGACCCAGAAATACTCTCATGTGGACATATCAGAATACAACAACTTAAAAAAACTAGTTTATCAAGCAATAGGCATGGCCCTACTGTGCTGCTATGTACTAAGGCACATGACGTGCAAAGGTCGCTTACGCAAAGCCAAACTGTAGCTTTAGTAGAAATATTGAGACGAAAAGGTTTATTTGTATATTCGACTCACATCTCAGATTTACCATTACTCGAAAGCTTGGGAGTACCAGTTTTAAAAGATGCATCTCTTGAAGAATGGATGAGTTACATTCATGCTGCGGACTATGTTGTTACGGTTGATACGGGGACTTTTCATTATGCGGGCGGAATTAAGAAACCATTAATGGGTATTTTTACTCACGTAGACGGCAAATTAAGAGGTAAATATTATGATTTTGTCCTAGTACAAAAGCATAGAGATAATGGTAATTGGCCATGTGGTCCATGCTATACTTTCATCAATTGCACCAATCCAAGGTGTAAAGACCCCAACTCTCTACATGAGTTAAAACCCTGCTTGACTGAGATAACTGTGGAAGAAATGGAAAAAGGAGTAGATAAAATGTTGCAAGTATGGCCTATATAAGGAGATGGGAAGTTTAATAACACCAACAAAGATAAATGTAATCACCAAAGAAGGTGAGTGTAAATTACATATTGTTATAGATTTAAACATAAATCTAAACACGACCAATGTTAGTATCAATTCAAGGCAAGCTGCTACTCCAGAGGTTCAGGAAGAAAAAACAACATGGGAAATTCCATCATTTAAATCTGTGGAAAAGGTGAAATTCGGAAATAAGGAGTAATTATGCCAATCGGTGCAGATATAGGTACCTACAATCTTGTAATGTGTACTAGAAATAAAGACGGCGGTTATATTTATGACCGAGAAGTAAACGCATTCCTTGAAATAGCACTAGAAGACCGCATGGTTCTAGAAATGATGCGCACTTGCGACGACCCCGTACCCGTTATAGAAAGAGCAACCAAAGCTTACGCTCTTGGAGAAAAAGCGGTTCGTATGGCTTATACGTTATCACAACTTGAACTTAAAAGACCTATGAAAGATGGTTGTGTCAATCCAAAAGAAAAAGATGCCTATGAAGTCATGAATATGATGTTACACAGTCTTCTTGAAGGTAATGTCAAAACCGATAAAGATGTTATTTACTATAGTGTTCCTGCAAATGCTTTGAATGAAGAAACAGACGCTGATTATCATTCTAAAATGTTGGCATCTATGTTGGAAGCATATAAGTCAGATGAAGGATTTACAGTAACACCATTTCCTATTAATGAAGGATTAGCCCTTGTTTACGCAGAACTTAAATCTAACAACTATACTGGTATCGGGATAAGTTTCGGTGCTGGAATGGTCAATTTATGCTTTGCAATGTTCGGTGTTCCTGTATTTCAGTTTGCACTAGTAAATTCAGGAGACTGGATAGATAAAATGGCCGCGAAAGCAACTGGAGAAGGTATAACTTTTATTAACCAAGAAAAAACCAAGATGAATTTGTCAAAAGAACCAAAAGACTTGGTAGAACGTGCAATACAAACTCAATACAAAATAATGATAGAAAAAACAGTAAATGGAATCAAAAAGGGGTTAGGAGAAAGTGGCAAAAAGGCGCGCTCAGACAAGCCTATTGACATAGTGATTGCAGGCGGCACATCAATTCCTATTGGATTCGATGTACTTTTCAGAGATGTAGTCCAGCAAGCAAACTTGCCTATTAGTGTTGGGTCTATAGTAAGGCCCAATGACCCGCTATACAGTGTGAGTCGTGGCTGTTTAATAGCAGCTGAAAACTCATTGAAATAAGTATTTTGTTAATTAGAAAGGACAAAAATGTTTAATGATGGATTGGAACAGGAAGCCCCTGAAGTAGTTGTTTTATACGGACAAAGTGTTGAAGAAGTAAAAGAACTTCTTAAAGATGATAGGTTGTATGCTAATAAGAAAAAAGATGATTTGAAATACATTAAATCCTTCATAAAAGAAGAAGAGACTAAGAAGGCTTATAAGCCTTGTGAATCCTTTGTGGAAGATATGTCTCCCTCAATTCGGCCAGATAAAACTCGATCAGATGATAAAATTGACCCAATTCGGCCAGATTACATAAGTGAATCTTTTATGCAAAAAGAGGTAAATCAAGCTAAGGAATGCATCGCCAAAGCGGCTAAGGCTAAATTAATGTTTGAGGACGCACCGAACGTAGACGAAAGCTTTGTGAACCTTGAGAGATTAAGAAAGACAGAGATTAAAAAGGATTTTACTCTTTTCAATACCTGGCGAAGATTAGCCAGCGTCGGAGAAACCTGCATTGACGAACATAATTGTTTGCCAGATGATTTAAGCCCAACTCAGGAACTCATGGATTATATGATCCACAAAATCAATAAAGAGTTTCCTGATCTGAAGGCAGTTTGGGAAGAAGGCAGATGGAACCCATGCTTGTTAATTAATGGATGTATGACTCATATATCCATGTCTAAATTAACTTTTGCCTATAATGGTTTAAAAAACGTTGTAGACGATTTAAACGCACAAAAGATAATCTGCGATATTATTTTGAAAAAGCTTGAAGTGTTATTCGTTTAATATAAGTTATTTAAGCACTTAGGGTTAGCAATAGCCCTAAGTGCGTATCGAATGAAAGGAATAGAATGATAAAATATGTGAATGACCTTGGTGCCGCTGCTTACATTATGATGCATAAGTATAAAGTATTAGGCAAGAAAGGGAAGGCTGTTTGTTTTGAAATAGAAGATAAACAGGAAGAAATGGAAGAATTCGAAAAGCTTTACAGGGATTACCTGAATAGTGAGTTCCATCGTTTTGATTCATGCTTAATGTCTTTGAAGAAAATTAATGAAATAGCGCAGGATTACAACTAAATAGTTGTATGGATATCTGGACAAAGATAAAGCAAAACATATACGCAGAGAAGTTGAATGAGGTAGACAACTTGTTTGACTCTTTGAAGTCTCGTTCCTCTTGGAGTGCCAACCTACAATCTTGGGCTTATAAGCAAAGAACTGACAAATACGAATCTCTAGGTTTAAGTCTATCAGAATATAATGAAGTAAAGACCAATTTCAAAGAACTTAATGAAGGCAGAGAAGAGTTCAAAAGATACTACAAAATTCTATTAGACCAAAAAGAAGAAAATTTAAAACTAGAAGTAGTTGCAGAATTAGTGGAAGATAAAAAGGTTCCACTAGACATATTTACGGAATGGTACCTAGAAAATAAGCATTTGGACCCACAACAATTCCAGGAAACTCTTGGGGAATTCTGGGGTGATGTTTGGAAAGGTGCCAAACGTGGTGCAGCGGCAGGCGCTTTAGGTGGTGCAGCAGCTGGCACTTTAGGCGGCGCAGCTGGAACCTTTGCTGGTGCTGGTATAGGTGGCTTGGCGGGTGGTATAGGTGGCGGAATTTATGGCGCAGGAAAGCATATTTTTGGCTCAAAAGATAACTCAGACGGAAATTATGATGGGGGTGGTAGTTGGAGGGGTGCAGGTAAACATCTTTTAAATAAAGTTTGGGATTGGCGTAAGAATCATGTTGAATTTGAAAAGACTAAAAAAGAAGCATATGAAATACTTAAAAAGTTGAAATTACATGCGGACAAATTTGAATTAGACCCTAACTTTGTTCAATTATTAGACACCATGCTTCAAAAACTTGGTGGAGTTAAAGCATATAAACTTAAGCAGCCTGAGCAACCTGCCCAACAAGTTCAACAGTCTACACAAGCTCAGCCTACTGCTCAGGAACCGCAAACCACGGGCAATAGTTTCCAAGTGTCAGCACCAACTGGCGGAACTCAATCGGTAGCTTCGCCACCTACTAATATAATGCATCAAGGTAATACAGGAACCATTCCAGGCTCTCATATAGCAGATGTTGGCACAGGAGTAGGAATGCATGATCTGCCTGGTGGTGGTAAGCCAGAAAGAAAAAAAAGAAATAAGAAACCTTTAGAGACCGAACCACAACCAACTGCTGTTGATATAGAGGAAGAAAAGCCAATAAATTCCAAAGAAGACGTAATTGCTTACCTCCATAAGCCTGGTCTAGATGAGAAGGAACTAAATAATAGACTAGTTAAGCTTGGCTTAGCTTTAAACATAATTGGCGATCCTGATGACTACAAAGATATAGATTTTGAATTATTAAGACACGGATTGATGCATGATGTTTCTAACATACCGAATGAAGAAAAAGAGCATTATCGAGAAAAAGCGTTGGCCTATCAGAATTATTTGGCGAAGAGTAGTGCAGTTCCAGCTGAGCCTGAAAATAAACCTATACCAAATCAGCCTGCAAAACAATATGTTGCGGAAGAAGACCCTGCAAGTATGCCTAAGCCAAAATTTAAAGAATATCTAAAAAGCAAAGGTATGTGGCAGGATGACATGCTTAGTCATATAGGTGGAAGTGGAAGTGATAAGAGATTACAATTTATTGCTGACAACGGGGTTACGGAGTCCTTGGTAAACAAATACAAAGCTCTCCTTAAACAGGATGCTAGACCAGTATTTGTAGAACATAAAATTGGTTCTTTAACTTTCCAGGATAGAATCCATTTTTATAAGGAAGCATTAAGGGGTAGGCTTTAACATAGCTTCTTTAGCTTGTTTGGCTATTTCAGCCAGCGCCGTTGGGTTAATGAAAGTTGCCCCAGGTGAAAGTGTTCTTTTAGCAGATGTAATCGGCTTTTCTTTACGATATTCATCTATAATTTTTTTCTGCTCAGGATTATCTTCAAAAAGAACTTGTTCTTCTGAAATAGAAACTACGTATGGGAAAAGAATGTAATTTTTACATTTGGTAAGTGGATGGTGCATTAGAATACCGTGGTCATCAATTTCTTCTATGATGCCCGAGAAATAATCCAACATTTGTTCCACATTGTATCTAAAATTAATCTGAATAGTGGTAATAGTGCAGACTTTGCCAACAAAATACTTCAAATATTCTTTCATATTTTAATGATAGTAAGATAAATAATTATTATGCCAGGAAAAGATAATAAAGCCTATAAAGGATGGAGAGGAACAATTAAAGCTGCTTTGGATCATCATCCAGACAAATTTAGTAAAGAGGCTTGTAAGAAAAAAGGCACAGGCAAATTGTGTCCGTATGCAGTTTTCACAAAAAAGAAAGAAGAAGGCGACACACCCCATTACAAAGAACAGCCCCACACTACGAGTGGAACTCCACATAAGAAGAAAGAATTTGCCGAATACGTCTCACAAAGAGATGCAGAAATGTTAGAAGAAGGTAAAAAGAAGAAAAAAATGTCAGTTTCTTCCTTGAATGCAACCTTTGATATACCTTAAAGAAAAATATTAGTAAAATCATCAAACTGTTTTTCATTGGCAGTAATATAAGCCCTTATTATTTCTGATTTGAACATAACCAGCATTTTATTCCAATCCTTAATTCCTTGTGGTGGACGAACATAGGTTATATCTGATACTTGATTTGCCATTAAGTTATCTGCCATTGCTTTTACACCCTGTAAACCTGATGGGTCTTCATCTAATGCAAGACACACTTTATAGTCTCTAATTAGTTGTATCTGATTTTCAGAAAGATATTTGCCGCCACACGCCATACCATTATAGCCACAAAAACATAGTGTTATTGCATCAAATTCACCTTCAGTAAGGTATATTTTAGAACTTTTAATTGGCCATTTTGGTGCAAAAATTACATCACCTTTACCAACACCAATAGTCTTATCTGGACCAAGATATCTCAATCCTTTGTTTGCGAGACTTCTACCATTGAAATAAATGAGGTTCCCTTTTGGGTCATAATAAGGAATTATAATCCTATTTTTATAATCGCCTTCTGTGCAAATGTATAAACCAGTAGTAGACAATTTTCTTGTTGCTAAATATCTTTCTGCTTCTAGTCGCGTAGCATTCCCTTTTGGCAAAAAGTCTATCATAAAACTTCCTATTGGAAGTCTCATTTTACTTAGGTCTAAACCATCAGACTCCACTATAAATTCTTTTTCTTTGAAAAACTCTTCTAACTTCTGCTCTAAATCACCTATCAGAGTTTGACCAGATAGAATTTCTTTAGCTTCATCATGTGAGCAATTGTCCACTATCATTACAAGACCAATAAGGGTTCCTTTCTTATCGGTCTTAAAGCAACGATAGCATCCATCCTGTCTATAATGTTTGCCACCTCTAGGTGAACACCAAAGATGTTGTCCTTCATCTTCCGTGAATACCGAATTGATCCTTACTTCATGACCTTTGACGATAACTTTGTCAAATTTGTCTTCACACCATCGCACAAAGCTTTCAAAATCAATAGCCATGCTATTTCCTAATAAAGAACTTCCAAACTTCTACCACATCTGGTCCAAATAGTCCAGAAGGAACATCTACATAAGTTCTTAATTCCATGTAATTTGACCGACGATAGGACTTCATGTTTTCAATAGACTGAAAACTAATCAACCCGCCAACCTCTTCTACTTGGTCTTGGTATTCTTTGCCATTGTAGTAAAATCCTGATACTAGACCGTTATTAATGTTATTGCACTCAAACATTTTGTCGTACAATTTGTATTTGTCATCAGTGTGAAGACAACATTCTGTAGAGAATAAACTCACAAAAGTATTTGGATAAAATCCATACTCATCTTTTATTTTATCACAGAGCAATTTTCCATTCAGAATTTTATAATCTGCTGTAAATGTGGCTACATCATCGTAGCCTTGGGGTTCAACATCCATACCAACATATTTAAATTTAACCCCATAATCAGAATATTCACACGTCCCACAGCCTAAATCAACCACGTACATGCGGCCTGACACAATGCTGCTAAATAGGTGAAACATCCTATTGTGGGCACTTCTTACAATAGGTTCTTTAAGATACTTCAAGTATTTTTCGAAAAACTCTTGATTATAACTCATTTTTTCCTCTATCTTTTTCTTTTAGTTTCAGGATAATATCACAAAAGGACTGATTATGAAAATTAATTACATTAGTGTATCAAGGTTACAAACCTACCAAACTTGTCCGCAACAATATAAGTACAAATACCACTTGGAGTTAGCTCCATTAGGAGAAGAACCTCTTTACTTTGCTTATGGTTCAATTATACACAAAATTGCAGAAGAATACATAGTGAATAAGGGGGAAATGCCAATCAATGAAATCGCAAATGATGTATTAAGCGGTAAAATTGACCTTGGAAAAGATAAGAAAGTTCCAAAGTTAACTACAGAATACAAAAACAAAATGCCAGAGCATCTCAGAGCAATCAAGAAAATCAGCGATCAAATCGGCTATGAAGGTTTCACTGAATACGAATTTTTAGTTGATTTAGACCCACCAAATCAGAAGATGGCTAAAGGATTTATTGACCGCCTTATCCAAAAGGATGATAAATTCTGGATTTTAGATTACAAAACTACAAAAAAAGGTATGTGGCGTAAAAATGCCAAAACCATATCCAATGATCTCCAATTAAGAACATATGCCAGAATAGTTCAAAGAGAATTTGGTGCTGAAGCACATAATATCAAAACTGGACTCTATTATCTAGAGGGCGCAGAGTTATTAGGTGCTTGTTTTACCGAACAATCATTGGAAAACGTAGAAATAGAGTTGATTAAGTACCACGATGAAATCAGTAATGCTGATCCTAATAACGTTTTCGGTAATGTTGGTCCACATTGCTCAAGATGCGATTACAAGAAAGTTTGTCCATTTTACTCGGTGACGTAATGAATTTAACACTAACAATATCCCATAACATCTATTTGAATTCGGAGCAAAGATATGCACTACACATAGGTAAAGAAATTGAAGTCGTAGGCGTTAGCACACCAGTCTGGGTTTATAAAAAAACTTCCGAACCTGCTAATGAAATATTCTGTAAATATAAGATAACGCCTACAGATCACCAGTTATTTATAAAACACAATGCAAGAGGTTATGATATTTTTTTACCAAAACATCAGCATAACCCCGATGAAAAAAGAAATAATCCTACGGTGATTAGCAATATTCTAGATTTCAAAGATGGTGGAGTGGAGTGGCTCGCATTCAGGCAATACAATGAAGTTAGAAAAAATAAGAGAGATATTATGATCGCTCAATTCATAGCAATAAAAGATATGGAAGAATTAATTCAAACCCTGTCATAAATAAAATGTGGAATTAAATTTCAAAAAATGGCTGGAATCTATATTTGGCCAACCAGTTGATGAGCCAGAACCTGCGTCGGAAACGCCCAGAAAACTAAATAACGGGGCGTTTCCGACGTATGATCTTACGCCGTTGCCAGGCAATAAAAAAGCTATGAAGAAGCAAAAGAAATCCTAATCATCCTCTTCATCGTCATCGTCGTCATCGTCATCAAAATCGTCATCATCTTCGTCCCAATCTACGTAGTCTTCGTCATCATCGTCTTCGTCATCTTCAAAGTCCTCATCTTCCCAATCATCGTCTTCGTCATCTTCAAAGTCCTCATCTTCCCAATCATCGTCATCGTCATCGTCATCGTCATCGTCATCGTCATCGTCATCGTCATCGTCATCGTCATCGTCATCGTCATCATCGTCATTCATGGTTATGATATCATCTTCGTCCCAATCAACTTCATCATACTCTTCGTCATACAAATTGTTCATGGTAATGCTCCTAAATCAAGCTTACTCTAGTAAAAAAATTGGAAAATTTAGCAAACTGGTTGACTTTTCGTCCTAGTATTAAACCCGAATTTAACAGTTTGTCCAGAACTAATCGAGGAAATTCCGCAACCATTTACCTTAATTGTTGCATCTGGAGTGGGGCTGGTGGTTTGACCTGTGGGACTACAAGTCGGTTTTTTGTTTTTGTTTCCACAACCGCAACCCGCATTATTTTCGGATTTCCAACATCTATTGAATTCTGGTTGACCAGGATTTAGGCAATTATTAATAAAACAACTACAGAAATACCTTCTTGTCAAATGTCCTTGGTCAACTTCAAATGGTTTATTTATCAAATGTCCTTGGTCATCGACTTCAATGGACGCTGATTTATCGTGCCTAATCATATCTTTTTCTTTTAGAAAATCAACACAACTATTTGCATGATCCATCAATTCCATTTTAGAAAAACTTATTATTTCGATACATTCACCATTTGCATCAAACTCATAATAAGTATCATTGGGTGCATGGACTGTGAAATTCGACATTGTTAGAACTTCAACATTCTTATTAACTACTACGGAAACATCTGGGTGTTCAGTTATCTCATCAGTCGCGGCACACATTGCCTTGAAAGTAGTTAAATCCATACTGGTTGCTGGACGAATAGACTGACGGAGTACGCCTCTTTTGATAAATACATCATTCATTAGTTGATTATACCTAGAACTATTCATCTTATCCTGCACCAGCATTGCTTTTGCAAAACTGTCATAAAAACGAATCGTCGCTGGAGCATTAGGAACAGCGTTGAAGGTGTAGTTCGTCATTACATCTCTTGCTTTCAAAAGTGCTGTTTTAGGGTCCGAAGTTTTTTTTTCTTCCTCGTAAATTGCCACAAGGGTATCATACCACATGCCAGAAAATACACGAGAAAAACTGTGTGGTTCAGAAGTTAACTGATTATCCTTGCCATTACGTGGCAATTTTTCTGGTTCAACATAAGTAAAACTATTATATGCGTCTCTCAAAGCAGCAGCGGAATTGCCATTAGAACCGCCCGTAAGATTATAAATAGCTCGACCTATTTCCTCTCCAAGTCTAGACATAACACAACTTTGTGATAAATTACCACCTGTCTCTTTTAAAATATAGTCAACGGCTAAGTCGTTTTGAAGTAGGTTTAAAATCGCATGAGCGTCGGCAAAACCTTCGTGAAATCCCCAGATTTCAAAAGATTGAACATTGAACAAATCAGGACGGATAGCATCCAATAAAGCATGGCCAGTTTCATGTAAAACTATATCACTGGAATTCGATGCATAAACCATCTGACGTAAAACAGGGTCCATCCCAAAAAAGAACCTTAAAGCAACTCTATCATAGTAAGCGTTGAATTGCTTACCTGCTCTAGGTATAACATACAAAGTGCTGGTAGATGACCATTTACTTACAGGATTTTTTAAAAATTTGGTCATCAAATTAATGGCTTGAATTACGTTATAGTAGCACTGTGCTGCCTGGTGTTCAGGAGTGTACATAGTGGTAGTGGCCCCTATATACCCTTCAACTCTAAAGTCAAATATATTAGGCTTTACTGGTAAATCTACAGGGATTATTAGATCAGGTGTAGTCGGATCATTTATAACGTACTGAATATCTGCCATAATGAAGATATATAGTATTATTACCATGCATGACAAAGAAAATATAATCAGGACCGATAGATTAATCGAAGCTACTCGTAAAAATCTTACTGGTCTAGAAGGTAAAATTGGTCAAATATTAAAATACATGGGTGAATCAGTTATCACTCAGGCTAGTGATTTTTACGAATCTTCAGATGCTGTTGGAACCCATATTTATGACCAACCTGAGAATGAAGATGATTTGCCAACCCAAGATATGGATACCTTGTCTAGGGAACTTGGTAGAATTTTATCTACTTTGCAATGGGGTATAAATATGGAATTAAGCTATTTGAAAGAATGCCAGATACCAATTAAACGCAGTGAATTATACACTCAATGGGTAGAAGCTGAAAAAGTCCTAACTGTTACATATAAAGGGTATGTAGTTTATAGAGAGATAGAAGGGGAATTAGAGAGTTATTTGCCAGACCCAGAATGGGAATCAGCAATTGATAGGATTTATGAATCCTGCAAAAAAATTAAGAAAGACTCTAAACCAGAAAGAGATGCGGAAAAAACTGAGCGGACCCAACAAGAAAGATTAGGTTTTATAGCTAAATTGAGGGAAAAATGGGGGATTTAGAAGATCATAAGATTACACTGGACTTAGTATTAGATATTAAAGATGAAAAATATACCACCAAGCTGGTAATTTTAAATACCTTTAGCTTGGTGGTCGTGGCTGTAATCAATATTTTGACGTTATGGATTCTTTTTAAGGGCCAGTAAACAAGTAGTCATAAAGTCTACTTCTCTTAAGAGTAGACACCTTTGGTCCCTTACTAATAATCAAGTAATCCTTTTTCATAGAAGTTCTTAATTGCTCACATCGAGCGATCTTCCTACGTAAATAAGACTTAATCGGAGCCGCATTAGGTGCCCTAATAACCTTACCTACACGGACTTCGTATCCAATAATATAAGTATCATTAGATTCTGTAATCAACACTGTTCTTTGCACTGGATGGCTATGTCCACCTTTATAATAGAATTTAGCTACAGGATAAGTATTTACTAGTTTGTAATTTTTCATTTTTCGTTCCTTTCAGGTCTGTGTAAATGTCGGAGGCATATCTAATATCTGCCAACATCTTACTTGAAAATCTACAATCTGACAAGTCCACTTCGTAAAGTAAATGATCTTTGATGAAACTAGGTACGAATTCGGGCCGTAACATCCCTTCTTCCATTTCAAACTCAGCTAAGCAAAAATAATTTTCTCGATTATGATCTTTGAAAAAATCAATTTCCCAAAGATTTTCTTTATCATAAACGTAATATCTGACTTTTTCAAGTTTATTCATACAACGTGTCCACAGGTCATTAAAATCACGTTCGTCCATAGGATTTTCTATTTCTACGCAGCGACCCGCTACTGTTGATTTTAAAGTTAGAAAAAAACTAGTTTTCTTGTTTTCTACTTTCCTACATCTTAATGACATGCCTTTGGTCGTGAATAAGTAACCCTGGTATATCTTGGCTTTATGATTGGCGAGCTTTTTGAATTTTTCCTCAGTTCCCAAAGTTAACACATACTTTTTTTCATTTTCAGTTGGAATAATACACCTCCTTAAATCTCTCTATCCTCCATACCCTGTACATTTTCTCTTCTACCTAAACAGATTCGTGGCGAACAAATCCAAAAACATTTCTTTCAAGATGGTCTTGGGCTTCAATTCTCCATTGAAACATTTATTAACGACATTGTAACACATTTTAAGTAGTTGCATATATATTTTAATTAGAAAGGAAACAAAAATTATGGCAAGAAAAAATGATGAAGAATCTGTTTGGCAAGGTAAGTACAAGGATTTAAAGGCATATTACAAAGCATCCTACAACGAAGAATACTACTATTTGACGCAATATGAGTATGAAATTGATCCAGATGAAACTATGGATGAAATTAATTCTTATGATGAGAACCGTCAACGCTTGGAATATGCGAAGTGTGCTTTAGACTTTTTCTATTTCGCGCACAAATACATCAAGATTCTTCATCCTAAAAGGGGTTTAGTTCCTTTTATATGCTACAAATATCAACATAAAGTGATTGGGGATTATGAAAAATACCGTTTCACGATGCTTTCTAAATTCCGACAGGCTGGTTTAACAACCTTGACCGAATTATGGGGCATGTGGCGATGTATGTTTAAACTAGATCAGCAAATAGTGTTAATTTCTAAAACAGATGCTGAAGCAGTTAAAGCTGGTGAAATTATTGACCGAGCGAAGGAGCATTTGCCTAAATGGATGCAACCTTCTCCATTAGGAAAATGGAACGACCATAAAAAAGAATTCCACGAAACTGGTGGCTGCGTTAGTTTTTATTCCCCTGAACGTGCCCGTGGTCTTGCTATTACATATTTAATTGTTGATGAAGCAGCGTTTATTCCAGAAATGGATAAACATTGGAAAGCCATATACCCCACTCTTTCTGCTGGTGGTAATTGTATCATAGTCTCAACAGTGAATGGTTTAGGTAATTGGTATGAAAAAGCCTACCACCGAAGCCAAAGATCAGGAAAACCATTCCATTTAATTGATTTAGATTATGTACAACACCCAGAATATAATGATCCTAAATGGGTTGCTGACCAAAAGTCTCAATTGGGGCAAAAAGGCTGGATGCAAGAAGTTCTAAGAAGCTTCTTAGGGTCTGGTGAGACTTATATCCCTACTGAGGTTATGTCTGAATTGGTTTTAAGTACTCGTAATAACATTCCAAAAAGGAAATTATTTAAAAATTGGGTCAATACAAAAATCGAAGAAGAGGACCAGCTTTTAGGGGCTGAAGATGAAGAAGTGGTTGATGTTAGCTGGCAAAATGAAGGCGCAATGTGGATTTGGCAGGAACGTAAAGAAGGTCATGAATATACAGTAGGTGTGGATACGGCGGAAGGTGTAGGCGAAGACGGTGATAATAGTTGTATCCAGATATTTGATAATGGTAATTTGGAGCAGGTTGCAGAGTTTTATAGTAATTCTATCCCACCCTATCAACTTGCTCAGATCGTGAACGAAATTGCCATTTATTACAATCATGCTTTGGTTGTAGTAGAGAGCAATGGTTCAGGTGGTGCGGTGATAAGTAACTTGCAACATCAACTATTTTATGATAACCTGTATTACGATGGAGCTTCAAAAAATAAAAATCCAAAGGCTGGAATTAAAGTAGGAGTGGCCAATCGTCTTACTATTTTAGAATCATTACAACAGAAATGCATTAATAGAACGATTAAATTGAATAGCATGAGACTTGTGAAAGAATTAACTACGTTGGTCCACCATCCACAAACACAGAAAATAGCGGCGGTAAAAGGCGAACATGATGATTCAATAATGGCGGCTTGTATGGCATTATTTATACACGATACTACGACAAGAGAGATGCCAATAGGTCCATCAATCACAAACCATAAGGTCGAGCCAATGAAGGCCGTAGATTATGAAAAAATAAAGAAAGAAATCATGGAGGGGGTATCAGAAGACGACGACATACTTGAACTCAGAAGTTCTGCATTCTCTCTCGATGAAGAAAATGCTGGAGTTGCCTTCGATTTTAGGAGAAAAAATGAAACTTTAATTAAGGAATTCGGGTGGTAAAATGAAAGAGAAACAAATATCAGATACTAAAGAGCTTTTAAAAAAAGCATATTCAGTACTCCCAAATGATTTTAGCCTAAGAGAAGTTAGATTGTCCATATATCAGGCTTTACAAAAAATTGAATTATTTGAAAGCAAGAGTGCTAAAAAACAAGAAGAACAAAGAAAACAACAAGAACAAGCAGAACTAAAACGTAGAACAGAAATGGGCATTGCCTTACCTTGGCAAACTCAGGATGTAAAACAGGCTATTAGTTTAATAGACAAAATGATAGAAGAGGAAAAAAGCAAAATAAATGTTTACAAACAAAAGCAGTCAGCTAGCCAGGAAGATAACGGCCAAGATACACAGACCTTTTACGGATAGAAAAGGAGTATATGATTATTCGTCGGTGCAGGTGAATTTACCAGAAGTTATAGCGGACGAAGTTATAACTTGGGGGCGTAAAAACATAAAGGAGTCCGACCTTTTTATGCCCCCTGATGATTATTCTCACGGACGCGAAGAAGAACCCCACGTCACCGTACTCTACGGCATACATTCATTATTACCAACTGAATCAATGAAAATTCTTGAAGGTAAGCCTTCATTCAACATAAAGCTTAAAAATGTATCAATATTTACTGAGAATACAGTATTCGACGTTATTAAAATAGATGTAGTAAGCTTTAGCTTGGCCTATATGAACAACTTGTTGAAAGCAAGCATAGATAATACTCAGTCTTTCAATAATTATCATCCACACGTCACCATAGCATACGTCAAAAAAGATAAATGCTCTAGTTTAGCTGAAAATAAAACTTTTAATGGCATTGGCTGGGAAGTAAATTCATTAGTATTTTCTTCTAAAGGTGGGACTAAATCACCAATTAGATTAAGTTGTTAGTCCTGTAAATGCACAATTCATAAGCCCGCTCAGCTTTCCTAAGTAAGTCACTAGGGAGACTGAGCATTTTTTTATTATAAGGCACTTCTTCAAACACTAAATCCTCGGATATTTCGAACTTATCTTTAAGTAATCTAGCACCTTTTTGACTTGTTAAATCCTGCCAAGTTAAAAATAAACCACCCATTTCTTTGACCATCTCGTAAATTCTTCTTAATCTGAAGATATAGTAATCTACTATGTAAGAAGCATTTTTTTCATCTACAAGAACGCCTAAGCATCTCGGTTCTCTGACCAAGTAAATGAAATCACAAGTTTGGCGTACCTCTTTGTGACAAATTTGGTAATTATAAAAAACTTCGTTTATATAAATGCCGACGAAGTTGTTGAATTTATGCTCAGTAGAGGTGATATCAGTGGTCTTGGTAGGATGATCGTAGATTATTCCTGTTTGTGACCACTGAATCTTTTTATTTTTATCCAACATTTGACACAAACTGGAACTGTTTGCGCCTAAGTGCGTTGCTACAATTACGACTCTTTTCATCTATTATTCTTCCTAATATTCTCAATCTTTTCCAAAGGTCTTAAATTAGATAATGCCCAACATTCTTGAAATAGAATATCATCAAATGATTTATAAGGGAATTTTGAATGTGGGATTATATGGTCAATCTGCCAAGACTTATTCTTACTATTGTTCGCTCCACCATAGTTATCCCAATTCATCCAAGATTCCCACAGACTTTCTATATGAAATTTAAGTTCTTCCACTGTATACGGCAAATGGTCAAAAGTCTTACCACTTTTCCTACCATCCCTTTCCCGAATAGCGTCTCTGACAGAGGTGCTAACATTATGTTGTAATCGTATTACAGGATTGGACATACGAAGTTTTCTGTATTCAGGAGTGCCCCATAAACCGTGTATAAAATTACCGAATTTCTGCGCGCATCCGCATGAGTTGGTTTTGTTTTCTCTCAAACTAACCCCAGCTACAGATTTTTCATTACCACACTCGCATTTACATGTCCAATAAGGTTGCCCTGATTTAATCCAATCTAATTTAATTACTATTAATTTACCATAGGTATTACCAGTTAAATCAATAAGTCTACTGCGCATGATTTCTTTTTGCTGACATCCACATGAAGTTGTCTGTCCTTTCTTCAAAGAACCACCTAAAATTATTTTCTCATTCCCACATTGGCATTTGCACAACCATTGATGCCCCTTAGTTTTTGCAGTTGGATATTTGGGGCTTGCATATTCCTTGACAGTCAGTCTCCCAAACTGTTTACCTATAAGATTTTCGAATAATTTGTTATTTGGAATTTCCATAATTACACCAGTATACACTAACTATAATAAGTTATCAAGATGAAGTAAAGAGGTGCAAAAATCGCATGGTATGATTTATTTAAGTTGTTCAGTTATGCTTTCACGCAAGACCCATTAGGCAAAAAGAAAGACGTTAGGGACTTTCCATCTGCGGGTGTAGGTAGTCCAGATGCAGTCCTAGACTTAAGGAATTTAGAAACTTTATCTTCGGGTGGAGCATTTGTAAGAGTTCAAAATGAACTGGTCGATATGACCAGTGCAACTAATCGTCTTAACAGATTAAAAGAATATGACCGCTTGGTGCTTAGTGTGCCAGAAATCGACCAAGCAATGACAGTCTTCGCAGATGAGGCTTGTGTAATTGGCAACACCCTTATTTCTACAGTTTATCATGGTCTAAAAAGCATAGAGTGGCTTGCTAATAACAAGAAAGAAGAGAGATTTCCTGTATATTGTTACAATTTTGAAAAAGAGGACTACACCATTGGTTGGGCATATGCGCCAAGGTTTGTAAAGATAGATCAAACAGTTCAAATCGTTTTAGACAATGGAACGGTAGAAATCGTAACCCCAGACCACCAAATACTTAAAAGAGACGGAACCTGGATATGCGCTGGTGATATGAAGTTTGGAGATGAGTTAATGCCTTTTTATAGGGTAAAACCAAATCAAAATATCACTCAACAAAAAACAAATCAATTCCCAAGAATTTATACACACCGAGACGGGTGGATTCACGAACGTCAGTTTATCGAAGAATGGAGACTAGGGAAGAACCTGGAAGAATATGACCGTGCTAATTACGCTGCAAAACTGATTGCAGGTGGTCTAAATTGGCCCAAAGTAGAAAAAATACTTGGTCATGAAATGCACATTATTCAAGCTTGGTTGCAGAAACAAGGCACTTCCTATAAAGAAATTAAACACCTTGCTAAGAATCCAGACAAAAGGCGTGTAATAGGTATTAGACCATACAAACAGTTAGCAGTATATGACCTATCAGTAGAAGATCATAAGAATTTCTGCACTAGTTCATTAGTCATGCACAACTGCCAGAAAGACGAAAATGGGCATACGTTTAAAATCTCCTGTGCTAATAAAGAGGTTGTTGATGATTTAGAGACTTTGTTTTTTAATCGTGGTTATTTAAATTTAGATCAACAAACCATGTGGGACAAAGCAAAGAGATTATTCATTAAGGGTGATAGTTTTTGGGAACTTGTTATCAACCCTGACAATCCTAAAGAAGGTATTTATAAGATTGCTGACTTGCCTTGTGAAACCATGTATCGTATTGAGACAATTAAGGGTAAGGTCTTAGAATTCCAGCAGTCCAAGGAAGCCCCAGATTATCAAGCTTTGGTCAAAGCACCAATTGATACAGCAACAGAATCTGAACTACAGCAATCAACAGCAATTCGTTTCTCGCCTGAACAAATTGTTCATGTCAGAATTGGCGATTATAGAAGAACTTTTTACCCATATGGCGTGTCATTAATTGAGCCTGCCAGAGGACCAGCCCATCAGTTAAGAATGATGGAAGATGCGATGGTTATTTATAGATTAACCCGTGCGCCAGAGCGTAGAGTTTTCTATATCGACGTTGGACAATTGCCTGGATATAAAGCAGAAGCTTTTATGGATCGCATTAAGGATCAATTCCGAAAGAAAAAAGTCCCAAGACAGCAATTTGCCCAAGGTGGTGCTTCGGTGGTTGAAGAACGTTGGCACGCACCTGCACAGGATGAAGACTTTTGGATTCCAACAAGGCCAAATTCTAATACAAGAATTGATACTTTGCCTGGCGCACAAAATCTAGGCGAGATTGATGATGCAGTATATTTCAGAAATAAGTTATACACTGCCCTTAATTTCCCAAAGGGTTATTTCTCAATGGAAGACCCGAATGCAACAAGAATTACATTGTCTGCACAGGACGTTAAATTTGCTCGTATGATCGAGCGATTACAGTCACACATTGAAGAAGGGTTGTACCAGATTGCAGAGAGACATTTAAAGCTTAAGGGCTACCCAGAAGAAAGTTTCGAAGATTTAGCTATAAAAATGACTCCCCCATCAGATTGGAGGGAACTTAGCAAAGCAGAAATTGTAACAAATAGAATCAATAACGCTAATAGTCTTAAAGGCTCGCAGCTAATGTCTGACTTCGATATTTTGACAAAGTGGATGAAATATACTGAAGACGAAGCAAAAGAAATGTTGGCAAGACTAAAAGTTCAAAAGCTAGAAGACTTGAAGTTGCAAATATTGGCTCAGAACCCACAGCTATTAGGCGTGGGGGTTCCAAGTCAAGGCGAACAAGAAGTGGGTACTGAGCCAGGCGGACCAGGACCAAATCTTGGCCCAGAAGCAGGTGCCTTACCAGGGGGCGCTCCACCAGGAGGACAGCCAGGCGCACCCCCACCTGGACAGCCACCAGCACCAGGCGCACCGCCATTACCTCCACCACCTGGAATGATACCACCAGCGGGACAAGCTCAACCTCTACCTACACCATCGGAAGATGATATAGTTAAGTATGATATGGAAATAGAAGACTATGAAAGTGAGCAAGACTTTGAGGACCAAGACCCTACAGAAACGGAGGAAATGTGATAAATTGCCAGACAGCGCCGTATACTGCAATGCACAATAAAACTCAATTAGGGTTGGTTACGGAGTGCGCATGTTATGCATGTGTTAAAGTGTTTCTTGTTAGTGAAATAAAAGAATGGACTGATGATTGGGATTTTAGATTGAAAACAGAAAGTCCACAGAATGAGCATACAGCAATATGTCCCCACTGCGGAATTGATGCGGTACTCCCTATACATTTAGAAGATGATAAAGATTTGATGAATTTAAAGAAGATTCACGATTATTGGGCATAGATATAGTGAATAAATAGGAGGGATATGTTTAAGTGGTTAAGGGATTTATTTGTTACGTGCCCAGAAGAACGAATAATCGTTAAGGACTTAAAATGTGTTTGCGAGGAAAAGGAGGAAGATACTATGAACAGGACTACTAGTGGTGATATTTTACTTGGGTTTGGTCTACATGAAATCACAATTTCGTTAGATCATAAGCCTTGTACAGTATTTTTGTCAGTGCAAGACCCAGCTGATAGTATGGCCGTATGTCACGGCGGTATTAACAAGATCGGGTTCACTATACTTGATGATGGATTTATTTTGTACGCGGATATACAATCTAACACATCTTTCATAAAATGGACTTGTGAGTTAGTTTAAAGTTACTATTTTAATGGATATATGGAGATATGTGGATGAAGTTTAATCGCTAAGCGGCTGGGCGGATAATCCATCCACATGTCTAATGTTGCATCTAAAGGCGGCAAATATGTGGGTGGCTGTAAATAAAAAAAACATAGTAATAGCAATTTCTGAAAAACCTTTCGCTATTACTGGCTACGAAGTAAAAGAAAGACCTAATGAACCAAAAACAGATTGGCATAAATTAATAGGCACCAGACTAAAACAAGACCTTAAAAAAGTGAAAGACTTGAGAGTAGCTTTCATTTGTAACTGGAACGATTGCTGTGGTATTAGTACGTATAGTAAATATCTAATAGATTCAATAACACCAAAAGTCAAAGAAATCCATGTTTTCTCAGAAATGGTAAAAGACGTAAAAGACGACCCGAGCTTTGTTACTCGTTGTTGGGAACGTGGACAAAGCTTAAAACCACTTATTGACAAATTACAAGCGTGGAAACCCGATCTAATCATAATGCAACATGAGTTTGGCATTTTTCCAAAAGCAACCTATTTCTTACAGTTACTCCAAGGTATTGATGATATTCCTTATGTCGTGACGATGCATTCAATATACGAACACCTTGACAAATCTGTTTGCACCGCTGCTGTCAAAAACATTGTAGTCCATACTAACGAAGGCAAAGATGTTCTGAAAAAGTTAGGCAACGCTAATAACATTTACGTGATCCCGCATGGCTGCGTTAAGTATGATGAATCCCAAAAAGGTGAGCTTTGGAACATTTTCCAAACTCCGTATACAATAGTTCAGTTTGGTTTTGGGTTTTTCTACAAAGGCGTGGATAGAATGCTAGACGCTTTGCATTATCTGAAAAAGCACGATAAGAAGTTCCAGAACATATTCTATTGCTATCTATGCAGTGATAATACGCACACAAGTCTAGTACATCAACAGTATTACGACTTTTTGATGAAAAAGGTTGATGAGCTTTCATTACATGACAACGTTGTGATTATAAGGAAGTTTCAGACGGATCAGATGATAAACAGTTATCTTAGAACTTGTAAGATAGCTACTTTTCATTACATAAGTGACCCTAAGAACATGGTTTACGGTGCAAGTGGTGCAATACGTATAGCAATGGCCTGTGGCACTCCAGTAGTAGCAAGTAACTGCCATCAGTTCGACGATTTGCAAGGAGTAGTCCCAAGACCTAGAGATTACATAGAATTAGCCAAAGAAATTGACGAAATATTTAGTAACGAGAAGCACAAGCAGGCCCTTATTAAGAAAGCTAACGACTATATTGATGATAATAATTGGGATGTAACTGCGGATAGGTATATTAATCTTTATTATTCAATAAGTTAAACTGGTCCCTGCATGTCCGCACTATTTGGTGCAACAACGTCTTTGTCTTTTGGTGCAATTCTGAATGCGGTACTATTGCTATTTCTGGAGTCCGAATACTTATCTAAAATTCTTTTGATGTTTTCGTCATTCCTGGCAAGGGCATGAAAAAAGTCCATTACACTCTCTTTGTGATTGCTAATAGCAATTTTTGCTACTTTTAATAAGAGTTCAGACTCATCACCTGAGCCGCCTATGTCCCCCAGACCTTCTTCATCATCCTCGCGCAACCTATAATATTGAGAAAAAGTTTTCATTTTTAACGTCTTTTGCATAACTACCTTATATAGTTAATAGGACCATTTAAATTTTTGTCCACAACTATATATATCAGAATAAGTAATATATCCTTAATGGGAGATGATATGAGAAGAAAACTAGTTAATTATGAAGTTTTCCAGAAGATTAATGAAAATTCAATCACGAAGTCAGAAAAGGAATTGGTCCTAGCCGAAGAGGTCTTGGCCAAGGCTTTAGGCGAAATTCAATTGAATCTTCATTGCTTCGACGAGTCTAGTGTCACTTATGAGACTTTGGATAAGTCTTATATTCACGCTGGCTACCGTCTAGATGGAAGCCACATCATTTTTGAGAACATCGAACAATTGATTATTGATGAATCCTCGGCAAGAGAAACTGCACATAACAGTCTACGAAAGATGTTTGACAGCGTTCTAGAGAAGAACGAAGCAGCAGCTGACGAAGCTTTTAAGGAATACATTTCCTATCCCTTCGTCCGTCGTGGATTTATGGAGCAGGGTATTGTCCAGACCTGGGCAGAACCAAAAAGCAAGCTTACAAAGGGCAAAAAGCAAAGTGCTGACACCATCATGAAGAGAGTCATGGGCAAGAAGCGTAGTCAGGCTAATAAGAGTCCATTCGATAAGGAAAAGGCAAAAGAGAAGAGAGACCAGATCAAGAAGGTCACAGGAGCTAAGTACGTTCATCTAAGATTTAAGCCACAGGGCAAACGTAAGATGAAGGAATGGTACAGCTTAGTTGAAAACGTCTTCAATTATTTGGACTATCAAGAATTTGGTCCAGTTGCTAATCAATCCGAAATTAAGAAGGATGAAAAGGGCAATGTTGTCGCAATTAGAATCCCAGACTCAAAGTCTAGGAACGAAGGTAAGATTCTAAGCTTCAACTGGAAGACTCTAACAGCAGATAATACAGTACTAAGAGCTAAGATGAAGAATCTAGCTGAAGATAATAACTTCTGCAAAGCAATGCGGGATTTAAAGCAGTGCAATGCACTTTCAGACAATGATAAGTTACAGAACGTATTGGAAGCGGTTGTTGCAAGATGGCCAAATATTATTTACTTAACTCAGACCGAACTTGCAGAAGCTATCTCAACAGCTTTGGAAACAATCGGCGCAACCAATTACGACGATAGAATGTGCGTATTTATGGCAGAAGGTATCTTAAGAACAGCTGCTGATGCATATCCTGAAAAAGTCGAAAAAATCGTTAAAATGTCTGGCATTAAAGTAGAAGCGACAGACGATAAGTATGTTGATTTCCAGAATGTAGTTCACAAGTTCTATACTTTCCTTGATGAAAATCTACAGTTGGAAATGCAGGTCTTTGTTGACCTTTATAACGCATTAGTTGAAGTTCACAAGTTGGCAAATGAAGAAGGTAATAGTGCTATTGTAAATGACGTTCATAGTTACCTAAAAGAACTAAAAGCCGTCATCGAACATGAGAGCGAACCAACTTTGGATTTGGCAGGGGAAGTAGCAGCGTGGCTATCCAACTTGGTTGAGACCAATTTGGAGGGTGGAGATTGGGATGTATCCAACACACCATATATGACAGTAAACGGTAGCCATCCACAGATGGCTAAGGATGCTGCAAAGCCATACGCTCCATCAGCAGATTTCTCTGGCGATTGGGGAGACCCAGCACCAGTTAGCGACGGCAAGAACTACAAGGGTGGTTTAGCTGACGAAATGAGAGGCGATGCTTGGGGCAATTGGGCTAACGATGACACTTGGCCAGGTCTACAAAACCCATATGTCAAGGGTGCAACAGCAGCTTGGCTAATGAAGGGTCCAGATAGCGCAGCTACAACTGGCGATAGTGATTGGAGCCGTTACCAGAGTGGCGACACTTGGCCAGCACTTCAGAACCCATACGTTCCGAAGGAAGCAGGCGGTGTAGGTGGTTCTGGTTATAAGGCAAAAACAGATAACTTAGTTGTTGATAAGTAAACAATTAAAAGAAAACAAAAAAGGTCGCTATTATTAGCGACCTTTTTTTATACCTATTGCATAAATAATTATCAGAGGAACATTATGAAAGACCAAATGTTATTGCTTGAAGGATTCGTATCTAATCTTGAAATTGATCTTAAAGAATCAAACCTAGACAAAGGTTTGCTTAGATTTAAGGGCAAGTTACAAGAAGCGGAAATTGTAAATAAGAATAAGAGAAGGTATCCATATTCTGTACTTGATGAAAATGTTCGTAGACTACAAGAAGTTGTTAAATCTCGTGGTTTAATTGGCGAGCTAGATCATCCATCAGATTCAATAATTCACTTTAAAGAAGCATCACACGTTATTACTAAACTTTGGTGGGATGGTCAAGTCCTAATGGGCGAAGGTGAGATATTAACTACGGCACACGGAAGACAAATGAAGGCATTGCTAGAATGTGGTATCAGACTAGGAATGAGTAGTAGAGGTGTTGGCAACGGCGAAATGGATGATAGTGGTATATTAGTTATTGGCGAAGGCTATAAATTAATTACATTCGATGCAGTTGCTGATCCATCTACACCAGCAGCATATCAAGAAGAAATTAAGAGTGCAAAGCGTGAATATTTTATTCCACAAAATATTTCTATTAAAAATGATGAGCCACGCATATATACTCTTAATAAAGAAGCGATTATTGCTGCTTTAGGTGGAGTGATTAAGGAAACAACTAATAAATTTTTAGCGAGGAAGTAAATGAGCAAAATACTAGAATCTTTAAAGAAACTTCTCCCAGAGGAAAATCTTAAGGAAGTCGCTGCTGCGGTTGACGAAATGTTAGCGGAAGCCGTTGCAGAAGTTACTAAGGAAAAAGAAGCTCTAATGAATAAGGAGCTAGAAAAAGCCTATAACGAACTTTCTGCGGAATTAGCTGCTGCTGAGAAGATTGGCGAACAGGGTTATGAGGAAGCTTTTGCTGTAATCACCGACCTACGCCAGAGATTAAATATCCAGAAGGAAGAGTTCGAAACAACTCTTGAAGAAGGATTTGAAGAGGCTTACCAGATGCTATTGGCAGAACGTGCTAAGAATAGCAGCTTGGAAGTCGATCTATACGAAGAATACGAAAAGAAGTATGGCGAGATGAAGGAACACTTCATCGAAATGCTCGATAAGTTCCTCCAGACTAAGGGTAAGGAAATGCACGAGCAAATCAGACGTGACCAGGCTAACGACCCACGTTTTGCAGAACAAAGAGTCGCTTTGGATCGCATCGTAGATATCGTTGCAGATCAACTAAGTGACGAAGACCGTGTACTAGCCACAAGCAGTAAGCTTGAGGATGCACATAAGAAACTTGAAGAGATGAGTGGTCAGATCAAGATGATGGAAGCTCGAAACATCCGTCTCTCAATTGAGAAGACTAAGATGGAAGAAGCTCTACGTCAGTCAACTGAGAAGATCACTGAGTCTGTTAGAGTTGAAAATAAGAATGAAAGAAAAGATAAAGCAAAGACTGTATCGGGGAGAGGGCGAATTGTTGCCGAAGAGGATACCAAGGTTATTGCGGAACATAACCAGGAACCAGCAACCGCCAAAGATACCAATAAGAACGCTTCTTTCAAATTGTTAGAGAGTCAGGGCTTAACCAGAGAAATGGCAGCTACTCTAGCAGGAACAAAGAAGAATTAAGTAAACTTTTTTAAGATCATAAGAGGATAAATGAGCGCAAATGCTAGATTTTTAAATGAGGCCAAAGAGATTGATAGTAAATGGGCCGAAACAGGTTTACTAGAAGGTATCGACAACCGATATGAGAGATCATGTGCAGCTGTCCTTCTAGAAAATCAGTATCTTTTCAACGAAATTTCTACTGACACTGGCGATATTGCTCAGTTCAAGAGAATTAGTATTCCTTTGATTCGTAGAATCTACCCACAGTTGATCGCTAACAAGATCGTTAGCGTACAGCCACTACTTGGCCCAACTGGTTTGGTGTACTACCTACGTTTCCGTTATTCGTCCAACAAGGGTGCCCGTCGTGGTGCAAGCAACGATAGTGGTTATCCAGCAGACGATATTAACTCCCTCCAGCAGTTGGCGGACGGAACTGCAAACTTGGATATATTCTATTCAAGCCAGTTCGTTCAGAACGAGTCAACTAACGTTGACCCAGGTGCCATCGTAGTAACAGCCTACGCACCTCTAGAACACACGCCAATTCTAGCTGGAACAATGACAGGCACAGTATTCGTTGGTGCAACGGCAGTCCAGACATTCAATGTCTCTTCTGCGAACGTATTCACGTTCACTCCAATTGGCGCTCCAGCAGCGTTTGTTGTAGCTGCAACCATCAACCTAACTACTGGTGAAATGGTATTCACATGGAACATCGCCGCAGGTGCTAACACCAGCGTTGTATCCTATGAGTACAATATGGAATGTAACCAAGACCTTCCAGAAGTAAACTTGGTTGTAGAATCCGAAGAAATTGCTGCTAAGACCCGTAAGTTGAAGGCAGTATGGAGCTACGAAGCTCAGCAGGATTTGCGTTCCCAGCATAACCTAGACGCAGAAGCAGAATTGACTGCCGTTCTAGCACAAGAAATCAACCTAGAAATTGACCGTGAAGTTCTAACTGACCTTCTATTAAACGCAGGTACAGTTGGAGCATGGGACTTCTCAACTGCCCTTGGTGACACCATCAAGGAACGTTACGAATCTCTATACGTCAAGATCGTAGAAATGTCTAACGTTATCCATCGTAAGACATTGCGTGGTGGTGCTAACTGGATCGTAACTTCTCCTGAAGTTGCAAGTATTTTTGAAACCGCAACAGCAGGTTTCGCACCAGCCCCAAGTGAGACTTTCACTAGCTCATTAGGTATTCAGTACGTTGGCACTATTAACAACCGTTGGAGACTATATAAAGACCCACTCTTTAGAACTAATCAGCTTCTAATGGGTTACAAGGGCGACTCTTATATGGACTCGGGTTATTTCTACTGCCCATACGTACCCCTAACTCAGACTCCAGTAGTTCTTGATCCAGAATCATTCTGTCCAAAAAAAGGCATCCTAACACGTTATGGCAAGAAGTTGCTTCGTGAAGGTGCTAAGTTCTACGCACGTTTGACAATCCACAACTTTGTTATCTAATAACAAGTAGTAATAAAACAAAAACCCAGGTTGAAAGACCTGGGTTTTTTTATTTGAAATTTTCTGGGGTTTATTGTAAACTAAGTTTTAAAGCTTTATTTTATAAAAGGATTAGGTATGATAATAACACTTACAGATAAAGAACTTTATTTTTGCGTGAATTAGCTTTAAAAAGAAATAGAAAAGAAAAAAAGTTTGGTGCCTGCACTTACGGTGGCAAGCAAGGCAGTAGCATGGCACATTTTATCGGACTCGTAGGAGAATATGCCGTTGCGAAAAGCGTAGGAACACAAGTTGATGAGCGAATTTTTGAAGATCATGGAGATGATGGAATTGATATAGAAGACGGTAAGTGGGGCGTTAAAACTACAACCTATATTCATGATCCATATTTAAGAGTTGAAGTGCATCATTTCAGTGAAGATATTTATGGCTATATTCTGTGCGCGTATAAACCAAATGTAAATATAAGAAAGTTAAATGTAGTAGGAAGAAAAGTAAACATAGTAGGATGGGCTTCTAGGGAAGAAGTAAGATCGGCTAATAAGAGAGTTTTGAGAAGCGGCGGGCCGCTTAATTACATTTTGAAAGACCATCAACTTAAAGATTGGATTACTGCACAAATTGAAAGTAAATAAACAAAAAAGCCTAATCAAAATGATTAGGCTTTTATCATTTCCACACTATTTTAAAATATGGATAAATTAGAAGAAAAATGGATTGATAGTTCTGCCAACTGCAAACTCTGTGGCAAAGCTAGGAATGGTGAGCGGTGGTAGCACCAAGGTTTGCTCTTGGGGAACTTACAGACTATGAAAAACACCTTAATGATTTTGTACAGAATTACGACTATACTAAGTAAAGTGAATTATGAAAAATTATTGGTTAAACAAAAAGACCGATGGTATTGAGATTAAAAAGGCTTTAGGACGAGAAAAATGGTATATAGTAAGCATCGTTAACGGTGATTATCACTATTTACATAAAGATGGGGAATGGCGGCTTTCTGTGTATTTGAATCAAGGATTAACGGGCTTATATGATACAAAGGAAGAGGCTGAAATAGTATTAGCTAAGGTGAAAGTATGAAAAACTATTGGTTAGATAGGGTAAACGAAGTAGTTTGGATGGCTCACATGGAAAATGTTAATAAATGGTATGTGATTAAAAAAACTATCGGACACAATTTACTTTATCTTCACAGGGACGGAGTATGGCGATTTTTTGTGCTTTCGAGGTATAATAAGAATTTCTTATATGACACAAGAGAAGAAGCTGAAGCAATATTGGCTAAGGTTAAATATGAAAAATTATTGGTTAGATAGGTGGACTGAACCAACTATAAAGCAGGTTAATGACGCACACTTGCGATGTAATGGTCAATGGTATGTTAGCAGGCAATTAAAGTCTGAAATTGAAGAATATGAACTTCTCTGGGATTATTGTTGGCAAGGACAACAAATGGCATCTGGAAATTATCCTGATACTTACTTTCTACACAGTGATGGAACTTGGTATAGAAATTCAACTTTAAAAAATGGTAAGTGGACAGGCTACTATGACACAAGGGCAGAAGCAGAAAAAGCAGTTACCAATCTATGCTAATACATTCTTCAATTATATCAACCCAGGTATTGTCATATTCATGAGTGGTCCAAGCACCTTGAGTTAGGTCACGGAGTTTATTACGTATTTGCATACCTTCTCTGAAGTGGACGGAATGGGGTATTCCATCTTCCATCCAAACGGCGTTCAATGTGCCGTGTTCTTTCTTAATTTTCCTAAAGAAGGCTAGGCCATCTTGTCCTAGCCATGCCCGCATGTCTGGGATTAAATTGAAGTAATCTTCTTTAGATTTCTTATCGTACATAAATTCTATCCTTCATGACCACCTTCTGTTTCTTGGTCTGGCCGTGCCCAATTTGGAAATTGGGTCCAATCAACCATATTACGGTAGGGCATATCATAGAGCTTTTTCAGTTCCTGACTGAATTTACCGTTTTTACATTGTTCCAGGGCGATTTTTACATCAGGTTCCATAGTAATCTCCTTTATGTAGTTCTAAGTTGTTTAACAATTTCTGCCACTAAGGTTCCATCTACATCCCTCTTATTAGCTTTGAAGTGTTTCATAGCAATACCAGTTGCTTGACCATCTGCTTTCGCCCCTTTTAGTTCTTCAAGTTTAGGGGTCAATTCGGCAATGATATCTTCGCGGCTTAGTTGCGTAGGGACTAAAGCGGTTAGAATTGCTTTTTCTCCCAGCAAAACGGCATTGCCAGGTTTGTAAGTTAGCATTTCTTCAATACCTTGAAGGGTTTTTCTTACAATGGTGTATATTTGTTCATCGGTAAGGTCTTTACCGCGACCTTCTTGGGTATCAATTTCGCCAAGAACTACTTTAAGTATGTTTTTGGCTACATCGTCTTTGGCTTTGACGGCGGTAAGGATACTTGCTTTGATACGGTCTTTAAGAGTCATGGTTTTCTTCCTTAGTATCATGTTGCCCCATTCAAAAAAGGCATCATGGTCATTGATATTAATATACATTTAGATAGTGCCCACTAAGCATTTATGTTTCACTTTTCGGTCAGCAAAGTTCTTCAGGTATTTGACTGCTGGCATCATTTGGCCTTGGGCAAACACGGGGACTTTGCCTGTGCTTAGGTAGATTCTTTGGGCAATTTCTGCCATTGAACCAAACACGTTTTGGTTTCTGGTTGTCTTACAGATAAGGGCAATGACTGCACCAGTATTAAAATCATCTGTATTGATGAAAATAGGCTCACACTCTGCTATTACTGGAGAGTAAGAGAATTTATCTAATTCTCTTACAGTTGATTGTGGTAGTTCTTCGGCATTTAATATGAGGAAGTTACCACTAACTTCGTCGATACTTTTGAAGTTTGGATAATCCACAATATGGATAAACTTATGGAAGTAGGACTTTAGTTTTTGGTAGGATTCATAAGTTCCGATGCAGATACCGTCGCCTAGATCAATAGATTTCATGGCAATTGGCCTTTCATCTAATGACTTTTACCTTAATGTTTTTTCCATTACATATAAGGTAAAAGCTATCTTGTAAGGTTTCGTCAACGTACACAGCAAACTTGAATTGGTCATACCAGCCATACAGGTAGAAGTCTGTATTTTGTGGTTTTTCTTCAACCAGCATGTCGGACATTAGGTCTATGAAGGTTGGTGGGATGATTAGGTACATAATCAGTCCACCAAGACTATCTCTGGCATCTACCAGAAAGTTGCTCAGGGCAACTACTTTACCCGCTTGATTGGTTAGGTCTAGTGTTTGTATCATGGCATCACCCAATGGTATTTCCATTCTTTTTCTATTGTAACTTTTTTGGTTTTCAGGATTTCTTGCATTTCTTCTTCAAGAATATCGAAAATTTTCTTACTTGTCTCTTTTTCCATTCTCATTTTCAGGGCAAGGACTTGACAATGCCAATCTTCTTCAGAAAAAGGACAAGCAAAAGAATCATGTAGGTGTTTGCCACCGCACATAGCTTCGATGGAGCCAGTAGGGCCGTTTATATCGCGGGTTGCTGTCATTGATGCACAGCAAACTCTGCAATACATTTCATCCTTAGTTCCTGGTTTTGGTGAGAAATGATCCCATCCAGCAGTATAGGTCATTTGAAGCAACCTCCATTACAGGTTAGTTTACCGCATAGACCACAATGACCTTGTGTAGTGTCATAGATTGTAAAGCCTGAATGAATCTCTGTTTTAGTAGTTTGGAGTGGTGGCAGATGATTGCCAGCTTCATCCAGTACATATTCATTGCCAAATTCATCAAAATGAATTATTTGGTCATTTCTAATTTCTTTACCAATGCCATTGAAGTCTATTGAATATGCCAGTTTTAGCATATTGGTGATTTCTTTCTTGGTGCAGGGTTTCGAGATATCTCCATATAAAAGATCACCATATGGGAGGCTATCATAGACGGCATCAATAGCTTTTTGACTAGGATTTTTCATAGCTCACCAATTATTATCAAGCCAAGTCAGGGTGTCCTGTATATTATAGCTCATTCCGATGGATTTTATTGAAGAAATTAGGTCCAAATCATCCATACTAGCATTTATTACAGGTTGCATTCGATGATACTTATGACCTATCAAAGTATTACATTGATAGTTTGTTATTAGAATATCCTTTTCTGTAAACATTTCTAACAATGGCTTGATCCAGCTAAAATAGCCCCATTGTTCATTTCGTTCTTCAATAAACTTATTCTTAATACTGCCAATTGACAATACGGATAAATCACTAAATTTTGGTCTAGGATTGATATACGCTCTTTCATCTTGCGTTTGGCACATAGCGATTAAAGATGGGTTAACATTAGCAAAAGCACCATCAATATATTTGTCATATATTGGGAAGAAAGCAGGAACGGCGGCAGTTGCCATAGCTGCATCTAAAACCTTGAAGTCACCATCTGAGTCTGGTCCTTCAAAGTTATGGAGCATTTTTGCTTTCCATCTACGTTCAGTCGCATGTTCATTATCTATGCAAAAAGTCGTTATCAGTGTTTTTTTCTTAAGATCACTGAGAGTATTTTCTCCAAAAATATTGCCTAGATAGTCCTTAAATGTGGAGTTATCATATTTAGGGCACATGCCAGCGAAGAACTTAGCTTGTCTGAATACATTAGTTGTAAAGGCATGTGGCATACCTAGTAGGAAGTTACTTTCGACTTCGCTAATATGGTGCCCACTTGCTATGCCTAATGCTAGAATTCCGCCAATTGATGTTCCAGTTACTAGGTCTATTTTATCAAGTAGGTCTGGCCTTTTCTCCATTAATCTTCTGATTAAAATAACGGAAGAATAGCCGTGTAGTCCACCGCCATCAATTGACAGAATTCTATACATTATTTACTCCGTTTCTGGATGCTTTAATCCTTGCTCTCAATTTCATTGATGAAATCGTACTTGGCTGCTTCTTTTTCTAGAGCAGTATTCATTACTGAAAGCTCAGTAGGAATTGGGGTTCCAGTAGCAGCTAGTTTACGGGTATATCCTCTGAAGGCTGCGGTGCCTGAAGAGGCAGCAGCAACGCCAGTAATTGCAGAAGCGGCATTACTAAAATCTTGTAATTTCAGTAATGGTGTGCCACAAGTTTCGGCAATTGTGGCCCAGAACGTATTGGATTCTTTGTCATAATCCTTATAAAGGCACTGCAAAGGATAGACATTGATCCCTGCCGCCTTTAGTTCATTCAACTCATTACGCCAATTCAACTTATCTTTATTTAGTGGGTAGTGCGGTTCATGGGGTGCTGCATCACCAATCATGACCAAAATCTTGCCACCTTCCATCTTTGACCAGCCCATGCTCTTGGCTAGGCTCATTACAAGTTCATAGCATTCAGGGGCATCACCGCCACCAGTATTAGGTGCAGTGCGAATAAACTTATAGACGGCAGATTTGTCGTTGGTTAGTGGGAGTAGGTTGTAGCAATTCTTGCCATCGCAATAATCACCGTGGGAAATAAGGCCAACTCTTAGGTCTGGGATGAGTTGGAACATTTCTTCGACTGTTTTCTCCATATGACTGCGGACATTGGCAATAGCCGCTGCCATAGAGCCAGTTGTATCGAAGCTAAAAACTACTTCTGTGGCTTTATTGATATTCTCTGTAATATTAACGCTGTCCATGATTAAATCTCCAAAACGTAATATGATAGCACAACTAGGGTTTTATTGCAAGGCTTACTCTAACTTACTACAAATTGCTTCTTTGTAAAGGGGTTTCTGTGCGAAAATCTTTGTAGTTTACACCATCAAAGATCAGTTCCATTTCTATGGATTTATCTGTATCTTCAATTTTGCAATGTAGAATTTTCAAATTTTGTAGAGTCCATTGTTCTTCGTCTGAACTCATTTTACCCCAACCTGCACTTCTTGTAGTACAGCCAGTTTGGGGATTTCTTTTGCCTTCTTCTGCGTAGAAGCTGCTTATTTTAATTTTAGCATCTTCAAAAGCTTCATTAAACTTTTTGATTTTAAGAGATTGCCAAGTAGCGTGCCAAGGTTGCCAGTCGCCATTAATCTCTAGGCCACCGACATATAGTTTTGGCCTAACTGCTTCTACTTCTAATATAAGAACATCATTTTTCATCGAGTGAATTTCTAATTTCATTTTCTACCCTATTTTGCAATCGAATAAATTCCTTACTAGCGTAAACGTCACTAGTTAGGTTGTTTTGCAATACGTCATAACAATAAATCTGTACTAATTTAAGCAGAAGTTTCTCGCCCTTATTAGCTTTTTGCGGTAAAGATATTTTAAGTCCTTCAACCAAAAGTGCATAGTTTTGTAATTTCAAATTTGCATTAATTGTAAATTGGTATTCTGGATGTTTGACTTTTAGTTTCTTACCTTTTTTCAATTGTTCTAGCAATTTCATAAGTCCGCTCCTTCTAAGTTCATTTCTTTGATTTTTTGTTGCACAATGTTTAATTGTTTTTCTATATTTTTCTTTTGCATATGTAGGACTGGTTCTTTTTTCTCTATTAATGCAATTACTTCCACAAGATTGTTTCTGAGTGTCTTTTCTTCTTGGATTGCAGAAATTTCATGTTCAGATAACCTTCTAATAGCCAAGTCAATATTGGAATGAATATGATGCATCCCAATAATAACGCCTTCAGCAGCGGTGTCAAGACGGTATTTCAACACTTCTGAAATTGGTAATTTATTCAAATCTTCCAGTGTATGGATATATTTAAATCCAATTATCTTTTTCCAGTCTTCTTTATGTGGACCTTGTACAGCTGTTACGCGGGTATTAACTCTTTCACACCATATGAATTTTTTCATATATTATTATAGTTACGCTGACATGTTCTTCATAATTCTCTTCATCCTTGCCGCCCATGCTTGCATTCTTTTCAAGTCTTTATATATCGTGAATACGCTACCACAGAAAGGATGCTTTAATTTAAATTTAAACAAATTAAAAATGAGTGTTTTTGGTTTAACTTTCTTTAGGATATCATAACCATAGAAATTCCAGCCAACTGCGCAATCGGTACATATGGGCACAATCTCCGTGTCTACTGTTCTAAGAACAGATGTGGCTTTATGATTGCCACATGCTAGACAAGGTTTATTGCCAAAAAAATTGGCTTGCCAAAGAGGATCAGGGAATTCAAAATTCATCGTTCAATCCTTCATAAAGGTCAAACCAATCTTTATCTTCTTCTACATTTGTGTCATAAAGGCAATACTCCGTTGTAAAATGTGGTGGTGCCCGCCACATGCAACAGTATTTTATGGCCAAAGCACCATATGACTTTTTATCATATTCTCTATCGGTGCAAAGGAAATAATCCTTTCCATGATTTCGGCTCATAGGAAGGCGACAATTATCTTTAGCCTGGAAGTGAATCTCAAAATACAAACTTTGATCTGCATATTGTGGGTAACGGGGGCATTCAATCTTTACTCGGATGATATTGACCCCAGCATCTTTTAACTTGGATACAATCCCATCAACCCATTGCTTGCATTCATCGTAGTCTTTGCATCTATAGGTATGGGAGGTCATATATTCTGTTCGAAAATATGATCTATCAGGCTTGACTAAATCTATAACTATCGTATTGACATTTAAAGATTTAGCAGCTTCTATGATTTTTTTATCACCAGTGATATGGATTTCAAATACTTGCAGCAA